GATGCTCGGGTGTACGGGGATGCTCGGGTGTACGGGGATGCTCGGGTGTACGGGGATGCTCGGGTGTACGGGGATGCTCGGGTGTACGGGGATGCTCGGGTGTACGGGAGTGCTTGGGAAATTTCGCCGCTGCAAATCCAGGGCTCTCGGTATTTCCTGACTACAGCCGCCGCGGACAAGATTGCCGTGGGGTGTGAGGTACATACGGTGGAGTATTGGCTGAAGAACTACCGGGAGATCGGGGAGTCTCACGGCTACTCTGAAGAGGAGCTGAAGGAGTACAAAGCCTTTATCGACCTAGCGGCTCAGTGGCTGAAGGATCACGTAATCGAAGTTCCGGCTTGCGCTGAGTGCGGGGCGCTTCTGACGCACGGTGATGAGTGTCCTGAGTGTGGGTAGGGTAGGTTCTCTCTATACAAAATTGTGGATAGTCTAACCGCTTCGCACCTTCAAAAATATTGTTGTCGCATCTGGATAGTCTAAAGGGTTGGTGAGCTGCTTCGATGCGCCGCGGCGCAGCGGGACGAATGGTTAAACCGAACGACGGGGAGGTGGGTGTACGCTCAGGGGGTAGGGATGGAGCTTGAGGGGTTATCCGGACGGCCACCCTAATGAACGTAGGTTGTTTCTGATACTCTCCAGCCTACTCCTTATATCCTTCGCTACTTCTTCTCCTACCTTGGGGGCGACCTCGTCTTTTACTATCCACGATATGATGTAGCCGAGGGCGAAGAACATTTCTTTCGCCTGTTTTTTGTGGCGCTCTAATTGCTGGCGCAGTGCGTTTAGCTCGTCCTGGTCTGCGGTAACGAGTTGATACTTGTGGCCGTTGACCTGAATATGTTTCGCAGGCATGATAAATGCTCCTGTTGGTGTACGATGCTAGAGAATAACTATCTAGGGAAGGTGAGCCGCAAAAAATCGGTGCGTGAAAAATATTTGATTGACAAACGCGGCGCGGCGATTTATATTCGATTTGTTGGACGGAAACAGTGGAGCGAGAAAATGCACAACACGAGTGAAGAAGAGAGACGTAGCCTGTTCGCGCAGAACTTTGCCGATGCGTACTACGCGCGGAAGCTGGACTGCGGACACAAGCCGAGCGCACCGAGACATCTGCATCCCCACGGTATGCCGATGACCACGGGGTACGGGGAGAACCCGGAGACGGGGGAGACGTTCTGCTACGAGTGTGCAACGGAAAGAGAGAAGGCTCACATTCAGGAGACGGGTAGGGTGTTCGCTTACCTGTCGAGTGACGGGAAGAGTGTGACCAACTGGCCCGGTGGGGTACTGTCGGCCAGGGTGAACATTCTGAACGAGTGCCGCGACAACTTCGGGGGCGAGCGGACCTACCTTCGCTTCGAGTTCGAGGGAGATATTTATTCCGGGTTCGCCATGGGGCGGGGGGTGTACCTGCGGGCGCGGAAGACGAAGCTCAAGAGTCTTTGGGCGTAGGAGAAGCCAATGGCTGCTGTGGAAGTTCACGTAAAACACCGAGGGTCTTTTTGGGTGGTGGGTATTTACCGAGCGTACAAGCCTGAGTGGCAACTGTACGAGGATAGTATCCCTACCCATGTGGAAGCTCTGGAGACTGCGCGCAGTTTGGCACAGAGGATAGCGGGTCGGGAGGGGTCTGCTATTTCGGTACACGCGGACAATCCGGAGGTTGGGGTGCAGCTGATAGGGGCAGGCACGTCGAAGACTCTGGAGAAAGTAGTCTGCGCGGACGGGACGGAGTACGACAAGCGCAAGGTCTACTTGGTCAAGATGCAGCGGACGGTGGTCGAGGAAGTCGAGTTCTACGTGGAAGCTGATAGCGTGCAGGATATTCTCGACAAGGATACTCGGGCTACGCTGGTAGCTCACGCGGACAACTGTGAGTATTGGGACGGGGACACGGTAGGGGTGGAGTCTGTGGTGAGTGTCACTGCGGGCGTAGACCCGGGTGGAGAAGGTGTGTTGCGGTTAAGGAAAGAAGAGAAGTAGCCGCCGAAATTTTTTCTTGACAGCGTCAAGTTGATTTGATATTTTTGATCGCGTCGGACGGAAACAACAGGAGCTAGAGCGATGCGTAACCACGAAAAGATTTCTTTGTTGGCGGAGGCGTTGAGCACGTTGACGCCTCGCGAGGCGATGGCTGTGGTGGGAACGATGAACCACACGTATGGGCTCACGGTGAGTCGTTGTGTGGTGCATCTGCTGGGGGAGGCTGCGCAGGATCCGGAGGGGTCAGCGGAGGCGGTAGTGGGGAAGCTGATGCTGGTGGGGTATGGGGAGCGGAAGATCCAGGTGATCAAGGTGCTGCGGGAGCATCTGGAGATCGGGCTGAAGGAAGCCAAGGACTTGTCGGAGGCGGTCCCTGTGGTACTGGGGAACAAGTACCGGAATCGGGAGAAGTTGACGGGTCGGCGGAAGCTGGCTTTGGCGCAGGCGCTTCGGGGTGTAGGAGCGGTGGTGGAGTTCAGGTAAGGAGAGACGGATGCGGTACGCAACGAAGAGGCTGATTGATTCGGTGTGGACGGTAGCGTTCACGGTGGGGGAGGATGGGCACGCGACTATTCACGGGTACAGTCGGGAGTGTGTTCTGGGGTACGAGCGTGAGACGAGTTTACCTCGCGTGGCACTGATCGAGGAGGGGGAGTATAACCGGACGGTACGCCGGTTGGTGGTGAGTCCGCTCAAGTCTTTCCGTTCCCACGCTTCGGTGAAGGACGGGGGCAGTCGGGAGTACGCGGTGGTGAACCCTCAGTTTGTGTTCAGCTACGGGGAGGTCCCGGAACCTGGACCGGAGTTGTATCGAGAGTTCGAGTGTTGCGGAGCGGCGCACACAGTGCTGCCCTACTGCGACCCGGACACCGGGATAGTGTGTGCGGAGGTTTGCGCGGCGTGTCCGGAGTGTGGGGACGTTCACGACTTTTAGCTGCTTGCGAAATTTTTTCTTGACGGCGTAAAGCGCGTTTGATATTTTCGATCGCACGAATTGCGAAACGGAGAGACGGAAATGAAAGTTCTGGACTTCGACGTAATGATGAACCCCGAGGCTCACGGGTACGAATTCTGTGATCACTGCGACGGGTACGGTTCGAGTCTGAAAGACCCGGAGGGTGTGGACCGCTGCACGAAGTGTGGAGGGGTGGGGCTCCAAAAGAAAAAGGAGCAGGAGTAAGTCATGGACGCGAAAGAGTTGGACCGGGTGGTCAAGCTGCTGGAGGCAGACGGGTGCGAGTCTGTGGACCTGGACGAGATTGTCCACGACCTGAAAGCCGGTGAAGCGAGCGCCATCAACAACGGTGGGCTTACCGAACAAGTGGAGTACATCTTGGAGTCCGGTGTCACGCTGGACGAATTGTGGGGGATGCTCGCGGGTAGTCTTCACGTGCAGGAGTAGCAGGTAGGAACCATGACTATCCGCGAAGTCATAGAGCAGGCTCGGAAGGACAAAGCTCAGGACGAGGAGCGTTACGGGAAGAGTTCCCACTACGGGCTGGACTGGTACGTGGACCGGGTATTGCGGCGCATGTCCACCGAGGATTTCGTGGTGTTGTTCATGGGCATGGTGAACATGGTAGAGTTTGCGGACACTCGTTTTGATTCGGGGTACACTATCCGCCGCAAGCTCATGCACGACGTGGTGCTGGACAAGCTGCTCGATGGGCTGGAGAAGGGGTAGGGACCTGCGGTTCAAGTACGAAGACTTTGTCCCCGAGGCTGGGCGTCTGGTATTTTTGCCTGAGTTGCTCGGAGGAACAAGGTGCGGTGAGCCTTTGTGTCGAGGGAAAATAGACCAAACGGACCGCTGTCAGGAATGTCTGCAAGAACAAAAAGAATGGATAGAGAACTGGAAGAGGTTGGTAGACCAGCTTCTCTCTATACAAAATTCCCTTTAGTCTGTCTGCTGGGCAGCGTGAAAAATATTCCCTGTGGGTTTGGATAGTCTAAAGGCTGCCCGACGCAGCGCGGCGCAGCCGGACGAACGGTTAAACCGAACAACGTGGGGAAGGGGTAGGGCTACAGTCTAGCCGCGAGATTCTTGAGGGCGTCTAGCTTATTGCGCAGGTTGCTTTCGGTTTCTTCCAGGTCTTGTCGAAGGCCTGCGTCTAGCTCCTCTGCTCGAGCCCCGTAGGCATACCCGTTGTAGAGAGTGAAGGCGTCGAGTGCTTCCTTGATAGTCTGTTTGATGTTTCCTAGTAGTTGCTGGCTGTAGGCGTCCGCAGCTATGTAGGTCTGCCCGTTGACTTTAATTCGTTTTTGCAGGCATAAGGGAGTTCTCCTGTGTGGGTGTGATGCTAGATAATAACTAGCTAGTGAAGGCGAAGCCGCGCGCCGATTTTTTTTTCTTGACAACGTAATGAGCGTTTGATATTTTTGATTGCGTCGGACGGAAAAACGCACAGGAGCTAAAGACAATGCGAAACAAGGAAAAGATTTCTCTGCTGGCCGAGGGACTGAGCACGCTAACCCCGCGCGAAGCGATGGCGGTGGTAGGTACGCTGAATCACATGTACGGTATCACGGTGAGCCGTTGTGTATTGCATCTGTTCACGGAAGCAGTGAAGGACCCGGAGGGTGCAGAGAACGCCATCATGGGAAGCCTTGTCCTGGTAAACCACGGACAACAGAAAATCCAGGTAATCAAGGCGCTGCGTGAGCACCTGGAGATTGGGCTGAAGGAGGCGAAGGAGTTGTCCGAACGTACCCCGGTAAAGCTGGACAACAAATTCCGGGGAACCCAGAAGCTCTCGGGTGGTCGCAAGCTGGCGCTGGTCAAGGCGCTCAAGAACGTGGGTGCCACGGCGGAACTGAAATAAGGAGTAGCCGGTGCCGAAGCCCAACCCCAAACCCACGGTGACGCTGGGAGAGTTTATTCCCTTGGAGGAATTCCAGTGCCCCAAGGTGTCGCAGTTTTTCATGCGGCTACCTGTGGACCTGTACTTGCCTACTCGGGTCACGGTGACAAAGCCTACGCTCGTGGCGCCCCGGGTGGCTCGTGTATTTTCCACGGACCTGCGAGCGTTCGACGGCAAGGGCTGGACCATTCGGGACCTGGACTTAGAGTTGGACAGCAGACCACTAGACAAGCCCAAGAGTGAACGCGGCGACGTGGTGCTGCCGAGGACCCGGCGCCCGTTGAAAGACTACCCGCAGGTACTACTGTACGAAGTGTGGGTGGACGACGGGAGCCACGACAGGAACCCACCCTACACTAGCCTGGTGGGCTACGTGTTCGTGTCGGACGAGGACTACCCGTTGCCGGAGGACAGGGTGTATCCTACGGAGCTAAGTAGGCTGGGGGAGTGGTAGAATGGACCGCGTACCACGTTATCGCTATGACTGCGAGCAGTGTAAATTCAGTTGGTGCTGTGGGCCAACGTGCCACTGTATCCTACCGAGGGAACGCTATGCCGATCCTCCACCGGAGCGACAAGCCGAAGTGGATAAAGCGGTAGCAGAATGGCGCGAGCGCAAAGAGGTGGGGTGGGAGGCTTCGACGATGAACGGTCGATGTAATAGGAGCAACCCGGAGGGGTAGGTTCTCTCTATACAAAATTCCCTTTAGTCTATTCGTTTGGCAGCGTGCGAAATATTCCTGGCGGGTCTGGATAGACTATAAAGGCTGCTCGACGCAGCGCGGCGCGGCAGGTCTGTTGGTTAAACCGAACAACGTGGACAAGGGGTATGGGGTAGGGCGTATGGTTAAACCGAACGGGGAGCTCGAGGGGTAGAGTGTAGGGTATACCTATTATAGAGTGCGTGCGGGAAGGGAGGCATACCCGCGAAAAAATCGGCGCGTCAAAAATATTTGATTGACTTTTTTGTGCGCCGAATTTATATTTGTTTCGTCGGACGGAAAAAACAAACCGCATCGGAGGCAAGCGAAATGAACGCCATCAAGGACAACGACCAGGACATTCAGGACGTGACGGCTCAGGTCATTCACGACATGTTGACCGAGCGGACGGGTATTCATATGATGGACAGTGGCGGGGCGTGTGGTCGTCACTGGCAACGTAACCAGGGTCGGGCTTTCGAGAACGAGCCCGAGGCTGTGCTGGACGGTAGCTGGGACTACCTGGACATCACGCTCAACCTGTACCACTGGCTGAAGGACCGGCTGGAGTACAACGAGGAGTTGGACAAGCGGTTCCACACTTTCGCGACGACGGGCGAGATGGAGGACGAGTCCTGGTTCGCCTGTGTCGAGGAGTTCATGAAGCTGCTGGAGATGGAGGCCGAGGAGTACGGCACGGAGTTCGGCGGCATCTACGGTGAGGGTTCGCCGGTGACGGTGAACACCTACAACCACGAGTCGCTGCTGTCGCAGGTCATCCAGTATTGTTACTGGGAGGACGAGGACGGTGGTCACGTGCTGCTCCAAATTCACGGCGGCGCGGACGTGCGCGGTGGGTACACCCGGGCGGTGGCCTTCGACGTGAGCGGCAACAGTGAGCTCGCGATGTTCGACGACGGGCGGGCGACGATCTACTGTGAGGACACGGCGAACCGTCCCGAGCAGCTTCGGATGGATGGTGGGTCGGACGGTGGTCCGTGCGGCGCACACTGGGAGCTGTGCAACGGGTACGAGGAGTACGCCTGTGACCCGAACGGTAATGACGTCGTGGCGCTGAAGGACTGCGAGATCGTCAAGTACGATGCGGAGATGGAGGACGGGTCGGACCCCGAGCCGGGCGCCGGGTACATCTACGTGGACGAGGACGGCGTACCCCACTGCCCCATCTGCGGTAGCCCGCTGAAGGCGAGTGCGTTCTAGGGTGGTTCCAATGGACAAAGAAAAGAAACTCAAGGCCGTGAAATATCTGGTACGGCCCAACTGTGAAGCGAGTTTCGCGGAAGCTGCGGAGCGGGGCTACACGTTCGATGGGTACAGTGAGTACAGCACGGACGGGGTTCCGAGGATAGTGGAGTTCGTGAAGCTGGAGCACGAGGAGTAGTCATGCTGCCCAAAGGACACAACGCGGTACACTGCGCCTGTGTAGTGTGTACGCAGTACCGGGAGCGGGTGGGCGTGGGTGCGGTGGAGCGGCGCCAGGATGCCGCGCAGTCGAACGGGGTGCGGGACTGCGGGCACGGGGACTGTATCCTGTGCAACCCGGACTCGGGATATAACCAGGCCATGCGGAAGTGGCGGGAGGGGAAAGCATCATGAGCAGACCCGAGGAAAGTATTTGCCCGCGGTGCGCGCAGAACATGGAGGCGCAGTTGGTAGGTAATGATGCGGACGGCAAGCCTATCATTATGTACGTGTGTCACTGTTGCAACCCGCGGCAGTCTGGTGCGTTGGAGCACTACGAGCAGTGCGTGGGGTGGCGCAAGCCCAAGCGTTGGCAGGGGTGGTAGGGGGGTAGTTCTCTCTATACAAAATGAGGGGTGGTAAATATTACTCTGGTATATTCTGGGAGGGCCTGGGGATCTGGATAGACTATAAAGGCTGCACGACGCAGCGCGGCGCAGCAGGGTACGGGTTAAACCTAACGGCGTGGGATACGTCCTACCCTATGCGCGTTGGACATTTGGTTTAACCGAACGTCCTGGCCCTACCCTGTACCCGATGGAGTATGGGCTGTACGCGCTAAGGGATGCAGCGTGTTGTGCGGTGCTGCATAATCCAAATCAATTTACGGGCTTGTAAAATATTCGATTAAATACTTGACGACGTAATGCTGCTTTGATACTGTGGGTTCTGTCGGACGCACCCGACACAAACAAACCAGGGCGCACAGCCCACAGGCCAAACGGAGATGACTATGGCGAAGAAGAACCTGATCACCGGAAAGAAAACCCGCAAGCCCAGCAAGCCCGAGGTGGCCCCCGAGCCGAGCGCAGACGAGGCGGAGCTTGCCGCTCTCAAGCTGGAGTTGGCGCAGGCCAAGCAGCAGCTTGCCGCCGCGCAGGGCAAGGCGAAGAACACCATCAAGGTGAGCAAGAAGGGCTGCGTGTCCGTGTACGGTATGGGCCGCTTCCCCATCTCGTTCTACAAGTCGCAGTGGCGTAGGCTGTTCGCCATGAAGGATGACATCGAGGCGTTCATCGAGGAGCACGAGGACCTGCTCCCGGACAAGAAGGACAAGGCTGCCAAGTAGCTACGCTGCTACGCAGCCGCGCTTCCCCGGGTAGCGTAGTGCTACCCGGGGAAGGGGTGTTCTCTCTATACAAAATGTGGGTGGTCCAGTTGGGTAGGGTGGTCAGTGAATAACCCCTGGGGGATCTGGATAGTCTATAAAGGGTGCGGCGCCGCAGCCGTCCCGGTTAAACCTAACACCGATGACAAGGGGACGGGGTGGATATTCGGTTAAACCTAACGCCTCCGGGGAGGCCCAGGGGATACCCTGTACCCCTAGGGGTGTGGCGCGATAGGCTATCCGCGCACAAGGGGCGCCGCACTTGACAGCGTAAAGTTTTTCGTTTGAAAAATTCGCACCTTGCAAATTAAATTCAATTTGGCACTTGTGCGGGGCGGCGCGCGTTGCTATCTTTGCAGCGTCGGACGGAGCAATTCAGCAGCCGCCGCAATCAACAGCCGGGCACAATGCCCACGGAGATGACAGCATGAAAAAGAACCCGATCAACGGTAAGCCCACGAAAAAAGCCGCTACCAAGGACGCCCCCGAGGCTCAGGCCCAGACCGACGAGCAGAGCGAAGCCGACGCCCTCCGCGCGGAGCTGGAGGCCATGAAGCGGGAGGTCGCCAACCTCCAGGCCAAGAAGACCCGGGCTCAGGGTGAGCTGACGATCAAGGCCAGCCAGAAGGGCTGCGTCTGCGTGTACGGTCTGATGCGCTTCCCCGTGTCCCTCTACAAGAGCCAGTGGAAGCGTCTGTTCGAGAACAAGGAGCGGGTGGAGGCGTTCATCGAGGAGAACGCCGACATCCTGCCCGACAAGAAGGCGGCGAAGAAGTAGCCCGTGGGCTACGCCACGGATAAGGCGTGCCCCTTCGGGGGCGCGCTTTTTCTTTTCCATTACTCGGTTAAACCTAACGCCCTACCCCTGGGGATAGGGTGGGCGCACGACACTTGACGTTGTAAAGTTTTTTCGCAATTAAATTCGGACGTTGTGAAATATCTGGTTGACTTTCCGGTTGCCAGATTTATCTTGTGTGCGTCGGACGGAAACAGCACACGGAGACACACAATGCGCGCACACGTTGAGCTTTGGCCGCTGGAAGAAGCAACCCTTTGCTTGCTGGTGGTGAAGGACCATGTCAGCAATCGGTGCTGGTATCACGAGCACACGGAATGGACCGACAAGCCGGGTGTCCCCGCGCGTCTCGGTCGGCTGTGTGTGAACGTCAACCGGGCGATCCAGTATCGCGGGATGGGCGCCGAGCACTTCACGGTCAGCCCCTACTGGAGCGATGCTGCTATCCTGGACCCGGAGACGGAGCAGCAGTTGGCCTACGCCCGGGAGTGTAGGGCGGAGGAGGAAGCCGAGCGCCGAGCGGAGGCAGGGATGCGCTTCGGCCCGGGTGTCCGGTACGAGTAGACCCCTCGGCTACGGGATGCCCCTTCCCGGGGCGTTCACCTTTTGGTTTAACCGAACACCGCTGCTATACCCCTAGGGTACACGTCTTTACGTCGTCAAGTTTTATTGCAACAAAATCCGTGCGTTGCAAAATATTCGATTGACTTTTTGTGTGGCCGGTTTACTTTTTGTGTGTCGGACGGACAACCGAATCAGGAGCGCAAGATGCCGAGCAAACTTTTCGAGTACGAGAACGACGACGGCGACGAAGTCTGTGTGGAGATCCCTATGGAGTGGCAGATCTGCTACGTCTGCAACGGGGAGGGTAAAGAGTCGGCCTACCTCGGAGCCATCACGCAGGAAGACCGGGACCGGGACTGGGACCACGACGACTTCGCGCACTACATGTCGGGTGGTTACGACCGCCCGTGCGCCGCTTGCCGCTCGACGGGCAAGGTGCTGGAGGTGGACTGGGAGACGTTCGAGGAGCAGAACCCGGAAGCGTGTAAGGCGTACCAGCAATACCTGGAGTACGAGGCGTGCTACGAGCAGGAGTGTCGGATGGAAAGGATGATGGGCTGTTAGCCCAGGGGGAGCTTCTCCCCTTTGCTATTTGGTTTAACCTACTCGAGCTCGCCCTGGGCATAGGGTATGGGGACGCCCATTAAAAAAATTCAGTGCGTGTCGTTTTTGCACTTGCGCGGCGAATTGCGGCGCATTATATTTTGCACGTCGGACGGAAAAGGAGCACACAGAATGATCGAGGTCACGGAAACGATGGTCGAAGGGATCGAGGCGGAGATCCGTAGCTGGTTGGACGGGTGGAAAACCCCGGACGATTTCGCGGATTACTGCGACGACGATCGATGCGAGGTCGCTTTGCAGATCCTCGCGGATTGCTGCCGGGGGATCTACATCCCGCGCCACGTCGCGGAGGTCCTGGACATCGTACTCACGGACGAAGACATCAAGTATGACGACGGCAACGAAGCCGTCGAAGAAGGGACAGAGAAACTGGCCGAGCAGATCAATGCGAAATTGCCTGCTGATCTGCCGGGTTCCGTCTACTTCGGCTACATGGAGTACAGCGGCGATTATGCTCTGATGTATTCGGTAGACGTGGACGACCTACCTTACCCCGCCTAGGCTCTACGCCCAGCACATTCCTTGCCCCGTCCTGGGGCACTGTTTAATGGTTAAACCAGTAGGTGAGGGGGAAGGGGTTAGGGCGTAGGGTATTATTCATTTCGCGCCGTCGAATTTTATCGAAATAAAATTGGGTGTTTGTAAAATATCTGGTTGACTTTTTGTGGGGCCGCCTTAACTTGTTGTGCATCGGACGGAAACACACAGGAGCACACATGATCCCCAAGAAATACTTGGACAAATTGAACGAGGCAGATCAGCGTGCCTACGCTGCTGCGGAAAATGCGTGGGCGCGTCACCACGTCCTCAAGTATAACTTGAGCAAAGACGAGTTGGCAGAGCTCTACGTGCTGGGCGAGCCCAACGAGACAAAGCCCTACGAGCTAGTCCTCGAAGACTGGGCTCCCGTCGTGGAGAAATCCACGGGGGAGGAGACGGGGTACATCCGGCGCGCGTCCGGGCGCCCGCTGTCGGAGATTCTCAAGAAATTGTCGAGCCGTCTGGAGGACGCCGGTCTGATCGTCGACGAATATTTCGACGTGGGGCCGGGTGCGCGGTACACTCGCGAGTGGACCCACTGGCCCGACAATGTCCATCGCATCGCCGTGTTCGCCGTCGAGGGAGGAAGCGAAGGCCACTACGTTCACGTGGACATCTACCATAAGGATGACCCCTACGACCGAGAGCTCAAGGTGACCAACGTGTTCCTGCTCAAGACGTTCCTGGGTATGGAGCACGCTTTGCGGTTGTCCAACGAGTTGACTCGCCTCATTCACTCCGCCGAGTAGCATACCCCACGGGACAGGGTGCGCCCTGTCCCCCTTCCCTACGATATTTGGTTAAACCGAGTTGTCCTGGTCGTGGGCACTGCGCGCAAAAATATTTCATTTTGTCACTTGTGTTTTTTGTGCGGCGATTTATATTTGATTGGTCGGATGGAAAAACAGTTTGCGAGGAGATCAAAAATGAAAGTCAAGATGATCAGTGACACGGCGGCGCGGGTGCAGGTGAAGGGGGAAGTGCTGGCGACGATCGAGCGGGAGCAGGACAAGCACTGCGGGGGCTCGGTTCCGGTGAGTGTGAACGGGTGTTGGCTGCGGAAGGGTGCGGGTGGTTGGGTGACGATCTGTGCTTTCGGATCCGGCGGCGCGGCGGAGCGGGCGCTGCTTCGGGATCTGCTGGCGCTGGAGGAGATCGCGGACTAGGGGAGCACACGAGTTAGGGGAGCGGGGAGGGCCTACGGGTTCTCCCCGTTTCTTTGTTTGGGGTTAATGGTTAAACCGGTAGGTGAGGGGAGGCGACGTGCAAAAATAATTTTTTGTGGGGTTGCGCGAAAATTGAGGCGACTTATATTTGATTGGTCGGACGGAAACAGTGGAGCACACAACATGTCGATCACCTTCTATCCCGATTACGAGTATAAGATGGTCAAGCGTCCCTGCACCTATTGCAAGGTGTGTGATGCGGATACCAACGACGATCCGTTCTGCACGGGTTATCGGGAAGATCCCGACTGCCCCACGATCAACATGGCCAACGCCAATGCCTACGCCATGATGGAACTGCTGGGGTGCTCCCTGGACTACTCCGGGCACGTCGAGGTCGAGGACCTTCCCCGTACCCGGCGCGCGATCATCAAAGCGCGCAACGTGGCCAGCGTGCGCACGGGCGCCACGGCGGAGCCCTACGAGTCGGGTGGTCCGGGGACTGGCCAGTGTCGGGTGGTCTACTGTGGTCGGGACGACGATTACGTCACCCGTCGTCTGGATGACCTGATGGAACTGGTGGAGCACTGCCAGGAGAAGGGGTGCGGTTTCTACTGGTGTTGAAAGGAGATTCCCTATGCGCAAGTATCTGATTATCGGTTACTACGAGGGCAACAGCGAGGTCGTGGACGAGGCCGAGTCCAAGCAGGAGGCGGAGATCCTCGCCATGGAGTACCGCATGGCCTTCGGCCGGGGCTGGACCATCGACGTCGTCGGCGCCTAGCCCAGTGACATAACCGAATAGGGGGACTCGAGCCGAAAGGCTCCCCAGGATATTCGGTTAAACCAATAGCCCCTGCCTCCCCAGGGTAAGCTTGCGCCGCGGCGCTCAAAAATATTTCATTTTTTCAGTTGCTTTTTTCGCACGGCGATTTAACTTGTGTGTGTCGGAAGGAAACTGCGAAGGAGTGCAAAATGAAATTCGGAGAACACTGGTACGACAAGCTGTGGAGTCACCTGGAACGGGTGGCGGAGGAGGGGGACGAGCAGGGGTTCAACGAGCTCATGTCCATTCGTTCGGACTTCGGTACGGCGAAGGACAAGGACGCGGAGGAGTCGGCGCGGGTGGCGTTCGAGCGGTGGGAGGTGGCCCATGCGTAACAAGCTGAGCTGTAACGCGGTGGACAGCACACCCCAGGACATCGACTGGGGGAAGGCTCTGGGCGAGGATCTGGAAGGGTACGTCGTCTACGAGGCGGTGGAGTGCCCCGAGTGTGGTCACGAGTACGTGGGGGTAGGGGTATTCCCCTGTTGCCCCGAGTGTGGCACGGAGTACGAGGGCGACACGGGTCCGATGATGAGCTACTGGTATCCCGTGGACATTCAGGACTGCGAGGGTGCGGCGGAGAAAATCGCGGATTTCCCGTTGTGTATCGTGGAGTTCTCGAACGGGTTAACGGGGCTTGCCTTGACGGGTGGCGGGGTGGATTTGACGTGGAAGATCTGCGGGGCTTTCGTCGCCCTGGGTTACCTGCCCCCGGTCCATTTCTGTCGGCTGCCTCGGATGTCGGGGTGGAAGCGCCACCCAAGGTCCAAGGGTATTCTCCAAGCCTGTCTGGAGTCGGCCGAGTGTGCGGCGCGGTGGGCTGAGAGCAAAGCTGGGGAGTGTCGGGAAATGCTGGCGCTCGTCCAGGCGGTCGAGGCGGAAAGCGATTGACGCGGTAGCTGTTATCGACTAGACTAAACGGTGGCGATGTCCGTTGCCAGGCCAGTAAGCCCGTAGCTGGCCAGGGAGACTAGGTAACTCCCGCGGGCGAAACTACTAGAGACGGAGCCCTTGGGTGGGGGCTCCGTTTCGCTATTGGGGTACTCGGTTAAACCATTAGGTGTAGGGTAGGGGTAGGGCTCGAGTCTTTCCTGTGGACCATTAAAAAATTTGTGCGTGTGTCGTTTTTTCGGTTGCGTTTTTCTTGCGGCGATTTATGTTTGTTTCGTCGGACGGAAACAACGCACGGAGAGAAAAATGCGATTCCAGGTCAATCATTTCGAGGAGAAGGACGGGCAGCGGACGAAGGTCTACAGTACGGTCCTTCGGGCCAAGTCGGCGTTCTGGGCCATTCGTCAATACCTGATGCCGGACGCTCCGGTGGAGGGGTTCGCTTCGACCAATCGGTACGCGGAGTACCGGAGCGACTCGACTCTGGTGCGGGCGGTGGTCTGCTAGGAAAGGGGTAAGGCGATGACGATGGTCTACGAGAGTGTCGAGGCCCTTCGGGAAGACGGTGCGGTATCGCTGCGGCACGCGCAGTATCTGGCGGAAGTGCTGGAAAACGAGCCCATGTCGTCGGCGGGGGCCGCGGTGGTCCGGGCTCAGATCGAGGAGCTGGGGCGAAACGTCATGGTGTGCGCTCTGCTGGTGGGGCACCTGATGCGTCCTCGGGACGTGGTCCACTAGGTTTAGAATGCTGAACGGTATCCTCCATATCCTGCTGGTCGCATTGACAACGGTGCGTTGTGTGCGGCTGCGCAGTCTGGTGGTAACCCTGCGTGCGGCCGAGCAACGGGGTATGCCAGTGGACAGGTGGGTGGTACCGATGCCCTTCAGTGTTGGGAATAAAGTCAAGCTCATCTATCCTAAAGACCCGAGACTTCGTTTACTCTAGCCCCGGCCATCTGCGAAAGGGCACTTCAGCAGTGGGTGGCCGGGGCCGAACACAGCAGACTAGCGAGAAAAACTAAATACGGTTGAGTGAAGCGGCGTGTGAGATGTAAGCACGCCGTTTCTTTTTGCCTACGTCTACTGGTTAAACCGAATGGTATACCTCGCGTGCGCGTGCGCGCGTTCATTAAAAGAAAACGCGCGTTCGATTTTCTCACTTGACGCCGTCAAGCAACGTGATTATGTTAGATCCACTGGCGGAAACGCCCGTAAGCCCCAACGACGGAAAGGTAGCCGTCGAATGGAAAGGCTAGCGCCTAGGAGGTCTGTAAAGATGAAGTGATCTTATTGCGGTACAGATTGCCTAGGGCGATACCCCCGTTCCCTTCCGACAGGAAGTAACAGGTCCGCACCTGTGAAAAAGTCGGGCCAAGAGGTTCCCGGTTCAAATCCGGGATGGGGCACTAAGGACTCCGTCGCCTGGCCGACACGCGCCCACATCAGGCAGGGAGAGTAAGTAACTCCCGTGGGCAAGACTACTAGAAGGGGATCCGTTTTGTGTGGACGGATCCCCTTCGCTATTCAGCTACTCGGTTTAACCGATACGTAGGATAGCGCGCGAAATATTTTGCAGAAAAATACTTGACCGCGTAAAGTGCCGTGCTTACCTTGTGTGCGTCGGACGGAAACGGAGAAATTTCATGTCGCACAAAGAAGCAATCGAACTGTTGATGAAGGAAGGGAAGCAGGCTTCCCGTTGGGTGGAGCATCTGGCCACTAAGCTGAAGACCGAGACTATGTCGGATGCTACCCGTAAGGTGCTGGCCAAGCAGCTGGACGAGGTTCATATCAACATGCTATGCTGTGCCACGCTCATCGCTCATCTGTCGAGGCCTCACCGAGAGGTGCATTGACGCCGGGCGCGAAAAAGTTTCTTGACAACGTAAAGACGCGTTGTTATATTTTTCACGTCGGACGGAAACAGCACACGGAGATGAATCATGTTGATCGATTGGCGACGTAGTGAGAAGCTGGTTCAGGAGATCGCGGAACGTGAGCGCCCGCAGCCCCGAGTGGAGGTCTACGATCCGAGGTATCTGGAGTACCTCGAAGGGCAGCGCGAGGACGTTCCCCAGGACGAAGAGAAGCGCGGGGTGCTGGTCATCCCGATGTAACGAACGTGCCTGCTAACCACAGGCTAGTGGGGACGCCACCCCACGAAGAAGCTGGATGGTCCCAGCAAAAAACAGGGAGTGGCCACGACCTAACGAGGCAGTGACGTAGGGCACTCAGAGGGCCGCGTGGAGGGAAACCTATGAAGCGCTTCCCTTAACCCTACAGCTTCGGGTAGCTCTGAATTGACAGGGCTGTGGAGATAGCTTCCCACAGGACAACAAAAGGGCTCAGTCCTACCCGAAGCACTTTCGGCAGGGTGGCCGAGAGGTTGAAGGCGCTAGACTGTAAATCTAGTCACTCCACGAGTACCACCGTAGGTTCGAATCCTACCCCTGCCATGTGCATGTAGCTCAATCGGTAGAGCGCCGGGTTGTGGTCCCGGAGGTTGCGGATTCGAGTTCCGTCATGCACCCTGGTCTATTGGTTAAACCGACAACCCTACCAGGCGCGCAAAAATATTTTGCGGAAAAACTTGACGCCGTCAAGCTGCATGGTTATCTTGTTTTTGTCGGACGGACAACGCACACGGAGTCACACACATGAATACCTATCGCGAAGATCGTAACGCCGTCAACAAGCCCGTTCAGCCCACCGACTACACGGTGGACCTGTGGGGCAGTGAGCCCTTCACCGATGACGACTGTTGGGCGGGTGCGGCTTTCGCCACGCGGGAGGAGGCGGAGGCGTATCTCAAGGAGGTGGTCGAGGAGCTCGAGTCGGGGAAGCGGGTGCAGGGTGGTTACTGTTCCAACAAGGACACGGAGTACGTGGTGCTCGACGGTCCCGACGTGCATCGGGAAATCCGAATCAAATCTTTCAGCCCGCAGCCCGTCGATTATTCCGATTGGGATAACGAGATGGCCATGCAGGCGGGGATGGCCTTCGGGTGCGACGGGTACAACGACGTGATGGGGTATTAAGATGAAGATCATCAGGGAGTCTTACGAAGAGACGGGTGTGGACTACACGCTGGACTTCGATTACCGAGGGCATCGGGGTTGGGGTTTCACGTTCGACTGTGACGAAGACGGGAACGTGGACATCGACGCCATGCACCCAGCGGCGCGCGAGAATTTTGGCAAGTGTTTATGCGGCGAGGTTGACGTAGTTTGCCGCGGGGTCATCAAGCGGGAGTGGACCTACCGCCATCCCCGCGTGGGTCGGTGTAGCTGTGGGGAAGAGGTGGAACTGTCCCGGTTCACGAACACCTGCTACGAGTGCGAGACGGACTACAACATGTCCGGGCAGGCTCTGGCGCCCCGTTCCCAGTGGGGCGAGGAGACGGGTGAGCACTGGACGGAGTGCTACTAGGATGGTCTACGTAATCAAGCGGACAAGTGACGGAAAGTACGTAGCGCGTCCCGGCTCTGAGCGGTCCTACACAAGCGACCGTCAACAGGCTGCCGAATATTCGACGGAAGCCGAGGCACGCCGAAACGCGTGCGGCAACGAAAGCATCTGGTTCACCCCCAATGCGAGTTGGGAGAGGAGGCTTTAGCTGCACGGGGTGCGCCCCCGTACTCTACTCGGTTAAACCGATAGCCCTGCCCCTGGGGATGCACGTAAAAAATATTTCATTTTGTCACTTGACCGCGTCAAGTTGCGTGATTATCTTTTTCGCAGTCGGACGGAAACAACTAGCGAGCGGAGGCAACAATGGACAATTTGAAAGAGGCAGGCCAAGTGGTTTCCCTGATGGCGGCGGGCGCGCTGTTCGCCGTTCTCGTTTCCCTGCTTTTCGGAACGGGTTGCGCGGCGCAGACGCACAACCCCACGGCGCACAAGCCCAAGAAAACGCAGACCGCCCAGCCGAGCAAGCTCAGCTCCCGCTGCAAGGTGCTCGGGAAAGCCAAGACCAGCCACGCCTACGTCGTGGTCACGCGGGGCTGCATGTCGCGGAGTACAACCTCCGTCTCCATCGTTGTACTCAATCAGGAAAAGCGCGGCAAAATCGCCGGGGACCACGCCATGCAGGCTGTGACCAGTATTCTGGGCTACCGCCCCAAGCTGGGCCTGCTGTCCTTCGGGACCGTCAAAGGGAAATACCTCGTCGTCGCCGCCGTCATCGACCCCTCGTTGGCGCTCCAGACGGCGCAGTAACCTACTAGCAACCTATCCTCCCTAATACCCGGGGCCACGGCTCCGGGTTTTCTTTGTCTGTGTTTATTGGTTTAACCTAACATCCTGTGCAAAATATTTTAGTTGCCGCTTGACGCAGTAAAGCATCGTTGCTACATTGTACGCATGGCACGTAGGCGAAAGAAAAAACAGCGGCGCGTGCGCAAGGCCACGAAGGCTAAGCGTAACCCCTACGCGCTGATCGCCTCGTGGCGCAGTGGCGCGGGTCGCCACCCCAACAAGCGCAACGCCCAGCGCAAAAAAGCCTGCCGGGGTAAGGTCCAGCAGGACCCAGCCTAGCCCTTCCCCTTACCATTCGGTTTAACCAGTAGCCCTCCCCGGCACGCATTTTTCTTGTCAGGTTTTTCGCATACGCGCGTTCTTCTTATGAAGGAGGCGCAACATGTGGAACAATCTGATTCGCTGGTACAGTGATAATGTTCGGATTCAGCTAGACCGCGCGCTAGCAGCGTGCATCAAAGGGGATACCCAGGCCACCGAGAGACACCTAGTTATAGCTAGTGAACTACAAGCAGACCTGAGAGCTCTGCTTACGGGTGAAGTCGAATGACCTGTAACACCTGCCCGTACAACCTTCCCCTAGGTGAGAACCATATCGCTTGCGAGGTGTGCCCTCATTGGTTAGAGCGTAGGAGTATAGAGGAACAGATCGCTTTTATGTGGGAGTGCCGACAAGACCGGGAAAGAAAATGGTATTCCCGTTTGATAATAGAGGAATGGTTGGAGGGTGCTAACCATGGCGCGTGAAATATTTTTGAAAAAAGTTTCTTGACAATGTAATGCGCGTGCTTACCTTGTGTGCAGTCGGACGGAAACACCTAGCAGCGGAGAAACACACATGCACTACCCCAACATGACGGACGAGGAGAAGCGTGAGGCCAAGCGGGAGCTGGTCGTCCTGGTGTGGCTCAGGCACCGCGAGCGGACCAACGACGTCCTGCGCGACCTGATCCCCCAGCTGGACGAGGACCTCAACGTGCGCTCGCGGCCCGAGGACCCGCGCAACTGGATCAACTGCCGGGCGAACGACGACCCGCACCGGCTGTGCCGGTAGGAGTACCCCATGTCGAGAATGCCGAAATTCGAGGGATACGATCTCACCACGGATGAAGGCTGCCGTAAGGCGTACCGCGCCGCGCGTAAGTACACCGTCAAGGTGTCCTACTCCGGCTCCGCCGAGTACCCCACCAATGAGAAATTCGACGCCGCAGTGCGCAAGCTCATGGAAAAGGCCGGGGTCACTGAGCCCACTCCCCAGGACTGGGTGAAGTACGCGCGTCGGGTGTCCTGGCACTGCAAACGGTGCGCGGGTACGGGGCAGTTTGTCACCATGGTCGAGAACGGCCAACCCAAGGGGCCCGGTGGTATCTGCTTCCGTTGCCACGGCAAGGGCTACCAGCGCCCCGCGGACGCCCACCGTAACTACTGGCACGCCCTGAAGCGTCAGGTCTACTGCTAAACAAAGGAGGTCCCATGGACCAAGCACTGAAGGACGTTATCGAAAGCGTCCGTACCCTTTTCAAAGAGAAGCGCGACGATTACCTGCTCGGCGCGATCATCCCGCTGCCCGAGAGAAACGGGGTCGAGTACCTCGTGACCCATCGGGATACCCTCATCTCCATCTGCGTCAAGCTGGAAGAGGAGTAGACAAAGGGGCACCCAGGGCTCGAGCTCTGGGCTGTCACCTTGTCTAGTTGGTTTAACCAATACTCCTAATCTCGCGTGTGCGCGGGCGCGCGTTCAATTAAATCGAATGGCGCGTTTCGGCGCGTCAAAAATATCTCATTTTTCCCTCTTGCGTTTTTCGGGTGGCGACTTATCTTTGAGTGGTCGGACGGAACAGGAGCAGAGAGGAAACACGACGATCAATTGGCCTTTGGTGGCCGCGTTCCCTGTCTGGTTCTGTTGCTCGCGAAACGCTGCCAGGGTTACCGCGTCGGACCGGTAGCCAACGGAGACTGGTGGTGCTTCGCGGATTGCGATTCAGGTGGGCCCGGGTTCGCAGGAAAAGAAAGGACCCCAGTTCACCCCGTTGACCTCTCCTCGGGTGGTCTACTCTCGCCACCCGGGGATTTTTTATATCCTGGGTATTCGGTTAAACCATTAGTTCTAGTCTAAGGTCCCCTGGGGTGGTGTGTCAAAAATATTTCATTTAATGGGTTGCCGATGCAGCTGTGCGTTATTATATTTGGTGTGTCGACGGAAACCGCAGTCAACGAAAGGAACGTGAATGACTCTGAAGCAACGTTGCCGGAAGATCCGGAAGATGGTCGCGGCGCACGCCGGGGATCAGGAGATCAGGGATGCTCTCAAGCGGCCGGGCATGCAGAAGGCCACGGAAAGGGCCATCAAGCTGATCATCAAGCGTCGGCAGATTCCCGAAGGCCCCCACAACGATCTGCACGTGATGACGGAAACGTTCAAGTTCATTGTGCACGCCCTGGCGGTTTGGCTCGAAGAGCGCGGAGTGAAGGTCCCGGAGGAGGACCGATACATCTGCGTCAACGCCGGTCCGCCCGTCCGCCAGTTCAACTAGCCCGCGTCCCCTCCCCCAGGGCTCCGGGAATTCCCGGAGCCCCTTCCCCTACGGTATTCGGTTAAACCATTAGACCAGGGTACGCGTAACAACGATCTTTACGTTGTCAACACACTTACGCAGAAAAAAGAATTTATTTTTTACTTGACAATGTAAAGTTACCATGATTTAATGGAAATAATAGATCCCCAAGCACAAAACAGATCAAACAATACAATGTCAAGTGCCAAGGAAAACATTTATTACTTTTTATTGGCATGTTTTTTGTTGGGGATCTGGGTGCAGAAATAGGACTAAGTCTACCCGTAATAGGGGATCTGTAGGGGTTGGGAGCGGGTAATAGTGGACTAATAGGGTCTGTAGACACGGAAAACAGGGGATCTGATCGCCAAAAAGGCCTGTAATATGGGGTATATAGGGCCCTATATAGGCTAAATACACGGAAATACACGGTTTTTAGGAGGTATATAGGGGTATAGGGGGCTGGAACCCAATGTTCCCCTCTTCTCCCCACTTTGTCCCACTGTATCCCACTTGTTCTTTTGGTGTTATTTTCGCTGTTTGTGTTCTCTTGTATATTCTGGTTATGTTTGGGGTTTTTACATTTGGGTTGTATTGTTCTGGGTCTATGTTCCAACTGGTTAGCGGTTGTTCCATCATGTTCCAGTATATTCCTGGTGTACCATGATGTTCCTTTTGTTGGTCCAGGATGTTCCAGTTGGATACTGATTGTTCCACATTTGTCATCTTGAAATGTTCCATGCTGGTACTGGTTGTTCCTTTCTCTGCTCCAGGATGTTCCAATACTGTTCCACGGTGTTCCCGATGTTCCACTGTCCCTGTGTTCCACTTTATTCACTTCCTCTGCACATCTCCTCTGTCACTTTTTGAAGAAAAACGTTTCTACTTCACAGCTGTCTCTCCACCAAATTTATTTCTTTTCTCAGAGCACACAACAAAAAATATTCCTCGGTTCCGCTTCATCCCAGAGGTCACTGCTAAACAATCTCCCAGGAGCTCCAGAAAAAACTTGACAGTTAGCTGGCAACTCTCCTACACTCGGTTGCATGAAAAAGTGGTCACCATTTAATCGGTGGTCGCTGGCCACCCGGGGTACGCTGGTAGTTCCTGGGACTCTTTACCATGGGGCCAGGAATTCCAGGTACTCGAGTATTACGGAGCCTTCTTAACCAACCGCTTCGGGCTCGGAGGGCAACGCCCGAAGCTCCAGCAAAAGACAAAATCTATTACACCAACGTTGCGAAGCGAGGTGGCGTAAGGTGACGTGGCGCTGGGTGTGGTGAGGCATGACGGTGTACTGCACTGCAAGGTAAAGCGAGGAGTGTTTAAATGCTAGGCATCTGTCCGTACTGTGGAATACCTGTCTCTGTTCACTCTGGTGGAGCTACTACTATTCAGTACGTGTGTTCCTCCTGTTGGTGTCGTGTAGTATTGCCTCGCATGCAGGCTATGCGTTACCATGAGCGAAGAAGTGGTGGTTGTGAGGCTGCGGTGGCACCTGAAGTGCTGGGAGACGAATAAATGAGCGGTGAGATTGAGAAGAAGGGTTCCCCTATCCCGTGTGACGAGTGCTACCACAACTCTGAGTATGCTCTTGTATCTGTGGAGGAGTGCCAACGTAGGGTACGCCACGGTGTAGCCAGCTGTAGGGAGTTCGAGGAGTGGTTGGAGGAGCACGAGGGTAAATGGAGGAGGGGTGACGACACTACCCGTAAGCAGGATGCCATGGTAGAGTCTCTCGTGTGTGAGAGGAACGAAGCTCTCGAGAAGATAAAGAAGGTCGTAGCCCTGTGTGCTTACACTATCCTGGAGTACCAGCGTAAGGGGTTCAGTGAGCAGGGTATCAACTCTAGAGGGGAGCTCGTGGGTATCCCTGTTGCTGCTATTCGTGAGTGTCTGGGTCTTCCTGCTTTCGAGGATGCTGATGGACTGTGTATTGGGGGTGCTAGTGTTGTGGGGGAGGGAGAGGGAGAGGGGGAGTTTTCGCGCGCCGAGGGGTCTCTGGGGTTGCCGGGTCCACCGGAGCCTCCTTTGCCCGGGAAGGGTGTACGCAAGTATCCTCTGGTGTACTTCGCGGAGAGTGTGAAGGGATTGGAAGGGTTGGTTGTGCGGCTGGAGTTTCCTTCGTGGGGTGGCGAGAGTGCTGGCGTGGATTTGTCTGTCCGTTTGCCTGCCGATGACATGGTAGCTATGGAGGTGAGTGGCCGTTTGGAGTACTTGATGGATAAAAGAATTCCTGTGAAGTTGACTCTGTGGGATGATGAGGGTGACAAATGACGCGCGACGAGGTACTAGCTTTCGCTGACCAGGGTTTCTTTAGCGAGAGAGCGTTCACGGAAGCGTGGGGCTTGGTGGAGGTGCGCGACAGCACAGCCACGTGCATGCGGCGCCTGCTAGGAGAGGCGCACGTGGGGTGGTCTGAGGACGGTCCTTCTTGTGAGTGTGGAAGGAGAAGCGATGAGTAGTTCCTACTGGGACACAGTAGATAAACCTTTGTACTACAACGACGGCAGTCCCTGTAATGCTCGAGCTCGGGTGTTGGGGTGTGCGTCGTGGGCTACGGGAGAAGTGAAGCGGCGCTTCGATGGTGTGCGGTTGTGTTTTCGGTGTGGGGCGCGTCATCGGCGGAGCGAGGGGTGTGCGAAGGAGGGCGACAGTGAAACGGTGTAGACACAGGTGGAGAGAGTTGTCGCAGGAGCCTCGGGTAGCCTGGGAGCAGGGGAACTTGTTTAGTATGAGCTGCTCTAGTGCTCGTTTGTACGTTTGCGACTCTTGTCGTGGGCTGAAGCTGGAGGGGGTGTGGTTGAAGACGCGGGTGGGGGATTTGGTAGTGGCGCGGCGGTGGGTGACTTTCTTTCGTAGGGTGGCGGGGTCCTGGGAGTTTTATTTTCGGCGTCGGGAGGTACGGAAGCGGGGAGTGGTAGCTTTGTTGAGGAGCGAGTAGTAAAGGAGAAGACGATGGACACTAAGAAATTGAGAGAGCGGATGGACAAGTTGGCCAAGATGGATATCCGCGAGTGCTACATAGAGCTCCTTTCCATAACCCGCGCCGCGCTGGACAGGATAGAGGAATTGGAGACGGAGACCGCCTCGGATGTTTGGGTGCACGTGTTCGGTGACGAATCAGAGCGAGGGAACGGGACGCTGTTTACCATCAAGCACCACGGGGAGACTGTCCCGGTTTGGCTGGACGTGTGGGCAGAACCTGTCCAGAAATACAAACGCGTCCCCGTTCACGGAGCCCCGCGTGTTAGCGAACCCGAGGCGCAGGGGGTTGGGGAGGTATGGGTGGGGTTGCCGCCAGAGTGCAACGAGCACATCCTGCCAGATGGCGACGACGGAGAGCACGATCACTGCGACAACATGCGCGTGTGGAGCGAGTACCCCAACGGTGACCACTGCGGATTATATCTCTACCGCGTGCCTATTCACGGAGCCCTACTTCAAGGAGAAAGGGAACGTGAGCAGGCCCCACCCACTGTTTGGATTGGCAGAGATACCAAGAATGGCCCATTCGTTGCCGGAACAACAAAAGAAGACCTGAATACTGTCAACCTGTGGGGGCCGATTAAGGTAACCGGCGCCGAGAAACCGCAGGAGTGTGAGGGATGCAAACAGGCTGCCGATCTGGGCTATGACATTGTGGAGGTTTGTAACCAACTCCAGATAACCCTAGCCCGCGCCGAAGCCGCTGAAGCCCACGCCAAAAAGGTGGAGCAGAACTGGAAAGCGCAGCGGAATGCGCTACACACCCGCCTCCTGGAAATGGAGTCGTGGGAAAAGGCACCGATTCGCCTACCCGAAAAAACGCCGCTCTGTCCCGTGTGCGGGGGCTGTTGGCCAACTCTGTGTGGAGCGGGTCCCCCGCCGTGTGGGTGCGTTAATTGGGATATCCCCAGGATGGACTGGTTTATTCATTGTGCAGTCCGGTCTGCCCCGCCGCAGAGGGAGGGGGTGGAGGAATGTGAAGACATGAGTACATTTAACATCGCAGACATAATTGAAACGGTAGGACTGATGCGAAAGCGCCTTGAGAGCGGACAGGGGGAATTAAGCTCAGCCATGTGTCGGTTGTCCCTGCCGATGAGCGAGGCACTTCTGGCTCGCGTCAACGAGCTTCGCAGCACGAGGGACGCGCTGAAGGCAGAAATGGAGGAGCGGAAAGCCCGGGACAAAGAGCTGGAAAAGCCGATCGCAGACCAGGGGGAGGTTTGGGTTAGGCTGCCAACGCGAGCCAACGGAAAAACCCCAGCCCTTGGAGCCGTAGCTTTCGCTCCACCAGATCACCACCAGGCAGAGATGGATGGGCGAAGCGGGATGGAGTGGTATCGTTTCCCCGTCCGCGGTGTTCCTGAGCAAACGGGTTGCTGCATGGAATGCCAGGGCACCGGGTTTTCGGGGAACGAGGTACGGCACCCCTGTCCATCCTGTGCTGCTGGGGCGGTGGCTGCGCGTCTGCAGGGAGAGTACGCCGCCAGGCTGGATGAGGCGCGCGAGGAGTTCCAGGCTATTCTGTACGAGAGCATGGAAATGGCTATCGAGTACCGTAAGGGCGTGGAGGCTGAGCGGGATGCCTTGAAGAAGGAGCTCGCTGAGCTTGTTGCGCGCGATCGGGGTTGTGGTGATGAAGATTAAAGTACACGAGATGCCCAAGTACTGTTATCCTGTTGTCCTCGACGATGACGGGAAAGTGGTGGCCACGTGTCGACACGCCCACAGGAGTAGAGGTGCAGCTAGAAAGTGCGGTGAGCGGATGTTGAAGCGGGCGCTCGCTAGACGTGCCCGGGAGGAAGATGATGGCGAGTAAAACGAAAGCCTACGCGAGATTACTTTTCCGTGTTTTGTCTGTTGAGAAGGACGAGCTCGTGTTGGACTTGGGCAATGATAGCCGTTTAGTGCCTACTCTTATTGAGCACGAGGGGATAACATGGCGTTACGCGTAGTTTCTTGATGGAGGCTACGGTGGCCGCGACCGAGGACGCTACGTGAAGGAGGAAGATGATGGCGAATAGCTTGTGTCGACGCTGTGTTCACTGGGGTGGTCCTCGCGGTGACAAGACCTTCGAGTATTGTCATCTGCAAGAGCAGCAAGCGTGGTTCGGTCGGGAAGAAGGTGAACCTCGAGCTCGATTGTTTCGAGAGCGGCGAGAGGGCCCTGTAAAATACCTAAAGGACGTGCCGAGGCGGGATGGTCCCTGGGAGTGTAAAGCGTTCGAGGAGTTGCAGCCTGATTGGCGACATGCTTAGCTAGGCGTTGAACGGTTATGCAACGCTGGGTGCGGCAACGCGAGGAGCTTTAATGAGCATTGAACTACGAATTATTTGTGACGGGTGCAACCAGGTGCACTCCCGATTCGGTTGGAGCCGGGGACCGACACGCAGACCTGTGCATCAATTGCGTAATGACCTTCGGAAACTCGGGTGGAGCGTTGGTCGCCCTGGCGGAGAAGACCTTTGCCCGGATTGCCGTTGGGCAAAACTGGAGGAGAAGTAAATGAAACAGATGGAGAAATACGGTGAGGCAGTGCGATGCAGTGCACTTGCTCGAGAGCTCGGATTGGCGGTTATGTGGGGCGAAACGTGGGCCACTGTTATAGCTGAGGAGCACGTTCCTCCCGAAGGGGACGTTCTTCTCCAATCGGATATCCTTTTCCAGTCGAATGGCTTGCCCGAGTTGGCTGCCTTCTTGGAAGGTGTCCAGCGCGGGCGGCGCGGGTGGTCGGTAGCAAAAGAATAAAGAAAGCTATCTCGATGACGTACGAGGAGCAACATCGGCGCGCTTTTGATTTAGCGCTACTTGAAATGGTAAAACAATTGTGGGAACGCTTGGAAGATAACAAGTAACGAAACCCGGTCGCGCCCGGCTAGCACTGGCAAACCGGGGTAGGGCGCGGCAACGTGACGCAAGGAATAACGAACGATGCCCGAGTACAACTGTCGCCTCCGTATAAAAGTTGGCTGGAAGCACCCCATGCCCGACGAGTGGAAAGCCCCTCCCGACGCTTCCTCTTTCCTTATGTCTGTGGAAATCATTAAGCGCAACAAGTGGATGAGCTTGCCCTACGAAGAGGAGACAGTGATGGACAGATACTTCACCCTTCCCTTCGTTCCCACAAAAGACATCCTTCTGCACAGTAAACGCGCTTTTTGCGAGCCCGTTCGAATTCTAGACGTAGCGTTCAACCGGGACCTAGAGCTCTTCGAGCTTTCCACCCACGATTGGACTCTCGATTCGCCGGAAGACTATAAAAACGCTTTGCAGCAACTTAGAAAACGAACTTGGGATACAGTCCACTGCCAGGCAAAGCCCAGCGGGGCGAAGTAAGGCCCGGTAGGGCAACGCAAGGAAATATTGTGAGTCACCCGAGGACCTATAAAAAGAAAGTAGTAATGTCATCACTGTTGCCTCACAATGTTAAAACGAAACGGTCGGGTGACATCACGGACGAGACCGAGGGACTGCTGCTCAAAGAGCTCCATTGGATGAATAAGATGCTCAAGCAGTTTCAGGACAAGGGAGCTAACCTCGCTACACGTACCACTTTGACACAAACGATGGCGATCGTGTTGTCGTCGTTAGAGGATTACGTGACGAATCCCGACGACGTAGTAGAAATAAACGATGACGAGGATAGTTGACGTGCGGCTGGCCTTGGAGGCGCAATGTGCGCCATGGCGGTGTCTGGAACGGTAATGCAAGGAGATTTTATGGCAGACAAGCCTCTCAAAGAAGTCTGGATTTACAGGAACACTCTCGCGATTTTACTGAACGCGCTGAGTCCACCGAAGGAGGACTGGCTGCCTACAGTGTACGCCTCGAGCCCCGGTCGGAAGTACGTAGCTATTCCCCTCGTGCATCTGGAGGAGCACGAAGAGTGCGTGTGTCACTGTGGGATGGAGTGTGGGCTCCACACCGAAGCGGATAATCACACAGCGGTTGAGATGGAGCGGCCAGACTCAGCGTGGGACCTTCTACGCAAAGCTGCTAAACGGCTGCATAAGGTAAAGGACCCCGATCTACGTAACATTCTCACTGACGTGATAAACGCTGTGCGTAGGGGAGTGGAGTTCGAACCAGATGGTGGGCCTATCGTAGAAGCAGCTGACAAATATTTCATAACAAGAAGGAACGAGCTACGGCCTACGACTGCGTACCTGCAGCAGTGCGCGGAACAGCTACACACTAGGCTGTGCGACGACGAGTGCTGTAGCTGGCACACCAGCAGCTGGGAGCGTCCGTGTGCTATACGTAAACGGTACCTCGAGATAGCGGACAGGATATTGAACCTGGGGATCGACATAGATGACGCAACCAAGGTGCTCATTGTGTGGCATCAGGAGCACAAGTAATCCATGCGAGGAGCGCCGCCCACAGGGATGCTGCTTGTTGCGTACGCCTATCTCTTACTTGAGTCGGCAGCGCTCGGTATTGTGCTGAGCGGTGTGTTTACGTTGATACTACTCTTATTGTGGGGCCACCCGTGTTAGTGCGTGGCTGACTAAGGAAACGCAACGCAAGGAAATATAGCATGTCCAGATGGACGCACATTATCTGCGAGAATTGTTGGTGGCGGATACGTAGCGATAGGCAGCCTGTGCGCTACACCGTCCGACTCAAGCCGTTCCCGTGCTGCTTCTGTGGGGAGCCCACACAGAGCGGTATTTTCGTTAGAGGGGATCCCAAGACTGTGAAATGTGGGGGAGAAGGAGTGTATCACGATGAATGGAGTGATTAAAGACTTCGAGAAACTGTCGGCAGCAGAGCTCGAGGAAATGAGCCAGGAGGACCTCGAGACTCTAACCGCGAGGTTCGCCGTGGCGCACATCCACGCGAACTGTACTGCTATCGACGTTGCGCTGGCCAACAATAAGCTGGACCGGGACGACATCAGAAAATTGATCCTCGTACGGGAAGTGTTCCGCGAAGTTTTGCAGAAGGCTTTCCCGAACAGGGAGTGGTAGCAAGGCAGCGTCATCTTATGCCGGGTACGGCCAGGAGATGTAATGCGCGGTACTACTGATTATTTTCTTGACATCGTAAATTACGTTCTGTACGTTGTTTGGGTATAGAACTTCATAAAGGAGAGACAACATGCAAGGAATGCCTCAAAACAACGCTATGCAGCCACCCCCGCCCCCTCCCAAAAAGAGTTGGACGTGGGTCTGGCTGATGATCATCGCTATCGTATTCACGGCCAACTTCGCGGTGACTCTGCTGGGAGGGGTTCCCACGAAAGCCCAGACCCAGAAGTGGGAGTACGGCGGTGATTTCGCCACCGACAGCAAGCTGACCGACAAGTTCAACGACCTGGGCGAAAAGGGGTGGGAGCTTGTCCACTGCCGTCGAGCGCGCAACGAGAAGAACACTTGGGGCTACGAGTGTATTTTCAAGCGCCCCAATGGGTAGCTCCTAGCGTCTTACGTGGAGCGCCAATGCAGGTAAGACCTCCAAAGAGTTTCACAGCCAAATATTTGAAGGGGCTCGTGCGCGCCGAAGAAATCGACGCCTACATCGACGAGTGGCACAAGGGAGGGTCCGGAAAAGAGCTCCACGACTTCCTGGGGATGACGTGGGGAGAGTACGCCTACTGGGTGGAGCACGGAGAGTTCACGAACAGTCTTTGGCTGCTTGACTGGTACCGTTGTGCAGAGGAAACCGATTCAGCTATCGATATGCTGTTCCGCAGGGTAGATAATCAGCTGTTGGCTGGGAGGTTTGTGTGCGTAGATGAGCTTCTTTGTCTCGTTGACCTGGAACGGCTGTCCATCAGCCTTCTACTTGCGGTACTAACTATTACTGCAGCAGGACGTCCGCCCGCTTTTTATGAACGAGCGGAGCAACGGCTGCAGCAACTAGCCCCCGATCGCGTGGAGGCATTACTGAAGGGATTACGCTAATGCTGAAAAAACATCCGACGACTGAGCTCGAGTACTGGTCTGCCATAGAAGCACTGGGTGGGTTTGCGTGGGCATGTCAAGGCCCGGCAATGCAAGGAGTTCGTATAGTATGAGGTACATCATTGTATGGTTGTTTTTGCTAAGTAGCTGCACTGGCGGTGCTACAGAAATGCAGCCCTGCGGCCAAGCGTGTGCGCTCAAGCAGCAGGTAGCACGTCTGCAGATGCAGAAGGCTACGCAGCGCAAGCTGATTCGCAAGCTTTCGGAAAGGGTTAAGCACTTCGAGGAGAAGCAAGACAACGTTTGTGAAAAGTGTTACTGCAGGAAGTACGAGCTTGCGATGAGCGACTGTCATCCAATGGGAACAGACAACGATTGGAACGTTGCCATACGTGGCGGCTTTCCTGGCGACGGGGTCGTTCCGTACAACTGTTCCTACATCACAGGGAGACCTATCAGCAAGTATGCGCCTGCGTACCGCCAACTATGGCACGCGAAAGCGAACGCCTGCGTCCTTCGGGTCCAAGATCTACTCGATGATCCCAATGGTAGACTATCCTACCGGGTAGATGGTGTTCGCGCGGATATTGTCTGGAGGGTGCCTTCTACCAAGTTAAAGTGGGTACCAAAACGGGTTTCACCACAGACCCATTAAAGTAACTCGCGGTGTATTGTAAAATAGAGGCTATAGGTGGCTTGGCGTAGCACAGTCGGGCCGGGCGGTGCAAGGAAAGGCGAGATGTCAGAAGAACGTAGGCACTTGGTAAGCAGGCTACGGCAAGTAGCGGAGGCCCTGGCATCCCATTTTTCGTGGGCTTCCAGCGACGACGAAATTCCTCGAGTTGACAAAGCTGTCCAAGCGGAGCTCCGCATTCTCGACGAGAACGGAGCGGTCGTTTGGAAGAAGAGCATGAGAGCCGACGAGCTTTAACGAGGTATTCTACTGCAGAGCGGAGCAACGCCTGGTCTGGAAAGGTAGGGAGCTGTGCAGTAAGGCAACGCAAGGAGATTACGATGTACAACATTTTTTCAAATACAGGGCGCATCTTAGTTTTGAGGGAGTAGACGCTGGTGTTTTTGTCACAGAGTACCGAGTGTACAAATGTGACAACAAGAACACACTTCGACGTCTGACTACACACGAAGGGTGGATCAAGCACTACCCAAACTCCGTGTGTGATCGTCAAGTAGCGATTGCTGAGCGCAATCGCTTGGTAGCTAAAGACGAGAAGCGCTTGCAGTTTGTGCTGGAAGCGATCGACGAAGTACGTAAAATCAACAAACGCCCATAAACGTCTCGAGGAGCGGCCGAGTGCTGCAAGCTCATGCGCGGTTGCGCACAGCACGCCCACGTGATGCAAGGTTAGGTAACCCATGGAAGTATATGTAGTAACATGTGGTGAGTATTCTGACTACGGAATCGCCGCCATGTTCTCCACCAAAGAAAAAGCACACGAGTTCTGCAAACTCCACAACACCGAAAAGGAAGACGGTGAAAACGTTTGTAACGAGGATGGTAGCTACCGGTACACTCCGGATTACCGTGTCGAAACTTGGGAAGTTGACGCAGCCTTCCCGGAGGTGCCAAAAGATAAGTACGGCTTCTATGTCTTTATGTCGAAGGATGGTGAGACTTCCGCGGTCCGTCGCAAATCACTCGCAGACGCTCTCAAAGCCAGAAATAAAGTTTCCTTTTACGGTCCGCCCGTCCCCGACTCCAAAGGTTGGAAGTCCTCGCACAAACGCTTTTGGGCCAACGGTGAAAGCAAGGAAGTAGAGGAGCGCTTAAACAGCACAGAGTTCATGGTATTGAATGGTGTGCTAGCCAGAGATGAGCAGCACGCTCTCAAAATTACCAATGAGAAGCGAGTTCAGATACTCGCGCTGCAACGTTGGCCCACGGAGTACGACAAGCATGGCTACGCTGTCGGGAATCCGAGAATTATAGGAGACGAGAATGAGTGAGCACAAGCTGATCCGAACAGCCAGCTGCATTCCCGAGAAATACATCGTCGTCGCGGGCGCCGGGCAGAGCAACTTCGGCCCCGGGTCGGATCCGTGGGAGACGACCGACTACGACATCGCGTTGCTCGAGGGTGGCATCGAGAACTGCAACATCGTAAAATACACGAGTGTGATTCCGAAGGAAGCGGAGCAGATCACCCTCCAGGACGCACAGGAGCAGGGCCTCATGCACCACGGGATGGTGCTCGAGTGCATTATGGCCCAGATGAACGGCGAAGAAGGGCAGCACCTCTGTGCGGGGGTGGCCACGTTTGATGTGTACAAGACATTTCCTGCTGAAGAGCGTTCTGACGAACTTGTGGGCGGCTTCGCCTGTGAGTACGAAGGGTGTGGCTCTACGGAGAAGGCTCGGAAGATGCTCACCCAGTCGATGAACGGTCTGTTCGAGCGTCGCTACGGACCGGCTAGTCAGTCTAGCCACATCGTAGGCAACAAGCACTATTTCATGGCCAACCAGCAGTACCACATCAAAGACCTCGTCGTGGACGACAAATTCGGTACTGTTCTCGTCGGCGTGTGCTTCGTGAGCTTCCTGATTCCGCAGCTGGATGGCTGATTATTTTCTTGACGCAGTAAAATAGAGCTGGTAGCTTAAATACTCTGCCGCGCTCAGTACGGCGTGCTCACGTCGAGTTGGGCTAGGCACTGTTTGGTAATGCAAGGCAATTATTACGAGGAGCAACATTACTATGACCACAAAATCAGACCCCACGTTTGAAAACCGCTTGGCCTTCCTAGAAAGCATTCCCACTTGTAGAATCCAAGAGTCTTCACACCTGAAAGCCCTCGCGTCCGAAAACTACAACTACATTTTTCGGAAGGACGATGGTTTCTTCGCTCGGTGGGGGGCCACCAAAAAGGATGACCCGGAAATGGCACCCTGGGGCCCCGAGCTCGCAGATATCGAGCTGTCCACTGTCTGTGACGGCATCACTGGGACCCCGTGCAAATTCTGCTACAAGTCCAACCGCCCAACTGGGGAAAACATGTCCCTCGAAACCTTCAAAAAGGTCTTCGAGAAACTCCCAAAACCACTAACTCAGATCGCCTTTGGCATCGGCTCCATCGACGCCAACCCCGACCTGTGGGCCATCTTCAGCCACTGCCGAGAAAACGGCGTCATCCCAAACGTGACCATCAACGGCGCGCGGATGGACGACGACAAGTACGCTGCGCTGGCGAACCTGTGTGGCGCGGTCGCGGTGTCCCGGTACGACCCGAAGGACGTGTGCTACGACGCCGTAGAGCAACTGTCGAAAGCTGGTCTCGAGCAGGTCAACATTCACCAGCTGCTCTGCGAGGAAACGTACGACTCTTGCTTCGAGCTCCTCGAGGACGCCAAGAACGACCCGCGTCTGAAGGGGCTCAGGGCCATCGTCTTCCTCGCCCTCAAACCCGCTGGGCGTGGTAAGTCCTTTACACCACTCCGAAGCGCTGCTAAGTACCAGAAGCTCGTGCAGACAGCCATGGACAAGGGTGTTGGCATCGGCTTCGACAGCTGCTCCGCACCCCTATTTCTCAAGTCGGTGGAGGATTCGGAAAACTACGAACAGTACGAGATGTTGGCAGAGCCCTGCGAGTCCACGCTGTTCTCGGTTTACGTGGATGTAAGAGGTCGTATGTTTCCCTGTTCTTTCCTCGAAGAAAGCGGCTTCGAGGGTATCGACGTGATCGAGGCAGAGGACTTTCTGCGGGACGTGTGGTATCATCCGCGGACGGTGAAGTGGCGCGAGGAGCTCCTGGCAACGGCGAAGGGTAAGAAGTGTTTGGTGTCGGGTTGTCGGCAGTGTCCGGAGTTCGACATTTATTGAGGAGAAGCTAATGCCAGCGAACAAAAACAACGACGAATTTCCCAGCTTCAAGTTTTCCATCAAAGCGCGAGACAAGTCCGTCTGGCCCGGAAAGTTGACGGAGGAGCTTCAGGACCTACTGGTTCGGGCTAAGCAGGTAGTAACTTGGCATACGCACGTTCAGAAAAAGTACCGTCACGACCGGACTACGAAAGACGGAAGTATAGTGCTTCCCTTATCCTTGGTTGAGGAGGTGTTGAGGCGCGGGAGATGGTGGAACAAAAAAGCATGGGACCTCTTGCAGGTACAGCGCGAGTTTGCTCTTTGTCAAGAAGAGGGCTTCGAGAAAATGCGGCTGCCCGCGCAGCTCGTGGTGGATTTGCTGGAGCGACCGAAGATAAAGTTTATTTTCGACGAGCCTGTGGAGATGAAGTGGGAGACGATCAAGAATACCTTTATCGCAGCGGGTGAACAAGATCACGCCCACATGATGGAAAGGGTGGCAATCAGGGGTACCAACGAGCCCAAGGAGCTCAAGCCGCCGAAGTCACTGAAGTACCAAGGTTTCTTCTACGAGCGACAGGAGCCAGAAAAAACGCCCAGCAAAGGCCACTCGATGGGAGCTCTTGTGGAGAAGGGTACGTGTGCCATCTGCGACGCTGAGAACGCATCGTGTGGGCACTTGTGGACACCTACAACAACTTCGGGGCCCCCAACAAAGATTTGGAGCTACGCAGATGAATACGGTGAGCTTACACAAGCGAAATTGACAGCTTTCGGGATCCCGGAGCATCTCTGGCCATATTCAAGAAGAAAGGAAGCTGGATTTGACACAGCATCCCCTCCTGCTAACGTGGCGCCAACCAAGGCGGACTTCCCCACTACCCTTCAAAAAACGTGGGACGAAGTCTACTCTGAAAAGGAAGAGGAAGAAGTAACAGTTCCTGGTAGCATCAAACGTATCGCTCAGCGTCACATCACCTCCAGCCCACACTCTCTTTCCAAAATGGAATGGGACGATGAAGTGCGTACCCAGCTCCGTGAATGGATGTGGCACCATTTGCAGCCTAACCCCGACGGCTCCTTGAAGGAGCTGACCACTTTTGTAGACACTCTGAAAGAGAGGCTGCAATTGTTCATCGGAAAGGGGTTCGTGAACGGTCCGCTGGACCGGTTCCGTTTTTACACCCACGCGACCGACCACGAAATGTTTATCACCGTCCTCGACATCTCTCGGGTGAGTGAGGGGAGCTACTGGGTACTCGCGCCCGATGGAAAAACGAAGCTGAAACTGGAGTTTGCAAACAGCAAATGGGTGAAAATCGAGAGGGTTAGCGGAGGGTACGCTTACCTTCATAGGAAAGACTTCTTCCGAGATGGTACTAGCACCATCTTCGGTAGCGACACGGACCCATTTGGGACTATCCAAATCAAGTTCTGAGGAATTCTTCCTGTGTACGAGAGCTGCATAGACGGTGGTTACGACGCGGAACCTGTCGACCCGTGTACAATCACCATCCGCAAGGCGCGCAAAAAGCACCGCTGCGGAGAGTGTTGGGAGCTCATTTGTCCCGGTGAGCACTACGAGCACGTAAAGGGTTGCTGCGATGGGTCGTGGTTTGAAGCGAAGACGTGTATGTCTTGCAAGCGTATGCGGGACAGCATTTTTCGTACCTGGACCTTCGGGATGGTATGGTACGTGTTTGAAGAAGAGTACGGTTTTTCACCGTTCGAGGTTCCTACAGACGAACCCAAAAGAACATGGAGTGTACCATGAAAATTACCTGGCTCGGAACCGGCAACGCTTTTACTCTGGAAAACTTCCAGACGAACGCACTCATCGAATTCGACCGTGGCTACAAGCTCCTCATCGACTGCGGTGGTGACATACGTTTCTCCCTCGCAGCTCAAGGACTTAGTTACCTAGACATCAACGGAGTGTACATTTCGCATCTGCATGCGGACCACATCGGTGGCCTGGAATACTTGGCGTTTTCCTCCTACTTCGACCCCCGGTACAAAGGGCGTCCCGACATGTTCATCTCTGAGTTCATGGTGGACGCCCTATGGGAACGCGGTCTGAGTGCTGGACTCGCTTCCCTCCAAGTGAAACGCGCCACGCTCGATACGTACTTCGATGTCCATGTTATCGAGCGCAACCAATCTTTCGTGATCCCCTCCGAAGCCAGCTGCCCAAACTTCCGCCTCATACAAATGATCCATTTTGTGAATGCGTTCACATTTGAGCCATCTTTCGGACTCATGTTCAGAGCTTCCACAGATGAAAAAGTTTTTCTGACGACAGATACCCAGCATGCGCCCAACCAGATCCGCGACTTCTACAACGAAGCAGCAATCATTTTTCATGATGTAGAAACACTTCCCTTTAAATCGGGGGTACACGCCCACTTTGAGGAGCTCTGTGAGCTCAATTCGGATACGAAGGGAAAAATGAGGCTCGTTCATTATCATGACAACATCATTAAAGAATGGGAAGAGTGGCAAGAAAAAGCTGTAGAAGCAGGCTTTTGGGGCTTCGTAGGGAAAGGGGCCACCTTTGAGTTTTAGGAGAACGTACACCAATCGCTCACGTATCTGAATGGTTCGGTGCTCACCCACCGGGAATGGACGTAGGAGGAAAGTATTATGAAAATTCGCACTGGTTTCGTTAGCAACTCGAGCTCTTCCTCTTTCGTTCTCACGACGACAGCGGAGAACTGGGAGAAGGTGAAAAGAGGGCTCGAACCTTTTCAAATCGCGGTAGCGGAAGCCATCATGCAAAAGGACAACTTCTGCGGTATCGACATCGTGTCCTTCTCTACGTGGAGTAGCCACTCTACGAGTTGGTCCACGTGGATGGAGGAAGAGGATACGCATAACTACGATGGCCCTCCTTCTGAACGTTTCGGTACGGACGTCCACAGAGCGTGGTCGGACACGGCGCATAAGCTGATGGAGAATCCAGACCTGGTGACTACCAACGGAGACGATTGGTAGTAAAGGAGACGGGCATGAAAATCCGCACAGGTTTCGTTAGCAACTCGAGCTCTGCAAGCTTCCTGTTGCTTGCAACAACGGAAACATGGGAGAAGGTAAAGCCGACGCTAACTCCGTTGGAGGATGCTATCGCGGACTTCTTTGAGCAGGGGAACATCAAACTTCTTGGGCGTACTTTCATGGCGTTCGCCACTTACGGTGATGGTGGAATGTCGTGGGTAGAGATGGCGATGGATCATGCAGACTTCCCCGACGAGTGCGCATTCGACGACGACTTGCACGACAAAATTTACGACGCTTGGGAAGAAGTCAAAAAGAAAATACTGGCCGCTGGTGACGAGGCGGCAGGGTTACAGATGTATTGGTAGGAGCAGACGATGAAAGTCCGAGTAGGCTTCGTGAGCAATAGCTCGAGCTCATCCTTCGTAATTCAGAAGGAGTGGATAAGCCCTGCCCAAATCAAGCTCATCAAGAGCCACCTGCACAAAATCAAAAAAGACCCCGCGAAATACGGGCAGCGCTACAAACCTCGGGACAGTGATGAGTGGGCGATCCACGAAACGGACACTACAGTCGAGGGTAGCACCATCATGGACAACATCGACATGGAAGCTTTCCTGGAAGCGATCGGCGTATCGCTGGACCACGTGGAAGTCGACGACAACTACGCCACCTGGCACGAGTGGGGTGAGCTATGAAAATCCGCACCGGTTTCGTTAGCAATTCGAGTTCCTCGAGCTTCGTGGTCATTCTTCCATCGCGCCCGGAGTCGGTAGAGGATGTGGAGGAAATCTTTTTCCCAGAAGGCTACGAGTCCCGAGCTTGGGATGATGAAGAGGACACCATCACTGCACGCATGTTAGCGGAGCAGCTATGGAAGGATATTCAGGAGCAGCGTCAGATTGATGACGTTATTAGTAGGCTTGTGTTTATGTGCCGAGAGCGGTACTATATCCGCGATGTGGAGGACGCACTCCAAACCATGAACGTTCCCAAGGAAGAACAGGAGAAGCTGTTCGATCTGGAGGAGCAGGATCCAGCAGCGTTTGGCAAAGCGGTCATCGAATTAATGGTAGAGAAAGCTAGAAGCTACGGTGCCTCGATGCGCTGCTTCCCTCCCCACGACACGAAAGAAGTCTACCTGCTGGGCTACGGTTCCGGATGTGGTCCCGTGGAGCAGGAGATGTTCAACAACTTCGATTTTCTCGAGCACCTACCCTTCGTGGTAGTCATGGAGTCATAAGATGAAAATCCGCACAGGTTTCGTAAGCAACAGTTCTACCAGCAGCTTCGTCATCATGGGCTTCACGGTACCCCGTGAGAAGTTCTCGTGGCAGTATTACCTACAGCACCTCTACGACGTGCACACCTGGAACTCCATTGAAGAGGGGGAGGACGAGTTCCACGACTTGATGCACAACGGGAAGTACACAGTATGTGATCACGAGGAGAACGGAGCTCCTCCCGGCAAAGACTTGGTTGGTGTCGAGGTAGCTGGTTGGAGTGACACGAGTCCTCCAGACCAGTATGAGTTCGATGTGGTAGAACTGCTGGCGTCGGCCGGGGAAGCTCGGGAGAGATTGGGCTTGTCGAAAGAGGAAGCTCCCATCAAGCTGTTCGTGGGAACGAGGATGGGTTAGGAGGTTTCTATGTTTGACTTTTTCCCTCTGAAATTGTGCGGACGCTGCCTTTCTAACAAGGAGCAGCCAGCGATGACGCGGCCTGAGCTTATCGAAGCGTTCGCTGACGAGGAGCTCAAAAAGAGAGCGAAAGATGCAGGTGCGGCCTACGGATGCCCTAGGTGCTGTGAACCTTTAGCGAATGAAGAGGTTCTAGGCCGTGACGAGATTATTCAGATCATCCTCATGTCGCTCGACGAAGAGAAACTCACAGACGCTACAGCGCGTATGATGGAAGCCACGCAAGAGACAACGGCAAAGCTTAAAGCAGAAGCTGCGAAACGAGCACAGAAGCGTGCAGAGAAACGCGCGAAAGAGGAAGCTGAAGGGGTGGAGTATGAGCGGGTGGGAATCTTTTGGGTGCCGAAAAAGAAGGAGGACCAAAATGAAAATTCGTAACGGATTCGTGAGTAACAGCTCGAGCTCCTCTTTCATTGTGGCGTTCGACGAGATCCCTGAAAGTGCTGACGCCCTGCAGGAGCTTCTGTTTGGAGACACACAAGAGCTGGATGTTTACGGTGACCCAGTCCCCACGAAAACACTCGCGCAAGTCGTGTGGAATGACATACAAGCGCAGCTGCACAAGCTTCCCTACTCTCTCGAGACCATCGCGGACGATCTGCACAACCTCGTGTACTGGGACATGTTCTACATCGAAAAGGAGATCCCCGGAATACCAGGGTGCTACACCAGTAGGCAGTACAGAAAGCACTATTGGGAGAAGTACAAAGAAAAAGGTCCCGAAAGGGACAAAGCGCGCGAGGAAGAAGAAAAAGAAATCTATGCAAATCAAGAAGAAGCTGCGCGAAAATTTTTGGAGGAGAATGAAGGAAAGGTTATCCTTCGGTTCGCGTACAGTGACAACGATGGTGACGTGTCCACAACACTCGAGCACGGAAACGTTTTCCAGAACCTTCCCCACAAGCGGATCAGCAATCACTAGGCCCGGAGTGGCGCCGCTCGTCTCGGAACCGCAACCCGCGGAATGGTATGGTCACGTATGGTTTGGCAAGGAAATAAACGCACCAGGCATCGCCCGGAGTGGCGGGGCTGCGTGGGGCAAGCTTCGGTGGAGCGTGGACCGGTGAGGCAAGGAGTCTGTTTTGACGCACAACGAAATCATCGTGATGGGTGTCAGTATCTGCATGGGCGTAATCGTGCTTTCAGCTCTGCTGAACAACTGGTTCAGCGAGAAGGGCGGGATAGGCTGGCGTGTTATTTTCCTCGAAATCCTGTGCTCGGCTGTCGTGATCAGTGCGCTTTACTATTTCGACCTCCCTACCGAATCCGTACTGAAAGATCGCTACAAAGAAAAGGTGCTGCAGAAGCACAAGAAGTGCTTTGAGCAGTGTGTGGACACGTGTGTTCCGTTGGAGTTGTCGAAAGACTGACCTGGCGTCGCCCGGCGAAGTACTGTGGAGCTCGGCGGTGTGTGGCTAGCTAGTGTGAAGTGGAGTAAAGCGCTGCAAGGAGTTTGTTATGTACAAATGGAGCTACGAACGGAAGGAAGAGGTCCCACGAGAGCAACGGTTCCCTTCAGTGAACGGTCTGACTTGTTCCCAATGTGACAGACGTTTCAACGAAAGTACCACCAAGTTCAGTGGTGCGTATCTGGTTTCACCTATCTGCCTGGATTGCTTAATTGTTCTGGAGGAAGCACAAAAAGCAATCGATCACGATGGTGACGACGAAGTCCTACTCACTTTTACATACAGGCAAGCGCAAAGCATTTTCGAGCAGGCAACCAAACGAGCTAAAAAGTGGGCGCAGGAAAATCCTGAGTACATACGAGTAGCCAGTTTGCTGAAGCCTTACATCTGGGCGCAGCACACGTACGCTTTGCCGGAGCGCATTGAAGAAGAGTAGTTTCTTGGTTGAGTGTTGCAGAGTGTGGTGACGCCAAGTAGTGCAAGGCATCGTAGCGCAATATATTGCGATGGCGTCTAATGCGTGGCAGCGTATCGTAGTCCAAGGTTCATCTTGTAAAGATAGTAATACGAAGTGTGCTCAGGCTGGGAGTGGCAAAGCGAGCCTATGCCCACTAAGGCATTGCAAGGATAGTCAACAGGAGACAGAGAACATGGTAACGTCAGAAAGAAAAACAATCGACGCTCGGGACCTGGACATCGTCAAGAACAGACAGGAGGACATGCGCGTCCTCTGCAAACGGCTACTGGATGCGTGGGGGTACAACCTCGACAAGCGGAAGCCCGGAGTAGCCTGGGTAGACCCGGATGGTGTTCCGGTAACCGACCTGGACCTGGCAGCTTTTCTCACGCCGCTGGTAGAGAACCGGGTGGTAGTGAATCTGCCAAAGTACCAATCGCGCCGCGCGTCCACGAAACGTGAGGGTGAGTGGGTCACGTCGAAGGAGAACCGGCACGGTCGTTTGAGTGGGCTCACCTCCAACAAAGCAGCATTCTCATTCGGTATTCGTATTGAGGATATGAATGTTATCCAAGCGAAAACCAAGGAAGACGGGACGACGGATGCTGAGGTGGGAGCTTACCGGGCGATGCTGCTGCAGGACGTGACGGGGAAGTGGTACAAGGGTTGGGAATCGGTGGACATCATGCCGACGGGCTTGCCGAACGACGTGTTCGAGAAGCTGAGCGGTGCGGCGAACGAGTTGCGGTTCCAGTACCTGGTACACCCGATGCGGTGGCCTTCTTTCTACGGGGTGTACTATCTGGTGGCGAAGGCTGCTATTTCGCGGTTGGAGGACGAGCTTCGATTTTTGCGCGCGGAGGTGAAGCGGTTGCGGGAGGAGCTCGACATTAAGCCGCCGGAGTGGCCGAAGAGTGAGAAGGTAGGTGAGGACGAGGCTATCAAGGTGTGGGCCTTCGAGGCGAAAGTGGACGGTGTGGAGCTCGAGGGAGAGTACACGCCTTACGAGGCTACGCAGGAGGACTTCAAGGCTGCGCGGTCGTTGAAGAGCCGTCTCACCGGTTTCATCGAGCAGCTTCGTTTCTTGACTCGCTGCACCGAGTATTCCTTCTGGACGACGGCTGTGCAGAAGCACATCCCGGCAGACCAGTGCCTGGTGTGGCTGAAGGGAGAAACGGGTCCGATGTCTCCGACGCTGCCGACGTGGATCAAGAAAGCGGAGAAGGAGTGGGTCACCGGTTGGAAGGAAGGTCCGAAAAAGCGGGTACACTGGGCTCGGATGGAGATGGTGGACGGCGTTCATCTTCGGTGGCGTGTATGGGAAAAGACGGAACGTGTAGCGAAACGGTAGCCACGTGCGCTATGGTGCACCGTAGCACTGTCAGCCTGGGCGGTGCAACGCAAGGCTTATTCCCTCCTATTATTTTCTTGACAACGTAAGTGGGGGTTGGTATCACTGAGAAACAATTCTCGGAGGTGATTATTAATGTCTCGAAAAAAGAAGGCAGCAGAACCGGAAGCGATCGTCCACACGAGGGCTCTCCTCATCAAGCAGAGTGAGGAGCTCCAGAAACTGATGGTGGAGCAGAAGCGCATACTTGAGCAGGCTCAGCGCGAGCTTGTAAAAACAGGTGGCGTGTACACTGCAGTAACACAAGCACTGGAAAAGCTGAAAGACATGGAGGAGCTCGAGGAGGGGAAGCAACGGGTAGAAAAGATGAAGGCAGCGGTCAAACGTCCTCAATCTCCTCCTGAGCATTCTTTTAAGGACGCGAAGAAAGCCATTGCGCGCAAGTTCTTCAGTACCAAAAAAGCGCACTCGGTAGTGGACATTGTCACCTATCTGACCATGGAGCTGTCGCCCATGTACAATGACATCACTTACGGGTTGGTGTGGTACTACATCGACAAGCTTGCCAAGGAGAAGAAGCTTGTCAAAGTAGCGAAGGGCGCTTACCGATGGCGGGATGGAGCCAAGTCTCCGTTCATGAACAAAAAGGTAGAGAAGAAAGCTGTTGCTAGGGCGAAGAAGGGCAACGGTAAGAACGCGTCCAAGCGGAAGAAAAATGTCCGTGGTGGTAAGCCTCGGACAGCTTGGATGGACCCAGCGGACAAGCTGCTAGCGGAGTACGAGATGCTCGCGGTGACGGACTTGCGAGCGCTTTTGGAGGCAAACAAGAGCGTTCCCCGCAAAGCGATTCCCACCAACAACGCCATCTCGAAGTACCTGCAGCGTCAGCTTAAAAAGGGCAACCTGCAGCGTCCGATGCCTGGATACTACTGTGCGGTGGACTGATGATCGAGCAGCTGAAGGTAATAAATCGAGACAAGCCACCCATTACGTGGTGGTCGAAACCGTTCCCTAAACGGCGTACGTTCAACTTTGAGCCGTGTGTCAACGTGCTCTGGGGCCCGAATGGGTCGGGGAAGTCCACGGTAATAAAAGCGCTGGCGCGGATCACGCACTGCGAACAGGGAGGAACTTCTACAGTTACCCAGCAGTCAATTGATGAGCTCTTTGGGTTCGGTTTCCGAAATACCCCCAGGAAGAACATGTCCATCAAGTCTGATGGAAAGTCTGTGATGTACTTTGACCCTTCTGTACAAGTGGGGCTAGTGGGAGGTGGATTCGATTGGGATTTTGGGATGGAGGGTGTCATAAATGCAACCGACAAGGGATCTGCAGGGCAGCAGGTTGCAGGACGCTTTATGCGTCTAGTACAGCGCTCGCAGGAAGAAAGCATCAATTGGAGAATTACCCCGAACAACGTGAACGACGTATGGGCGCACAGAATCAAGATGGCGCAAGAGCTGCTCGAGCCTGTTATTGAAAAGGGGCCTCCAACAGTTCTTCTCGACGAGCCTGACGCTGTTCTGGACTGGCCTACCAAACTCCCGTTGTGGCAGTGGGTGCAGCGTGAGGGGTGCTCTGGGAAAGTGCAGTTTATTGTGGCTACCAATTCCGTGTTCGGTTTGTGGTTGATGCGCCACCCGGGTGTGAACGTAATCGAGCTCAAGAAGGGCTATCGGCAGGAGTGTGAAGCTATCTTGAAGGACGCAGGTTTCTGGGCATCAGGTGACCTTCTTGATAAAAATATTTAGGGTGTTTACCGTTACTGTCGCCGTGCTAGGAATGGGACCGGTGCTCTTCCTGGTAGCGTTAGCGGTAGCGTTCAACGATTACCTGGCATTGTTTGTGCTGCCCTGGTGGGTGTGGGTGTTGTGGCTGGGGTGCGTGGGCGCGGAGGGCTGTTTCGCGTGGCAGCGAAGTAGAAGCATTGATTAGGCGCGCAATGTTGCGCGAAGCCCGTCCCCTTTGATTAGTGGCCATTGGGACGGGGTATTGTTAGGCGAGGAATAGATCACAGAACAGAAAGGAACAGACGCCATGGCCATTGTGAAAGTGCAAATCGAAGGAAAAACCCCCCTACTCATGAACCGGTTCACCGACGCGGCGGAGATGGAGCTCTCGGCGGGGCACCGCCCGACGCGCAAGAAGAAGCTCGCGCCACGGGAGGAAGCGGAACGGAGCGCCTACATGGACAACAAGGGAATGCTCCACTTCCCGGGGACCAACATCCTGGCGTGTCTCATCGAGGCCGGGAAGTTCTTCAAGCTGGGAAAGAACAAGGTAACCACAACGAGTGGGACGCTGCTCACGGGAGGCGTGACGGTAGAGGAGCTCACGTGCTCGTTTGGCACGAAGAAGTTCGAGGTGGACAGCCGCCGGGTGGTGAATCCCTCCACGAAGGGTGCGGTGCTGCGCCACCGGGCACGCCTGGACAAGTGGAAGCTGAAGTTCACGCTCGAGGTGGACGAGGATGTGTTCGATGTAAACCTCATTCACGACATCGTGGAGGCTGCGGGGAAGCGTGTGGGGCTGGGCGACTACCGGCCTACGAAGAAGGGAACCTTCGGGAAGTTCCAGGTGACTGGATGGGAGGTGGTCGAGGACGACGCTGAAGCGGTGGCGTAGATTTTACCGGGCGTGGCTGCGTGGTGCTTGGTACCGTGGAGCACGGTATGGCTTGGCTTGGCCACGCCTGGTAAGGCAATCCAAGGAGGTTACGATGACCATTACGCTCGAAGAGTGGTGCAAGGAGAATGTTCCTGCAGATGAAATGGTGTGGAAGAAAGCTGCACACGTGCAATTCGACTTCTTCCACCGTTTGACGTGGGCAGTTTGTCCCCCAGGCGCAGATTATAAGGTGTATAAGACACTGAAGCCTATAGTAATCAGCACCCACACTTCTAAGTCTATTAGACTACCCGTCGTGGAACTACGTACCCCAGGAGGGGTCGTTTTCACTATTCGCGACAATTTTCACGACTACAAAGTGTCGGTTGACTCACCAGTGGAAATCGACGTGGATTTTCACGATCTTTTCGGGAAATATGCGGAAGAATCCATTCATGGTGTATACTTCGAGGGTTTTCCGGATGAGCGCGTTTTCGGTGCGTACGCTGACAACAAGAAACAATTCTCCGTGGAACTCGATAGAAGCGAGGAAGTGTATATGCTTCTTTGGCTCATTACTCGTGCAACCTCACCACAATTTTCTTGACATCTTTCTTGACATCGTCAATACTGGGGACATTGATTTTTTGGGAGGATTTTACCATGGAACGAATTTTTGCACTGCTAATGGTACTGATGCTGGCTGCCTGTGGTACGAGTGGAGACACCTTCACGAACGGTAACGACGCTGGCACCAACGCCAACAACATAAACCAGAACGACAACCCAGGAGAGTGCGGGGACGGAGTTCAGAACTGGGGCGAGGAGTGCGACGACGGCGCGGCTAACTCCGATACGGAACCGGACGCGTGTCGCCTCGACTGCACCGTCTTCTACTGCGGAGACGGTGTGCAGGACACCGGAGAAGAGTGCGACGACGGCAACAGCACCAGCGGAGACGGTTGCTCCGGTACCTGCGAAACGGAGGCGGACCCCGTCTGCGGCAACGGTATCCAAGAGGTCGGGGAAGCCTGCGACGACGGCTCCAGCAACTCCAACTCGCAACCCGACGCATGTCGCCTCGATTGCGAGGTCCCCTTCTGCGGGGACGGTGTCCAAGATACCGGGGAAGAGTGCGACGACGGTAACACCGTCGACGGGGACGGGTGTAGCTCCATCTGCGAAACCGAACCTACCGACCCCTTCTGCGGTAACGGAGTTCAAGAACCGGGTGAAGAGTGCGACGACGGAGTCGACAACTCCGATACCGAGCCCGACGCTTGTCGGCTGAATTGCTTGGTGGCCTACTGTGGCGACGGCGTCCAGGACACTGGGGAAGAGTGCGACGACGGAAACACCGTCGACGGGGACGGTTGTAACGCCGTCTGCGAAACCGAGCCCACTAGCCCCGTCTGCGGTAACGGCATTCAAGAAACTGGCGAGGCGTGCGACAACGGCGTCTTCAATAGCGACACCACACCGGATGCGTGCCGAGAAGACTGTACGTGGCCCATCTGCGGTGACGGTGTCTGCGATCCCAACTTTGCCGACAACGCCATATCGTGCCCGCAGGACTGCCCAACCACCTACGTTTGCGGTAACAGCTTGTGCGAACCCACTGAGGATGTACAAAGCTGCCCACAGGATTGCGGACCCGGGCTGTGTGGCAACGGTACCTGCGAGATCTCTCTCGGGGAGAATTCTCTAAACTGCTCCTTCGACTGTCCCCCCAACGTCTGCGGCAACGGCACTTGCGAAGGCAGCGAAGGCCCTATTAGCTGTCCTATGGATTGTGGCACCAGTTGCGGTGACGGATTGTGCCTGGCTATTCATGGAGAGGACGCGGGTAGCTGCCCAGCTGATTGCGGTGCTGGTGTCTGCGGAAACAATCTTTGCGATGGCGCAGAAACCTGGGTGACCTGCCAGCAGGATTGCCCCGGAAGCTGCGGTGATGGTATCTGTGCAGTTGGTTATGGGGAAGCGTATAGCAACTGTAGCCTCGATTGTGCTCAGAATTGCGGTGACGGTTCGTGCGATATGGGAGAAACGATGAACAATTGTCCGCCTGACTGCCTCTCTACTTGCGGCAACGGTATCTGCGACGGTCTGGAAGTCTACGCCATCTGCCCTATGGATTGTTATCCTTGATAGCGGTTCTTCGATTTCTTTGCGTTGCCATTACCGCGTACGCTGCCGGAGTTCTCCTCGCGTTCCTCCTGTTTCTCGCGGTGTGCGCGAAGCTCACCCCGACCAATCCCTGGTTTGTCCCCGAAGGTTGGTTTTTTACGGTGCTCGCGGTGGCCGCGGTCGGCACCGTGCTCGAACTCTACTTCCGAAGGTCAAACTGTAAAATAGAAGAAGACTCGCAGAGTAGTTAGCTTTTCGCAAACAGCTTGAAGGTAGTCGCATGTCCGGTTCCACAAAAATACCCTCTCCAGAGCTAATCGTCGTCCACTCAGACGCGTTTGACGCATTGATAGAGCGCAATGTGGTCACAGTAGAAGAAGTATTCCAAGAAGACCCAACCAGAATCCTGGTCTCGGTGCAGATTGAAGAAGACCAAATCGACCACCTATCTCGTGGCCTCTCCGGGCGCTCCCGTCGGCTGATTCCTCTTCCCGTTTTCGTTAAACTAGTCGCGCAGCTGCTTCCTGATGCCCAAAAGAAAGCTTGAGCTCGCTCTCAGGAGCAGCTTTATCCTGGTTACGGTTGTTATCACAGCAATCGGTCTACTGCAACTGCACGCGGGTGAAAAAGATCACCTTCACCGCATTGCCCAACAGCAAAAAGATGCAGTAGCTATCATGCACACAAAAACACTACCAAAAGATAACGGAATAGGTATTCTCACGTATATTTCACGAAACTACAGGCGCTGGGCAGCACAAGCTAAACGAAATCCTTTAAAATGGATGCAATTGAAGCAAAAACTCAAACGATTCCTTAACGCTAGCAAAGAAAAGTCGACAAACAAGCTTGACACTGGAAAGCAAAAAAGATAGAGTCACAGGTGAAAGGAACAACACAATGGCTGGAGATGAAAAACCCGCACCAGCGACGGATGATGCAGACGGAAAGCCACCCAAGGTAAAAATGCAGCCCCTCGGGATGGACTTCGCCCGTAAAGTAGCTGAAGGATGGCATCACACAGCACAAGCACGAGCTATTATCCTCCAACTGCCTACAGGCATCAAAGAGATGCTGGAAGAGCAGCCCGACGACTTCGTTCTGGGCTTTCTGAATGGCATTCAATGCGCCCACGACATCGGTCTCAAAGCACTACTCGACGATGTCCGCAGACGCCTCATTACCCTACAGCAAGCCAGAGGTGTGGTCACTCCCGGAAGCCAGATAAACGGCGAACAGCTACAGTACCCCACCGACCGCCTCATCATCACCGTTTCCTCTGTAGTCGAAGGTGTAGGTTGGATGGCGGCTAACGTCATGACCGACCGAGAGGACGCAGAAAAAGAGGAAAGCTCTGATGAGTAGAACGGCTTCCATCATGGGCGCCGTTGGAGGAGCTGCCGCACTCTTTCTGAGCCTCTTCCTCACACTGCCGCTCAAGTCGTACATCAAAGCACAGCTAGTAGGAGACTACTACCTTGAACCCGTAGCAGCAAGTGTAGGAATGTTGGCCAGCTTTGCAGCGTTCGTAACAACCTTTGCGCTGCTTGGCACTCCACCAATTCTCCTATGGAACAAACACCACAAGCAAAATTAGTAGGACAACCATGGATTCTACACCCCAAGATAATCTTCCTCCCCTCGACCTCGAGTACGCACAACAGGTCGTCAAGGAAGCACCCAACCTGGAACGTGTCCAACAACTCCTTCCCCTTATTCCAAAGGAGCTGCAGACACTGCTCGCTGCACAAGACAACTCTTTCCTCTTTGGAGTGGTCACCATGGGGCAAGCGCTCCACGACCTCCTCGGGAAAGATATCCTCCTCGAAGTGGCCGAGATCCTCAAAAGCCACGAAGACAACCAGGTAGCGGTAAGCATCGCCTCAGAAGCTGTGCGGCTAATCGCTATGATGGAAGCTATCGGCTACCTATCATGCAAGGAGATCGTCGATCGTGGCCAAAAATAAAAACGTCGACCTCGAAGCTCGCTTCATCAAGAAATTCTCAGCGACTATCCTCGTGACAACGCTGAATACGTCCCCTACACTCTCCCAAATCATCTCGAAAGAGCTGAACGAAGCGCTCAACGAGGTGCACGAAGAGATGCAAGCTGAAGGGAAGAAAGCTCGAGCGATCGTCCCAACGAATTCAGATGAAGTACTGGATGCACTAGCCGCAGCGCCCGCCGACCAATCTTTACATCGAAACCTTCATCGGCAATCCAGGTTCTTCAACGAGATTAAATGTATGTCATTTACTTTCGACAGCAAAGGTGCGCCACAAATAAACATCCATTTGGAGGAGTCGCCCCCACTCAGTACTGCAAGAATGGCTTCACCATCTGATCTTGACGTACACAACAAATACGTGCTACTACACATGCTTCCGCATATTGTGAATGAATGGCGGAAAAGCGTAGCAGATGACAGCTACCAGCGAGTTCACAAGATGGTAGAAGAAGTGGTAATGGACAAAATTGGTGGCCTTCGAGAGGCCCGGCAAACACAAGAGGAGGTGCTCGATTGAGCTGTATCGTAGCATTGCAGAACAATGGCGTCGTTTACATGGGGTGTGACTCTGCCTTCACCCTGTCCGACGGAGCTGTCTGGGAAGCCAAGTCCCCCAGAAAAATCATCACCGTTCCTATCGAAGGCAACGATGAGCAAGTCCTCATCGGAGTTACCGGAGACGCTGCAGTACTATGCACACTTCACGATGAGCTGGCTGAAGAAACACTCGAGAAGTCGGTCACATTCTCGTACGTTAAAACGCTCCTTACCAGTATCCTGGAAAAAGCTAGTCTGTGGAAAAGTTTCAACCGCCACTCCGACGACGGAAGCGCTATCTTGGTAGGGATGAACGGAAGCATGTACCTCATCGTCGACAAGGATTGCTGGCTCGAAGTAGCGGAGCCGCAAGTCGTCGCCATCGGGTCCGGCGGCTGGGTAGCACAAGGAGCGCTCACCATCCTAGAGAAAGCTAGAACTGCACCTAACCTCCCCAGTCCAGCGGAACCTATGCTTACCGCTTTGGAAACCGCAGCCCAGTACGACCACCAGGTAAAGAAACCCTTCCACCTCCTTAGCACCATTCCGTACAGTGACGAAGAAGCGTAAAAAAGACCCCCAAGAAGCCGCTTGGGGTAACCGTTTGGCCTTCCTCGGTGGTATTGTCACATCAGACGAGCCCTCTCTAATCGAAGAAGGAAACTCCGACGGGGAAGAAGTGGAAGACCTGGTACCAGCAGTGAAGCCTCGAGTGGGCCCTCCAAGACGCCCCCGAGCTCAAAAGGCTAAACAGCGCAGACGCGCTGTAGCCCAAAGGGTGAAGAAGCGAGCTCCCCCAAAGGAGTCTCCTTCCGCACGAGCACGGACCCGAGTGAAGCAGCGCGTAGATGAGCTCCGAGAAGAAGCTATTCGGAAAGCAATGCCTGGAATCGCGTTAACGTTGTACCGAGAAGGAAGACAGTACATCAACGCACTCGACAGCTACTCCACTGAAATGAACGTGCAGGAAGCTGGATGGTACATGCAAGCTGCTATCGACGCATTCAAGGTCATAGAGAAGTATCGTGACGCAGCAAACGTACTTATTTTCTTAGTAGGGTGGACGCTCAAACAGAACACTGGAACTATCGAAAACCTCAAAGAAATGCTGGAGGAAGCTCGAGCGTATCTGGACCGCCACAAAGACGACGATATAAAATTACTCAATGAATGTGACCGTTTAGAGAAGCTAATCGATGCCAGAACAATAGAAAGTTCCGACTAATCTACCCCCGTGTATCCCCCAATCCGTATCTTGTAAAATACGTAGAGAGGTGAAATCATGGCAAACGACAAACGAAGTGCAGCTGAACCTGGAAGTGTTGACAACCCCCTTGGGCCTCCTCCCGAGAAGACAACAAAGTGGCAAACGAAAATTGACCCCAAGTGCCACAACATCAAAGCGTTGATAGCTGACCTGCAGGAGCTCGCTCCCATCCTGGAGATTGCAGAGAAGTTGGCGAACCACTCGACCGCAATCATGATGTCTCTTCAGGTGATGAAAAAGCAGGAAGCTAGCCCAGAAAAGATGAAGGTGCTCGCAGAACGTATGCGACCAGCACTGTCGCTAAAGGAAGCCATCGACGTGTTCATCAGTGATACGTGCGAAAGCATTCTGAATAATATTGAAGAGAAGACTACTGGCAAAGGTTATCGTGTGTAGCTGATGGTTGGGAAAGTACTTTCAAATATATTAGCTCGATTGCGCGGAAAGCAGAATGCTGCATCCCCCTCTCCGCTCCTTGAAGAGGAACATCCTTCACATGCAGGTGTAGAAGTTGTTGTCCATCCTCAGTACTGGATAGAAACGAACTTCAAACCAGTGGACAACATGGCCCCTCCCACGATAGCGCTCATGAACAAAGCGCTCAAGCAGGGCCTCGTCAAAGACATCGCGAAAGAGACCGCGCAAGATTCTGTTAACCTGCTACGAGAAGCAGTCATCATCCAGATGAAGGAATACGTCGCTATCGAAGACGGATCTTGGGCGCTCCAAGGTAAAAATGGGGTCATGTCACTGGCGGTACACGTCACAAAAGAAGAAGCGCTTACACTCGCCAAGAAGGGGTGGGAAAATGTAAAAGCAGCCGCAACCCGTCATGGGATACAGCTGAATAACGTCAAGGAAGACTGGAATAAGAAACAGCTTGTAGGTGGCGTCCAGGTACTTACAGGCGGCGTCCAAATACCTATAGACAAACTGCAACTAGACATAGATAGTACACTGCTCTGGAACGTCCTGCACCGAAACAAGAAAAGCACTATCCTCTGGAAACAAAAGATATGGATGCCGAAGTAGTTGACTTCTTAGCTACTTATGAGTATAACTGCTGTTATGCAAACACCAATGCCAAACGCACGCCTTGTACATTCTATCCTGGTAGGTCTGCGGGATAACCTTCCCAAAGGTTACAACGCGGAATACGTCTCAGTAGCGATAGCTACACTCAACGAGTTCGAAGAGATCTCAACCGGGATGCGCCAGTCCAAACAAACAAGCGACCTCCTTTACATATTCACGAACTACCCGCCGGAAGGACTTCGTGAAGAGGATGAGCTACAATACTCTTTGTTCATCAAACAGCTCTTCCTAGAAAAGGAATGCTATGGGATGGTCTATGAAGACCCAATGGCATCCCTCGCGCTGCTGGGAGGAGCCTTCCAAATATTGAAAAAACATACAGACATAGATAACGCACCCTTCCATTACGTAGAGGCTGGCCTGGATTTCCTGTTCCATATTGCTCTCGCACTGAACACGATGAAGGAATACAAGTTTGCACAACACAACCTTATCTCCATCCTGGATGTGGCCGCTGGTGTAGAAGCATTCAAAAAGACGTACGAAACCGACGACCCTGATTACGTGGAACTGCGAATCACTAAAAGAGCTGCACCTAGTGCGTGGCTACTAGCACGAATATTCCACGATGATGAAGATGAGCCACGAGTAGGAGCAGCTGTTGGGCTGGCTGACGAACTCTATTCAACACTAGTAAAAAGCCACAAGCTTAACTCAATTGACCACGTAGCAGCGCTCCTCGGTTACGCCGAGGTACTCATGATGAGAGATAAACACAGAAAGTGCATCCAAATGGTGGAGGAAGCAATCCATCGGGTCACTACCATCCCCAAAAGAAAAATCACCGCCAAAGGTGCCTTCCTTGCCAGCGTAGCCTTCCACAAGAAAGCAGAGCTTTACAGTGTAGCGGAATCGTGGGACGACGCCCGCGAAAACTTCCACTACGCAATGAAGTGGTGCTCAGTAGCAATGGATAAGGTCCCTCTGAACACCTACTTTCAGGACCAACACACCAATTACATGAACGAGCTGGGTATCGTACACGGCGTGCAAGGCAACCTTGTAGAAGCGCAAGAAACATTCCGACGTGCCATCACACGAAGCAGAAAACTCGCAGAGCAATCCGACCAACACAAATCCAGCCTCGTGGCAGCGCTGAGCAACATGTCCGTACTCATGAATCGATACGGCAACCTGGTAGTCGCCAAACGCTACGTCGAGGAGTCCCTCGAAGTGGTGGAAAGCATGGAAACGGACGACGTCACCGCGCCCTTCGCAACAGGACGCTCCGAGCTCCACGAAGCACTCACAATGAGCCTGAATCATATTCAGGAAGAAATGCTGAAGCAAAAACTGGCAGGCTGGAGACCCCTCTGGAATTCCGCACCCTCTTCGTCAGATCTCAACTAATACTTGACAAAGTACAGCCGAGTTGTTAAATTGAAGGGGACGGTAGCGGAGGTGACTCATGCAAGATTACGGACAAGTCAAAGAATCAATCCAGGGTGAATGCGCTGTGTGCCATCGGATACACAGTATCAGCTTCTACAGCGTCTCCGTTTGTCGCAGCTGCCACAGCTGCCCTGAGTGTGGCACCCCCGCTGAGGAGTGCTTCCAGACAGAACCCTACATCTGTGTGGCCACGAAGCAGAAGCTGACCGCGGTACGGTGCACGAAATGTCAAGCTCGTTGGCGCACGCGCCTCGAGCTCGACCGAGAGGTTATCCACAAAGCGTACGCGGAAGCTGCCCCCATTTGCCGGGTGTGCGGTAAAGACGTGTACCATCCTCACAGGACCGCCTGGAGCAGACTGGGCACCGACGAGCCCGCTATCTGCCAGGATTGCCTCGAGTGCCCCACCTGCAGAACGGGAGCTCTCTTCGACAAGCAGCCCGATGGTAGTGTTCAGTGCGCTGCCTGTCTGGATCACTGGACGACAGCCCGCGAGTTCGAGCAGAGCTGCGCCAACGCAGACCTGCGCTAAATCCCCCTCCTTCTTACAACAGCAATTCTACGCAGGTGGGCGCCACGGACCTACGGTGGCGGTGTTGTCTGCTTTGATGCTAATACGACGCACGGACTTGCAGGATACACAGATTTGACGAGCTCGTTTGGGTGTGTAGCGAAAGATGGTGTGACTGCACTCTTCTGGGTCGTGCGAAATTTTGAGCGACTTACGAGTAGACTTCCTCTTCCGAGTGGAGGATTTCGCGGCTGCTCGTGGTTCAGTAGCAGGTGCGTTGTCTGGGGTCATTTTTTCTTCTCAGCTGGTACGCCACCTCGGAAGTACTCAGTAATGTTTGAGTCTTCGAGGTACTTGGCAGCCAGATCGTTCTGATCGAAATATTTACGCAGAGTGAGTTTGGATACAGCTCGAAAGCTATCCAGAGTAAGGCGCCCTTGTGAAAGTAGGAGCCGGAAGAAGATGGCTGCCATAATCAGGACGTCCACCTCCAAACGTTCCTTAATGGCGTCTGTTTGACCCTTCTGGAAGGCTTCCTCTACCTTGAGGTAGGGGCGCTTGGCAAGCCCGAGCATCTGCGCGTAGAGGGATAGAGACGCCCCATCTTGGGCGAGTGTTCCGTAGCCCGAGAGGAAGTCCGCCAAGTCGACGTGTTGCGACGAGTAGCGCGCGGTGAACACTTCCTGTTCCTGGAGGTACTTGGACGCGTTCACACCGTGCCTCAGAGCTCGGTAGACCATCACAGGAAGGGCGAAGGAGCGCCCGTTGAACGACACCAGGAAGGAGGTTTCCCCTGGTACTTTCTCGAAGAAGGCAGCTACCAGACCTCGCTCCTCCTGCTCGAGGTTCTTGATGACCTTCGAGGTGATGGTGACCGCAACTTGGGCTTCCCCATCTTCGTCCTTCTCCTTGGTCAAGCGAAGAAGGCTAGCACCTATAGGTTGATGGTGCACGGGGTGAGGAAAACCTGGGTCGTTCGGGTCGTAGGGTTCCCAATTAGGAGTCACCGTAGCGATGTGGAAAAAGGTGTGGTTGAAAGGTATGTGATCCATAAGTCTGTCCCGTTTAGCTGAGCCGAAAGGGCGGGTAAAAATCCGTCCCATGCTTCCACAGGTGCACCGTGTACCCGTAGGGCCGCTGTAGAATCTGTTACACCATTCGCAAAGGCGTCGGTGAATTCTCGGTGCTTTAGTTGTCAACCGTTGTACCAGAAGTGTGGTCTAGAATCAAGTCAATCTGCTGATCGCTCCACAGTGCAGCCGGAGTATCGGCTAGGTCTTTCCGCAGCTGCTGCTTCGTCACACGTAAGTACCGACATGCTACGCGGCCCATTTTCGCCAGGTCGAAGGTAGCCGTATTGTACCCGTGGTCCTCACACCACGCGTCGAAAAGCTCGTCCACCGCAGACTCGAACACGAGCTCCACGAATGGACGGCTGCGCGGACTGATGCTCTTCAGAATGTCTTCCCGCCGCTGCCCGTCGTCCAGCTTCCACGTACGCTCCTCCGCTGCACACGTCTCCGCGAAAGGACGAGCTCCTTGACGTTCGTCCATCACATCGATAGATAACACGTTCAGCTGGAAGTCGTCAATGTCCTGAGGAGCCAGGTCTGCGTACCGTGCCCGCTTGCTGCGCCTACCAGCTAGCCGCAAAGAACGCGCGTGTTCCGCCTCCTCCATCGATTCGTACAGCCGCTTGTGGTGCACCACCATCCACTCACGCGTTGTCAAATTTCGCACCGCTACCAATACGTTTCCACCCCGTACCTGCCGAAGCTCCCGATGCGCAAATACCTCCACCTCCGTTACCACCCCACTCTGCACATCCAAATGGTACAACACCCGCTGAGCTCGACTTTCCCGTACACGCCCCACCACCCGACGTTTCTCCCGTCCATGCTTTTCCACCAGATTGATAGCTTCGTTCTTCACAGACTTCGCTACCCTAGCTGTCATGTGCGCACTTGTTGTGCACTGTACCTCGTACTCCCGGATCACTCGCAACACCGCTACATGCAGCTCCCCAACCAGATCCTCCGCACTCTCAAACATCGGATCGTGAGCCAAAATAAACCACAACTTCCGATGTACTAAACGCCGCGCCAAGTACGACGTATCCTTCAATATTTGTAGAACTTCTTCGTCCGAGTAGTCGCTCTCCGATAGAACAAACGACGCTATCTCACTAACATCATCCTCTGATAACGCTGCGTAAAGAAACCACACGTCATCCCCATCTACACCATATCGAGTTGCTGTGCTAACTACTTCAGAAGGCGAGGAAAATACCGTTCCAGCTAGCTCGTGTATAGCCCTGAACAACCGGTTCTTCCGTACCGAATTGTCCAGGTCTTCCTTCAGATCAAGGACCTCTTTCTGAGCATTGTCATACTCTGAAAGTATCCCCCGGATCTCGTGCCTGAATATTCGCGCTCCTATGAGTCGGCATACGTAACGTGCCAAAACTCTTGCTAAATCTTGGATCTTTGAAAGGATACGTGCCCGCTCTAGCACGGAGGTGAGACGTACTCGGATCGTTCCCAGCATTGTGTACCTGCTTCCCTTGGACAAGAAGCAAGTATACCAGCGAGTTCGAGGGAGTCAAGTTTTTTGTGGAAGGCAGCTTACAGGAAGAACAGTAATGTTTTTGGGATGTTAGCGGGAGGGTTGTGATTTGCCAACCGGAAAAAGTTGGTGGAGTGGTGGGAGGGAGATCACTCGATGCAGGTGCCGTTATTCCTGCACACGTGTGGACTCGTACCCCGGCATTTGCTGGGCGCCCACAGATTCCTCTTCTGTAGGATGTTCCACTTCCAACCCTTCTTGCTCATGAAGCTTCTTGGAAAGATCGTGGATCTTCAAAAAGAGCTCCTCCTTTTCTCGCTCTTTTCTGTTCTGGCTCACAGAGGGGTTCACTGCACGCTTGTACGCATCCGCCATATTCAAGCTTGCAGTCAACAAATCCTTCGCGGCCTGCTCCGTATCCACAATAAAACTGAAGTCACAGATTTCTGTGTCTGCGTGAAGAAGCTCTATCTTCCCTCCAGTGCGCTGTTTGAGTATGTACTGAAATGGGTAAGGTGCATCAATAGCTGCTACAATATTACCATCATCGGCTATTCCGAATTTCACTTCCCCTTTGTACTGTTCGTGCTTGGTAAGCTCAGCAATCTTTGCTTCGACCACCTTGCGCAGACTGTATTTTTCTGTGGCTCTTGTAGGTGTAAGAATATCGCGGATCATGGAAGCGTACTCAGTAGGTTTCAACCCCCCTAAAAATTTCATCAACACGCTTACCTGGTCACCGCCAAGAATGTTTTTAGCTTGCAATCCTTTGAGGACTTCCTTCATTTTTCCGATGTCGCCCCACTGTGACTTGCGGAAGATGTCTACTCCTGCATGGTGGTGCATCTCGTTTTCAATAATTTGCTTAAAGACTTCAGACACCCACTCTTTAATATTCTCTTCGGAAGCCTCCTCTTCAGGTACCTCCAAAAGCTCACCGGGGCGTACTTGTGTTTTCTTTTGCAGAAATCCTACAGTATCCAGGAGCTCTCCGACTGTATTCCCTGTGCCTACAAAACCGTGGTTGCAGAAGTGGAGCACGACCTCTTGCAACTTGTTGTTGCTACCTACCAAGTTTTTGATGTTCCGAAGAATACGCCCGGCAAAACCTTCTTTTTCTATATCGGTGAGTCCACGTGCGCGCAACGCCTCCAAATCCTCTTCGGGTAGCCTGATGTAGTAGTCAAAGGAGAGGCTCGTATTAGGAAGTGCAGAGAAATTCTTAGTAGCTATTGGCACCCCCATATCGATACCGTCGGCTTCATCTGCCTCTACTGCAATTTCTCCTGAGGCATCAATACCATATTTGGACAACCACCCTTGTACATCTTTACGTAATTCCGCAACGAAGGGCTCCAAAGAATTAAGCAGCTCCTTTCCAAACAGAAGAGGAACTTCTTCCTTTTCTGGAGGAGCTTTCTCCTCAACTACCTTCTCCTCCTCTACGGTAATGGGCGCAAGACGTTCTTCCATCGAAGTTTCTTCTGCATCGTTAAGCTGTGGCGCTTTCTCTTTCAGTGTTTGCAGAACATCTTTTACCGCGCGTCCGGTTTCTTTATCATCCTCAGCAGCTGTCACCAACTCGTACGCAGCCCCTCGGTACAAAAGAGCCTTCGGCAGCTCTACAGCATCGTAGGTAGCCCCTTTGTACAACAGAGTTTTGCTGGGTGGCTGTTTAACCATAGGCGCACCTAGTAGTGAGTGCGGAGGTTCACCTGGCGGAACTTCTCGTCCTGGCGCATGAGGTACTTGTGGAGCATCGATTCGTCCATCATCCCAATCTGCACCAGATAGTTGAACAGGTTGAGCATGTCATCGTCGCTCATCTCAGTGCGACCCTGGAACACGTCTGCAAAGTCCTCGATGTGAATGTCGAGCGTGCTTCCCTTGCCAGGGATCTTCTGCTCCCGATACCGCTGATAATCACCCCAGAACTTCATGGCCAGGTCCTCCATCTTCTGGTTGACCTTCTCATCCATGTCCGGAGTTTGATCGTGAGGGTCGTACGCATCCTTCCCACGCTTCCGTGTACGCTGCTTACCCGGAGGGTTCACAGTGTCCGGGGTAGGGTAGTTCACCGTACTGGTGGGTGGCCACTCCTGTGGGTCCTTGTAATCGGGGCGCCGCTGGAAACCTCCAGCCTCGCGGACCTTGTAGTAGCGGATTGGCGTCTGGCGAATCGTCGGCCTCCACACGGTATCCGTAATAGAGCTCGGGTAGTTCGGGTTCTGTGGAAGGTACGTGTTGGGCAAAATCCGAATCGGGTGGAGCTCTGGGCTGTCCAACGCCTGCGGATCGTACACCGTCGGCATCATATCTGTGGCACCTACACCATCGTGGCCCATGAATTTGGAGTCTTCCGGAACAGTCAGCTGGCGAAGGGTGTCAGAGTCGGGGTTATACAGAACTACATAGACCTGTCCAGCGTCCTCTCCATCTCTCCCCTTTAGTTTCATTTTCTTGACGACGACACCAGCTTCCCCCAGGTCCACACCCTCCACTCCCGTAACCACCGTTCCAGGTTCGAGAATGCTGGTCTCATCGATGGCGGGCTCTGCTAGGTGCATAGCCAACGTAACGAAGTCTTGGTAGATGCGGCGCTGGCGACGGTGCCGAAGGGCTACAGAGGCCACACGGTGCGCAGTCATGGTCTGCTGGTCGAAGCGGGACCGGACTTTTTCCATGTCCTCTTCGTTTTTCTTTACGTCCATAAGCATGTGCACATCCTCCGGCACTTCTTCTTCAATAGGGGGCCACAGTCGAGCGAATTCTTTACTAATGATCGCTTCGTGTTTCGGGTCCTCGAGCCCCAACCTACACATACAGACATTAACTTCGTCTGGCTGTCCAGGTTCAGGGTCATCCAGCTCCACTGTAACCACCGGAGGCTCGAGCTCGATGCGGTCACCGTAACGAGCAGCTTGCAGACCAATGCGCGAGATCACGCCAGGACCGAGGGGTGTTTCAACGTGCTGCCCGATTTGGAGCAGGTCGAAAGTCTCATCGTCGGAGACTTCGACTTTTCCGTCTGCGTCGCGATCCACGAAACTCTACTCCTCAGCAGCCGGAGTTTCTTCTTCCTTGTTCTTTTTCTTACGAGGAGGATGTTTCTGGCTGTACCGGTTATAGGTCGGCATGAGTTGCCCCAAGAATTCTTGGAGGACAGAACAGTGTGCCTTCAGTTGGTCGACCGCCTTGTCCGCTTTGGATTTTGGACCCTCCAGCATCTCGAGGATGCGGGGTGCCGCTTCTTGGATGTGGCCCGCGTGTACCACGAGGTTGCTGATGATGTTCTCGATGGCCGCTTTGTCCGCCGCTTGGGAGATGCTTTCTTTGACATCTTCAGGCGTGACCGTTTTCTTGGCAGCCAAGCGGTACTTGCGCCCGCGGACCATGATGAACTCTGGATGGCGTTCAGACATTTTATCGTTCCTTCTTTTGATTCTTTGCACGCTTGAGCTCCATCGCGTACTCTTTCCACGGAAGAGCTTCTTCTGCTAGACTACCAAGGTAGGCGCCAAACTCTTCAGCCATTCGGTCTCCAAGGCGCTCTGCAGGCCAATGGCCAAAATCGTAAGTGAAAAGGCTGCGCCAACCCTCACCATCCAACCACTCGTACATCAAGCGCTCGAATACGGTTTTGTCTTCTGGAGAAAGTTGCCAAACCTTCGCCCGTTTGTAGACGCGCCCGTTGACTCTGATGTAGTTCGGTGCCTTGTTGGACATTAGCTCGCCTTGAAAAGCTCGCTTATTTCACGAAGCGCCGTATTGGTGTACGCTTCGGGGCCCACTCGGAGTAACTTCCGGGTTTCTGCCAGCACCCCAGGACGGATCCTACGTACCATCGCTGCTGCAGCACTCCACGCGTTCCCGAAAAGCTTCTGGTAAACAAGAGCCATCCCAGGTCGCGATTGCAAAGCTTTACCCTGCAACGGAAGAATGAAGGCCAGGACGATAGCGCGCACGAGCAACTCTTCCACTCGTGCATCGCTGCGCAGTTGCCGAGGAAGCTCCTTCAGTAGCTCCGGAAGCTTCTGGTCCTCGGTAGCTATCCTGGCTTCCTTAAGCAAAGGGTCACTCAGCTTCAGGTTCTTCCGGTAGACCTTCCTCTTCACCCGGAGGCTCCTCGGCGTACTCCGCGTGGATTTTGTCCATCACGGAGATGACTTCATCAATGCCGTTGAGAGCAGCCTCGAACTCGTCGTCCACCTCGAGGTCGTCCGGAAGCTTGTCGAGGATGGTCTGCCAGTGCGACTTCAGCGCATCCAGGAGCTCCATCTCTTCAGCTTCCTCCTCCAGGTGCTCCTCGACCTCTTCCTCGAGCTCCTCTACCTCTTCTGGCTCCTTGTCCTCGTCTTCCGCGAGCACGTAGAAGTGACCGGCGTACTTTACCATCTGGGGAGTTTCTTCTTGGGTAGCCATTCCGCTAGTTCCTTGTGCACTCGACGTGCGTTGTTCTTGTAGTTGCTGTAAGGCATCTTGAAAACGCCCAATAGTTTCCTGTTGGGCTTCGATAGTGTCACCCATGCATTGGGTCAGAGATTTTACTACCTCAACGTTCCGACGTACCTCACTCAGCTGTGCGTCTATCTGCTGTCGCTTGTCGTCGTACTTCTCCAGCCCGGGAGAAGCTACTAGAGTATCGAACACTTTCTCCGCGTTCTGAAGCGCTGTATCCAAACGGTGCATGTGAATTTGTGTGGAAACGAATTCGTTGATGCCCTGTTGTTGAGGAAGCCTTTTGGAAGGGTCGACTTCTTGTTTAAGCGCTTCTACTGGGGTGTAGTAGGCTCCCTTATATTTTACAACATTCGCACGCCGTTTACCCCCTTCGTTGTGCTTCTGTTTGAGCTTCCGATAGTAGGGCAACGCGAACTCAATGTCGTCTTCTGTGAGCTCTTTTGGGAATAGATTTTTGAAGTCGAGCCGGGACTCGAGAGCCATGATCTCCCGACGAAGTTTCTCACGACGAGCCTTCTCGGAGAACCGTTCCTCGACCTCGTAAGGAAGGTCGACGACCTCAACAGTCTTGACGAGTTCCCTTTGCGGCGACAGCTTCTTTTCTTTTCGCTGGAATTGCTTCTGCTGAGACCGCTCTTTTCGCTCTTCGATGCGTTGTTTTATTACGTCCTTCGCAGGAGCAAGCTTTTCTGGTTGTCTGCGCCGTCTTTTCCGAGCCCGTTCTTCGATGCGTTCTTTTATGACGTCCTTCGCAGGGCCGAGTTCTCGTTGCTCCTCAGGAGATACCAACTCTATAGCAGGAACAGGAGGGGCAGTTTTCTTTGGAACCTTCGGCTCCCACTCCACGCCTTCGTACTCTTTTTCTACGCCGTGCTCCTGAATGTAGCCTTGCTCGAGCTCCACCAACTGCTTCAGTTCCGAAGCGCTCTCGGGGTCACCACGGAGCTCTTGAATCTCCTTGAAGACCGACATCCCACGGTCCTGCGCGTCCATCACAATACGCCACGCGGGGATACCTAGCTCGCGGACCAACTCGTCAAGGTCACCGCGAAGCTCGGGAGACATAATCCGGAGCTCTTCCTTAACACGCTCTGAGGGACCTTGCGCCGTAACCAAACGACGGCCTGCCCGCAGAGCTACGTAAGAAGCGCCTTTGTATCTAATAGTGCTGGCTTGCTGCATTTCAGTGCACTCCGGGACGGGAGCCCCTTGCCGCTTGTAGTACTGAACGGCTTTCTCTTGCTTCTTGACCGCTGCTTTCGGACCCGCCATCAAAATCTTCTTTTCCTCAGTGTCCCACAAGCAATACTCCTGCTCGCTCACAGGATACTTGCGTCCAGGCTTTTTATCCTGGTCACGACACTTCTTGAGGATCGCTGTCCGACGGAAAGACATTTTAGTCGATGCGCTCCGCTTCCGGAACGTGAATGCCACGAGCCATCAGGAACTTCTGCAGAGCCTTCCGACGGTCCGCCGCACGGAATGCCTGGTCCAGCTTCTTGTACGTTCTCTCAAGCTGATTGAACGTATCCCGAAACTCGTCGGACACACTCCACTTACTGGGACGCGCGGCATCGGGCAGCTGCTTCTCCACATCCTTCGCTGCTGCGTGAGCGAAGTTCAGCACATCCAGGATGGCGTGGAGCGCCGGATCCGGGTCGGCTTTCTCGAAGAACCGAAAGTACACCGCTTTGAGAGCGCGCATTGCGTCCCCGTAGGAAACGGGAGCTCGCTGCTCCTCCGCAGCTTCCACCAAGCGGTAGATGTTTCCGTCCAACTCTATGTATTGAGGATGGCTCATCGGTCAACTCCTACCAAAGGTGACTAAACTGTTTCGACTCTTGCTGCTTGACCACCTTCGTGGGCACGTCTTCTCGAGCTGCCTTTTCCTTCACGAGCTCATCGATTTTGAGTGCCCACGTTCCCAAACGAGCCGCCAACTTCTGCAACCGGTCGCCCAGGTTGGTAACCTCATCAGCAGCCGCTGTAGCCAAAGCGAATATGCGTTCGCTGTTACCAGGAACACTGTTGGGTAGCAAGTGAGATTCGCCCAGCAGGAAATTGTTGGCGCGTACCATGTTGGTCAACGCTTCCCGTATGGAACTGAGCTCGCCCGCGATATCCGAGCTCGCGATGCTGGGCCGAAGCTGCTGTGCGAGCTCGTGGAGAACGATGGACTGCTGCCGCAACTCCTCAGGCGTGCCCGCTCCAGCTACTCGAACGTACTCGCGGCCTTGGTAGGTGATGGTGTCCGGTGCAGACATTTTAGCTCTCCAGCTCGTACCGAGTGCCCTTGTAATTGATGAATTGTGGAGCAGTGGAGGCCTTTTTCTTGGTCTTCTTTTTACGAGGGCCTTTACGCCAACCCTCCCCCTGGGCGTAGTCTTTTAATGAGGCGCAGAATGCCCCGGTATCATCTATCTCTTTAGCATCCTTCAGCTTTTCTCTGCACTTCGTAACAGAGCCACCGATGGAATTCCAGAACGACTCAGCCGACTTTTTGGTCCACCCTTTGGGAAGGGTGCTCCACTTTCCCTTCCCCTTCTTGTCGTCTTTTTTCTTCTTGCTGCCCTTACCCTTCTTGGTATCTTTTTTATCGTCCTTCTTCTTCTTTCCCTTCCCCTTCTTCCCCTTCTCCTTTTCGTCATCCTTTTTGCCTTTACCCTTCTTCTTGGCAGCCTCGTGAAGGGTGAGCTCGTCGTCCCGCTTAAACAGCATCCCCTTCACACGGATGTACTCAGGGGAGGATTCGGGCTCCTCTGCGGCGCGTTCGTACTCGAACCCGTTTACGCGGATGACTTGGGGAAGCGGCTTCTCTTCAGGAGTCTCCTCCAGCTGATACAGTTGACCTGCGACCTTGATGAAATTCGGGTGCTCCATGGTTCCTCGCTCCCCGTTGTTGGAGTCTGCAAAAGATACGGTGCGTGCGTAGTCCTGCGCAGCGTCCGCTATTTCCTTGGTGGTCATCTCGGGGCCCTCTTGCATCTTGATGGCACCGCTCTCTACCAGCTCCAAGAGCTCGTAGTAATCAGGGCGCTCCATCAGGTGGGCCCACGCTATCTTTCCGGTGAGTACCGGGTCGTCGTTGGTGACGTTTGTCTCGGCGTGCAGCTTGCCATGCTCGAGCTCGACGTCCATGCCTTTACGGAATTGCTCGACGCCGAATAGAACTTCGGGCCACAGAAGACCAAGCTCTGTAGCTACCCGTTCTGCTTCCTCGATGGTGAATCCACGTTTCCGCATCGCTAAGCAACCAGAACGTAGGGGTGGCCTTTGAATTTGACGGTGCGTGGTACAGTGGAAGCGGTCGCTTGCTTCTCTGGTTTCTTTTCCTCTGAGCGCTTCTGTTTGATGGCGTACGCTTCGCTGAAGAAATCCTTGATTTCCTGGGCGGACATGCCGTAGGCTTTCTCGAGGATCTCTTTGCGGAGCTCACTGCGTCGCTTCTTCATCGTCCACTTACTAGCCCAGTCTTTCTCTTCCACCATGTTGGAGATGTCGGTGATCACAGTTACTGCGGTCTGCGCGGCGGCAAGAGCAGTCTGGAGGTCCTCGATGTATTGGTTGATGGAAGTGCGCACGAGCTCCGGGTCTTCCATGAGCTTGTTGAGAATGCCTTGATTGCCAGAGAAAAAGGCATCAGTGAGCCAGCGGACACCAGGACGTCGGTCGTTATTCAGCGCATCACTCGCTTTCCGCAGAGAGCCTTCAGCTTGCTGTACAGCGTCCACACTTCGCTTCAGCTGCGAAACGGGAATGTTGTCGCGGATAGAGGGCTTGATGTTCTTGACGAGGTCGCTGAAGATTTCTTGATCGATTACTTCCTCGTAAGTGGGCGACTCCCGCTTTTTCATGTAATCGGGGGGAGTATCGTCCGCCTCTACCAGAACGTATTTGGCACCCTTGTAGTTGAACACACGCACGTTGGTGCTTCGGGGGAGATCTGAGGTGTAGCTGGGCATCGGTTTGGGAAGAGGTTTATCAGGCATTAGGTAGTTGCGCTTCCACTTGGCGAGCATGTCCTGAGCGTGCACTGTGGAAGCTGCTGCCCCTTCCTCTTCGTCGATGAAATCCTCTAACGCCGCGATGACATCGGCTACTTCTGTCTCTGTTGCCATGACTTCCGCACGACCAGACTCGAGTTTCTTTCGATTGAAGCGGCTTAGAAGTCTTTTGACTGGACCGTACGTAGATTCAGGCAGGGAAGCCAGTAGCTGGTAGTCGTCCATGGACATGCGGACGTAGATGTTTTCTTCGGAGGGTGCCAGCTCGGGGGAGAACTCTGGCACAGGCAAATCTGCACCGTCTGCGAGCTTGTAGTTGGCGCCCTTGAAGGTAATATTTTTCAGCGGTGTTTTCTTGTGCAGAGCCATGACTGGGAGCTCCTGAATTGGACTGTCGAATCAATCCCCGATAGAAACTGATTGAACAACCCAAGACGTGAAAAGACCCCCGGGAGGTATCCGCCTCCCGGGGGTACAGGTGGATGCCTAGCTACTAGAGCCGCACACCCTTGGAGACGCCGCGGCTGTTGCCGAGCACGCTCGCCTGACGCAGGAAGATGAACCACCCACGCACGGCCCGGCCGAGCATGCGCTGGTCCACCACGCTGCTGTTCAGCGCGATCATGTTCGCCTTGACACCGAGGGTCGAGGGCGAGGACAGGAAGTACACCTCGCCAGGTTGCAGAACCTGCAAGGTGTCGTAGCGGAATCCGTCGGTGATGAGCTCGATGTCACCGAGGCGACCGAGCTTGCCTTCTACGGCCAACTCGTGCTTCTCGATGGGCGAGTACCACCGTGCCCAGTCCGCATCCGCGAACAGGTCGTCCCACAGGTCCACGGCCATCAGGGCGTGGGGGACAGGGAGGCTCCACTGCCAGATCTGGTTACGCAGCGTAACAAAGACCTGAGGCGTGAACGCGTTGAACGCGATGACGTCGTTGTCAGTGGGAGCAGCCTGATCCAGGAGGAACTTCGTGATGTTGTCATCACGAACCATCGTCGCCTCGAGGGCGTCGTTGTATTTCTCCTCGATGATCTGCGCGCCAGCCTCATGAATCTCCGCCTCCTCCATCAGCACCAACGTCTCGAGGTTGTAGCCCCGAGGGTAGATGTACTTCTGGCGGATGAGAGACTCGACCGTGTGTCCGTCCGACAGCATCAGCCACGTGGTGACGTCCTTCTGACGGATACGAATACGGGCGGTGCCACCCTCAGCAACATCCTGCTGAGCGAACACCTTGTTGGTGAAGCCCATGCGACCCATGGTCTCAGCCACGGAGTCCGTGAACACTTCACCCAGGACCTGGAACGGACCACCCTCGACCGGACGCTGCTCCGCGAGCGCCGTCCGGACGAAGTGACCCTGCTGGTCCCACGCAGACGGACCAGTCGTGGCCGGAGCGTCGCTGCGGATTTCACCCGCACGCGCCAGCTTCACGATGGCATCCATCTGCTCGATGAGCCCACGCACGCTGGGCTGGTTGTAGGTTCCCGACGCATCCACCATCGGAGTCGTCTCCGAATAGCTGATGCTGCCTGTGCGAGGCATTGCCTTGAAGGCGGGTCCCCGTGCGATGTCGTTGCCCTTCCGATCCCGAAGAGCAGCTTTTCCTGAAAACACTTGAGACATGTTTTTCTCCTCTCTTCAGTTTCGGGTTAGCTCGGGCTGATGTACTCGACGCCAAGGTAGGGGTCACCCGGCGAAGGTACAGACACGACCATACCGAAGTTTGTCGCGCCACCCAGAGTGAACAGACCGTTAGCACCCAGAGTCAGCTGCGCGCCGACCGTGTACGCCTGGTCGCACTCGTACATGCTCGTGTAGACCACGCAGTCGCCGTAGCCAACCGTCATCAGACCAAACTGGTCCTCAGCACCACGGTTGACGTGGCTCTGGCGCAGAATCAGATCCCGCTCGATAGCGGTCAGGTTCCACCGATATGTAATATCGATGTTGTGGCCAGCCTCAGCGGCGTTGAAGGTCATCAACCCCGTTACGGGATCGATGTCCACCTGGCCTGCAAGGGGAGCCGGGGGCGCGACGTGAGGGATGACGGTCAGCGCCGCAGGCGGACCTGCGTCGTAGTCCCACACGTATGCCTCAGCTGTAAGAGCACCGAGGTCGATCAGACCAGCGTGCGGAAGCTGAATGGTGTACGGACCCGGCGCCGCCGGAACCGTGTAGTTGCGCACATCCGCGAAGGTGTTCGCAGTGATGCGAGATTGCAGTGAGAGACCCACTGGACGCTCTCCAGCCGCCATGGCACCAGCGTGGCCCAACTGAACCACCTCGTTGCCCGCGGGACCGGGGAGACGTGTGAGTACACTGCCTTCCTCTACGATATTCGTGGTCGGGGAAACCTCGAACTGACGTTTCCACTCGAAGCGCGACCGCGTAAAATCGTATTTGGTCTTTACAGACGCGTTTGGAAGAAGCGGCATTTTCTATCCTCCATGAAATACGTTTACCGCTGTTTACAACTCGCAGCGTCACACACTGTGACATCCCGTTCTCCGAGAGGGCACGAGTGCGTCACACTTATCACGGGGGTAATGCTGCCGCTTCGTCCAACTGAGATTCAGTTTAATGTCACACCGAGTAATATTGCTCGTGAATCTCTGACAAAGCACTCGTGCCCGCGTTGTGATGTGTCACGCTGCACTTTCCAATAATTTTTGTGGGATACTGAGCGAAGGGGTAATGTTGCTGCTCAGTTTTCTCAGTATAGAATAAGTAGTTTCCCGCTCCGCAAACGTAGAACGTCCACTACTTGTTCGTGGGTCGGTCCTTCCTCTTCTTACCCTTACCAGAGGACCAGTACCTATTGATCATGAAAACCTTGTACTGCTTCGCTTTCTTCTCCGTCTTGTAGCGAGCGCGCAGATTCCCATGACTGTCAAATACACACCATACCTGCTCACCCTTAGACTTCTTGTCCGTCTGGTCCTTCGGTGTGCAAGGCTTCACACCCTTCATCTTCCCCGGAGGCAAATGATACGCCTCACGAACTTCCTCCACTCCAGAAGGCACCAGCTCGTACATCGCCCCACGGTAAGTCACAAAACGAGATACTCCCGCGGCCACCGGCAACGAAACCAGCCCGAGCAGCTCAGCTAGAGCTCCTTGATCAGATCCACTCTCCGTACCATAGATGTGCTGCCGGGCGCGCTCACGGTCCGTTAAAAAATACCGGATCGCCATCTTCAAATTACTGTTCGGCATCTCACAGCTCACCAACAAATGGTCCGCTTGCTCGAGCGCTACTATCCCAGAATCACCAGGATGACCGAAATCTACAGACTTGATCAGACTAATAGCCTTCTGCGCACACCACTCCTCAGGATAAGGGGGAGCAGCCGCAGTCACTGAAGCCGCCTTCTCTCCCAGCTGCTCCTCCACTTCCCGACCAGCTTCTTCTATCTCTTCTGCCATGGCTTCGTCCTCAGACTTCTCCGTTGGCTGAACCGGCTCCACATCCTCCTCACCAACAGGCTTGGGAAAGCGCGCACGCAATCCTTCCAGGTCCGCACTGGAAGCATGAAAAATCAAACCGAACCGAAGCCCGTCACGACCAGCTGCGTACTCAGGACCACCCACCTTTGCTAGTTTGCTGTCCCGATTCAACGCTCGAATGTCTCCACGGTTCAACGCGTCCTCGATATCGTAGAAAACGTCGTCCACGTGTTCGTAGCGGTTCTCCAACGTCGCCGGGTCCCCGAGCTCGTCCTCCAGCCCGAAATCCATTATCAGCTCTTTCGCGGTCTCAAAGGTAATCATGGGCGCCCACTCGTCTAAAAAGAGGAGCATCCCATCATAGTCCTCGGCGTCCCATTCGTCGTAAAGACGCTCCAGAACTGCCTCGTCCAGTGCGCCAACAGCAAAGGCGCGCTGGGCTGTTTTTCGCAGACGCCTTGGCATAGCTACTAAATCAGACCAGGGTTACTCCCGTAGTCGATTTTGTTGTTGCAGTAAGAAAACAGAATCGCCCGACGGCCCCGTAGGTACTCCAGCAACCGCTGAATCTCTGCTACCCCCTTGTCTCCGTTACGCTTGCTCCAGTTCCATCCACCCGTAGCGCGGATGAAGTAGAGCGGAGGAGAGGGGCGCACGCGAAGCAGCTTCTCGATGCGGTCCATCACGGCGTCCCCGTTCCCATCCGCCTGGATCATCGAAAGCACATCCTTTGGAATAGCCTTCAAACTCGAGATCTGCTTGACCTTGTAGCTCCGCTTCCGTACCTGGCCATCCGCATCCGGTAGACCAGGAATACCACTGCCGTCGTAACTGTGCACGAGTGCCATCACTTCAAATGTGACACTGTTACCCTTGCACTCATCAATCCGGACACGCGCAGCAGAAGACCGCTTTTTCTTCGGAGGCTCCTCCTCAACAGGAGCTTCCTCTGGAACCTCTTCCAAAGGTTCCGGATCACCCTCCGCAGCCAACACGTAGTGCTGCCCCATGTAGAGAATCGATTTCGGCTGCTCTTTGTAAATGGATTTTCTTCGACTCATTGTTACCTCAGTCAGCACGCGGGCAGCGGCGCACCGCACCCCCTACAGTTTACTTCATCACTCGTTGCCGGTGTGCCACAGTAGAGACAGTTGCACTTCGTTTCCCGCTCCAGGATTACTGGTAGGTGCTTGGTGTCCAAAGTGATATCCATTTTCAGAAAGTGGGGCTTCCCACCCTTCCGAAGACGACGTACCGTGTTCACTCGAGCTGTAGTATCCACCCGGTTGATGGTGATAGGCAGCATCATTCCTGGACGCAGCTTGAGAGCCGCGCGCAAAGAAGGTCGACCCTTCTCAAAGAAACGACGATATTTCCATGGGACCGACCGAACTGCCGCTATGCGACCTCCCACCTCCGACAACTGAGCTTTACTGATGGTTGTGCTCACGCAAACGAGATCAAGCTCGTCACCAGAAGCTTCGTGGCGCTGCCGACTTGCCACTGAAAGCTTGAGCACCTGTGCTTCAGCATCCGGGTGCCACTCCCCACTTTCGGGCCACAGCTGTAGCAAGTCTGGAAGTAAACGCTCGAAATCGGGTCTGGAAAAAACGAGGTCCATTGTTACCACGTACGCTTCAACAACGTCCCGACCGACGCACGACGATACATCTTTCCACGGAACTGGACGATGCGGGGCGGGAACAACTCACCCGCAGGGATGATCTTGCTTATCTGCTCATCACTCATATGCCGCACAGTCTCTTTGGCCTGCTCAGGGTCCATGCCCTCTTCTTTCACAAGCAGCATCTCGAGAGTTTTTCGCGGCGTCTCAGGGGGCATCCTCTCTTCAGGAGAAAGCTTCTTCGCGGGCGCACGGTCCTCTAAAAAAGTGTTGAGCTCCGCGTACAGTTTGTTGAACGACTGAAAAATCTCTGTCGCGTTTTTCATGACGGCGTCGTCCAACGCCATCCACGCTTCGTTACCTTTTTTCAGGTAGCCCATCGCAGCTTGAAATTCACGCGGATTTTTCTTGTGGAAGGAAGCGAGAAGCTTTGTTACTTCCAACAACCGATTCCGACGAGAGTGGAAATCATCCCGCGTCTTCTTCGCTGCTAAAGCAAGCTCAGCTACCTCATCCAATGCAGGACGCATGAACTCCAGCACAGTACGCTGCGCCTTCGCGCGCTCCTGTGGGGTAGGAGGAGGGCCCTCTTCTTTCGGAATGGGAGGCGGACCTCTGCGTGCGGGTTCAGCCATCAGTTACTCCGATAGGGTCTTGAGGTGAACCGCAGCTTTTCGCAGTAGCTCCTCTCGAGTTTCTCCAGCAGCTTCCACTCTACGCTCCGACCGCATCTTGCGCAAACGACGCTTCACGTCTCCCACCGTGGAAGCGGCAGCCTCCTGTTGCTCTTCTCCACCAGCGGGAGCGGGCTCCTTCCCTTCCAGAATGGCGGTCAGGTCCTCTTTCGTAGCATCCTCTTCAGCAGGAGCTTCTTCTGCTGCAGGCTCCGTCGGTTTCGGCGCCTCAACCTCGAGCAGCTCCTCACCCTCCTCCTCACTTACTGTATCACCACCAGCCGAGTAGTCTACAGAAAACTGGCTGGCGATGTTGTTCAACGAAGAAGTAAGCGCTGGAACACCCTCATTGCTAACGTCTGTTACAATAGACTGTAACCACGGTTGAACGTGACGCACCGATTCCTTGAACCCTAGCTCGCCCAACTTCGTCTTTACCAGATCCCCTAACTCTTTCACGCCCGTAGCAAAAGTCTTCTGTACACTGTCGGTGACTTCCGCCATCACTCTATCGTAGAGCTCCTCACCCACCTGAGAAAAGTAGCTCGCCAGCAAGTCGGACATCCGAGAACGAAGATGCTCAGGAATGGCACCTGGTCGACGGTCTTCCTTCTTGGCTGTGACCATCTTGTACACTGCGTACTTGGACTGAATCTTGATCTTCGCCATCAGATGCTCCTACTCACCACCACGGGCTTGGTCTTGATACTTTCTGTAGTACTCGCGCCAGATGTCGAGAGCCATGTGAGAGAGCTCCCTCTCGTAGCTCACCTTGTCCAACCCTTCCCCGTACGTCTTCAATGGCACGTTGTTCTTGTTCAGTACAATAGGATATCCGCAGTGAGGGTCCGATTGAGAAACCACCCGAGTGTCAATAGTTGCACCCGGAAAACGCTGCATGAGCTCAATCTGAAGCTGCTGGCCAAACTGCTCCACTAAACCACTGGGCACCCTACCGTAGTCTACACCACCAAGTAGAAACCCTTCCGATGGATTACATAGATGGAAGACTACCTTTGCGACTTCTTGCGGGGGTGGTGTACGCAATAACGGGTCGCCTCCTGGCCAGCGTAGTAAGGCCGTTACACGCTTCCCTATTGATGCTGCAGCTGTCAACTGCTTCTGTTCTGGTGCTGGAAGGGCTTTCTGCGTCAGCTTGGCTACTGGACCTGGTGCGTCTCCTCCTTCTACGAGTCGCTTGTACTCCTCACTCACCACACCGCCATCCGCTACCATCGCTCCGAATGTTAACTTTGCATCCTCTTCCGGGAGGGTGACCGAAAAGTCCGCGGTCGCCCCTGGTGCAAAACCCCACTTCAGCGTGAGCTCAAGAATAAAAGCCCCGCCAGAGTAGCGGAGCTCACGGGTGTCTGAGGGGTATTCCTTCCGAACGATCGTAAAATCGTTTTCGCCAGTAGCACCAAGGCCACCCGCTTGACGTAACCGGTAAAGTACACCCTTGTATGCCACTTCGTACGGAGGACTGTTGTTGCCCATCAATCGCTCCCTTTCTAAGCCCAAATCTTGTCCGACAACGCCACAACGTACGCCGGGTCTTCCACACTGGACGACTCCACGAAGTAGAAGTCCATCATGTTCTCGTAGACCAGATGCTTGTCGATAACGTCCGCTTTGCCAGCACCGTTCCGAATGTGATCACACGTGATACGCCCATCACTGTGGAACTTGCACCACGGCAACGAACATTCTGTACGCTCCACCAACGCACCCATGCTGTGCCCGATACGGTTCTTCTCCTGAACCAACCGAGCTAAACGTGCATCCTTAGACCGGTCAAACCCCTTCAGTATTTTCACGTGCCAGCGGTCACGGAAGGGCAACAGCGTAGCATCGAATATCACACCCTTCGCTCGGGTGTCATCCATGTTGTCGTGGTCCTGGTGAACCGGCTTTCCAATGAAGGTCTGAAAAGCTACTCGACCAATAGGTGTGCGCCAATCCGTAAGCTGGTCGTATGAAAACGAATCCATGTTCCGGTTCGGAAAATCCGCCACGACGATGGGGACGTCTACTAAAACGTAGTCGGAGATGTTGGGACTCAGATGGTACTGCTCAGCAGCGAAGGGAAGCCACGAAATGTCCAGAAAACCGCAAGCGCAGTTCCCCACCTTCTCGAGCTCGTGGCTCGCTACTCGAAGACTCTTTCCTGCTTGATGAACGTCAAGGGTGCGCCCCTCGATAATCGCAGGCTCGTTGATAAAACCCTTCCCAGTGAACTGCTGGGAAAGGCAAGGCTCCCCCACGTGAAGACCGGGACCAGCTGCTACAATGTCGGGGTTTGAGAACATGGGCACGCTCACACGGAAAGGATGAAAAATGCCTTCCAAAGGAGACAGGAAGTTTCCCTCCTGCCTCCGTGTGCAAAGCACTTCCTAACAGGAACTAGCGGGGACCACCGCGGTTCGTGAGGGACTTCTGCACCAGGTTCTGATGCAGGTTGAGCTCACGCTTGATTGCTTCCTTGTCCCACTGCCCCGCCTGCGCCTGTGGACGCGGCGCCGGAGAGGCCGAAGCTACCGTGCGAAGTGGTACGCTGGCAGGAACCTGCTCGATGTGCGCGACCACCTGCTCCTCCGGAATCTCCTCCGGAATCTCCCGTACGTACCCAGGATGACGGTAGTCCATCTGGGAGATCTCCTTCACGTGGTGCTCCAACACCTCCTGCGGAGCTCCCATCCACTCCTCGGCCTTCTTGATGATGGCACGGAAGAAGTCGCTGCCCTTCTGCCGGAACGCTGCCTCAACGATGTCCAGAGCCGCATTCTCGTCTACGTTCACCGTCTGCATACCCTGAACCAGCGCGTCGCGCAGCGGGTTGTCGGTGATGTAGTTCTTGAGCGAGCCCTCGACGACGATGTTGGCCACGTTGATCAGCTGGTCTTTCATCTCAGCCAACCGCTGCTTGTGCTCGACTTGCATGTCCTCAACGGCAGCCGTTCGCATCTGCTGAGCAACCTCACCAGACATGGCGCTGGCTACATAGTAGCGAGCGTGCACGTGCTGCAGCGTCTCCTTCACACCGAAGGATTGCATGTTCTCCAACACGTACTGCGGGTAGTCGTCATCCGTGAACATCTCGGACAGAACCCCCTCAGGCTGGTCCTCGAACGCCACCTTCGCCACCGGGTCACCATCCACCATCACCACGTACTGAGGGTTCTCTGTCTCCTCGTTGGTGCGGAAAAGGTCTACGTTTTCTGCGGAAACGTCTGCCAACGTTTCGATGTTGCCCAGAGTCTCGTAGAGTGCCTCTTCGGCAGCATAGGTTTCCTCGACATCCGCCGTTACTTCCTCGGTCGGCTCTTCAGGTTCAGGGATGGGCTCCGTGATCACCTCTTCCGGAGTTACATCTTCGGAATCAGCGGTCACTTCCTCACTAGCCGCTTCCTTTGGCTCCTCTTCGAGGAAGGTCACCTCATCCTCACCCACCTCGAGAATACCCTCGTCCTCGGCGCCCTCCGGAGGAGTCTCCTCCGTTGTCACCGGCTCACAACCTGCAGGGCACGGCCCCTCGGTCGGCATCGGCTCCTCGAGAGCCACTTCCTCACCGAGCTCACCCACCAGCTCCTCTTCAGCGGGCTCCATCGCCATACGAAGACGGTCTGCAAAACTACCTTCGGAACGCTTCAACATCGCAGCATCCTCCTTCATGGGACTGCCACAGGCTTCCTCTACCTCTTTCTCGGGCTCCTCGTAGAGCTCCTTCGGCTTCTCGTCCCCGTAGTAAGCCTCTTCGATGTCCTCTTCCTTTACTTCCATTCCCTCTTCGTACGGCATTTCCTCTTGCTCCTCTTCACTTGTTTCTTGGTAACCCTCCTCAGGTGGGGGCAGCTCTTCTCCAGGCATTTCCGGTTCGTCCGCTCGAGGCGGAATTTGTTCAGTGACAATTTCCACCTCCGAGGGATCTACCTCTTCCGCTACATCGAAGTCCGCCCCCTCCTCAATGTTGAGGTAGCCTTCGTCTAGCGCTCTATCGGCATCGAATTGATCTCCTGGGATGCGATCAGACCGATGCACCCGAGACTTCTGGGTCGTACGACCCTTCAAATCCCGATACGTTCGTGTCGCTTGCTTGGTTGGCATTAAACTCTCCTGATGTTGCTGGCAAACCTGCCGTGGGTGACTTGGTAATGTTGACAGGGTAATAAAGAAAACTACTGGATGCCCAGTAGCTTGAAGTACTCCCGAAGCTCACGGTAAATAGAATGAGCCTGCTCCTTCTTGAGCTGGTCTTCTGTTTCACCGTCGGAAGCGATCTCGAAAAGTTGTTCAAGACGAGGAGCTATCTGGCTCTTCCAGAGCTTGCCCTCTTCTGTTATTGCAAGACGATATCTTGATCCTTTATAGACTAACTTCGCCGGAAGACCTTTTTTGTTAAACGTTCCCATAATTTCCACACCAACCTAACGCAAAACACTTACCAGCCAATTAAGTAGCTCGGTGAGTCCGGAAAACTTGGCGCTCCCACTACTTCCACCCTTTGCGTACGTAGCAGAAACAGGAAAGTCACACGTGTTTCCTTGAAATTGGATAGTGGCAGTGGCTGTGACTTTGGGATCAATACGAACGTCCAACGTGTACGACGCAGAAGAGTTTGTTTTCACAATAACGTTCTGAGCAGGAAGAGCAGACTGGAGTGCCTGCCCAAACTCGTGCATCGCTTGACCGCAAGTTTGGATGGAAAGAGGAAACCCATCCAGAACATTCCCCTGCGTACTTGCAGCAGGGTATAAAGGATTAAAGCAACCAGCAGCACAACTACTGCTGACATTGCTGCCGCAGCCGTTCCATGCTCTGCTCCAATTCGCCATACAGGTATCCCGTTTACGCTATGCCTCGGTTAGTCGTTATAAACTAACCTCAAAGGCGTTCCACGTTTCGATTTATCCGAAAAGTGGGTTCGTACGGAGCTTGCAGTGTAGGGTAAAGAAGGTCTACATCTCCGAGGTTGCCATCCGGAGTAACAAACGCATCATAGCGAAGCGTTTCCCCTTTAAGCTGAGCAGCGACGTCCGCTGGAACCTCATCGATGAAATGAACTATACCAACAATGTGGAACCCTAAAGAAGTGTCATCGTCCATTCCGACGGTGTAGCTATTGTGGAGCTCGATGGGAACTTTGAGCTTCGTATCCTTGATGATTTTGAGTACGGGGCGAAGGTATTTTCTCCACTGAACACCAGGACTTTTCTCGATAGACTCGAGCATCTCCTCTTCAGATGGGCCTACCTTCTCCTCTTCTGGCTCCTCTTCAGCCAACGGATCATCGGCAGCCTCTTCAGCAGGTTCTTCAGGTGTGTCTTCGGTAGGGGATTCTTCAGACTTCTCTTCTTCGGGATCTTGGGCTTCCACACGCAACTTCTCCGGAAGGTCATAAGGAGAGGGCGCACTGAACTCGATGCCTATTCCTCCCTCGCTCGAGAGAGTTTCTTGGTCGGACATGTCTACCACCTTTCGATGGTTACGATTTGATGAACGGGTTCGAGTCGACGACGCCCGTTAGTAGCTGGGAATCGGAAAGGGCGCTTTCGTAGCGTGGCATAATCAACGCAGGGTTTATCTTTTTAGCCAACTTGCTATCGGACCGACGTCCGCCAGCTTCAGCTATCTTAGTGAGCATCACAATCTCGTTGCTCACTGCTTTCGTCAAGCCGTTACCGTCCATACGGGAAACGATGAACTTGCGGATGCTATCGAAAGCCTCTTCTTGAATTTCTACGGGTGGAACGAACCCCAGTCGGATAGCGAGGTATTGGACCATGTTGGCCTGCATCCGATCGAGCCCTTCTGTTTTCGCGAGCTCTTTGGGGAGAGCTCTACCGAGTTTTTTGCGACGCTTCTCTTTGGGGTCTGTATGAGCAATGCGGTCCAGGATTTTTGCTACGCGTCGACGAGGTAAACCAAAGAGAGCGCCATCATTATCCCAGATGGGGATTCGCTCGAGGTCCTGAACAATATCGTTAGCTGCTTGAATACGAGCTTTGCTGACCACGAGACGTTGAGGAAGGGGCTTAGCCTTGAAGCGCGGGGCTGCCAGATCTGCTCCGAACCCTTCACCAGCACCAGGAGTAGGTGCTGCCGGGGGAAGTTCTTCAGTAGCGGGAGCAGCTTCCTCACCACCAAGCTCAGGAGCAGCTTCTCCTCCACCGAGCTCAGGGAGCTCACCCAAACCCTCTTCGGGGGGAAGCTCCCCGGGGAGGCCTCCTCCTGGCAACTCACCACCAATCTCTGCGCCTAAACCAGCTCCTCCGAGCCCTGTACCAAGCTCACCGCCTTGGAATGCACCACTCTCATCGAACCCGTACTGCGCGGCGAGCTCTGCTTTGGCACGACGGTGTTCGTAAATCTTCTTCCAGGTTTCGAGGTCTGAATCGAAAGAGTCGAGTGCTTTGTCGATATCGAAACCGGCTACCTGAGTTTTCATACGGATGGGTACAGGAAGCCCAGCTTCATCAAGCATGTTGATGATATCGAGGTAGTCGCGGTCTGCGATGGGTGCTAGGGGCTTATCCCACTCGATAGTTGGCAGCATGTACTCTGGGTCTGAACGTTTATTGATTTTCCTGCTAGTACGTATGCGGTGGGACAGGTCTGCCTGCGAGCGCTTTTTCATGCCATGGATCTGCGCGAGCTGTCGGCAGATTTTCTCAAGGATGATTTTGCGCGTAAAGTAAGAACGGACAGACCGGACCTTCTCGAGGAAGGTGGACAGAATCATGTCCATGCTGTTGTAGTTAGCTGTTCCGTCTAAGAAGGTAGCGCTGATTCCCAACGCGTGCATCTTAGCTTCGCTGAGGAAGTTCCACTCATCAGAGAGTTTCCAGAAGTCTGCGGAGCCTCCACCAACAGGGACAACATCGACGCCTTCTCGGGTGAGGACTTTGCCGCCGATGGGGTCTTCTTCTGCGGCGAAGAAGAGGTCGAGGATTTCGGACATCTCAACATCGGTAGCGTCGGGCCACACTTTGATGTGCCAGAGGGGTCCAGCACGTCTACGAGCTCCAGCGATGGATGCATCGAGGAGAGCCTTCTCATAGATTTTGAAGGGCATAATGCGCGTGAGGTACGAGGTACCGTAGTAGTCGGTAGCGAACACTCGACGCGGAAGGAACATGGTGTTTTCGGGCGCTAGGGGAATAGGGCGTCCGGCTGCCATGAGGCTAACGAGTACGGCGTCTACATCACGACGTTGTGCGATGACGCGGGGGTCGGAAGAGATGGCCCACTCTCGCATGTCTTGTGTGGGCTGGATGTCGATGATGGGGTCGAGGCTCGGAATGGGGGAAACCTTGATGGAGACGTAATCGAGGTCGTGTGGGATGACCTCGGTCCAGTAACCCATCTTCTTATCGAAAATCATGTGGAAGACGAACTTACCGAACGTGAGGTAGTCGCTGAGGAGCATGGGCATCGCAGGGACGATACCGGATGCGTCGATGGCGTCTTGAAAGAATTGAATGGCTTTATCGTCGTCGATGCCACTAAGGATGACATTTTGAGAGAAGGCGAGGTCGCGCCAGTACTCGGTGGCGGGACCTGCAATGGGGTCAAACATGATAAGGTTGCGAAATATTTTATGCTGCGTTTGGGGGTCGGCAGGCATAAAATCTTCAGCGATAGTCGGGTCCTCGGCGCGTTCGAAGACGGGGGAGTATCGCTGGGACATGTCTGCGCCTGCTTGCATTGGCGCGGTGACATTCGTAAGGGAGCCTACAGCGTGGCGGAGCTTATCTGGTGGGATAGCTCCTGTGGTAGCTGTGCCGTACCTGCGGCGGGCACCTGAGGAGGAGCTGTGCGACCGCATGACTGCGGCGGTGCGGTTGGCGACGCGGCGGTAGCGCCCCTCCGTCATATCGAATCTCACTTTGAACATGTCTGTTTTCCGCTACTTAGTCGATCCAGAGAGCTACTTTACATCTTTTGCAGAACTTGGCTTTCTCGTACGCAGCCTTAGTTTTGTTGTACGTTGCGAGCTTTACCTCGTCCATAGTACTTTTACAACGTGGGCAGAGGTTCTTGCTGCGTAGCGATTCGATTTCTTCAAACTTTGCAGTGGACGAGATGGGTGATTCTACACCTGCCGTGCGCATCTCGGGGCTGCTTATCTGCTTGAGACGCTTGTTGATAATCTGTGTAGCTATCTGAGCATCTTTGGTGGATAGGTCATCTTGAAACCCAGCGGCACGGAGTGTTCCGACGAGTCGTTGAACGGCTCCAGTGTTGACACCGAAATTGGCTTTGGTGCAGGTATCTCGTACAAATGTGTAGATATTCATGACGTTTAGCTTCCTCTGTTGAAGGGGCTGCGGCTCGACCTGTTGTAGAACATTCCTACGGAGCGCCCGGTATTGGGACCACCACCCTCGAGGCCGCGGTTGGTCATACCCATTCCTCGGGTGCTAGCGCCGCGGAACAGGCCAGCTGTCATCATGCCGGGCAGGCGACGGCCACGGCCTCGGCTTCGTTTGGCGTACTCGTCTTGGTAGCGACGGATTTGGCTGTGGCAGAGAACGGCTGTGCGAAACAGGTCATCCGTACCGTTCTCTGGTTTCATGGGGGCCTTGTTGCCGAACTGCTCTACAGTAGTGAGTTGCAGCTGGAAGTGCGCTCTGGGGTAATCGGCGCGCATGGCTACGTTTCGCATTTTGAGCAGGTCATCCGGGTTCTTCTCTGCTGCGGGGAAATGAATCTTCACGTCCTGTAAGTCGTGTTTGAATTCTTTGTAGTCTTTCAGTTTGAGGGTGTACCGTTCCGCGTCCATATCGTGTGTGTTGCGAAGGTCGAGGACCTGGACAGCGCTGTTCCAGCGATCGAATACTACGTGCACGAACTGGAAGGAGCGAACGAGCGGAACGATGAGCTCGTTGTAGCACCAGTTGAGGTCTACATGGAAACCTCGGTAGGGAGCTACTTCCAGGAACTCCTCGTAAATGATACCTTCAGTTTCTGGCTCATAGCGGGCGATGCAGAGAGCAAAGTGATCGTTGATTTCTCCGTTATCCACAGCGAGCACCCGTGCGTTGAAGATGTCTGCTTTGATATCTTTAGGCGTGGGGCGTAGAAGAGAGGGCTCACCGGTATGGCTCTCTTTATCGATAACGTAGTTGAACAGGGGTTCGATTACGGTCTCATCTGCTACGAGTTGCTCCACGAGCGCGTGGTTTGGGAAGAAAGGACTGAGTGCTCGGGGCGGTATAGCGTAGAAGTCGCGCATCAGCGATTCAGGGTCACCAGCTTTCTGTTCCTTGATAGTATCCTCATCTTCTTGAGGGTTAGCCTCCCATGTTGCATAGTGTGTGTAGAACATGCGAGGGCTCTTATCCGCTACCGTGGCCCGTTGCATAATAGGGTCGGCTACTGAAGTTGGGCTGGAAATGTTGAGCATATAACCATCAAGCGTGTTATAATCACCACTCCTACGACGCCTGTTTGCTTGGGTACGTATAGTTTGCAAGCTGTTCTCTAGCGCGTTAAATATTTCAGTGCCGTCTTTGACCCCTGTACGGCGCTTCCCATCAGATGTAGTATTAAACCAACCTAACTCATCAAGGGTACAGCAAAGTCTGGTTGCACCACGCAGCGTAATAGAGCTGGCAGCTTGCATATAAATAGCGATGCGCTTTCCGGGGAAAAAGATGAAACGCTTCGCAGCTTCATAAAGAGATACCCCTAAACGCTTCCCTTCCGCGATGTTATGGCTCTTTATCTCTCTAAACCATGGCGAACTTTCATAGATTTCCCGGAAGGACTTCCACATGTTGTCTTCCGCCTGGTAAATAGTAGGCGCCACAAACGTAGCTTGTAAGATAGAATTACTAGCCTGCTCAAAATACTTTGTGGGGCTTGGGAGCGCTAAGTAGCGATGCAATATGTAAGGGACAGCAAAAGTAGAAACAGTGAAGGATTTTCCAGACCTCTGCCCCCACACACCAACAAATTCATTAGGAGGTACAGGACGCAGTTGAAGCTTTTCATCGAACTGATTGTAATCTGCGAACCGTGGATCTGATAGCCAGTCTGCCAACATCTCTGTGCGATTACGTCGGCATTTAGGACAAACACCATGTTCAAGCAGGACGAATCGATCGATAACGTTTCCGATAGTATCATCTACAGGGACGTTGTGTACGTAATGGACATCGGAGCACTGGTAGCAGACATCCCCGAAGAATTGCGAGAGGACCTGGAACTGTCGAGGCCGTAGCTCACCAGAAAAGCCCAGGAAGTTGGCACTCCGACACCACTCTATAACGTTGGCTGCTACCGGGAAGCTGCGCTCGACGAAGATGGAGGGGTCGAGGTCCGCTGAGATAGCGAGCTTCATGAGCTCGTTGGGGCTCGGTACCTTAGTGCTATCTTCGGTGACTTCGGAGGCTGCATCGAGGGCAGCGTAGATGTTAGTGCTGAACGACTCTTTCGGTTTCGTGGTGGGAGTTGACGCGGGAGAAACTTTCTTTTTGGGTGTATTCTTTTTCTTCGCGGAAGCCTCTTCCCTAGCATCCCCTCCAAAGTCTGTGAGGGAACGCTTTTTCAGTTTCGGGAATGGCTTCTTCGTCGACGACATGCAATCTCTGGGAGGCTACGCTTCTTCTTCGGAAGCTCGAGGGGGGATAGTAGGGAAAGTGCCTGTGGTCTTCTTGTGCAACGTGCGCAACAAGGCAAGGAGCTTCTGCGCCCTTCGAGTCGTCTCGACCACCTTCTCTTTTGTTTCGTGCAGCTCTTCTACTAAAGCTGCTGCTTCCTCGCGACCTTTGGCCCGCATGATACGGATGACCCCTGTTGTCGTACGAGGAAGCCCGTCTGTTTCTGTCCGTGCAGATTCTGTAGACTGTTCTTCTTGAAGAAGCATTTCACCCTTCTCTTTCTCTTCGCCGCCACTACCAATTCCATCCTGAGCACACATCGTGGGCTACTCCCGCTAAGATAGAGTTTTCACCAGGTTTGTCATGAGCTGTTGTTGCTGCACCAACATCGTGTTCAACGTATCGATGGTGCTGCGCACAGAGGCAACATGACCCGCCTGCGTTTTCATATCATCTTTGTAAACGTCCTGATTGACGTATTTGGTAACACACCCGGTTTGATGTTCGAGATGCTTTCTAATCGTCTCCTCCACCTTCTCCAACGCCTCGTCCACATCATCCTGTGCACGCTTGATCGCTTCCCTCAATTCCCGCATCTGCTGCTGCTGCAGCTCTTTCTCAGCTTCCTGCTTCTTCCGCACCAGGTAAAGATAAAGTCCCAGTAGTAAAGGTACGGCGATGCTTGCCAGACTGATAACGTCACGCCAGGTAAACCCCGTTGGCTGTGTAGCTTTCGTAGCCTCCGCGAGTAGCGGTTCCAACATGTAACCAAGGAAATCCATCATATGCCGACCTGCGTGCGCCCGCCGAAACTACGCATCAAAGTCTCTATGTGTAGTGAGTTCCACGAAATCCACCAGGTGCTTCTGGATGGAATCGTCGGGAACAATGGGACTTTTACGGAAATATTGTGAGAGCTCGAAAAGGAACTCCTTGTCCACAGATTGCTGCGGGTTGGGTGTGCCCTTCTGTGCTTCCTGGTCCGCAATCTCACGGAGCACGTATGGCAAAAGAGCTCCTACAGCAGCTGCCATGTTGGGGTAGTCGCCCTCGAGCTCCGCACCATTGTGAAGGAGTGTATAGGTCATGCCATCGTAGCTGGCAATATCGAACGCCACATCGCCCACGGTGAACGAAATGGGGAAGCTTGAATCGGAGGGGATGGGCTCTCCTTCAGCAGCTTCTTCAGGAAGGGCATCCTCGACATCGGCAGCCTGAACGGTGAGGAAATTGCGGGTGTTGTCTGAGTGCATGATGGGAGGGCTGATGGCGACGGTGGGATAACGAAGGGTGAGGGAGTCAATCAAGCGCTCTACTCGAGCAGGCAGCTGCTTCTCTTTCAACAGAGGCCAAGCAAGCCGCACCCTTGGGGCGCTAGACTCGAGCTCGGTGGTGATATGAGCAAGCCGTTCTTCTGGAACCTGTAGTAGAATCAGGTCGTGCAGCTCGGAAATGCAGTGTACTGCTGGTGTGTCTGACATTCTGAACCTACTTGAGGCTCAGAGTCAGTGAAGGGAAAGAAGTGCTACCAGGGCGATTTAGCTAACACTGAGCCTTCTAGCATCATTTTGCCCTGTTAGAAAGTAACTATAAGCGGTTGGATTTGTAGCGAATGCTACTTCTTGGCAGTCTTCTTGAAGAGGAAAGAAGTGAGGTGGGTGCCGGTTTGTGGGGATTTGTAAAACCGGGTACGTATTTTTGCGAGGCTGTAGCAACGGCGGCAGCTTCGTTTGGACCGGATGGCGTGACGAGCTCCGTACTCAAAACAGGTGAGCTTCTTCCAATAAGCTGCTGTATGCCGACACTTCCGGCGCCGCTTTTTGCAATCCTGTAACCTCCAGCGGTACACCTCAGTGCTAATGAACTTAGCGGGATTCAGCCAGCAACGGCCGCACCGTTCCATGCGCTTGTAGAAGGTGCCTTGGTTGTAGCGGTTGAGGATGCACCGTCTGGTAGGTAAGTGCCGCCTCACTTTCTTGGGGTCGTTGCAATATTTGACGTGGCGTGCTAACTCCTCTGCGCTCTTGCGGAAAGCGAGCTTGACGCTCTTTGCGTAATCGCGATGTCGGCGTGGACGCGCTAGCTTCTTGCAATAACGCATGACATATTTGAGAGGCCCACGAACGTGGTGTTGTGTCATGCCACAATCGGCGTAGCATCCGTAGGTACGTCGTCGGTACTTGCAAGCGGAGTTGATGAGAATCAGATTTCGGAAGTCCGATTCCATACGACCCACCGCAACCATAAAAGTGGCGTCTACGCCGGTCTTCTCCTGAGCGTTGAGAGCAGCTTCAGCGATGACGTAGCGGCGCTCAGTCCAACGTTGGTCTCGTTTGAGGCAGCGTTTCCATTTACGAAGGCAGAGCTTGTAGCGGTAAGCTTTGTGGCTGCGACGTGGGTCGGCGTCGGTTTTGAGTTTGCCACAGCGTTTCTTCCAGCGATTGTTGCACTGTTTTTTGCTGCGCGGTTTGCCTCCGCGGTCCTCGATGGCTTCGACTGCTTTCACGAGCTGCTCGATACGCTTCTTTCGCGCCTCCTTAGTGGCGAAGGTGATTTTGTTGAGGGAAAGGACAGGGTCCCCTGTGGACTCTTTTTTAGTGTGGGAAGATTCTTTCGTTGTTCCTTTATCGTTGTCTGGGGAAGTAGGAGTGACAACATTTTTGTTAATGGTAGTATCACTACTTCCAGCTGGCGGTGTATCCGCTGCCACAGTGGCGGCAGTGAACAGGATGACCAGCAACGTGCATACTAACAGAGGTTTTCGAAACATTCTTACATACTCCTTTCGCGCACTCCCACAAATAGCTGCGGGCGGCTTGCGGTAATGTAGTTTTTACAGTCCGCGGGCAGCTTTGTGGAAACAACCGACAGAAATTAATTGTGGGATTGCGCTGTCGACCGCTTTTCTTTTCGCGTCGTGTCGACCATGGTGAAATCCTTGGAGAGGAAGGGGAAGGGGGTTTAGTGGACCTTCGGGTCCTGCGAGGGGCTCGCGGGGGTGGGGGGCTGAGAAGGTTTCCGCTTTTTAGCGGGAGAAGCTAGCAATTTTTGTAATCGCTCGACGAGGTCATCGGTTTCAGTACTCAACCGAGAGGCGAACCTTTCGAGCATCCGCTTGAGGGCGTTGTCCGCTGCCTGATACTGCTGGTGGTCTACAACAGTTGCTAGCTCCTCGCGTAGGCGTTTAGCCTCCTCAGAGATTAGCAGTATCGTTTGGCGGACGAGCGGAGAGAGAATTTTTTCAGTGATATTTTGCGTGAGCTCTTCGGAGGGGCGGATACGCTCCATGGCGACGACGAGCTCCCGGGCCTCACGGGTCAGGTTGACGTAGTGAGACATGGCGCTACTGTTAGCGTCGGGGTCGTAGTCGTATTGTGATTTGAGGTCATCCGCTACACGTCGGATTTCACGCAGGAGCTCATCAAGTAGCTCGTGGCCGCTATTGATAGTGGGGGCGACACAGAGCTTGATGTGCTCATTGAGCATGGGTAAGCTGACGTAATGCTTCTCCGCGAGCTCATTGGGAGTGAGGTCACCTTTTTCGATGTCCTCGTTGAGCTCCCGGAGAGCGCGGGCGGGGAAGTTATTGCAAAGGTCGCAGCTCATGGTTACACGTGCTGCTGGTGCTGACTTGTCGATGATGGGTTAGGGGTCTCATCTACAGGGGGAGTTTCACCGGGAATGCCGTGGCTGGGATGCGGAATCTGTAGAATAGAAAGCTCGGAAACGGGAACGATCATGTCTGCGCTCTCGAAGTCTTCTTCGGTGGCAGGTCGCAGTCCGTACTGAGCGGCCTCTCGGGAGGTAACAGTTTGCTGGATGGGCAGTGTGTGTTCAGGCCCGTACAGCTCGAGGTCGAGGAGCTGGTCCTCGTCTCCGTTGTTGCCGGTACGTTCGATGCGGACGTCGCGTACAACAATGAAGGGGTAGGTATCTTCGAGCTGCTCTGCGAAGTACCATTTGTTGGGCTGCAGGTTGAGCTTGAACGCTTTGCGTTGTTTTACCTGCTCACGGTGGATGAACGTCTTCGGACCGAAGGTGCCTACTACCCGCATGTTGTGGGAGGCGGCGATGGACTGTACATTCTCAAGGGAGGCCTCGTGGACATCGCGAAGTAGAATGGAATTCTGTCCTACGGTATCCACTGTGAGACCGGCGATTTTGAACGACGCTTGGGCATCCTGCAACTGATTGGTTGGCCCCTCCACAGAGACAGCGGCGAAACCTGGAACTTCTTTTGTGATGTACATCGTGTACGACTCCTATCCCCACTTCTTTTTGGTAGCGGGAGATTTCATATGACGGTAGAATTTTTTGTAGAGCCGTAGCGCAACTTGGCGCCGACGAGGGCCCGTATTCATGTAGCGGCTGTTTTCGAGGATACGTTCGACAACTTGGACGACAGTCTCCACAGCGTTACCGTAGCCACCGTTTTGCAGGATGACGAGGTCTACGAGATTAGCGAGGCGCTTCCAGAGGTACTCAGAGGCAGCGCGCCCGGCTTTTTTGTGGGTGGTGCCTGTAATCTGCTGCAGCTGCACACCGCTCATCATGCTTTGCGCTTCAGTTTCTTCCTGTATGTGCTCATCGATTTCGGTGACAGCTTCAAGCACATCTTCATAGCGGAGGACGTTGAGCATAGCTAGGACGACGGGGGTGGGAATTTTGTTGGCCTGCACGTACCCGAAGATATCTTCACCGTCATAGTCGTCGTGGAGAAGGTTTTGCAGAGCGGAAGCGTTGCGCCAGATGGCTGGGTCTTGATAGGTTTTGAGGACCTTTCCGATACCGCGTTCCATGCGTGCCACGACTTGCTTGAGCTCATCCTTCAGCTGTTGCCTACCTGCTTGTGAAAGGTGGCGCACAGCTTCTCCGAGGATTTCCCATTGGTAGGGATAGACCTCCTGGTCGTACTCCTTAACTTTGTAGAGCTTCCACTTGATGTGCTGTAGAAGCGCGTCGGGTCGAGTGAGCTCGGTGTTGCCTGTGACACGTTTGCCAAACCATCGGTCCATGCTGATATCGAAAACTGGACCGAATTTCTCTCCTAGGAGCTCGGGCTTGACGGTATCGGGGAGGATGTGGAAGTACACGCCATGTTCGGTACCGTCGAGGAGGTACCCGTTTACGACTTCAGCTTCGCGGCGGTAATCGTTGACGGTGTTGGGAGGAACGAGGAGGATCAGGTCGAGCGGGGAAGCCTCGTGGTAGTAGTGCCCAGCTAAATCGCCTGCAATGAAGACTCGGCCCGCTTGCGGGAAACGGGTACGAAGCTGATTGCGCAGCTGTTTACGCACTCGCGGTGCCGGTCGCAGCTCGTCTACCTTCCACACGGTGGGGCTGAGCACTCGACGATGGTAGTCGTAGATAGGCATCGTTGAAAACTAATCGATTCGGGTCGGCATGTCTCTATCGTGGTGAGGAGGAACGGTCTTTCCATCTTCCCCCAACGAAGAATCTGAAGGTTGGTCCCCTCTTCCGAGAAGTGATGAAAATTGAGCTCCCCAATTGATACCTCTTCCCACTTCCTCGAACCATTTTACAGCATTTTCGAGCAAAGCCGAATCGAGAGATGCAGAGACAACGTCGCCAACGTTGTTGCGTTGGGCGTTCATTTTCCTGAGGATAGGAGCAACCTTCGCTAGGGGGAGTGTTTTCGACTTCCTGAGCAAATCGATTTTTTCAGAGGGCGCCAGGGCTTCTGTACGTGGTGCATTGTGGATCATGAAGGAGTGCAGCTCATCCGGTACGAGCTGCTGTATGGAGGCAGTATTCTTTACCCACTCCTCTACCACCTTGTCGAGGTATTGAAAAGTGTGCTGCTTGAGCGCCGGGAAGGGCCATTGTTTGAGTTGGGTCACATCGAGAGCGCTGAGCCCGGGATGTCCTATCCCTCCTCCTAACGAGGAAGCAGCACGGGCGCGCTGGAGAGCTTCTTGAATATCCTTTTGATTGGAATTCAGGACAATGCGGACCACGATAGACTCGATGGCATCTGCGAGGACACCGAGGAGTGTATCGTGGCTAGCGGGAACCTGGAGCAGCTTGTTGAGAGGAAGCCGCAGGGCGACAGGGTTTTGCTCTACGAACTCGAGGACTTTTGTGGGATCGGTATCGAAGTTGAGGCCCCACGTACGCGCCTCGTCTTTGAGCTCGGTAAGGAGCTGTTCTCGGGGGTGATTGAACACACGGGAGCCCAGCACCCGGACTACGTGCGTACGGAAATCCTTGACACGTTGGTCGAGCCCGTCGGTGCTCCCAGCTGCCGCTCGCAAGAACGGTTGGAGCGCATCCTCACGGATGGTGCTATAGTCGCGTACAGGTTTCAATTCGAGTACTTGTAGCATGTTGTTCTCAGCCGCGGACATCACGGCGCCACGTCCACCCTTCGCCATCCCAATCACCGACTACCACATCCTCTCTACCGAGGATGCGAGCCTGCTCGTCGTGGCACAGGCCATCGAGAGCAAGGTTACCCGAAGCGGACAGCTGGAGCTTGTCGTCCACCAAGCTGGCCTCCACCCAGCCACACCACTCGATGGTGCTGTAGGGGAAAGCAGTGGCCAGGTCTGTTTCTGGCTGCAGCTTAGATACTTTTACAACAACCTCGGTCGACCAAGGCTCACCGCTGTTGCGGAGCTTGTCGGGACCACCAACCTTCTGGCCAGTCCGATGCCCTCCGAGCGCAGCGATAGCCTTGTCGACCTCGTCTTCCAGCTGCTGCACCAGGGAGTTGTCTTCGTCTGCTGCACAGACTTGTTGATAGACAGCTCCCCGGTACTTCAGGATGTTGGGTAATCTTGGCATCGGATGCTAGCTTACGCTACACCCAAGCGGCCCCATCGTTGGTTACCAGCGCTGTCAGGGTGGTATCGTAGGCCATGAAACCAACTGGAACATCCGTGTTCGCGGGAAGGGACGCAGTCGGCAGCATCGGAATGACCTGCTGTGGAAGCACACCGCTTGCGGCTAGCGACTCTACGTGGTCTGCGGTCAGCGTGTAACCTACATACCCTTGGCCGTTCAGGAGTACCTGAATAGAGCCTGCACGGATGAGTGTCGAGAGTTCTTCTGCGCGGTATTTGTCGTTCACGAACACCTGGCCTGCTACTTCACGCTCGCCTCCTGGAGCGATGTTCGCGCCGGAAACGACAACGCGGTGCCCAGAGGTATTCTGGATGGTCAAGCGCATGGGGCTGGAAAGAATGGTTCGGTATCCCATTAGTGTCTCCTTGCTGATGATATGTCAGCGAAAAACTACCTCTGCCACTGGAACCAGCAGCATGTTCAAGTAGAAGATAACCTGAAACAGAAAGTTGGTGAATGTGGTTTGTTCCAAATAGTTGAACAGGAATTAGTTGCCGCTAAGTCGAATGAGCATGATTGCTCCAGCGAAGATGATGGTAAGCGCAGCAACCAAAATAGATATGCGCACCCAAAATTGCATAGACCTCTCCTCACAGATATTAGTGGTAAAGAATAACATGGATGTGGGGAGGAAGCAGAGAATCAGGCAGCAGCACGTAGCCACCCGATGTAATCGTGCCACTGGTTTGGGACACCACGCTCGGAGAAACTTTTCACGAGGAGCGCAGGCATCCATCTGGGCTTCCGGGGTTTACGTAGCAATGTGAGCCCGCAATCTTTGAGCGGAAGGTCACCCTTCTGCTGATTGCACGGTGTGCAACAAGTGACCACGTTGGTCCAGGTAGTTCTGCCGCCGCGAGCTCGCGGTACGACGTGGTCGAAGGTGAGCTTCGAAGCAGGGAACTTCTGGCCACAGTATTGGCAACACCACAAATCTCTCGCGTAAACGTACTGCCGGGTTAGCTTGACATCTGGCACGAACCGCTTGGTTTTGTAGCGAAGCCCAATAACAGCTGGGATGTTCCAAGTTAGGTGCTTGGAATGCACTGCGTCGTCGTACTCGCTGAGCACAGACGCCTTGTCGAGCCAGACCATGGTGACGGCGCGCTGCCAATTGATTACCCGGATGGGCTCGTAGCCCTGGTTTAGTACAAGTGTGCGTAGATTGGTGGGGTAGGTCATGGTGTATGTTTCTCCCTTGCAGCAGCTCAGAGCGAGAAGAACTGCTGCGCCAGCAAGCGCAATCTCTGAAGCATGGAAATGTCCTCCAACACGCATGATATAGCGTGCTTACCTGGGATGTCAAGAGGATTGTAGGCTACGAAAAGGTGGGTTCGAACTGAGAAGCGTTCAAGTAGACGAGCTCCTCGTCGTCCTCGAATTCTTTTTCAGCGGCTTCGTAGGCTTCCTCAGTAAGCATTTCGTGGTCGACGGAGGAGAGGGGAAGCCACGAGGCGCCGTCGTACACCTCGAGTTGGGAAGGTGGGATTGGTTGGGTGGTTGTCCACGCACCGGCATTGGAATCGTGGGTGCCAGGAGTATCTTCTTCGACGTCGGGCACGATGCCATCGGGGACACGGATAACGATGGGAATGAGGCCGTCTTGGACGGGGTTGTCGGCGCGATTCTCGGCCATAGCTCCCAAGCGGTCCACCCAGAAACCTACGCCGTCCCACTCAGACAGGAACAGTTTTCCTGCGGAGTAACCGGAGTAGCCCTTGCCAAAGGTGACACCGGTACCCGGGTGAAGTCCTCGAGCAGCGATGGCGGGGAGGCTACCAACGTAGGTGATGTGGTAGAGGTAATCATCGGCGTAGGCACGGCGGTAGGTGGCACCTTTATATCGAATTGTGGTCTTGTTACTGCTAGCAGTCGTAGACTTGTCGCACTTGAAGATGCGATGGAAGTCTTCCCGGTCCCATCTATCGATACCATTCGCGTTGAGGACAGCAACAACAAAGGTAACGCAGTTAACTGCTCCTAGTGGGTTTCTGGTAAATGTGACGGTCTTCGGAAGCTTTATGGTATCGTAGTGGTCGGATTGGATAGTGGGCTCATCAGTCAACTTGGATAGTGAAAATACGCCTTCCTTATGCCGATGTCCACTCATCTGTACGAAGTTTCCGGTAGCTTTATCCACAAAGCCGATGTGGTCGTAGCACCAGTCCTTCGGAGTATGTACACTCTTAGCCAAAAATAGTGTATCGCTACTATAACTCGCAGCTGTACGCGAGGTCGCTGCGTTACCATCTTCCTGTTTAAGCAGGTCGTAGACTAGCGTGTTGTACTTGTCGTAGGAGTGGTCGAAGGGGATGCCATATTTTTCTGCGATGAATTTGGCGACGGCTGCGGAGCGGGAGACTCCTCCCCAGCAGTGCACGTAGACACCCGCGAGCTCACGTTTGTTAGCGTTGAGCCATTGGATGATTTTCTGAGCGTCTTGGGTAGTGAATAGATCAGAGGACCGGGCATAGGGGTCACCGTAGGGTTTGTAGGGATCTGGTTCTTCAACATCGTCGAACTGGAGACGCAGGATGCTCCCCCACCCCTCGGGCAGGTTAGCGGTTCTGCCGGGATCGGTGATGGAAATGACACCGTAAAGTGGGCTTGGACGCAGACCTTTCATCTCCTGCTCGGAGTGGTAGCTTACCGAGTCGTACCCTGTATTGGATAGCGCGCGTTTGTACACGCGGCCTTTGTACAGAAGCTTCTGCATGTAGCTAGTCGCGGGTATCGAAGCCAGCTTTTTTCACTGCTTCATCGGGGGCATCGCCGGAAACCGTTGCCAGAGGAGCGCCTGTCGGAGCAGGTTCCCACTTATCTGACAAATAGTTTTGAGGGATATCGATTAGGAAAACAGACGTGGAGTTACTGTCCGGATCGTATTTCGCTAGCAGACCGCCGATATGCTCGTAGCGACCGTTAGCTGGGTTGAACTCGCGCCCGATGTACACCGAGTACGACGCCTTGGGATTGGTCACGAGAAACTCAGCGGTACCTTTGTAGTCGTCCTGCGCAGCTACACGAACATACGTGCGCCCCTTGTAGGTAAGCCTTTTCATGTCCCCACTCCTCGAGGAGGTGCGTCGCCAACCTCGGTAGAGCTCCATCGGGTCTCCGCCCTGCTCTTCCAACTTCTTCCGCAGACAAATCTCTTGCTCATCTGCTACGCGCTTCCACGCAGAGATGGCGGCGAATCGGAAGTCCACGTCGGCAGCATCAGCGAAGTGCTTCTGAGCAGCCGCGGCAACCTTATCGTAGTTCCACTCACAGGTGTCAGGATCCATCAGCTGATGACGGTTCTCTACCATCCATTGTACCACGTCATCCGTACGTTCGTAGATGTCTGCACATACGTACAAGCGTCTCCGGTACTTGAGTTTCCTTGGTTGCATACGAAAGAGTAACTAAAACTAGACTAGTGGCAAGTCGTCGCACTGTAACTTAGCGAGCTCGAGCTGGTTCTGCGCGCGGGCCACTGCAAGCTTTCGACCATTTGATCTCCTTAATGCTCCCTTTCGGATTTGAACCGAAACTAAACTGGGAAACGTCGAGCTCGTAGTAGCGTGTACCATCAGACCCTTCGGAGAATTTTTGTTCTTTCTCCTGTCCAAGCGGTAGTTGGGTGGCCACTAGGGCTGCGCCGCTTACCTTGAGAAAATCACGTCGTTTCATTTTGGTTCTCCTTGTACTCCATCTGAGGGCCGATCGTGGAGGTGTCAATCTTCCACACTATGTCCGGGCAGCCACAGGTTCCTCCTACCCTTTACATTTTACATTTGCGGCCACCGGGATTCGAACCCGGACGGAATTACTCCAGCGGGGCTTAAACCCGCTGCGTCTGCCAATTTCGCCATGGCCGCGCAACCATTATTCTCCAAACACCACCTCGTGCCCACACGCGCAAATGGAACTCCGTGGGTAGTACGCGTGAGGTGGTGGCACGTACTCCACGTAATGCGTACGGCCACATTTGCAAGTGTACACCGCTATGTCCTGCGCTGCATTCATGGACGCTAGTATCTCGAGCTCTTGCGCGAGGTCTTCTTCGCTGAGATCGGGACAGCGTTTTCTGAGGAACTTCTCGTAACGTTCTGCTTCTTTCACTGCGGTTCTCACTCCAAGCAACTAGCAGGTATTGTACCTCTCGAGGTGATTCCTGACAAGGGATTTTTGTAGGTGAAGTCACAGAGCTCCAGCGTAGCATAGTCGAATATTTTTCCGGAGTTGATTGTGTACTGTGCTTCCAGCTTGACCTCGGTGCCCACGGGAAGTGTGATGGTCACTTCGGGGTCTCCGAGCTCGAAGTCCTTCTTGTGGTGGTTGGCCCAGCGGACGAGGATAGGCTTAGTCAGTCTCATCTTCATTTTGCCAGAACTTTTCGTCTACTAGAAACTTGGTGGCAACGAACTTGAGTGGCTTGGGCAACTCTATTTCACCGCTCTGTGTTAGCTTGACGAACTCCCACACCTCTAGGTCTCGGTTGTAGCGGAACTGCACGTCCAGTGTGAGACCGCTGTCGAACTTCACACCACGGGATTGCGCCACCTTCACGTAGTCAGCTGTGGACTCGTCAACCTGATTGAGGAGTGTTTCTCGGGCGCGGCGGATAGTATCCCGCGTGGGTGGGTCCAGAGACTTGCGGAGACATCTCACGATGTACTCGTAGAGCTCCTCAGGAGTCGTTTGGTTGTCGGTGGGGTCACTCATTATGTTCCTTTAATTCTAGCTGCCATCGTAGCCTTTCCTTAGTTTGTCTGCCACCACGATAGCTTCTCCGAGAGTGGACGCGCGCCACTCCAGCACGAGTTTTTGTATTTGCTCGAAGGTGGACTGACAGACTTTCTGAGCGTCGCTGCCGTCGGGAAGGGTTTCCGCGAGGTAGTGAGCGAACACACCGAAGATGTTGAACTCCTGCATGGGCTCGAGGGGCTCACCATCACCTTTATCACATCATGGAGCACTGCAACGATTTTGTCCTGAATGTCATCCAGCTGTGCCATTACGCGCAGCGGGTGCAGGATGTACGGTTGTCTAGCCTTGTCCACCTGACCAGCGTGGGCCTTCGTGGCGATGGACAGCGCCAGGTCAAGTTGTTCGTGCATCCGGTCGAGCATTGTTATGCTTCGTCCCTAGTTTCTCGCTCACATTTGGCGCAGTAGCCAATATCAGTCCAGCAGTCCATGCAAGTCGGTCCGCCACAGCGTTCGCAACCTCGTGGGTCCATGTCTTCTGTGCCGATTTTCTGGCTGAAGCCACAGGAGCAACAGACCCACTCGGTGCCTTCGTCGTAGCCGCCGTCCTCGTTTTCATCGGGCCATCTGTAAGTGCTCATTGATTTCTCCTTTATGGTCTTCGCATCTGCGTACCTTTCGGAATAATCACTCCGGTGGTGCGCACGTGCGTATTTTTCAACGTCCAGAAGTGATCGCACGAGTCGCAGCCAGCTGCGGGTACGGTCACCTTGTGTCTTTTTCCTTTCTGGTCTATCTGGTTGAACACCACCTTCATTCGTGCCCTAGCTGAGCTACCACAGTGAGGACACGTAAATCGGTACCGCCAACGGTACCCCAAATAAATCAGGAGTGCAAGAATAATTACGAGTAGTGGAGCTATTTCCCGAATCATCGCTGGTAACCTCTACAAAGTATTTTACAAGATGAGTACGGGGACCCGCTAGCCGTCTTCAGAAGGCTCGGGTATCTGAGCGCCGTAGTCTCTAAAGAAGAGCGCGGGGTTTCCCATGTCTTCTTTTCTGAGCTGCTCCATGGTAACAAAGGGATTGACCTCCCACGTGGGCTGTTGCACCCAAAGTCGGTCGTCGTTATCTAGTGAGGATTTTTTGAGGGAACCCAGGAAACTGTTGGGGCTTGGAGATCCGAGAAGGAACAGTAGAGGAGCGGTGCCACTTTTATTCTGTCTACCACGAAGAGTTACTAAGCTATTACGGAGAGCTTGGTACACATCTTGGACGGAGTACCCCCAAGAAGTTATTCTCTCAATCCAATCCGGACTGTCGATGGTAGCGAAGACGCGCGTGCCCCCTCTGTGGCATTCGTTGAGGTCCGTTCGTCGTAGAACCAAGGTGCATCCTGGAAGAAAAACTTCTTTGAGGTTGCTGGGATCCTTTGCTAGTAAACTTCCTGAAGCGAACCACTGTGATTCATGTACGAGCCGCCAGAAGGTCTCCCAGATTGCTTTAAGTGGGTCTACGAAAGTCATCTCGATCTCCACATTGGGCGGCATACCAAACTGCTCATTGAGCGGTCTAGGCAAACGAAAAATCTTGTGTAGCACATATGTAGCTGCCACAGCGCTGAGGAAGGTGTTCCCCGACCGCTGTCCTCGTACGCCTACTACTTCGTGGTAGGGGCGTGCGAAAGCTTCAGTAACATCCTTTTTGCAAACTGGGCATTCCTTGTGTTTGGTTGGGCGATAACCGCAGTTGGGGCAGTATTCCTGGAACGCTGTACTGAGTAGTTTGATGTTTTGCGGAAAAACATCTTTCCGTCCGAGGAATTTTGGGTCGGTAATCCACTCGTACACGTTAGCCGCACCAAGGGCTTGGGGTAGAACAGGTGTCGTTTTTGCTACACGTTTGAGATGTTTGCAGGAAGCTGCTATTGAAGTCTCAGCTACAGCCTCTTCTGATGCATCTTCGCGCGCTTCGTGAACTACTGCGTATTCTTTTTCGCTGTGCTGAACAGCAACCATGAAAGCATCAAGGGGTTCGTGGTAGTAGGGTTTGTGGACCGTTTCTATTTTATGTCGGTGCCACTTATCACAATACTTCGCCAAGCCACTTTTGAACCAGGGAAGTCCTCGTCCAGTCTGACCGTCCCAGAAACGATAAATCAACGCGAAGGGTAGTACGCCTCTATCATCCCCTCGATAAAAATAGTCTTTCTCCGGATCGTAGGGACAGTCCGCCAGCAATCTAAAAGCAACGTCGATATACTTCGTAGCCGTTCCCAAACACATTTCCCGAATGCTGGTGTCGAAGCCTAGAGGACGCTCCCACTCCAAAGTGGCCATCTTTACGCAGCGACGAATTTCACTTCGGTAGTGGTACGGCAAAGCGAACCGGAAATTGTTCAGCCAGTCAATGTGGTCCCGAGGGAACAACCGTACCCCTTGCTTCACCGCTTTCTCATCCAAACTGCTCCAGTCGAGAATGTAGACTCGCGTGGAGCGGTGCTCGTCTCCACCCCAACTACTGAACTTGGTCTCCTTGAGAAAAACGAGGCGTGGGAACAGAAGGTTAGACTTCTCGTTACGAAACATGACAACTCTCCTTGTTTAGCGGTCACCACCCTGGTGACAATCCTGATACTTCTATTTTACAAGATGGAGTTGTCGCAGAAGGAGCTTGTCAGCACTTCGGTCGATTCGTTCTGCGGTAGGCGTCCTGCAGCTGGGCGAGTCCAGGGATGAGACCTCGTTGGGATTCGGGCCACCTTGTCCAAGCTTCCTGGCCGTCTGTTTGAAACGCGAAAAACAGCTCCTGGAGAGTTGTGCACTTGTCCTGGACGAGTGTTCGATTATCTTCTTCGTCCGGGATGGCAGCAATAAATCTAAAGACGCCGTGAGGGTCTTGCCCTTCCTCTGGACAGAAAACTTCCACAACGTGCCGCGCGAGGTTCGTTGGGCACTGGTGCGAGTGGAAGAGATAATCGTACCAATCCGGCTTGCCATCATCAGGCATCGAGTACGAATCTACAACTACGTAGAGGTCCCGTATTCGGAAGAGGCAGAGCATCGGCTGGCGTGGGCACTCCTTGGTAGTCACATCCTGCAGGACACCTTGGCCCGCTTTGAAGCGGACTTCGTGGTTGCAGATAGTACAGTGCCAGGGACCGTAGCTTTGGATGGTGTCCTTGTCTAGTACGTGGTCCACGGAGAAGTCGTAGTCACCGCAGTTCGGGCACTCGAGGTAGCGTTTCGTTTTAATCTTAGCCATGGCGAGTTTTCATGTTTTTTCTGTTGAGCCTCTCTGAAAACACGTGGGGCTCATCGTGCTCGTCTGCAATAAGCAGCTGCACGTCTTCTGGGATAACCCACGTAAGACTTTCCATGAAAGAAACCAGGGCGTCTATGTCTAAGTAGTTGTAGGCGCCAACCATCACCGTTCGTTGGATTGCGTAGGTGCCACCGTATTTGCGAGGGCTTATTCCGTCGTCTAAAAATACTGGAGGGACCTGATCGATGCTCTCGAAATACTTCGTGATGTCGTGCACGCGATCCTCGTCGCACACGGAAAAAGCGATGATGGTGTCTGCTATGTGGCTCATTTGGATCCCTTTTCCATTCTCTCTTGCAGCTCAAACATATCCTTGGGAGCTCCCATCGCTTCCCAACACTGGCGAAAAATATCGGGGTGGACAGGCCCAGCTTCGCGTGCGTCCTCGTACGCCACGATGCTGAGCTTCAAACCGAGAACTCGCACCAGCTTGACCAGAGTTCTCAACGTCAAATTATCGGGTCGGTTGAACAGCTGGGAAACACGCGCCTCGGAAATACCCAACGCTCGTGCGATGTCTTTTTGTCGAACTTCATTCTCGTCGATTCTTGTTTGAAGCTGCCCAATAAAATCGGAGGCTACAGCGTACTTGAATGCTTCTACACTTTCCGAGGTCCAGTGCTTAAATTCTGCCATAAGTCCTCCTAATGCTGGCGGGGAGACTCGAACTCCCACGGGTTGCCCCACTGGCTCCTAAGGCCAGCGCGTATCACCAATTTCGCCACGCCAGCAGAAAAACAATACAACGTAATGTAGTTTAATCGAAAAGAAATGTCAAGAGGAGAAAGCTCGGGGAGGAAACTTCCTCCCCGAGGCTAGAGGATTAAATCTCGAATCGCTGGGTCAACTTCCAGCCCTTGCGCTCGTCCCAACCATCAGACACGACCATGGAGGCGTAGAGCACCTTGCCCGACGTTTGATCGGTAGCGACCTGCCCGAAGAACTGGTCGTTGCGGATCGTCACGATGTCCGCCTGCGCATGCCCAGCGCGCTGCTCCTGGTCCTGCTGGAACTGGTCATCCAGCAACTGCCGTACTTGCCGACGTACGAGCTCGTCCTGCTTGGACTCCACCGACTCGAGCTCGGTGCAAAGATCATCGAGGTTCGACAGGTCCCGTACCTCGAGAGGTACGCGGGTCTTCAGAACCACCTCCGACTGCTGCGCTCGCTTGGAGGCCGCGATAGCTGCGCTGCCGTAGCACACGCGAACCAGCGGCTCCCACACCGTACGCCAATACTCCGTACACGGAGCACGCTCGCATCCCATCACTTCGCCGTTGATGAGGATGATGGCGCCCACCTGGTCCTCGACCACCTCGAACTCCGCAATGAACTGGTCCAGCTGGCGCTCGTACCCTTGCATGTACGTTACGAGGTTCTTACTACCACCCACACCAGCAGTCGTGTTGTACGAACCAATCGAGTTCCACAGCTTGTCGTAGCTACGAGCCTTCCGCTTCTCGAGCGCAGGCTGCCGCAGAGCCAACGGCAGGATGAGCATCTTATGCTCACCGCGGTTAATCAGGCCACCTTGAGTAGCCTGAATGCACATCGCGTTGTCCCAACTCTGCTGACGCTTCGCAGGAACAATTCCTGCCGTCGCCATCGCGTGGTCCTGTGCAGCCTGCTTCACCACGTAGCCCACGTGCGACGGCAACAGCACAGGCTTCTCCGATGGATTCGTGAAATTCATCGTACCGTAGCTCGACGTACCTACCCGAACAATGTCCGGCGTGGCAAAACGGTCATCCTGCAAATCCCTCTCGAGAGTCAACGGGATGATCTGCATCGCTCCCACCGTCTGAATACGACCCACTTCACAGCCACGAAGTACTTCTCTGATAGTCAACATTTTACACCTCCTACCGACTCAGCTGCTCAGCCGCCTGACGACCGAGGTCCGTGTGCAGAATGAAGCCCGAAGTGCTCAACTTGAGCAGCCCGCGACGCTGCAAAGCAGTCACCGTGTTCGGAGCAGCCACTCCACGGAATGACACGCCAGAACGACCCTCCGGGGAACGAGCGTACAAGTCCACCAAAGCAGACTTCATCGTCGAAGACAGGTCCCGCAGAACCTTCTGCACCTGCTTGCCGTTCTTCTCGTTCCCCACGGAACGACGACTCGATACAGCAGCTGAAAGCTCCTTCTTCCCCTGCACAGCGTCCATCGCAGCCCTGCGACCACGACGCAACAGCGTCTTCAGACCAGCCAGCGGGTCCTGCTCCAAAGCCTCCCGCAACATAATAGTCGCCAGAGCCTTCGGGTCCTGCACCGCCAACGTCGGCACCAGGTCCGACGCCAAACGACGCACCGAAGCCGTCTCAGCCGCAGCCACAGGGTTCAGGTGATAAATCGGCGTCGACACGTTTACACGACGCAACGCCCGCACCACCTCCGCAAAACGACCAGCCGGAGTGTTGTCGTAACCATCGCTGATCACAAACACCGAGCTCGGACTGTGATCCCGAATAGCCTGCACCAGCGGCAACGCCAAAGACGTGTCACCCGCTGGACGGACCAAACGACGACCACGATCCTTGCCGCCCACGAAAATACGACGCGCACCAGCAGCGACCAACATATCGCTGATCGCCAGAGCGCTCGCCATCGGCGCCAACTTCTGGGTCTTCTCGTCACCGATCATCGACCCCGAAGCGTCCACCAACACCACCGTGTCCTCGCAGCTCACCGGGAACGACGTGGCCGACTGTGCAGCCTTTTCGTCCAACGCCGTACGAATCTCGCTCGTCATCCCACGCTCGTACGCGTAGATGTAGAGCTTCTTTGCATCGTACCGCCGCGGGTCGAACTCGACCTTCGTACCAGCCTGCTCCACGCGCCGCTGGTGCTTGATTTTCTGGCCGTCCGTGAACGCACCCGTCTTCGCCGTCAACCGCAGCACGTCGTCGTGCGACTTGCGCGGATGGAAACGAGACCGAATACCTTCGAGCACCTCCGGCGGCAAACGCTTACCCGCCGACAGGTCGTCTCGAGCATCCACGAAAGCGCGCAGCAACGGAGTATCCCACCGACCACTCGCAGAACCCATCACGAAAGCGACGCACTCTTGCACAGTGTCGAAGGCGTTACCTTCGTTGCTCTCTACGTACTTCCACACGTTCTCGGAAAGAATTCCGCGCTCCTTAACCGTGAACGCGCGCTTACGGCAAACACTGCCGATCACGCTCGACATCCGCTTGCCCCAGGCATGCTGCAGAGCCAGCTTCATCTTGCGCCGGTACTTCACGCTCCACCACGGAAGCTTGTCCGACCCGAGCAGAAGCTGCAGGATGACCCGACGCGTGCGGCTGTTGTTGCAGCCCGTCTCGCGTAGCATACCGAACAGCTGGAACATGCGCGGCGTCGTGATGCTCGAAGCTAGAGCCCGAACTACCTCGCGCTCCATCTGGAGCTCGTAATCGCTCGGCTCACCCACACCGGGCCACTCGAGCAGCATCCACGACGCGAGCTTTCTCGAGTTGTCCGTCAGACCGTTCAGGCAAGACAGCAGACTGTACGTCTGTCGATCCATGCCAAACAGTGTCGCGTGGGCCAGCTTCTCAGCGCGCTCCTGGTCCTCCCGGGTGTTGTAGTGGGTTGCTCGACCCGTACCCGTGGTAGCGATGTCCAGGAAACTCGTCACGACTCGACCGACGATTCGCTTTTCTCGGTCGTTGAGGTCGATGGGCTGGCCACGAAGCAACTTAGTTGCGAGCCCGTGAACTTCCGGAATACCGTACTGTTCACAGAACACGCGGTTACTGGTGGCGACGTCGCGGATCCGCTTGGCCTCAGCCTGGTCCGCCACGACGTAGCCATCAAGAAGTCGACCGTCCGGTCCCGGGACTGCTTTGAGTCCAGGTTCTACGGACAGTCCAAGCTTCAGGCCCAGCTTCGTACCTTTGTCGTTGGCGTCCATGAAGAGGACGTGCGAGGTGGTACGGGTAGCCAGCTCCCGACGCAAATCGGTTGTGCTCAGTCCCTTACGCATGATGTGGAACCTCCGTTTGCTAGTAATGCAGTAGACAAAAGAAAAGGGTTCGCACTACTGCTGGTGGGAACCCTTCCTACGCCTACTTGGCGTAAAAATTAGCTGGCGGTAATTTGAAGGTCAGCTTGGTTTTGAAATGCAGGATTTGAACCTGCGACCTCTTCGTTTGCAGCGAAGCGCTCAACCAACTGAGCTAATTTCTGTAGTGACCTTGCCGTCCGCCAAAACCTGATCAGCGTCTTGCGCTGGTAGTTGTTGTGTTGAGTTGTGATAATAGCAAACGGAGCAAGAGTGTCAAGACTTTTTTGAAGGGGGCATCTTGACTCCCAGTCCAGAATGGTTATGTTAAATATCACACAGCGTAAGACAAATCATTTTGAAGCGAACTTTCAAATACCGTCTCTATCCTAATGAAATACAAAAGGAAGCCCTGTCCAAAATTCTTCATGTAGCGAGATTTGTGTACAATAGTGGTCTTCAGCAACGTAAGGAGCACTACGAATACACAGGGGACTCGTTGGCCTATGAGGATCAACGTACAACTTTCCAGAATCTGCGGAATGAAACTGAATGGCTACAGATTCTAGGAGCGCACCCTACCCAACAAGTTCTCCGAAGAGTGCGCTTGATGCTGGACTTGGGATATTCAAAGAACTACTGCAGTACAAAGCGGAAGAAGCTGGTACTACATTAATTTTTGTAGATCCTAAAGGAACCAGTATCGATTGCTCTGCTTGCGGTCAACCAGTTAAGAAGAAGTTGAGTACCCGAGTTCACTCTTGCTCCTGTGGACTTACGATGGACCGCGATGAGAACGCGGCTAGGAATATCTTACAACGGGCCCGGACGGGGCCTTCGGGGGCTAACGTAGGCCGTGGGGCCAAGCGTTCTCCGAGAAGCCGCTGCGCATGCTAGCGGAGTCGTCACTGAGAGGTATTGTGGAATCAATTAACACTACTAACTTTAAGAGGTCAAATGATGAGAGGTAATGCAGAAGCGGGTTTGTGCTTTTAAGCAACCCCGCCATAAAAGCGGCGGGGCCTGGACTTGAACCAGGAATACCTTGTTTTTCAGACAAGTGCTTTACCGTAAACGCTCCTAAGTCCTCTCGAAATCTATGCTCTCAGCACCTCCTCGTGCTGTGAAATTTAAAGTCGCGGTAGTGTCCAGGTAAATTGATGGATGGTTATCCACAGCTTATAATGCTGTTGCCTTTACCAATTTGGCCACTTCCCCTTAAATGGGGAAGCCAGGACTTGAACCTGGAAAATTTCCTGTAATTACCTAGTAGTCCGCGAGCTCGTTGTATCTTTGATGTATCCTTTCAGCGTTACGCTGTTGTATCTTAGTTCCGAGGTAGTATGAAGGTAAATGGCGAAGTAACAAGGAGCGGGATTTGAACCCGCGACCTTCGGTTCTCAATACCGACGCTCAACCAACTGAGCTATCATTGTTTTTCTGTACTTACCTTCCAGTCCTCGAAATCTTGTTCCCTTAATCTTGAAACCATTGTAGCGAGCTGAACGCTGCTGTCAAGCACTAAATCGCGAGCGGTGTCGATTTTTGCTGGTCCTCAGAGTAGGAGTAAGCCCAGTAGAGGAGCCCATTGGGATGTCTGTAGATACCTGAAATTTTCCACCCTTCCTTTTTGAGGAAGATTTGGGTAGTATTATCGTTCACGTCTACTGCACGGACTCTCGTGTTGTCTACGAACACGTCTAGCCAACGCTTGCCAGAAGGAGGGAGCTTTCTGCCTGAATCTTTAAACAGGCGACGTTGTGTGTGTTGGCAGATCAGGAGTTCCTCCACTTCGCTTCGGCAGCAGGGGTCAATCTCTCGAAGGCTCAGGACGCCGCTGTCCACCAGGCCCGCGAGGAGTTCCTTGGTGGCGCCTTCGTTATTCGTGCGCACGAAACAGAAGTAGGGGTTACTCATCGTCTTTCTCATCCAGGAGCTCCAAGATCTCCCGACTCATCCGTTCATCGAAAGCTCTCAGCGCATCCTGGTACTTCGCTTCGAGGACGTCGCGGCCTGCGAGTGTAATATTTTCGACGTCCTTCAGAGGCTTGGGCTCGTCCAGGAAGTAGACCTCACCTGCGGGAAGTTCTGATAACTTGGGATGTTTCTTGCCTTTGCTCACGATCGTTCCTCCTAGAAGGCATCATGCTCCAAGTCGAAGAAGGCTATGTTGTCGCCGGTGTGGTTGACTTCCATGCACATACGCTGTTCGATGTGGAGCTCCACGTACCGAGGGGAGGGCACGAAGCCGACGGATATTTTAACGGGCCACAGGTAAAGAGTACCTACGGCTTCGGGGCTGCCGAAGACGTAGCTGCTCATGGGCGCCAGGAAGCGTAGTGTGTCATAGCGCAGGCTATCTGTGTAGACGCGTAGCGTTGGAGCGTCGTCGGAAGGGGGTGCCATCGTTCCGATGAAGGAGGTGGTCAGGTGGTTTCTTTCAGGGAGTAACGACAGATGCGCTTCTCGGGAGCGTCGGAAGCGTGGTGGGAAGCAGGGAATCAATAGAGAGCGGGGACTTTTTACTCCGAGGTCGAACACGCGATGGTCGAGACGGTCGAAGGTGGGCCGTTTGGCGAGGTCGTCGTAGGTGTCTGCGAAGTTGCTACAGGCTTCGTTGACCAAACGGATAAAGATGTTCTCCTCTCGCACCGTGGTGCCTTCCAGGAGGTCCTGAAGTTTCTCTTCGAGAAGATGGTACCCGCACTCTCTGGCTTCTTCTACACTCAGGAAGAAGGCTGTGAGAAATTTGAAATCCTTGAGGCGCCTTCCTTGAAAGAACGGTTCGGCGTCTTCTGCCATATCTTCGATGTGGAGCAGTTTTCTGGCGAGAGACATTTGTTTCCAGAGCTCGATGGCGTCTTGTGCCAGTGTGGTGAGGACTTCTCGAGCGCCTTCTTCGTCTACTTCTGCTCCGCAGAAGGCTTCTTCGAAGCGTTCTTTTTGGTCAGCGTAGTAACCTAGGAACATGGGTGGCTACTCCCATCCTTCGTTTTTCCACTCTTTACAGCTATTACCGGTGAGCTCCATGGCACAGGACTGGCAGTACCAATTGAGCTCATCGGCGTCGGGGCGAACGGTGCCGTCTCGAGCGTTGCAATCGGTGCAGGTCTTCTCGAAGCGGGGCGCCATTTTGTTATACACGCGCACGGTCCATTTGCGGAACTCTTCGGAGAGTGGCTGACTACGCACTACCTCGTTGGCGTGGTCCATCATTTGAATGCAGTCACAGCAGTACAAGGAGGTTTCGTGTACAGCGGCGCGGCAGAACTTACACTGGCCTTCGAGGACCTCGGTCTGTTTAGCGGAGGGGTTGGTGGGACTGATGTAGACGTCGCCTCTGCCCGTGATGACGAAGCCGACGGAAATCACTTGAGCTGGTTTGTCGGGTTCACGAGTAGTCAAGCCACCAGTTTTTCCGAGGAACAGAGTTTCTCCGAGAAGGCTTTCGTAGGTGCGGTCGCCGGTTGAGACGTAGTGGAGCAGCTGTGGCATCAGTCCCTGGATGACGATTTCCGCTTGGTCGCCGGGGAGTGCGTCATGGTCGGTGTTCATCGACATCTTCACTGTGGCGCTTTCAAATACCAGCGCAGGCTCACCGTCTTCTTCACCTAGTACCCAATTGGGATCTGAGTCCTCGTAGCGGACGAGCACCTTGCCGCCATTAGCTACAGCAGCCTCTATCAAGTCACCTATCTTGCCCATCGTTTTCTCCTTGTCGTTTCAGGTGGCACACCGAGCAGCTGCAGTGGGGATCGTGCTCCGGTGGCTCTTCTGCTTCGAGTTTCCAGTTTTCTACTACTTCTATGTTCACACCGGTTCCGCGCACCTTTTGAACGGAGCCGCAGTTGAGACACACGGCTTCGGTACCTCGGTTGCGGTAGCGGAATTTTTTGTGTTGGCACTTAGCTGCTCGAGCTATCTTCTCCGCCGGGGTCAGCCTTCGTCCCTTCGTCGACCGGGTTTTCTTTCTCGTCCCGCGGAACTTGCTGGATGCCATGGGAAGCCTCGAGTTTTTCTATTCGTTTGTGGAGTCGCTGAACTTCTGCGACGAGTGCCTGGTTGACAGCGTGGACGCTGTCCATACCTATGAGCATTCTCTCTAACACTGTAGGAAGGTCGTCAAAGAATCTGTGGAGGGCGTGCTTGTCTTTCGCAAGGGATTGCACAGAATTTCCGAGCTCCCAATCGGGAGAACCGCCGAAAGTGTAGGTGCCTTCGTGTTCAACGCTACCGCAGCCTGTACAGAGAAAGTGGTTGTCTGAGAGCTCGACAATTTCGGCGTTGTCGTCTGAGCACTGCCAGGAACCGCAGGTGCGTTCTTTTTCTTCTTTGGCTGTTTTGTCGTTCACTGGACACCCCACAACTGGCTCAAAAAAGGTCTTCCTCTAACCGAGGATCTCCTAACGGACACTCTGCCCAAATCTTATCTTTTTTCGGACGACCTCTCCTTCTAGAAGGACGCGCACCATCTGGCTCTAGAGGAAGCCCCCCTGGACCGTCATCTGGCGTGTCGGGCCACACCAACGTGTAACCGTCCCGACTCTCGAGAATCTTCCCGCGCTCTTCACAGCGTTTCATAGCGTAGCGATAGAACGCCCTGAAACCCTCCTCAGTGGACGGTTTGAACATGTCGCTCGCGGTATCGATGTCGTCCAGAAGGGACCACAGCTTCTCTGCTGCTTCTTTGTAACGTGTGGCTTCACTTGCCATCGGGCGCCTTCTTTCCGCCCACCATCAGTGGACCTACTGGCTCAAACAGGATGTTAGTTTCCCCAACATATGCCACGCGGAACGTGTAGTCCTTGATTACCACATCCTCTCCCACCGTGAACACGGACCAGTGCTTCGGCACCGGCTGTCCATTGGGACGTAGAAGCGCTCCTGGATCGTCTAAACTTTTCTGCATTTGCCGAAGCCGACGCTGCATCTCCCGCGTCTGATTTTTTACTAACTCCTCGTCTGCTTTTTCAGTAAGCGGTACGAAGCGGTTGCTATCCGGGTCCATGTGCTATTCCTCCAAAGGTTTGTAAGGTTCCCACCCCAAAAACTCGTGCTGTTTACACCTCGCGTCTTCCCAGGTAGGGACCTCAAAAGTTTTCAACAACACAGCGTCTTCCTCTACACCATGTGTAGCTGGATCGTGCTCAGCCGGGAACATCGTGTAGCAGCATTCGCTTTCGGAGTACCAGAGATCATATTTATTCACTGTGGTGCTCCACAACCAGGACACTCGAGCATGTCGTTGGCAATTCTTCTGCCGCAGTAAGGGCAGTACTGCTTAGCAGCGGGAGGCTGCTGTGCTGGACGCGGGCGTAAGGAGGGAGGAGGTGGCGGGGGTGGGGGCCTAAGAGGACGTACCCTACACTGCTGTGCCACGTCGACTCCGTACGCTGCTCCGAAGAAGTCGACGAGCACCTGGTCGGTGTACTCCTGACGGTTCATCTGCTCCTTCAGATGCTCACAAAAAACCTTCCCGAATCCCATGCAGCTACTCCTTGTCCCTGAAACGACAATTTTCCGTGTGCGCGACGTGGTTCCAGTTGTAGTCTTCGCCGCAGGGGCACCGCCCGTCGGGCCAATCGATTTCTCCACGGATGAACGCGAGCAGAGCATTTCGTTGGGCGACAAGCTCAGCCACGGTAGCTACATTATCTGGGAGCTCGCGGTCCTTGAAATACTCGTGGGCAAGCTCATTGGCGCCTACAAATTTGGCGTGTTGTTCTTCGTGGTGTTTGACGTTCTCCCAATCTTCATCGGGAATGGTAACACGACCAGTCTCGACTAGCAAGAGCACGTACGCTTCCCACAGCTTGCGGGTATTTTTGTACGCCATAAAGTTGGTGCCAAGCTCTTCCTCGAAGCTGCCTTGGCGTGTGTAGCCGATACGCTGCAGGATGCGGATGCACTCGTTGTGGGAGGGGATGTCTACGAAGGGATCTGAGTAGGGGTGCTCGAGGAGGCGGAAGATGCAGCCTTGGGCACTTCCTTCTTTGCAAAAGTTTTTGCGTCCACTGAAGGTGACTTCTCCGGTAGAGGGGTCTGTATGCGTGTGTTCAAACTGAACGCATCGGTCGCAGACAGCGTTGTGGCAGGTATCTGGGTCGAGTCCTTGTTGACGTTCACGCTCCTTGAGAGCTTCGTCGTGGGCGCGGTACATACTGTGGCGTTCCATGGCATCCAGGAAGCCTTGTTGGACATCTTCTACAGACGTGCCGACCATATCTGCGAGGCCGGTGGTAGATACACCTAATGACTCTGCGACGGCGTCTGCGAAGTCGGCCTGTTGTTTCTTGGCGCGGCGCTCGTCTAGGCTGACGACTTTGTCGTCACTCATCGGGGGTTTCTTTCTTATCTGTGGTGTCCTTGACGAGCTTGAGCTCGCTGGCGGGAATGTCGGCTACCAAAGAGGCTTCTCCGAACTCCAGGGTACGGGCGAACTCAACGCGCACGTTATAGCTGGAGAAGTCGTGCTCGTTCAGCTCCTGGTTAGCGACGACGATTCCAGTGCTGTTGGGGTCGATGGAGTAGAGCATGAAAAACTGGGCCCGGAGAGGCACACCCAGTTTGTTGCATTTGAGCTCTCTGGAGCCATCTGTGAACACGAGGGATTCTTCTCCCACGTAGCGGACGACGTCTCCTTTTTCGTAGGTGGTAATCGTTTTCATGGTGTGCCTCCTTTTAATGCCTTCAAACCTTCGCGGAGGATGTCTGGAGCGTTTCTCGGAATATCTCCGTAGAGTTGTTTCATGTTGAGCTTGGCGTAGCACTCGGGGCAGAATCTCTGCCGTTTATCGGGGCCTTTTATTTCGAGGACCCACTCAACGTCATTTCGCAGGCAGAGGGTGCAGCTGAGGAGTGCGCGACCTTTGTAGTCCTGGAGCCAGTACGCTTTTCGGTCGGAGGTGTCACACTGGATGAGGGAGAGGAAGAACTCTTCGGCTTTCAGGTCGGGGTGGCCTTTGGCTCGAGCGGCGTCGCACTTGCGTTGGAGCTGCGCGGCGATGATGAGACACTGGATATCGATGTACATCTCGCGGGTGATAAACCGGATGATGGTTTCGTTTTCTCCACGGGAGCCGGTGTCTGCCAGGCGCAGGTCGAGCTCCGGATTGATGTCTTGGCTGGTGAGTGACATTTTGTGCTCCCGGTTTTATTTTACAAGATGGAAGGGGATTTTTGGAGGGAGGATGCGACTGGAGAGAGTCGAACTCTCACGAGCACAAGGGCTCACATGGACCTGAACCATGCGTGTCTACCATTCCACCACAGTCGCGGATGCTACTGGGGAGACTCGAACTCCCACGGACACAAAGGTCCACCAGATCCTTAGTCTGGCGCGGCTGCCAATTACGCCACAGTAGCAGACTAGTCCCCTATGAACGATACGATAGATATGTCAAGGGGGAATCGAACCGAGGGATGATGCAAAAGCGAGTAGCCTGGTTATGTTAACCCGCATAATCTAGTTAGAGTATAACACAGCAAAGAAAGGAACCGTATCTATGGCACCCAATGGTAAAAAGTGCGTTGTTTGTAACAAATCCCTTACAGGACGACAAAGTAAATACTGCTCCAACAAATGCAAGTGTGTGGTCACCAATAAGGCGTACCAAACCTACGCGAGGCAAAAAGAGCGTGGTGTGCGAAGACGAAAAATGATAGTGAAATACTTCGGTGGGAAATGTAGTAGCTGTGGTTATGACAAAAATTACGCCGCGCTAGTTTTTCACCACAAGGACCCTTCAACAAAAAAATTCAAATTGGATAGCCGTCACTTGGCAAACACAAAACGTGAGCGCTTGGAAGAGGAAGTGCTAAAATGTGAGATGCTATGCGCAAACTGTCATATGGAAGTTCATCATCCAGATATGAACATTCCTTAATGGGCACGGCAGGGTACGATCCTGCAACCCACGGTTTATGAGACCGTCGCTCTGACCAATTGAGCTACGTGCCCCTTTGATTACTCTACTATAGGGAACTCATCCTCTACAGTCAAGACAACATCTGAGAAGTCGTATCCGTCAACGGGGATGCTCACGCTGCCCAAGAGGAGCCCGACGTTCTTGCTGCGACCCATGCGCTCGACGCCCTTGATACGTACAGGCTGGCTGAAGTCCAACTCGTTGACGCGGTAGTTGATGACCACCTGCATCCCTGGAGCAACTGTACCTTCCTCCAAGATGCCCGTGAGCACCAAACCTCTACCGTCGATGTAGAACTGATCCATGTACCGAAAGCGGCCCAGCACAGGGGGAGGACCGTAGTCCAATGATTCTATAACTACTCCGAGCTCCTTTTCTACTTCCCACACAATGTCTTCCCACACCCACCCGGCATCGCGTTTCACGAGGCGCACACGTTCGCCGGTAGAAAGGGCGAAGGAAATTTTCCAGACTTCCGAGTTCCCGTCTGCGTAATCCCGAGCTTCCCGAAGAGTGGGAAAGTATTTCAGCTCCCCACAGCTACTTCTCGTTTGTACTTCCATCAGTCTTTTCCCTGTGAAAAACGTTTCCGATACGCCTAGCGCTTTTATGTTGGTTTTTGTAAGGGCTCCATACTCGTCTGAAAGCTTCCAGTTATCTGTCTTGTCACAGAGTTGTCGTTTCTTCGGCACTGGAGCTTCTTTCTTGGAAGGCTCCGGAAAATGTCCTTCAAGTATCCATACCATATCGATGTACCCCCGACAAGTACCACAGCGATACCGATATTCACCACGATCGAAGAGGTCTTCTGCGTAATCAGGAACTTCACAGCTGCAAACGGGGCGCGGACGGATCATCTGGCCGAAAACCTTCTCGAAGATCCACCGTCGACTGATGATGGTATCGTCAAACATTTTAACGAAGTGCGTCTTTCATGAGCTCCTGCGCGCAGAGCTCGGCAAACTCGGCCAGGTGTCCGTTGGTGAATACAGAGGTGTCTCCACCGTTGCTTTCCGCGATAAGCTCAGTCACTACACCTGCTGGCAGGTGGTCACGCATGAGTAGGTAGAAGAAGCTGGTGAGGGGGTCTGCGCTGCTGTACGTTGGCATCTCATCAAAAAATTTTTTGAGCCTGCAGTCAAACTCCTCGTTAAGGGGAATCCTTCGTTTGATCGTCCCGTCGGCTATCCTTTCCACAAACTGTTCACCTTCTTTAACTGTCTTTGGATCGAACCTGAAACCTTTGGGCATCGTGATTTTTCCTTTCTAAATCAGCTTATAATTCCGGGCCCACTTTCGGACCGCGTTGTCGGACACACCGTACTTGCGCCCCATCGCGCGCCAGCTCATCTTCTTGATGTCTTTAGCGAGGGTGGCTTTGTTGGGGCGTTTGGTACGTCGAAGGGCGAGACCCTTGCAGGTGTTGCCGCAGTACTTCCTCTGGTTACCGGTAAGGGGTTCATCGCAGATGACGCACTTGCCGCGGTCTTTCTTGCCGCGGGCGGTGATGTGCTCGGTACGTTTGATACCGAAGCGTTCGATACCGGGGGCTCCTCGAGCGAACCAACCGTGGAGTTTGTGGTGCATTCGGATGGGGAGGACGAGGATGTTGATGGGCTTGTTGTTGAGGACGTCGCCGTCGAGGTGGTGGACGGTTTCGTCGTCGCGGAGGGGGCGCCCTAGGAGCTCTTCGGCTACGAGGACGTGGTAGTGGATGTAGCCGCGCCAGGACTTGTTTTTCATGGCGCGGTGGTGGTCTGGTCGGTAGACCATCAGGTAGCCGTTGAGTAGGCGGTCGCTCTTTTTCCTAGCCATTTTTCTTTCCGGGGCAGCCGTGGGACATGGAACGGGGGAGGCGCTGCATGTCTTCGCGGTCGAGGAGGAGTTGTTTGCCGCAGAGGGAGCACTCGTAGAGTGTTTGCTGGAAGGGGATTTTGCCGATGGAAAGACCGCCGTAAGTGATTACCTTAGGATGGTCAAGGTCGAAGACGTGTTTGCGGTTCTTCGTTTTCAGTTTCTGGATGAGTTTGTGAAAGAACATGGGTAGGAGTGAAGGGGAGGGGTGGGGTTGCCACCCCTCCCGCGGTTAATTAGCCTTGCCAATCAGCTGGAGGTGTGCAGCCTTTCTCGGCATCTTTGGGGAACGGGTTAGCGACGTGGACTTTGCGGCTGAGGTTGATACCCCTGGCCTCGAGACCCTTCTTGTCGTCGTAGTGGATAGCGAAGACTTCAGCTGGGCGGTCCTTGCGGCTGAAGCTGACTTCCGTTACCTCGTGCGAGGCTTTCTTTCCGAACCCTGTTCCGATGTTCTGCGTAGACATTTTTCTGCTTTTCACTCTTCGTGCGCTGCGGCTTCCTCCAGTTGACCTGAGAACGTTGCTACTGCTAACAGAACCTTGTTGCGATGCGGGGGTAGTGGAGCAGTAGTTAATGTTGACGCCACTTGAGTCGTCGCAAGTGAGCTCCCTTGAATCGCAAGTAACCGTGGTATCACCACCTACCCAATCCACGTTCACTTCTCCAGAAGAGCGCTCTCTATCAAAGTTACTGTCGGTATAAGTAAGAGTGGTCCAGGTGGTAGAGGGGTAGCTTACGTAGCTGGGGCAATCTTCTTGGAAGATCGCGCAGCCGATAACGCCGACGTTCCGGGTGTTGCCTTTCTTGGCGGCGTAGGACTTTCCTTTGCCCTGGAAGACGAATTTCGCTACGTCGTCGTCGTCGAGACGCCACCCGGGAATCTTGAGGGTCTGGTAGGGGTTGACGACGTACCCGTTACCGTCCAGGCTACCCTTCTTACCGTCCATGATGGAGAGGCCGTCGACGGTCATGACGGCGAGGATTCGGGAGCCGGTGTTGTTGCGCACGAGGAGGGTGAACTCGGAACCGGGTCTTCCCTCGATGTAGTACCTTCCTTCGTGAGCGTACTTGGTTGTGGATTTTCCGTGAATGAGAACGTCAAACTCGTAGTTCGGCATCCTTCTCTCCTGCCCACTCCTACGTGGGACTTCTTGGTTATGCCTGCGCACCGCAGGACTTCACACAGGGACACAACGTCCCTATATGTATTTAACAAGATGGAGAGTAAATTTTTGAGGAGGAGCTACCGGAAGAGGCGTTTATTTTCGAGGGCAAGCATGGTCATCTTAGCTCCGAGCTTCGACAAAGCGTCGTGATAGTCGGAGCTTAGGTGGTTGCTGCTGTACTCGTGGGCGAGCTCATGGATGAGCAGCTTGAGGATTTTCTGCTTGGAACCCTCGAACCACTTACGTCCCAAGCGCCGCAGGTTGAGATGCAGGACGCCGCTACCGTACCAAGCGGAGAAGCAGTTACCTTGGTGTTGGGAATCGTTGACGATGACCACGGCTACCTTGAAGCCTATGAGCTTCTCGGAGAGACGGACGATCATATTGACGACCTGGTGCATCGCCGGGGTCCAGTCCTTCTTCTCGAGGAGCTTTTCGGGTCTGCCATCGGCGCTGTATTGGACGTTCTTCGTGGGGAAGGTTCGTCCCGCGGGCACGATGGCGTCGGCCTTTTTGACGGCTTCCCACTGCTTCTTGGAGAGGGAGCGGCCGTGAACGACGGTGTATCCTCTAGCCTTGGCACGGTTTTCGGCTTCGCGGTCGGACGGGTCTGCGATGACCACCTTGGAACCGAAACGCTGTTTCACTACCGCCTTGACCGCTTCCTCGGAAACGTCGTCGTCCTCAAGAGCTTCGTTGACCCAGCCTTCCGCGGCGTCATCGGCAGTGAGCAGGTCGTGGGTCTCGTTGAGCACGAGGGAACGCAGTTTCCGAAGGTAGCTCGGGGGCACATTATCCCGGTTCATGTTGAGCGGAACCTTCTGACAGATGTCGACGTGAAAGCGGTCTCCGGTCTCCACGACGGGAATACCCATCTCGTACAGGTGAGCTTTCTCACCGCTCTTCACCTGGTACACACGCACCTCGGTCTTGCGATTGGTCCGCACAAGATTGCCTTCCTCATCGGCACGGAGCGTGGGAAGGATAGCCTCGAATGTGTGGATAGGCTCCCGTCCCTCGAGCTCCTCGTCGTTAAAAAAGGTCGGGATGGGTGGGATGAACAGGTCGAGTGCTCCGCAAGCCTCGTCGTACTGCTGCTGATTCATCTTCAGCATACCGTGGAAGACGGTACCGGCGTCACGCTTCTTGCGACGGTGGGTACGCTTACCGCTCTCCTCGAACTCCACCGTTCCCTTGGTGGTACTGATGCGCGCCCACTTGCAGCGGGCCAGCACAAGCTTCTCGCCCAAGGTGAAGACACCACGCTTTTCGGGGTTGTCTCTCTTGGACGACGGAGCGAAAAGCGTATAGGCGTGCGTGAGATTTTTGAATCCTTCAGGGCTATCGTCCTCGACGATAAGCTCCGCGAGGGGGCGCCCCGCAATTTTGATGAAGGTAACCTTCACCTTCTCCGTGTCGTCGGCATCCCAGCTGTTCTGAAGAAGCTCAGCCAAAACACCCCACGCAGGCTTCTTTGCCACGAGCTCCCGAAGACCTTCTTTGTCAACTTCCAACCATTGATTTGCCATGTAATATCACCTCCGTTGTGTAGGAAACAATACTACATCCACTTTACGTTGTCAAGAAAAATATTCGGGGCAAAAATTAAGGCACGAAGCGGGAGGCCTCGTGCCTTAGTGGTAAACCGCTACTTGGGAGACGTGCGCTCGGCATCTCTCTGCTTCGCCTAGGCACACAGCGCACGTTAGCGTCTACCGCGATCCTTACTCAACAACCGATACGTAAAACTACCGCAGTGGTCGCACTTCCACAGGTACTCTTCTTTGTACTGCTGATGAAGAATGTCGAGCTTCCTTTTGGAAACGCCACAGCAAACAGGAGCGAGATTATCGGCAGTCACAGCGGTGCGCTCCAGTTCGCGTTCACGGTTCACACAGATAGATAACGACGTTCCGTCTACGAACGAGCGTGGCCATCTCCGTTACACTGAGGGCAAGTTGCGTGCACCATCTCACAAGAGACGTAAGCAATATCCTCAGGAGATTCCTCTTTTTGTTGGCGGACCACACCGAGACCCTGGCACTCTTTGCAGGGAACGGGAAGCTCTCTGGTAGCTTTGTGCTTTCGGTCATCGAAGAGGATGAGCTTGCCCGGTGGTACACAGAACAGGAGCTTGCCGCAGGTAGGGCAACCGGGGGAGGTGCCGATTATCTCACTGAGGCTTTGGACGAGAGGGAGCGCCATTTTGGCTTGGCACTCGGGGCAGTTGGTGTAGAGAGGTTTATTCATTTGGTGTAGTTCCGGGAATATGGAGATAGATACCATATTCGTCCATGAGATCTCGTATTGCTTCTGGAGTGGGGACTTCCATGGTTGTTAGTTCTGCAAAGAACCTAACTAGAGCGTTGCTGCAAGCGAAGCGTGCTTTATCTCCTACCCACTCAGCCTTCGAGATGGTAACAGCTTTATCTGTTCGTACACCTTCGTCGTCAACTTCATAAAAGCATACTGAGGCTACGGCGGTTTCGTTGAACTTGTCCAAGTCGAGGCTCATTGGTGACTCCTTGTTTCAACAAGCTACAGCTGTCAAAATTGTTTGCCGCCATGCCGGTAGGCACGTTGATCGTTGTACTTCGCTTTCGCGAGAATAGCTTCTCCGATACGGACATCGTGCACGTGGCAGTATTCGAGAATGCGGATGATGGCGTCCGCGAGCTCCTCTTCTACTTGGGAGAAGCCTTCGATTTTCTCGCTGGGTGGATTGCCGTGGCGCATGGCTTCTAGAGTTTCGGACAATTCGGAGTGAACCAAGGCGATAACTTCTCCGTGGTTTCGTCCTTCGCTGGGCCACCAGCCGTGTTCTTTGGCGATACGGTGGAGGCGGCTGGCGAGGTCTTGGGTACGTTGGACCCACTCTTTGTCTCGGTTGGTGATTGTGAACGTCATTTCTATTCCTCTTCTGTGAGCCCGAGCTGCTTCTTGACCAACTCCGCATTGACGTACACATGAATATCCTCAGGAGGAACCTCCAACGTGCGCACCTGCAGGCATGGAGCATCTTCAATACAAAGAGACGCTATAAGTTGGCACCCGATTTCCGCGTGTTCTTTTCCATGAACACCTGCGCCAAGTGCAGCCCACCCTCCGTGTGCGCCCCAACAAACGTGGTACCATCCGTGATGATGTAAACAGTAGCCATACTAAACCTCTTCTACAACTTTCTCACTAACTGGGTAAGCGTTTACGAAGGCCCACACTTTGCCGGTGGTTTTCTCACGCACAACGAAGTTGTCGCCCTCCCACCAACACTCTTCCAGCTCGGTTTCTTGGCCATCTAGGATCATGGTGATTGAGCAATCGTCTTGTTTCAAGGTGAAGCTCTGCTCGGGGAAGGACGGAGCTCCGGTGGCGACTTCGATTTCTTTGTCCCACATCTCCTCGAGGAATTTGTTCACGTCTTTGATTTTCTCTACGTACTTAGGGAACCCAGCATCTCGGTCTTCTTGTCGTGATGGTTTCCAATCGGTTATTTTACCAATCTCTTTTCCGTTAAGAACAATCGTGATTCCGCTTGGAGTTTTCTTGTTGCCAGCCATCAGGCACCATCCTACGCATGAGCGAAACCTGCAAGTCCCAAATACGGGTCGTGTTTCGTTGGCAGCTGCACCACTCGACCTATAGCACGAAAGTGGTCATCTGGGAAGGCTCCTGTGGTCACGAGGCCATCGGGCCCGGGAATGGGCAAGCAATGGTCGTCGAGCGCCCACTCCGCATTTTTGTCGTAGAGAAGAGTGTACACGTGGAAGTGACCGGAGCCTACAGTGACCATGGGGAAACCGTCACCCAACTTGAAGCCCGCAAAGATAGCGGTAGAAGGAGCTCCCGTGGATACGGTTACCGTGCGAAAAGGCTTCCCGGGTTCTCTGGGAGGAACGTGGACAAGACACGTTCCATCTACCAGCGTTTCTCCCGGTTCCAGAATACCTGGAGCCAGGCCGTAATACTGCTTAACGGCTACCTGTGAGCGTACCAAATCGATGCCCTCGGTGAAAGCGCGCCCAGAAAAAGTGCGCTCTACGTACAGCTTGCGAGCGTCGCTGATACGCTTCAAGATGGAAGTAACAGATTCTATTGGCATCTTGGTACCTTTACTTCTGCTTGCGCTTCTGACTAACCGTTGAATCTTTTATCTCCCAGACACAGGAGCATTTCTTAACAAAAACGTCTTTCCACAAATTTTCGCTGCCAAAAACAGGAGAAGCAACCATGGACCCTCCCCACATGAGAAAAAACGTGATCACCGTACCAAGGAAAAACAGGTAGACTTTGACACGTCTAAGCATACCCTGCTGGATGAACGCTGCAAAAAGGGTCCACCCAATTACTATGAGCAAGAGCATAATTCCTATTACCAAAATACCGTCCCTCCTACACTTTCTCATCCACACGAGTCATCGCGTATTTGCTGCGCTGGTAAGGAATATTGAGCGCGCTACCAAGTGACCCCTTCACCAACGTTTTGGAAAAGATCGGCAACACGTCAACGATGGTCACGCCTTCCTTTAGGGCAGGGCACCCCACCAGAACCAAATCTTTGGTGTCTAAAGGAATGCCGAACGCCAACCGTAGAGGCTTGCCGCACAGGGAGCACGTTTCCCGGCCTTGTACACGCAACTCACCTAGAGGTCCAGCTGGAGACGCGTTGATAGGGTCGTGCCGGATGATGTAGATGTGGTGATCGCACGGGATGTAGTCGATGGGCACGCAACCAGGGTAACATTCGTGGTCCTCGGGAGCTTGTCCGAAAATGTGCATTCCTGGACGCCCGTACTCGAGAAAATGCTGCTCCACGTCCCCACAGGTGACAAGACGTTCTTCCAAAGCGCGGAGCTCTCCCGTGGTTGTCGGAAGGTAACCACGAAGCACTATATCCTGAATCGTGCGCCTATTCAGCATCTACTTCCTTCTCCATCTTCTTCTCGTTGTGCGTCAAGGGAAACTTTGCTTGGCCCAACGTGGGGTGGACGGTGAAAGCGTGCACGAGCCAGCCGTACTGGTAATTCTGGTTCCACCCTCCTTCTACTCTGAGGACGCGCCAGCGTACACCGTCTTCGTCTACCACCACATCGCCAGGGATAATGCGACGGAACAAAGAAACCTGGAAATGCATTGCACCTAGAAGCCTGCCATCGGTTTCGGTATCGGGCTCAGCTTCTTTTCTAACACCCACCGCGGGGAAGGGCCCAGCGAACACCCAACCACCGTCGAAGCCGGTACCGTAGCACGTGCCGCAGGAGCTACCGTCCCGACCTTTGCAGTCACACATGAGCTCGCTGCGTTGTTTACGGTAGAGGAACAGGCGCTTCGGATTTTTGAACTTCTCTTGTTCGAAGCGTTCAAGCAGATGCCAATTGACGCCCATGCGAGGGGACAACGTGTGGATCCACCAACCCTTCTTCGGATCGTTGCTCTTCTCTACCTCTTCCCGACGCTTCACTCGAGCTACCTCTTCAGCCTCGTACTGCTCGAGCTGCTTCTTGATACCCTCGTCGGCTTTCATCAAAGCGGCGTCCATGACCGCGCGCTGAAACTCGATGCTGGGGGTGATGGTGCTGCTACGAGTACGTGTGTACACGTCTAGCCAGTGGAGCATCCTATCGACAGCGATTTCCACTTCTTCTGTAAGGTCTTCCTGCATTACACCCACCCTTTCTTCTCAGCTATCCAATCGGTGACGACGAGCTTGCCTTCATCACCTTTTCGGTACACTTCGCTGTCATCGGTAATGTGCTGTTGTGGCACCCACTGGGGTTCGTCGGAAATTTCCGGAATGTAAACCAGTAGTGCTTTGTCGGTCTGGTGCTCTGCGTAACAGTTGTCGAATTCAACAGCCATCACACTTCTCCATAAACTCACCACAGTCTGGACACTTCACGCGGTACTCAGAAAGGAGTCCGTACGTTCCTGGAACTCTCGTCCAATGAAGGAGATGGCCACAAGCAGGGCAGAACAAAAACACGGCACCTATGTTGTACACGCCGCCACTGTTGTCGACGTTTACTGTCATGCGCCAACACCCGGGTGGGGGTCTATGTAAACAGTAGCGCCGTCAGAAAGATCACTGTGCACGAGGGTGTTTGATATTACCAACAAGGCGCCGTCTGCATTGCGTACCTCCCACTCGTTGGAATATTCAATAGGGTGCCCCGTTTCCTCGAGCGCTTTCATCCGCAGTTGCCCTACGCGCAAGTCGGACGTAGTGGTTATACTGACAGCTTGCCCACTTACTATGCATTCAATAATCATTGGTAACCTATCTCCCAGCTGGTCCAAACCAACACCCCCACTCATATCCACATTTTCTGTCGCCTTCTTTAAGGTCAGGAGAAGGGTCTTCCAACTGCATGACGAGGAGGCCGAGGTGCTTGACGTCCTGTGGACAGATGAAATCCAAATCCTTCGTGTTGAGCATGTAGCCGATGCGCCGCGTGACGTGGCGGCCGGTAAGCTGCTGAGTCTCCGGGTCCCACTCCTCGAGGACGAGCAGATCACCTTCCTCGTAGTTGGTGTCGTCCGCGATGCGGAGCTCGAAGCGCTTCTCGCCGTTAAGCACCTTCTCGAAGTACTCGGGCCACGTTTTCTTTCTGATTACTTTGGGATCTCCGCAAATCATGCGGCGCTCAATTTCACGTTGAATGCGCTCACCCGGGCATCTGTCGAGGGCTTCGTGGTACTCCCTTAAACACTCTGAACACACGTAGTCAAAGCCGAAAAGCGCTCGGGCAACCGAACCATGCTTCGGGCAGTTTGTTTCCTGCTCAGTTGGGTTGCTCATGTTTTACTCCTCGAAGGCACCAGCCACCACGGCACGGGAGTTGGTGACCTGTGTGCTTATCTCGCTGCTCCACAGCCACCCATACTCGGTGGAAGGGGTTTGTGTATTTCGAATAGGCTCAGCCTGTATTTCGATTTTCACGCCGCGCGCTCCAAGCGCAGAAGGGGCCGCACAAAGGAACAGGTCCTTCTGGTCCCGAGAGGAACTGGTGTAGTCCGCCCATGTTACGTCATGCGGAGCACCTAAACAAATAGGGTGCATATGCCACCGCTTCCACTTCTCCGGATCCATGTTCGCCAGTGCACGCGCGGTAGCCAAAACGTGCATCTGGGGTTCCGAGAATTGCCAGCGCATCACCTGGGTACGCATGCAGTCGACCGCAAACGACGTGAGCTCCTTGAATGCAAAGACGTCGTTGATAGTATTGCATGCAGTGTTGAGCAAGTGCAGCACCGTAGCATTGTCGCGCTTCGTCCACTTTTCTAGAAGCTCGAGGATGATGTCCCGTACGACATCCTTCGGATCGCGGTCGTACCAGTCTGCTGTATGAGACACATCTGCGGACAGCGGGTAGAAGGTAGCGTACAACTTACCACGGGCGCGAACGACAATACTCTCTGCGACGCCTGCCTTTAGCATGTGCCAAGCGATGTCGTGGAAGTCCTTATTGTTGCGTCGCGTAACCAATACCTGAGCAGGAGAAAGGTCACGGTAAACAGTGAGTAGTTTAGGCGCCAACAAGAGCTCCTCGTCTATCGCTCCCCATGCGTAGTACGTTTCTACCCCTGCCAGTTGAAACTCGAGTGAGTGCGGATTGCGGAAACCCCTCTCTACAACCGTGGGGTCAGTTATTTGCACCACCACGTCTCGCTGCAGCTTTCCTGCGGCCCAATCTGTGTAAAACTTCTCAGGCGTGAGGGAGTTGATATGTCCTGGTGGGCAGAGGTTCCCAGCGTCATCTCGGAAGACTAGCTTTGCACTAATCATCGGCTTTTAATATCCTTCACAGGCACACAGGTGTCCGTTTTGTACGAACCGCCGCTGACTGTTTTCTTTGTTGTACCACCGGGAGCAAGGGTACCACTACTGCTGGTGGCCAACAAATAGGAAAGTTTCTTCCTGCACTTGCTACAGATACACAAGTTCACTAGGCCAAGCTCAACGTGGAGGAGCATATCGCCATCGCTGTAGCAGCAGTCGCAGGTACCTTTGACTATGGAACGTCGCTCGAGCATGTGTTTTCTCGTTGAAAGTGCTGAGCATCCCACCTCTAAGCTCAGCGTTGCGGGTGACGGACCTTTTTACGCCCCGCGCCTCCTGGGTGCCCACCCCGTTCCCAGGTATCTCCCAGGTTTTATAATTCCCCAGGAGTCTCTCCGCGTATACCCGGCTCGTGGAACCGTTACGCTCACAAGTATTTTACAAGATGCGCCTAGCTGTTGATTATCCTCCGTCCTTTTTCCTCTCCGTGGCGCTCGAGGATCGCCTCTATCCAGGCAGCCGTCTTAGTCTTGTACATCTTGAGTACCTTACCTTCCGTGCACTTACCGACGACGCCTTCGAAGCTGGCGCCTTCGACTTCCCCGCTCTGCACACGCGAAAGAAAACCCAACGACCACGTAAGGTGGCCTAGATAATTAGGGCCGAATTCCTCGAACAGCTTCAGGAATTCTACGGGAGGGAGGATACCCTTCCGATGAGGATTGACGTCGATGACGGTGAGCTCCATTGGATCGTCGGGCTCATGTTGCCCACCCAACGACTGCGGGCCGTAGTACTCGCAGAATACGATGACCTTGTCCCATCGGTTGTCCCGCGCAATGCGCTCGAGGGGTTCGGAGAGCCGTTCCCGAAAGAGTGGGATCGCCGGTCCATAGACATCGAAGCTCTCGTCAAAAAGATGACGACGAGTACCGAATTTATGCCAGCCTTTTTTCTTGGTCCACTCGAAGCGGAGGTTGGAGCCGTCTAGCTTGGCGAAAGTGTGAAGTTTTTTACCCGTTCCCTTCTTCCCAGGGTACGGAATACTGGGGTACGACTTCATAAGAGGGTCCTTCTCTGTTTGTTTTCTTTTCTGCTACGAAATACTGAAAGTTACTGACCCTCTTCATCATACTCTCCTATTCTTTTGTGAGGGACACCAAAAGTCCCTCGTCGATATAACCCATGATCGGTTCCGTTGTCCGCTCCTCTTCGTCCAACGAGACGATGTGCCCCGGCTGAAGAACGGTATCATCGGGCAGGATTACAACCGCCCTAGACTTGTTGCGGTAACGGTAAGGACTCGACTCCTCGATGTACTGGAGCAATTGTTCCATACTGTGGAATGGCCTACGAATCCGTGTGATGATGTCGGACATCTTATCAAATGGCAGCGTGTGCAAGCCCAGCATTTCTGCAGCTTCCTTACATGAGCGCACGAAAGCCTGAAGAAACGCTACTTCTGAATCTCCCTCATCCAGTAACGCGTGAATTTTCCGGACATCAGCCATCGTCGGTCGTTGCACAGTAATACCTCCCGTAATAGAAGGTGGCCCAAACGAATAGCCAAGTCAACCACAACCCTGCAGAGCCGAGCTACCGTATGCACGCTTGCAACTATCCGGGAGTCATCCAGCAACACGAAGCGTGCCCGCATGCTGGCTCACTGGCGCCCGGTAAGCCCTACGGTGGGCCACCACCCGTAGGCTGCTGCGGCAACAACCGGCAGTCGCTTCCACGTCTGCGCTCACGACATCTTGGTGTATCGCTAGTTGCTACCCAGCATTGGAAGCTACTTTACGTTGTCCAGGAAAAGCTGTCAAGAAAAAATGTCTACGGAGCGATTCGGCTGACCACGTCCAGACAGTGCTTGACTTCTGCCTTGTCACCTGTGTGCTTCCCTTCGGCATCCGACAGCTTGACGGTGGGTACCCACCGGTTATTGGGATGCTCGCGACAGGACGTCATCTTGATAACGATGTTGAGTGGTGTGACACCCACGTCATTGGTCAGGAATGTGCCGATACCGAATGACGTCTTGATTCTTCCTGCACAGTGTCGCTGCAGTCGAGCAACCGTGTCTGTGGAGGAGATACCATCAGAAAACACTGACGTTTTGGAGAAAGGATCGATGAGCAGCTTTTCGTAGTGTGCGACGGCGGCGTCTGCGAAATCGAAGGGGTCACCGGAATCGTGACGGGCACCGTCAAACAGCCTAGATTTCACTGCGTCGAAAATGGAGAAGAACGCCTTCGTGGTATACGTGTCTGTGAGCGCGATGCCCAGGGCGCCTTGGTACACACGCATCCAAGCATCGAGTGCGGTCGGGTTGGCTGCCCGGTACCCGTTGATAGCGCCGTGATACATGAACCACTCGTGCGCATGAGTACCGATAGGCTTGATGCCGTATTTTCGTGCGAAGTACACGTTGCTCGTTCCAACCAGGGTGCTGCCAGTGACAGCGAGCAGGTCGTAGAGGACCTCGTCCTGGTTCTGACAAGAGAAGCGCCGCCGTGTACCGAAGTCCACCAACCGCGCTCCGCTTTTAACAAAGGATTCTCCCTTGAGCGTGTTGGTTTCCTGCCGCACTGGACGTGGGTTGGCGCGAGCCATTGTCTCCTGGAAGTAGAGCTCGCTGATCATCGCCATTAGGGGAACTTCCCACAAAATCGTTCTGTACCAAGGTCCCCTAACAGACACGGAAAGGTTTCCGTGCGGAGGCTGTGAAATGTGAACCTCCGAAGGGTTGAAGCGATAAGAACGCAGGAAATCGAGATACACTGGCGTCAAGTAAGGGCACGTGGCTGCCAGGTAGGTCTTCTCCTCCCTAGTAAGTCGCAGACTGGCAAGCTCCTCAATAGCAAGACGAAGCTTTGCCGCGAACCCTTGTGGGAATTCTGTTCCTCCCCGATTGATGAACGTGTACTCAGCTTCTGCCCACGGGTACAGCCGATGCACGGCCTGCTGCATCGTGAGCTTGTAGAGGTCGGTGTCGAGGATACTCTTGAGCATCAGCCCTTCCTCTCGAGCTTGAGCACGGGAGCCGACTGGTCCCTTTTGTACCCCGAACCGTTCATGAGGTGCTGCACCTTCGCCACCGTGTTGGCGTCGTGGCCCAACGTGACCACGGAGTCCACAGTCAACCCTTCATCGAGAAGGTGTGTGAGGATCGGGTCGAGCTCCTCGTAGGGAGGAATTTCGTCGGAGTCCAATTGCCCTTCACGGAGCTCTGCCGTGGGCGCCTTGTGCAGAATGGCAAAGGGGATATTGGGGAGTACAGGGTTGTAGGTGATCCACTCCGCGAGCTCATAGACCTCCCCCTTGTAGAGGTCCCCGATAGGCGCGATGGCACCACATGAGTCTCCGTAGAGTGTGCAATAGCCGGTGTAGTCCTCCGACTTGTTGCAGGTGTTCAACACGAGACAGCCGTACTCATTGCTGAGCGCCATCAGGAGAACCATGCGGATGCGCGCCTGAATATTCTCGTACGTGAACGCACCGTCCACCTTCGGAAAGTTGCCCAGCGGAGGCGTAACGATGTTGCTGATGTTCGCGAGCGACGTGTTGAACTCCCCCATCAGCCGCTCGATGGGAAGAGTTACCGGCGTCACACCCCAGTTGGAGCACAGCTTCAAAGTGTCCGTTACGCTACCCTCACTCGAGTGAGGAGCGGGCATCATAGCGACGAGGACATTCTTCGCTCCAAGTGCTTCTACTGCGAGGCAGATCACTACTGAGGAGTCGATGCCTCCCGAGCCCCCGATCACCGCCTTGGTGAACCCTCTGCTGTGAAAAAAGTTTCTGAGCTTCCCCGTGATCTCGTTCCAAATATTCTGCATCTGACACCTCTCAGTGCTTCGTAATGTTGCTGTCGCGACTTTACGACGTCTAGAAAAATATGTCAAGAAAAGTTTAGAGGAGCTCCTGAATGCGATTTTCTTCGCCAGAGCAATTCGCTAAAATATGTGAATCGCCGCGAAGAACAGCGGCAGCAATCCTGTGGTTGCCATCGTATACAGGATAAGAAGACCCTGTATCAAATCCAGCAACGCCAACATCAAGCTCGATGGGGTCGTCCCAACCATGCACGTAGAGATAGGCCACACGACGTTCGTGCTCTGCCTGGCAATTGACAGAGCTCGTTAACTGTAAATCGTGATAGGGTAGGGGCTCGTCACGAAAATCCTGGACGCGAACTTTCTGCAGGATGCTGTCCTTATCGAGGACAAAGTCGTTCCATATCTCTGAATGGTAGGGGTCTGTTTGCGGGTAAAGGGAAAGAAGTTTAGAAAGGTCTACTTCAAGAGGACCACAAAGGTCATCCTCTGGAAGTGGCAGCTTCGTCTGGGTCGTAGTAGTTGCCGGTGTCTTCGAAGCTTCCATCTTGAAGTCCTGGAGAGCAGCTAGCACAAGCGAATACGAAGCCAATGGTCACCTTCGCTTCGAACGGTTCATCTAGTTTCTTGCGGCAGAGATCACAGTGAGTGAAACGTTTCCATGTACCACCTTGGTCAATAGTGTACCGATTCATCGCAGTAGTCCGAACTCCCGCAGACGTTCGATGTCTGGAGTGGTTCCAAGATTGCGGTGGAGCTTCTCCAAGTCAAGCGGTATGTCGTACCGCTGTGCTGCATCGATGATGTGAGCAACGGATACTTGATGCTTGTCTACCACGATGTTGTCTCCATCGGGCATGTCATACTCAGTATTGCCCCACACTTGCAGGAAGGTGCCGATGAACGGCATGTGGTCGACGCCGTAGGCGAGGGAGTGCGCGGGACCGTGAGCTTCGAATCTACTCATAGGATTACTCGAAGGAAATTTCGATTTTGGTGACGCGGTTGGGGAACTGACGCTGAAATCTTTCGAGCGGCCATGAACGTTCCGCCCCGCTGCGGACAACGTCGAAGTCTACCTGATCCCAACCCCTTTCGTAAACATTATTGACTACGTAGACGACGGTCTTTCCTTTGTCGTCGGTGTAGAGACCTTTGCGGAGTACAACTTGCATCGACATCGTAATGCTCCTTTCGTAATAGGATGGGCGGTACTGGACTCGAACCAGTGTAAAATGTCACGCCTTGTAAGGGCGCCGCGTAAAGCCACTTCGCTAACCGCCCAAGGTTGTCCGGTTTAACTCCCCAAGCCGATGCCAACGAACTTGGAACGCTACCTCTGGCATACCGCCAACCGGACACAAACGGGAGGGCTAGAGGTTGTTTAATGCAAAACGCTTCATGGGGTACCTCCTTTCTTCTACTGGATTTGGGACGCCGGAACTCGAATCCGGACACGGAGAACCAAAATCTCCGGTGCTACCAATTACACCACGTCCCAATAGGCTACCTAAAATACCACACTGCCAACCACCACACCACGGAAGCTATTATAGCTCCTGCAGTGACAAAAGCAACCCGCTCGAAGAGTACTCTACATGGCGACGGCTTCGTGCTGATGGTTGCGATTTGGATACACCCATCGGACGGATCGTATCGCTTAGTCTTTCCGTCCCGCGTATCGAAGTACACCACAGCCTCTTGTGCATCCTTGGGAATGGTTAACTGCTGTGCCTGCTTCAACGTGATTATGTTTGGGTATCGAGCTCCCATTGCAACCACTCTCGCCACATTTTATCCTTCGCCTCCCGACGCAGCAGCCTCACTCTGCGCTGCTTGTCGTACTTTTTCCCGTTCGGACTGTGACACCAATCGCAGAGGTAGCCACCAGACCGTTTCGGTGGTGATGTGGAGCCTTGCAAAAACTTCCCGCGTTCAATGCGGAGGCGGTACCACTCGTCCCAGCAATCGTACTCTCGATGGACTTTCCTTCTCGTCCTGCTCATTTTGGCCTCCTAAGTCACTTGGACTTAAAAGGCCAATGCTGAGAAACACACAGACCATGTCGAGCTCCTTACGCCCCTGTGGGAGCCACACTACGGCAACTTGCGGCTGATACACCGTAGCGCAGCTGACCCACGATTCCACACCCCCAGCGGGGCAACTGAAGTCTTTTTTAAAAGTGGAGCTCTTCCGCGACCACCAGCCCCCAACAATAACACTCATGGGCCTACACGCGCGTCGCCCGCAGAGCTCCGAATATGGCCCACGTTTAGTTTAATCGACTGCTGAAGGAGAGGGGCCAATCCATCCTTTCAACACTCAGTCGTCACCCACCATGGCAACTGCTACGACCACGACTGAGGAGTGGTCGCGCTACCTTATGCGTGAGACACGGGCTCGAACCGTGCACTCGTCAGCAGTAGGACCAGCCTACCCTCACGCAAGTTCCTTACGGGAACCGCTCGCCTCGCTTACTTCACCCAACCTGACTAGGCTTTTCGGCTACGGTCAACTGAGCTCGCAGAGTTGCTCGGGCGTCAGGGCCCTTCATTGTTACTCACTCAGTCAATCTACACGGGGCAAGGAATCGAACCTTGCACTTGCGGGTTTTCTTTTATTGGCTCAGTCCCGCAGTGAGGAGCACCCAGCGTTACCCTTTGCGCCACTCGTGTCAAAATCGGGAAAGGGTTGGGGCAAGCGTGTCCACCACTCTCCCTCCACAGCAGGCTTGCACTGTAGCCCTACCTGCTGCTTTGGCTCTGTGTATTCAATGTCTCCGTTTAAGCAGTGGAGCCCACACCCACTCAACAGAGGACCGACTCGTAAAACAACTGTTGTTGGAAGATCCAGTACTCCACAAGCTACCAGTCGGCAATCTCGCTTATGGTGAATCAACCTCACCATGACTTCCCAACATGCCCACTGGTGTCATGGGACCAGTATGGGCTGACTTCTTTTGTCTACCACAAACAAGTCGAGTGTGTCAAGAAAAATGCGCCTCGAGCGAGTTGCTGCAGCATCTCTACCCGAGACGACTTCCTGATGATTAACAGCTCAACAGGCAAAAGCTGACGCAGGCGGTATTATGGTCACCCGTAGCCGCCAACAAACGGAGCACTCTCTCGCTCGTGCTGCGTCCGAACAACCAGGGCTTAAAAACCCTCGAGCGTCTAGTATTGCACCACATGCGTGCCCTACGATTTTGGACAGCGCATTAACGGCTACAGACGCTCGCCACTTCCTTCGGAATCAGTGGTGCATCAGTCCAGTCTTAGACTGAACCGATTCTTTTTCCTTCTAATGCGCAGCAAGCATCTCACGTTGCCATCAGCTACCTGCTGCGGGATTATAACACGTGGGTCGATTTTTTACTCCGACTCGACCAACAGAGCCCATTTTCAGCATGGGTGCACTCGGTCTACAATTTTTACGAGGTGGATCCGGGGGCTTCCACTCCACGATTTCGAGTTTCTAGCCAGCCGGTCCAGTGGCTCGCCGCCAGGCACCGAGAGCGACGGGGGGACGTTTTTGTTTTCTGCCTGACGGTCCCCACAAACAGGCTCTATAAGAGCATGCTGGGCTGTGCTTCAGCGTGAGCGAACCAGCAGCTTCCAGCTACCCTGTAGATACTTTTACAAGATGGGCCCCGGATTTGTCAAGATAAAAAGGAGCTGCTACGGATCTACAACCCCACTCGCGTCAACCCACCTTCCTCCGATGTTGAAGTTGACCTTATTGGAAGTGGAGTTCCAAATCATGGTGCCTTCTTTGCAATCTGCGTTAGCGGGACGAGCCCCAGCAACGTAAGGACGCGCTACAGGAGTGATGCCCTTCCAATCGCCCGACCACGCAATTAGGGGCTGGTAGACATCCCCATTCAGTATCATGTGACCGTCTGCGTAGTTCGACGGGTCTGGAATGTCGCCAGGCTTGTAGTCACGCATCTGCGTCATATAGCGCCAGTACTTCCCATCCCAAACCACAACCGCGTGATCGTCGTTGATGTAAGCAACTACACCACGTTCGTCGTTGCCGTACGTGGAACTATCTGGGAGATCACCATAAGTAGCGTAGAAGCGAAGCTGTGCTGCGGTGCTAACCCAGCTACCTCCCTGCCGCAGGAACAACGATTGCGTGTCGCTCACGAAAGCCAGATTGCCGAAAGGCACATTGGTTGGCAATGGCAGCGAAGAGTAAGAAGAATACTCGTTGGCGTAGGATGGGTACAGCCATCGATTGCCGTCGGACACCCGCAGCTGCTTGGTATCCGTGTCCATCAAAATCGTGCCCGCTGGAACACTGGTAGGCGTCGGGAATAGATGACCTGGTCGAGCGTCTACACCGTTAGCTGTAGTTCGCATCCAAGCGGAACCACCGTTGTACAAAAGTGTTTGCGTGTCCTTCTCCCAAATCAGGTAGCCGGGAGGCAACGTTGCAGGAGCGGGCGCACTGTTGAAGGTAGGAACAGACTCTACCGCTACCCACTGAATACTGGTTGAGTAGAGCACCAGCTGCTGTGTGGTGTTGTAGACCATCATACCCGCATTCTGTGTAGCGTCCGGCATCTGCGCATCTGTGTAGAAAGGCAGCGTAGCTCCGCTGTCCGGAGTGTCGTCTTCCAGCAGCGTTAGCTTCAACTGGCCACCGTCTACAAGCGCTACGATGCGGGGATCGTTGAATGTGCGGTCTACATCAATAATATCCAACACTCTCGCTTGACCCGCGGTGAGGCGTAGATTCAGTGGACGGGGGACAACTAACCGGTAGCTGGTCTGATTCTGTACACGGACTTTTGCCATGATGCGGTACTCCCTTGAGTGAAACGTTGTTCACCTAAAAAGTACCTTTAATTGTTGAATGATTTTCTGTTAGTCGAGGAACGCGACCGTCTGCATGCGGGGCTCGATGTTCCCGACGACCCGGTGCCAGACGCGCAGCTTGAGCGTCTTGTGGTCCGGATGCTTGATGGTACCGCGCACATACACGCGGGCGTTGCGCGTCATCGCTCGCCAGAAGCCGCGCCGGAACTTCTCCGGGTCCTCGTTGCGGAGGCGGTTGTACGCGTTCATCGAGAGACCGTTGGGCGCGACGGTGGAGGAAACCATCACTGTCTCGCCACCGACCCGACAGGCCTCCTGGGCGATGTGGGGCTTGGAACGCCCGCGACGCAAGGGTTCGTTCTTCGAGGTGATCGCGAGCTTGCCGGGCTTGAAGTCGGGCTCGGGAACGAAGAACCACTCACCCTGTCGCACGAAGGTCTCGTTCTTGCGCTTATTGCGCTTGGACTTCTTGACCTTCTGACGCTTCTGGAGCTCTCGGACCTCGCGAGGCTTGAGGGACTCCTTGGCCTGCTGGACCGTGTTGACCTTGCTGTCGACGCCCGCGATGAACCAGTGGCGCTCGTCGTGGCCCATCAGCATCTTTTCCGTGGTGAGCTCACGGCCCTCCCCGGTTACCACCTGGAGCACGAGGTGGCGGTCCTTGGGTTGCACGTCGAGCACTTGGAGCTTCTGGAGCAGCTGGCCTTCGGGCGCGTGGGAGTTGTCGCCCACGATGAAGGAGAAGTGCTCTCCGTCCTCGTCGGTGCGGATGTTGGAGGTGAAGGGAGCCACCATGTCCCACGTCCACCGCTCGTCACCTTTCAACCGGTGAGCGCGGTAGTCGAAACCTCGAGGGCGCACCTTGCGCGCCTCGTGCTGGTGGACCTCCAGTCGAGCGCCGATGCGCTCGAACTGCTTCTTCAGGTTGTCGAAATTGATGTTCTGCATGCCTTTTCCTTTCGTGTTGACCTACCTATGAGCTCGTCCCAATGGATTGAGCGAATACTCTCTGTAGTTTCAACATGTTCGAGGTTTGGCATGAGAATCGTCTTTCTTTACTGTAGCGGAGAAATCCGCGTTACGACATCTATTGTAGGAAAGCAGAAAGGAAAGTCAAGCAGAAAATGAGGAAGTACTAAACAACCTCCTCCATCACTTCTACCCGTAGGCGCCTCTCTTTTCCTTCACCATCTTTGACAGTGAAACTAAAGGCTCCGACGTCGCCTCCTTCAACTCCAAAAGAATTGGCCACTCCACCGTTGGACAGGGCCTTCTGTATAGTACCTGAGCAAGCAATAGCAAAATCGGTGGCAGTGTACGGTTTCTGATCGTCTACCATTTCGAGGATGGATGACATCTTCTTTGCAATTTCTGCAATTAAATCACCATTTTCTGCCCGGTCCATTTCAGTCATATTGGACAGGCATCTGCTGAGAGTGGCGAAATCCCCCAACAAACTGGACCTTTCCTCCAACCATTCCCTCATCTTCAATGTGCCCATAGTCGTCTCCTTTCGTTTGTGTTGAGTCACAACTTGAGCGTAGGCGACAACCGCGCCGCCTTCCCCCGATATTTTACAAGGTGGAATGGAAATTATCTAGAGGAGTCTTCCTCGAGCTCTTCGATGGCGTCGTCGACGTTGTAGTCAACGAACTCATCACCGAAGTAGAACAGCGTAGCAGCTGTACGTTGTACCGAGGCTGCTTTCTCTTCGACGTCTCGCGTCATCGTCTCGAAAAAGTCGAGTGGATCGAAGTTGACCTGGAGCTCTTTACCGTCACCGACCACAACGTCCAGAGCTCGGTTCACACCCTTCCCGGCCAGGTAGTCTATGGTAACGCGAGGAGTGATGTAGTATTCCAGAGTGGTTTCTACGTCGGTGTGGCTAATGGCTTCTTGGGCGTGCTCGGCGGCTTCGTAGAGGTAGTCGACGATGGCGGAGACGATTTGCTCTCGCATGTCGCCCTTCGTGAGCTCCTTGAGGTTTTTGAAGCGCGCGACGAGCTCGTGCTTACGTTGGTTCAGGGAATCGTAGAAGGTCTGGGTAGCCTTGAGCTTCCGGAAGTCGCTGGCGGTGACACCGGGCCCGAGGACGCTGCGCAGGTAACGGTTGATACGTTTCGGGGTGACTCGTTCTCCCGTAGGAGCTACGAACGCGAGGTCCTCGTTGTCCTGCTCTACCAGTTGTATTTGTTCTTGAAGAGCGTGGACGATGTTAGGGTCAGTGAGCTCCGCGACGTTCTTGGTACCAGCTTTACCGGGAAACTCGATAACGGCGAAGTCGTCTCGAACGAAATCGACGTGCTCGGGTTTGATACCGGTGGCACCGACGGTTTTGATTCGGATAGGCTTACCTTCGTCGTCACGGATGATTTTCCCGAAGTCGTCCTTGAGCTTGGATTCTCCACCCTCACCAGGACGGATACCAGTATGGATGATGATAGAGGTAACGAGGGCTTCGAGGCGTCGGATGGGGTTGGTAGATTGGAGGTCCCGGTTGATACGGTCCACGAGGTCGTTCCACCTGGTTAGCAGAATGCGCATAGCTTTGCGCTTAGCCTCGATGGTTTTCTTTTCGTTCCCGAACACCTCGAACTCTCGGACGAGCTTGCCATCGGGAGCCACGTCGAAAGCGAAGGACTTGGGGAAGAACTTCTCGATGATTTCCTTGGGGATACCAGCTTTGACTGCGGGTTCTCGAGCTTTCTCTCGTTGCTGGGCGATGTAGGCGGCTTCGAGGTAACGACGCAAGCTGTTCCATGCTTCGTCTCGGGGTTTGCCGAAGACGGCGTCTCGGAGTTTGGAGAGCAGGAATTTCTCTTTGTCTCCGGTGACGTTGAAGCGTTTGAGGAACTTCTTGATAGCGGGGTGTTTAGGAGCTTGGGTGGACCAGGTAGACTGGGCTTTCTTGGGGTCGTCGGTGGTCTCTTCGATTTGGTGTCGTAGAGCTGAAGCTTTGCCGCTTTCGCGGACGAGGCGGTTGAAGGCTCGTCGGGCGCTGTGGAGGTACGCTTTGAGGTCTTCGGGGGAGCTGTCAGCTGCTTCTACCAGGTCGTAGGTGGTACCTTGGTAGCGGAGCGTTTGTGGTACTGTTTGCATGGTCGTTTGGGGTGTTTTGGTGAAGTTTTTGTACCAAATACTAACTATGGTTGCGCTGACTTACGAAAAAGTTTGCTTTTTCTGCTTGACATCGTGGAGCGGTGTCCTTATGCTTGGGTGGTCGAACAAAAAACGCGCAACCAAGGAGCCAAGAAAAATGCGTAACCTCCCTTGACAGTCAGCAAGCCTCCCACGACCCCATTTGCCATTACTGCATTGTTCGGACAGACCTGCCCGTGGGCATTGCCTTTGCGCAGTGTGTCCACGCCAGCGGGGAATCCTCGGACGGTAACCTAAGTCCCGGAACATATGCTGTTGCTCTCGGTGTAGAAACCGAAGGGGAGCTCTGCGAACTTGCGGATGAGCTCGAGGAGCGTGGTGTACCTGTGCACCGCGTAGTCGAATCTGCCGGGAGGTATGCTGGGCAGGTGATGGCTCTGGGGGTCAAGCCTGGTCCCAAGAGTATCCGTGGGAAATATTTGAGTACGTTGTCCCTGCTTCGGATGGTGGATTTCGTGGAGCACCACGATTACATGCAGGAGGAGTGGGCGAAGCGGAGAACTCAGGAAAGGGAGATCTCCAAGCTCAAGGAGAAGATTCAGGATCTCGAGAGTTCCTGGTGGCAGAGATTCAAAGCTCGGTGGTGGTCACCGGGTAGAAACCAAACACAAGGAGTGGGAAGCTAATGTCCTCCGGTCGGGTAGCGGTACTGCTATCGTTGGCGCCTAGCGGCAACGGGGTACGTGGTTCGAGTCCACGCCGACCACTTTTCGGAGAGGTAGCTCTGGGGAGAGCACCGTTTCATCGGAGTAATCCAGACGGCCGTCCAGGTTCAACTCCTGGCCTCTCCATCACTTATGACAGGTTAAGACTTGGGCTTCATCTTCTTCAGAAGAGCGTTGTACAAGTCAGCTTCGTACTGACTCACCTGGTACCCAGGTTGGTACATCTTCCTGTTGAGCTCGTCCATGAACTTCTTCTCTTCGTCAGTCAGCGACTGAGGACCGGAAGCTCCTTCTTCGGGAGGCTCAGCGAGTACATACGTGTGCCCGTTAACGCGGATTCTTGTAGGTGGTTGTTTAGGCATAGATTAGCCTCCGAAGCCTTTCGGAAAAATCATCTGTCTCTTAGGGCGCTCAGGTGGAGAGATGCCCAACGCTGCGAACTCCTGGGTGAGTCGGTCGAGTCTCTGTTGGTTGCGCTCGTCCAGCGGACCGTGATCCTTCTCAGCAGCCAACAAACTCTGCCACAGCTGGTACGCCATCTCTTTATCGGGTGGGATCGGATTATCCTTTGTAGGCTCTGCAAGCACGTACATGTGACCATTCACACGAATCTGTTTGGGAGGTTGTTTGGGCATAGTTCTGTCTCCTCTGTTAGGTATAACGTAACTACAATCGGACGTAGCTCAGTGGTAGAGCGGCCATCCCTCGGGCTCTGGTATGTCGTGTGGTTCAAATCCCACCGTCCGCATTTTTTTGCACAGGTCGCCTCAGTGGCAGAGGTCGGGAGTTGATCACCCGTCGGAGGTTCGATTCCTCCCCTGTGCGTTGCAGGCATAGCTCCAATGGTAGAGCGCTCAGTTTAAGGTACTGGGAGGTTGCAGGTTCGAGCCCTGCTGCCTGCGCCCCAAAAATAAAAGGGGACTGCCTCAAAAGAGCGCAGCCCCTAGCGTTGGGAGCCTGGCCCGACTCATCAACTTGCTTGAATGGGGCTTACTTGTGCGCCTTGACGGTTGCCAAATCTTTTTTCGCGACACCACGTAAAGTGGTGCTAACCTTCTCGAGTTCTCCTGGGAAGGAAGCGATAGATTTACGCATGAAGTTTACGTTGTGTAGCATAGATGTTACCACATCGGTAGAGAGCGTATCTTCGGCACCCTTTGCCACTTTTTCAAAAGCGTCAAAAGCAGCTAAAGCTTGTCTAATCCCGTTGGCAGCGACGTCGTATTTGGAGGCTAGTACCGGCAGTACCTGCGCACGTGCTCGTATAGTATCTATCTCGGACGCTTTTACATACGTGCGGCCATTCACACGAATTTTCTTAGGAGGCCGTTTCGACATTCCCTACTCCTTCTGCCCAAAGATCGGGATTCTGTTTTTTCATGGAAGGTTGCTTAAATATAAACAGCTACTATCTGTAACTGAACTTGCTCAATATGGTCTGTCTTGCTTTCCCAAAGGCCCGAGACCATTTTCGAGCGGACGCCTCCGCAGACTCTATCTTCTTCGCAAGCTTATTCAGGCGCCACCTAACGAACTTGTCAAACTGTTTAAAGAGCCATCTTCCTACACGGGACCCAGATTTATCAGAAACCAATTCACCCCCGAGGGAGCTCCAATCTTGGAACGCTGCTGCAACAGTTCCCTTAACGCTACTGAGATCCATAGTAGCGGTTTCCAAATTCGTGCGCACTCGCAGCAGGCCGTTGCTGAATTTCTGCAGTTCTTCAGCGGTAGGCTTGTCGGATGCCGCGATACGAAGAAGTTCGTTGTAGTCAATATCCGGGGGCACATCGTCGTCGGTGTTGGTGTTGGTAGCCAGGACGTACTGGTGCCCGTTGACACGAATTCGTTTAGGAGGTCGTTTCGACATAACTGTTCCTTTGTTCAACATCATAGAGTAACTATATGCGTCGGTAGCTCAAAAGAAATACCACTGCTAAGTCCAGCGGAAGGTGCACCTCCGTCTGGCGGGTGGGGAATAGGAAGAGCGGCATCAAGGCTGAAAGGTACTCTTGGTGTGGATATAGGTTCGAGTCCTATCCGGCGTATTTGCGCAGGTCGCCTCAACGGCAGAGGTCGGGATTTGATCACCCGCTGCTGGTTCGACTCCAGCCCTGCGCTTTTTTGGAGTTTCGATTACTCCTGCCCGCGTTGTAAAACAAAAAAGGGGACTGACTTCAAAAGAAGCTCAGCCCCTAGCGTCGGGAGACTGGTCCGCCTCATCGACAACCCCGCGAAGGCAATAGGACCTGAACCGACGCGGATCGGGGAGATGTTAACATAAAAAGGAAATCAATCAAGCCCGATTATTTTCTTGACACACTAAATCAAGCTCGCTATGTTGGTGAGCACAGCAAATTGAAACTGAAGCTCAGAATCGGAGGTAACAGAAAATGACCGCAAAATTGCACCAGATCATCGCGGTAGAAAAGGGCGTCAAAAGCCGCGTGATGAAAAATGTCACGGCAGCCTACCACGCCCTACAGAAAGCCCACACTCTCTTCTCTGGTATGACCAAGACCTACCAGAAGAAGGAAGACGAAGGGGTAGACTTGCCGCCCAAACGGCAGCTCGTCCAAGCTAGCGCCGAGGAGCTCCTTGCAAACGTGGCGGAGCAGATGACCGAGCTCATCGACACGGTGGCCCGGAAAGACGCAGCCAACTGCCAAGCGAAGGCAGACGTGGTAGTAGACGGGCAACCTCTCCTCAAGGACGTCCCCGCTACGCACCTCCTCTTCCTCGAGAAGCTGCTGAAGGACCTGGAGACCACCGTCAACGAGATGCCCGTCCTCGACCCGGCACACAACTGGCAGAAGGACGAGGCCACCGGCCTGTTCAAGTCCGACCCGGTCAAAACCACCCAGATGCAGAAAGTGCAGGAAGGTATCGTGCTCTACGATGCCACGGAGCACCACCCGGCGCAGACGCAGCTGATTACCAAAGACGTCATCGTCGGCACCTGGACCCAGGTTCTGCAGAGCGGTGCCGTTACAGCGGACCGGAAGAAGGACCTGCAGAAGCGCGTCCAGAAGCTCATCAAGGCGGTCAAGTACGCCCGAGAAGAGGCCAACGAAGTCGAGGCTGCTCCGAAGGACCACGGCGAAGCTATCTTCGGATACCTGCTGGGATAGCCGATGGCACCAGACGACCACGAGCAGCTGGCGAAAGAAGCCCAACAATGGGATTCTGGTGAGCTGAAACCCACCGACGAAGGATGGGAAGATGCGCCTGAAGCTGTGCCTCAAACTACAGGCACAACGGCCATCAGTATTCGGCTACCGAACAAAATGCTGGCGATTCTCAAAGAGTTTGCCCGACGCAGAGATACTGGCTACCAGGTGCTTATGAAACGTTGGCTTGACGAGCGCATCACTGTAGAAGCAAGGAAATGGTTAGAAGTGAAAACAGACAACGTAAACCCCACAGTCATGAAAGAGCGGGCGCTCTTTTACCTGGACAGGCGCCTCCGCGAGCTAGAAACGCAGGTTCCCGGCCAGGTAGGGATGGCGGAAGCGGGAATGTCGTACGAGCAGCGCCGTGAGGCCCTCGAGTCAGCGGACGCTGCAGAAAGCGAAGCCCAGCTGGAGCTCGGAGCTATGCGATGGATTCGTGACAAGCTAGTGGAGCTCAAGTAAGGAGGAGCTTTTTCACAACTGAATAAAAGTCTTAGAGTTGGAGACAAGCTAAAGTTCAAACTCAAGCTGACGGGCGCCAATTATGAAGCTCGCAACGACGTGCAGGTTCGAATCCTGCCCTCCACAATCCTACGTGGAGGTGGCGGAATTGGTAGACGCGAGTCACGTTGTCTGACATCTGTGGCTGTCGGAGCTTTATAGAAATGCCCAACGCAAGTTCAAGCTATTCTCCAAATCTGAGCATTCGTCGGTTTCGCTGAATCGAATGCTGCTGACAAAATAACCTGAGGTTGCGGGTTTGAATCCCGTCCGCCTCTCTCTTATGAGGTGGTAGCTCAATTGACAGAGCGCAGGTAGATAGAACTAAAGCGGCAGCTTAAACGTCGTCAGCGATGTGAGTATACCGGCAAACACGGGCCCGGGGTGAGGGTATTACCCTCGGGCCCACTATGGGAGTGTAGCTGAGCGGCTCAAGCGCTGAGGTTTAAGGATCCCAGAGACGTGGGTTCAAGTCCCATCACTCCCAATATGGAAAACTCCAACATCATAGCGAGCATCGTGAAAGCTACTGGGAAGCCTCCACCCACGTTGCGGCAAGTCGGCACCAATAACATCCTGAACCGCGTCATCCTCGAGTGGAGCTCCCACCTCGGTAGCTACGGCATGGGCGGTCCCGGATTCGTCGGGTTTCGGTTGGACGGAAACGAAAGTCGATCCACGGAGTGGTTGGTTCTCACGTTGTGGGGAGCTGACAGCTGGCTCCTGCTCGACGATCGTTGGGTGGGTGCCCATCCGAAGTACTACCACATCCAGAAGCCTCTCTTTAGCTACTACAACAAAGCAGATGGCGGTAAATGGGACGAAGTAGCAGAGCTTGTGGTGGGTACCCGTATTACGGAAGCCGAAGTGGCAAACGATAGCTGCTCGTTCTACCTGGCAAAGGAAGACAAAATCGTCACACTCAAAGTGCCGAAAGATACAAGCAAGCTACCTCGGTTAGCAGGACCAGACACACCGAGAACCTGGCTAGAATCAGAGCACATGTTGGATGCCTGGGTAGTCACTGAAGACCCCTTCTTGTTTTTGACAGATTGATGAAGAAGTACAGCGGCAGAATATTACTCCGTCTCCCCTCCTCGCTTCATGAAAAATGTGTGAAGATTGCCAAGAAAGAAGGGACCAGTCTGAATCAGTTCCTTCTGTACGCAATCGCTGAAAAGGTAGGAGAGAAGCTAGCCAGAAGAGGGAACGACGAGCCGCGCTAGGCTACATGTAATCAGGAAAGTTGTCCACGTCTTCCTGACTCGTCCCCTCATCCCATTCCCAGCGCCAGCCTTCCTTGTTATCGATCCGCATAAAAACCTGACCACGTTCCCCCTTCTCGCGGTCCGGACTGACTTCAGCATACTTCCGGCCTGTCTTGTCGGCCCAGCCAGGGTAAGCCTTTCCACTGGAATCGTATGCCATCCCCACCTCGACAGCGCCACGCGCACCCACCTCCTCGTACGTTAAAGTAGTTCGAGCGTACCTGACGCCATCAACTCGAATCATAGACGGTATCGATGTATTTATCATGGAGTCATTGCCTTCTTCGGTTTGCACTCTGCCACCTTCTGCATGAGTGTCTTGTTGTCAGACCGGAGTACCTTGTTCGCTGCCTTCAGCTTTTTCACCTCGTCGCTCAAGTCCTGAGCCGTAGCCTCGCTGTCCTGCTTTGCCTTCGTGAGCTTCCGTACCAAGCCTTTCAGCTGCTTGATTTCTTTGCTCGCAGTGGAAGTCTTCAACTCCAGCGTGGCTAGCACCCCGTTGAGCTTCTTGACTTCCAGATCGCTCTTTTTCTTGGCCGTCTGCGCCGCGTTGACCTTCTTCTGCAACCGCCGCTGCGTGTATCTAAGATAGTGAGCGTACAGGCGCCTACGACGGCGTTCCCGCTGCAATCGCTCCGCGTACATGCGCCTCCGAAAACGGCTGTCCTTGAGTGCCTTCTCTACCTTCTCCACCTTCTTCTGCCACTTCATGCGATCCTTGTAGCTGCGCCACTTCACCGCGTCGTACTTCTTCTTCATGCGCTTCAGCTTCTTCTCGAGGTTCACGTTCTCCTTATCGTACCGCTTCACCTTCCCCTGGAGCTCCGCCTCGCTCTTCTCCGTTTCAGCTAGCTGTTTGCGGATGTTGTGAACCACCTTCATCTTTTTGATGATGACGTCCAACTTGTCCTTCGCGTCCCGCATGTTCAGCTTGAACACATCAGGATTGGACATCACGATTTCCGCAATGAGTCCGATACGGTACGCGTGAGCCACGTTGTCCAGGTCGGCGTTCTTCGCGATGGACACCACCTCTTTGACCAAAGTGGTCCGCATCTTCTGGCGATGGATGCGTAACTGCGTTTCGCGCTTCTTCGCCCGGTCTTCCCGTTCGAACTTGGTGCGAATTTTCTCAACGCGCCCGGAACCGAAGTAGGTGCACACCGGGCTCAGACCAATGGCTAGCAAAATGGCGATTATTTTGAAGTTGGCTACGGCCCAACTGGAGTGGTTGCTGGGCTCGAGGTTGGGAGGGTCTTCGTCGATGAGCTCCTGGATGGTGTTGATGTCGTCTGTGTCCATGACGCTAGCCTCCTTGGGTAGAGGCTAACTAAAGAGGCAGGACGAGACACTCCCTACCAAGGCTCCTCGACAAGTTCAATAGCTGTCCCCACTTCGCAGACTACCCCAGCTCGCAACGCTTTACGAACGGCTGCTTCCGCCTCTTCCTCAGATGCAGTGTACCTACGCATTAAACTGTCTACCAGGTCTTTCCGGTCGACTTTGTAATCGTGATAGTGCCTACTGAGCGCACCCATTTCAGACGCAACACCATCAATTCCAATGCCACGGATCACAGCTGGTGCTCCTTCCAATTAGAAAGCTCGAGCAAACTTTCCTCTTTGTCACGCCTTTTCATTTCGGCCACGTCACACCGTGCGCAACGCAGAATAGCAGGAGGACGTGCACATTGCTGACCACCAGAACGTGCGCGACCATAACCACCACAAAGAGAAACGAATCCAAATTTAGCATCGGCACTCTTTTTGAAGCAGCACCAGAGGCCGCTGACAACAACGGGACGCCAGTAAAGTTTGTCCTTCAATCCTTGGCACATCGTTTCTGCTCTTCCCAAGAAGCCATGAAAGACTTTACCACACTCTTGCGCCAGTAGACAACCTTTCTGGGCGACCGGAATTTCCCGGGTGATGTGACCTTGCAAAAGTACTCAGGCTCCGGGAAGCCCTCCTCTCTACGGAGGCGTCGAAACTCTGCCTGCGTGAGACCGTACTTGAAGCAAATGATCTCTTCATTGAAAAGGTCTGTGCGGTGCTTGAATTCTTGCATAACGATGCCTCACTGTTTGAATGTGGACAGGAGGGATGCTTTTTTCTTTACGCTCTGAGCGTGCTTCTTGAGCTGGTTGTCTCTGTTTTCGCGAGCAAGCGCCAGCTCTTTCTTTCGTGCTGCTAGCTGCTCCTTGCGCTCCGCCTTCAGGTAGGAAGCGATACGGGAAAATCCCAGCAAGTAGTAACGAGCTTCGTCCCTGGTGATACCACTTTGTTGGTACCCGGTTGCAATCGCCTGCAGCTCTGTGTGAACGTCGAGGCACGTTTGGCATGTGGGCCAATCGTTCAACAGCCCTTCTGCAAGTTCTGGGGCACCGCAGTAGCTGCAGGAGGTATCATTCTCTTGGTCTATACAAGGAAACATGTTAATCCCTCCACAGGTCAAAGTTGGCTTCGTCTGCTTCCATCCGTTTCCAGTTGGTAGTGGACAAGCTGGGCATGAAATCCAGCTGGGTCATCACCTCGAGTTTACGGATGGAGATGACGTAGTCCTTCCAATCGTAGGGAGCTTTGTGTTCGAATTTGTGATCGAAGAGAAAAGCGATGGCGTGCCAGGAGGTGGTGCCTCGTTTGGAGACGAGGATTTTGTAGAAGTGCGAAGGTACGAAAGCGTTGTCACTGTCGTTGTGCAGGTGCTCGAATCCGAGCTCGTATAGTGGGGAGGATAGGAAGACTGCTCCGGTGATGGTGTAAGCGTCTCCGTGGGCGGTAACCCAATCTCGTACCCACTGTTCAAACTGGCGCCAGATGCCCCGGTTGAAGGAGGGGCGCATAGGAGTAACATTCGTCATGTAGAATGTTTGGTCCATGTGGGGCTGGCTCCAGAGCTGATTTGTGGCGGCGACGATGTGTGCGCGGTCGTAACCACTGTTGGTGTACTGAGAGGACTTCGTTTGCATGTACTTGGACAGTGCGGGGTCGAGGGAGAAGGAGCTCTTTCGTTTGGCGGTTCCGTGGAGCTCGGTGCGCGTTATGGTCTCGCAGGCCCAGAGGGCGCTGTCGTACCAGTAGGAGTAGCCTAGAGAATATTGGTCTCGGGTGACTACGCCGACTGCTGGTGCGTGGGGTGGAGTGGGGGAGTAGACCGGTTGACCAAAGGGGCATTGAGGAGTGTGAGTTGCTGGGCACTCCTGTGCCACGGTCTGCGTTTCCACGCAACTGGTGAACAGGAGAACGAACAGCAGTAAGAGTAGGCTACACATCTTCTTCATTTTGCTTTTTCCATTTGGCTATTTCTTCCTGGTAGCTGATGTGGTCTGGATGGGTATCGGGTGGGTATTGGCTTTTGAGCAGGTCGATGGTGCCACAAACCCGGAACTCGCGGTCGAAGACGGTTTCCTCGATGTGGGCCATCTCACCGAAGGAAAGCCGGTCGTCGCAGACAAGGAAACGGCGAAAGCGGTCTACAGGGATGTCTGCCATCTCGCAGACACGCTCTGGTGTCCATTCACCTTTGGAGAAATTGAAGAAGGTGATCATGTGGTAGCGGAACTGAGCACCTGCTATCTCGAAGTCCACTACGTAGCGAGAGTTGTTCCACATGTCGTGGTTCATTGTGCTACCTTCTCTCGTGGGGTGAACTGGTGGCTACCGCCGTAGCGTTTTCGGTTGCGGAGCGCGCTGCCAACGACTTCCCCGATGGCTTCCTCTACGGTACGGCAAGGGAAGCAGGAGCCGTGAATGGCGTCGTCTCCGCAGTTGTACGAGCAGGTTCCTTTACCGGGGAACGGGATGGGCTCTTCCATGTCGACGTGGGCGCGAAGGATAACCTTGGGAAAGGGCCAGCGGGGACGCTTCCACTCGTTGGCCTGGATGCGCACGCGCCCTTTGTAGGACTTTTCGGGCATTGGAAATTCTACAACCTCGTCGTGTATGGTGTCACCTTCATTGTACTTAGTGTAGCCGAATAGAACGTCCATGGGGTGCAGATCGACGACCGTGTGCATCCACCACGGGTCGCTTCTGCTCCACTCGTTCGTCTTCTTCCAGACGTCGAGCCACAGCTTCCAATCGAACACGCGCCAACCGAATTCCCTACTGATGTACTCTCCCCACGGGTGCGCGTCGCTTTTGGGTTTGTAGAGGCCCAGCGTCTCCTGCACTTTGCGCCAGTGCGGGATGTTAGTGATACCCCAGAAGAGGGAGACTCCGGGGATCTGCACGTTCCCGGAGAGGTCGTTTTCGCCACCAGGGCTGTGCAGCTTGAGACGAGCTCCTAGGTTGGGCTTGCCGAGAGACCATTCGAGGTGGAAGAACTCACCACTTCCGTAGGATAGGCTCTTGTGGTGCAACCACATGGCGCCGTGTTTCCAGATGGCGCCTTTTCGTTTTCCACCAGGAAGCCTGTCGTGATTGACGAAGTGGGCGTACAGGTTTTCTGTGATGTACTTGAACATGGAGGGTCCTTTGTTTAGACTTAGAAGGACTCGAGCAAAGCGGTTACGCCCCCTTTGAGGACACGTAGCTGACTTTTCAGTTCTTCCACTTCGTCCTGAAGGGCTTCCACTTCATCCGTGTCCGGCTCTGGTCGATGGACGACTAAACGTACAACGAGCGCAGCGATGTCTTCCAAGCTGGCGTCGCGGAGCTCGTCGACCACGAAGTGGACGGCAGTCATTCGCGCTTCTTGTAGCCCGCCTGTAGATAGAAGGTCGGACCGAGAAAGATGTTTCTGTAGCTTCTTGATGGTCTGTTTTGCCCAGTTCTTGTCTTTCATTGAGCTTCCATTTCACTATGTTTAGTGGAGTCGAAGTCAACGACGCGAATTTTCACGCCGTCCTTCTCGCTGACGTACGTAAACCGGTCTGTATACGTCGGGTCCTTCCGAATTTCCACCACGCACTCTTCTTCGTCTGTATTGAGCCCACAACCCTTAAACCACTTCCTGTGGCTGTACATGCGCCAACAGTAGTGCTTGACAGCTAGGCAATCAGCTAACGGTGGGTAGCTGCTCATGCGCCGTCTCCTTGCAAGTGTGCCCACGGAGATCTGCACTCTGGGCACACGCCAAACAACTCTGCATGGTCTGTCCAATCCCAGCCTCCGCAGCTGCAGCGTACCACCGCGTCAAAAATTGGACGAACTTCTTCGTCTGCCCACCGTGCGAAGGACACTAGGGGCTGCGTTTTGTAGTGGTGGACTCTCCCAATATAATCGACAGCACACCATTGTACAATGGTCGCACGTTTTTTCGCTGAGGCGATGCTCAAAACGAGCCTGGTGTTGCCGCTGGCTCTGCTACGGTAGTACCGTCCAGCAACGATGGTGGCTTGCTTCATGCGTCACCTAACACGGTAGCCGAACTTTCCTTGCATTGCCCAACCTCGCGTCACCTCACCTGGCGTATCCTTGCGTTTCCGCGCGTGACATCGCCAGGAATGTTTACGTTACCGAGGAAGTCTGTACCACAGTTCCCACAGCTTCTGGCCATCTTCTGTGGGTACCCAATTTTGCGCAGCGTCCCGCTGAGCAAACCCCGAACTCCCTAAAGCGTTCGCGGTTTGATGGGAGATTGTGTCTCCTGGAAAAACTGGAGCGTTTTTGACGATGTTCCCAAGCTCTTCCATCAGGTGAATTTTCTCGATTGCCATATACACTTCTCCTTAGTTATCTGCAGCCTCTTCGTAGTTGTCTGCTTTTATCTTTTCTGCGTTCACAGGAAACGACATATACCCACCACAAAAAAGGCAGCGTTGTCCTTCCTCAAGAAGGCAGCGATGGCTACCACTAAAACGGCCTACGAACAGTGCGTGCCCCCCGTTACTCGGGTGCTCCCACCAGAACTCACTGAAACGGTAGTACATCCTTTTTACTATGTCGCTGTGCAAAAATTGAGGAAGGAAGGGTCCTACAAAGGAATGAAGGGCTCTCCGTGTCGGTCTCGTGACGTAGATTCGGTATAGTTTTCTCAAGTATGGACGGTCCCATAAGAACCTGGTAACAATCATCCCCGGAGGCCACACTCGTCTGAACAGCTTCCTATACATCCTTTTCCATCTCCTCGAGAGCTTCGATCATTTTTCGCCCGTCGCACTCGTAGAGACCCGACGAGTTGTAGCAGTTCACCTCTATTATTTTACAAGTCTTGTGATCGATTCTGGCAATGTCGAGGACGAACGCTTTGTGAGGCTGCCACTCGGCTATCCGGTCCAGCACATACCGCTCCATCTCCTCGTCGTACCAGGGAGTGTCGTAGAAACCGATGCGCCTACGCCAACCGATGCTTTTGTAGAACGACCCGGTCACGATTTTCCCGTTGGCGATGAAGAACCGGCACTCGTGAGCAATCTCACGATAGGGAGCTACAGCCACCATGGTGTCGGCGGTCAGGTCCTGGTAGTGCTGTGTTACTTCCCCTGCGAGGACTTCTTTCCGCCACTCGAGGTAGTCGCACCACTCCAGGTGCGAACCTGTGAAGGTCTTGTCCGTGGCGCACGGGCGCATGAAGAAACGGTCTATCTGAAGCGGCACATCTTCAAAGCGGCAGACGACGGAATCGTGGTTGAGGAGCTCGGTGCCCCAGTGCTCGCGCCACGCCTCGAAGGTGAAGTTGTAGTCGTCCCAATAGTAGCCAGGTGACCAGTTTCGGGCCTGCGATATTTTACGCAGCTTGGTGCTACCGTAGACGACGGCTTTCCCGGTTATCTCAGGTTCAGGGACGAGCTCGTGGGAGAAGGGAACGAGCTTGATGACGGTGTGTGGGAGCTCGAGCTCCTTCACCACTTCGAGCAGGATGTCTTCGACATTACCCTGCTCCAAATCCAGTTGGAGTATCCAGTGCATTGTTGGTAGGCCTCGGACAGATGACCACGTGCGTGTGGTGGCTTCCTGCGTCGACCGTGGGGAAGGTCACGCTACCGTACACCAGCTGCAGCGGTTCGTAGGTAATGTGGGGTGTTCCCCACTGGTCGATGGTGCAGACGGGCGCCTGCACCGTTTTGACTTCAGCGTAGGAGAATGAACAGGTCCCGAAGTGTGCCATCTACAACCTCTCCATCGTGGTGTGCAGAATGGCCACCCTCCCACGCTTCTCAGGTTCGCCGTCGTAGAAGCGGTCGTAGGGCATCGCGTAAAGCATCCCGAGGTGGTCGCCGCAGATTTCTTGTAGCAGCACGAAGCGCTCCTGCGTTTCGCTGTGCGTCGCCTCGCCTTTGGTCACGTAGACACGGCCATCCTTGTCACGATACTTCTGCTGCGGTTCGGGTACGTGGATCATGGCCACATCACCACCGCGTTGTCGCCAGGGTAAGGCTCCCCATCTTTGTCGTCTTCCCAGTTTTCTTTGGTGGTGAACTGTGACCAGTCGTCACCATCCGGATCGTAGACGCCGATGGAGAAGTCCCCACTGAAGGGGTTGAAGCCGTTGCCTTCCTCGTCGCGGGAGAGGATGACTTCGACATCCTGCGGCAGTTGCTTGAGCTCCTCAATCAGTTCTTTCACTTTCATTGACTGTCTCCTCTATCACAGGTTGTTGCAGATAATGCTAAGGTCCTTGATAAACCTATCCAACCGCAGTTGCAAGCATTTCTTGGAGCAAAAGCGCACGTGGTCAAAATAGGAACCCGCATCGACGCGGGCCGAAGAAATGTCTTCTAGCTTGAGCGGAAGAACACCGCTACGAATGACGAGGTGAGCATTCATGGTGTAGCTTTCACCGTGATCCTTGACTACGAACTTCTTGCTGCACGTTGGGCACTTTACCTTCTTGGCGCTTTCCTTCTCCTCAAGTTCTTTACTGGAGCATTTGTTGCACACATTGAGGGAAGGGTATTCGTCCTCTTTAGAGTACCCGTAATGGTCGTGCAAGCGCTTCTTACACCTTGGGCATGTGCTACGCACTTTCAAGTTCAGGTCACCGAAACGTTCCGACAGTGCCTCTTCGAGTGATCTAACCTTATCGCTGGTTACGTACAGGACAGGTTCTGTTGTTTCCACACAAGCGACGATAGTGTTCTCACCTTCGCCCAGGGGCGCGGAGGTCTGGTCAAACTCGATGTGTGAGAGGAGGACGCCCAGAATGTGGATGCAGGTATCGAGGATCCACTGTGCGTGCTCATCGAAGTCTTCACGGACGAAATATTTGTATTCTACTGGCATGGGCCACTCTCCTTGGCAGCACTACGAAAAGGAAGCTGCTAGCGTTCTGGCCATGAGGAGACCACGTTCGGTGGGCTCGAATCTGGCGACGGGGCTAATGTGGTTGGTGTTGTCGCAGAAATGGGGATCGATTCTTTTCTGGGAGCGCAGCTGCTTTTTGGTGACGTTGTGGAAGAGGAGAATCTTTTTGCCTTCGTAGTTGTGGCAGTTTGGGTATTCTATAGTGGCGATGAGGTAGTTGCCGAGTTCTTCTGCTGCGAGGATTTTGTACGCACCGGGGTCTGGATTGCCGGATGGAGGTGGGACTTCGTCGAAGTGCGTGCAGCTACTCTTGGGAACGAAGCCGCAGCTTTGCGGCTCGCTTCTACAAATGCTCGATTTGAAGGGGGAGATTCCCACGTCTATTTTCCTTCTAGAACTTGCGCGGCGTAGACCATCGCCTGTCGGTGGGCGTTGTCTACCTGGGAGCGGTCGTCCAGGTCCACCATGGCATAGAGTGTACGCGAGTGGTACGAGAAGAGCCCGTTGTTCTTTGCAACAATGGCACGGAGAACCTCGGGCGAGAGTACTCTACCATCGCCCATCGTGTCGCCCGCTCTCAGGATGATAGCTTGTGCTCGATTCATTTTGTTGGTACCTTTCCTTTGTCTACGAGAATTTCTCCCATTTCACGATTGAACACCGTCTCGCAGTTGGGGCACTTTACAACCAAAATGGGTGTCCCGTCAACCTCAAACACAGTGTCGATGGTAACGTTGCAGCGGGGGCAGTTTACCTCACCTTTTACTTTGAGGGGTGGCCGACTTCGGTGTGGTCTGATGCCTCTAATTCTTCGTCCCATGAGGAACTCCTTCTAAAACTCAAACTCGCTAAGGGAAAAGCTGCTTTTCCTACTAGTTTCTGTTCTCCGTTTCGGTTTGGGGCGTTCTCCCCAATGCTCGAAAGCGAAGGCGCTTCGGAGAGCGTGGTAGAGGGCGTTCCCGTGATACCATTTCGCGAACTGGTGGAACACTGCGCGCCACAGCTCTTTGCCAAACTCGGTCATTTCGACACGCCGCTGCCAGGAGGGAGCTTGGCGATGAAGGATAATCAATTGGCGTCGTTCGAGGGCTTGGAGAGTTTGGAGGTTGAATCCGTACGTGCCTGGCATACTGGAGACGCTGTGAACGCCTCCCAGGTGGCAGGTGGCACCGAGGACGAAAAAGGTTTTTCGCATGGGGCCTGTGAGGTCGGCGGCGCGAGCTTTGAAGAGGCGGCGTTTGTACTTGTAGGGCCGTGCGATGACAATGGGTTGGTACTGCTCGTCTTCGGAGACTTCTGGAGCGGCGGTCGCTTCGCAGGGGGCGAGTACACGTAGGTCCTTGCGGGGTACAGTATCGTCGAAGTAGTGGGCGCACGATGGGTCTCGTTTGAGAAAGTATTTGCCAGGGTATTTTTGCATTAGGTCAACTCCAGCACGATAGGAACTGGGTCGAGTTCGCCCTTTACATAAGTGCTCTTGCAGTGCGGGCACCGAAAAACATTCGGTATCTCGGGTATTTCTTGTAGACAGTAGACGCCGCCTCTGCTGCCATGCAGGCTCATTCTTCCGTAGCAACGAGGGCATGTGTTGCGTCGGAACTCCAGCTGTTGGCAGGTATCGCACTCAACATAGCTAACTCGCTTGACGCCAGCCACATCGGAGTAGGTCACCTTGATGTCTCTAGAGCCGCACTTCTCGCACTTGCGCGGCCAATCTTCGGGGAGGCGTTTCGTGACGGCTACTACAGGTTCTGCGAGCTCGCCAAGGTCGAAGGTGGTCTTGGTGAGCTCCTCGAGTCGGTCCGCGAAGTCGATGAGTGGCTTCACAGCTTTCTGTTGCACGAGCGCCGGGTGAGTACGGACAGTCACGTGTTGCTGAATGTCGTCTTCGCCAGAGTGGTAGCAGAACTCAAGGGACATGATGCCACCATCTCTGGGAAGTAGCTCCTCAATGAAGGTCTGCATCTTGGCCCACTTGTCGCGTGACACAGCAAGGTCCACGCGGGCGTGGAAAATATCACGCTCCGGATGCCCTTCGCAGGAGTAGGTGGTCACGACTCCGCGGATTTCGTTGAACCGGTCCAAGGCAGGCTTGAGGGACATTTCGAGGTGACCTTCGTCAATGGCTTGCTGGTAACTCTGGAGCAGGGTGTCCTTGTAGATGGTGTCGTCTTCAGGATGCATTACGTTTACGTTGCTCCTCGCCAAGCTTCAAGTAGAATGCCAGCCTAACCCCAGCCATGATAGCGTGATAGCCAAAGTACGCGCCGAAGCATACTAACACAACAACTGCACCCCATGTGCCAGCAATACGTGCCGGTTCCCCATAGAAGATTTTATACAGCTGTAGCGCAGTGCCTCCTCCCATAGCAAACACAAGGAGCAGACCAATGACTACTTGGGAAACGTGTGCTAAAAGTTCCATGGAACCTCTTCTTATATTTTACAAGTTGGCAGCTTCTTTCAGCACAGAGTACTCCCTACTCCTGTGCCAGTAGCGTACGCTTTTCTTTTCCAGAAGAGCTTCCACGATTTCCGGGTCGGTTACACTGACGGGCTGCGGGTTGTCTGGCCTGCTATACTCGTGAGGCACCTCCTTCGGCAAGCTTTTCTTGTACTTCTCATAGTAGCGCTTCCACTCCTCCATGGAAAGGTGGACGGAGCACCCGTCTGGGCGGCATCCCCACCCACGCTCGTACTCGGTCCAGTCGACAAAGACAGCAGTGAGTATAGTCGGTTTGTGGGTGCCTTTCTTGTGGTAGATGGGAAGTACACCGTAATCCCCCGTGTTTGTCTCCTCTGTCATGAATACGAGTGCCGACCCATCGGTGAAGACGATAAGTGGGTCATGCGCAGTGCCTCCCCGTCCGTCATCGAACTGTCGCCAGTCTACTCGGTCAACTACTTTTCCTTTGAACAGATGAGTTTGTGGCGCTTTCATGTTGATACCTCCGTGTAATTATTACGTTTCCGCCCAACATAGGTACCAGTATATCCGGTGAGCATTACGTTGTCAAGCGCCCGATTGCAATTATGACCCATTTTTTGGGTTCGAGGTGTAGACGTAGACAAAGGTGTACCAGAGCGCTAGTTAGGCTACGGTAGCCATTTTTCTAGCGTAGAGCACTCCAGGGCGCGGCTCGAACCAATAGTAGCAAGAAAATCGTAGATATAGTAAAACATCGGAAGGGCGTCCTCTCCGATATGGTCGATGTCTCCGTTGATTTTTACCCGCGTGGATAACTGGGAGCAAATATGAATATCAATAGAGTGCTCAAACTCTACGGTGAGGAAGAAAGGTGCACGTTTGAGGAAGGGCAAGATGGTTCTGCGAAGAGACTCCGTTTTCCTGGAAGACAACACAAGGTACACGTACGCCATGGGGCTCCGTTCGTCCTTGTGACCTTGACAGGAGTAGAGCGTGGCGACACCGGGGAGCTCATTCAATTTTTGCAAAACGTCAACGAGGAACGGGCCTACCTTGTTGATGCTGAGGTCTTCGTGGAAGATCTCGAAGGATCGACTTTTCTTTTCCCAGATTTCTTTGCCCTCGGGGTGCACGGGTAGCCTCCGTATTGTTGGCTACCACTATTTTACAAGGCAACGTTAGACGAAGGAAGCTTGGGAGACCGCGTTGCTGTTCACGACAGCGGTAGCGTATCGACCGTAGAAGAAGTAACCAGCGTGAGCTTGGCCGAACGGCCGTTTGTCGATGGGATGGGAGCTGAGGGGAAGTGAGGTGAGGCGTGCACCGAGCTGGCGAGGAGGCGCACACATGTAGAGAGCGTTGGTCATTCCGATTTTCAGTGGATCGTGTTCGGAGCCTGTGCACAGAACCTCAACGTCTGCTACCTTACCTACGGCGCCCTGAAGTAGTTGTGAAACTTTCTCGATGGGACTGTACCACTGCGGTAGAAGCTCTTCCGTGTCGATGTTTGTCAAGAGGGTGGAAAGGGAAGTGACTAAGGTAGGGACAGCAAGCTGATATTCCCAGATCCGGTTGCGTGTATTGGCAAGGGCTGTAGGGGTAAAAGATTTGTAGGCGGTCTGATTCCCGATGGACTCGGCTGCTTGCTCGAGGAGCATGAAGGTGGTGTCGTTATCTTTCTTGACAACGTAGTTAACGAGCTCCAGTAGTAGCTCCTCGGTGAACTGTTCGGGGTCGAAACTTCCGGTGAAATCCTCGAGGGGACTGCGGATAACGCTGAACTCTACGGGGTAGGCGGCAGGGTAGAGAGTGGTAGTTTTGATAGCTGTAGGCTCGACGGTTCCTTCGCACTCTGCATCGATAGCCACGGGGGCTCGAAAGGTCCACTTGGGACTGTCTGTTCGTTCTTCGAGTAGGATAGCAGGGGACTCGCCTTCTTGAAGCTCTGTGAGGTGGAAGATGTGGTGTGCAAGACTGAGCTGGTCTACGTAGTTGCGGAGCTCCTCGTTGATGTGCTCTCCGAAGAGACGGAACTCGTCGGAGGTGGGAGAGATGAAGATATTGCGTAGGTACTCACGGAAGTACTTCTTGGATTCGTTTTCGTGGGTGGTCACCTTGATGGTGCGCCTGATGTCGCCGCGTTCCCACATCTCCAAAGCGGTGAGTGGATCGTCGAACGGTCCGAGATCTTTGAGGTTTACCTCTTCTCCTTCCTTGTCTACGAACGTAAGTTTGGTCGAAAAGTTGGGCAGTGGTAATGGCATCCTTGTTTCCTCCTTGGACTTGGGCCTAACTTAGAAAGTAACAAGAAAGGCTGAAGATGCAGCCTGGTTACCACTATATTTTACAAGGCGCGGTTAGCGCCACCCGTCATCTTCTTCCAGGGAGTAGAATTCTCCAGTACTGAGGTCGATGGAAAACTCATCAGGGTCAAGGTCATACTTGGAGCAAAGGGCGTCCACAAAACAGAAGAATTCTTCTTGTGGCGCCCATTTATCAGTTTGCCTGCCTTTGAGTTCAAGGCGCCGAAGCTGCTCGAATTCCGCCACAGTAATTGAAGGAAGACGGGAGTCTTCAGAATCATCTTCCTGCACAAGCTTGAGAACACCGGAGGCTAGAAGTCGTTCGTTGCGATCTGCGAAAGCAACAGACGGATCTACCCGCACAAACCCTCCACTGCTCACCACGGTTAGCTTAGAACCCGTATCTACTGCCACATCTCCGTTGCTTTGATTAAGCAGCGTAACTTGCTTGGACTGCTGCTTACGCTTTGCTTTTTTCTTTCCAACACGCTCCGCTAGAGCTCTGCTCGCCGTTGGCAATTGGTAACGCTTAGCAACCTCTTCCATCTCGGCGTTTGTTCGCGCGATGGACTGCCCGACGACTTCAAGCATCGTGTCCAGGCTGGGAGAGCCAGTAGTAGCTTTCTCTTCAGAATCGAGCGTGTAGGGTTCCCCGCTATCTTTTACGTACAGCTTCCCGTTAATCCTGATCACCTCAGGAGGGTTATCGTCTACCTCTTCAGGAAACTCTATATCATCGAGTTCCAGCGCCTTCCCAGGGAGTAGGATAGCTGCGGCACGTTGTTCAGCATCTGAGGATTTATTGTCCGCCATTATAATTAATCCGCATCGGTGAACACAAGCTCGTATGCAGGTTGTTTATAGACGGAAAGAACGCGAAGAATTCCTCTCTTTACAAAATCCCGGATCCATTGGTTGAACTCTAGCTTGCTTGCACCTATCACTAGTGTACCTGCAGGCATTACCATCAAGCTGGAGGAGATCACAACTCTGTGAGTTGTCATATTCGTGACTATGAAAATATCACCACCACTAGCTTTCAGTGTAGCCGGTCCAACTATCCCATCTGGTGACACGCCAAGCCGTCTTTGGAGAGTTTCTACCCCGGGATCGGGAGCTGCGCGTTTGGATTGCCATGGCAGCTCATCCTCAAATTCGGAGGGGGCTTCCTCCTCGATCACCACACCGGGAAGCAAGATAGCTGCGGCGCGCTGCTCAGCTACTGTAGACTCGCTGTCGCTCAATCTACTCACCCACAACCTTTCCGACCGTAGAGTGCGCGGACTCCGTGTGTGGCGGCAATCTGGTTGTATCGATTCAAAAGATCTCGATCCGCAGTGCACAAATGAAAAGAACCAAAATGCCCCTCCACCCAACCTCTAGGAACGCCACAATTGGAAGCTCGCCTAGCGGTACAGCCTTCTCGATCACAAAGATAAATGTCCGCTCGGTCCTGCCTAGCACGAATACTCATAACGCCTCCTCTACCTTGTTGGCCAAATCCGGGTGGTCGCTCCAACCCGTATTACCACAATCGTGGCAGACGTACTCGTACACCCAGTTACTGTGCTCTGCTGAGTACTTTTTGCGAAGCTCTCCAACGTACCGCAGTAGTTTTCGTTTCCGAGTAGCACCGCGTCGAAACTTGAGTTTCTTTAACCGCTTGCGCCCGGTGAGGTGCACGCGACTAAGTCCACCGCGGCTGCGAGGGAGTCCTCCAGTACCGTGCGCGTTGAGGTGGCCAATGCGATGCTTGCAGAAGCCACACTGGAAAGGCAGACGTGCCATCAGACAAGCTCGCCTACGGGGAACCCATCATCGGGTCCGTCTATCTCAAAGAATCTACCGAAATAAGTGTTGAGGCTGTACACTTCTGGGTCAAGCCCGTACTTTTCGCAAAGACTCCTTACAAAAGGCAGCAGCTGTATTTCGCTTTCCACGCGGCCTAGATAACTCAACCGTCTACATGTATCTTGGAGACGTGCAAACTCACCTACAGTAATTGAAAGAAGGTCTCCTGTATCACGGTGAAGTTTCTTAGTGTTTCGATAACGCACATTTTTGTTATTGACCTGAGCACTATCAACCGTACTTCGTTTAGCCCTAGGGGAAGCCTGTGCAGAGCTGTTGATGATCACCTGGCCTGGTAACATGATAGCAGCAGCTCTTTGTGTGCAATCACTCATAGTGGTTCCTCCGACAACTCTTTGTCGAGAATGCCCCAAAAACAATACTGTGTCAATTAAAAAGCGCGTCAGTGCTTGATGGAGGGATCTAGGGAATCGTCTACCTGCTCGATGAGCTCCTGGAGCTTCTTTTTGGAAAGCTCTAGCTCGCGAATGATTTCCTGCAGCTCGAGGATGGTACGCTGGCGCTCAACGGCAAAGCGGAGGGTTCGGGCGAGGAGGTTGGGCGTTGCGGAGAGCTCGATTTTGTCGATACAATCTTGAGCTCCCATTGCTATCGTAGCGGCGCGTATCTCGATGTCTGTTTCCGCGGTCAAGACGACGATGGGGAGCTGTGGTGCTATTTTGTAGACTTCTTGGAAAGTATCTTTGGGTGCGCTGTCTGGAAGGGTGAGGTCGAGCAGGATTACGTCCCACCGCTGTTGGTACAGCAAGTCTATCCCTTCTTGGAGGGTAGTCACGCGCTGCAGGTGCATGTCTAGGTAGGAGAGATCTAGTAGCTTCTCTACAAGCTCCCCGATCCCCTCATCGTCCTCAACATGAAGCACCCGCAACCGCATGTAGAAGCGGCGGTCTGGCATATCATAGAATAATGTAGAACTACAGCTTATCTGGAAACGGCACGGCGTTCATGCGGTGGGATGTGCCACATCTTGCGGATACGTTTACGGAATTCTTTGCGCACCTGCTGAGATTCTCTAGCAAGTTGCTTGGCTATGTCCGGAGTGATGGTGAGAGCTCGAGCTGGAACACCATGAGGTTGCGAGCTTAGATGGGAACTGAGAAGGACCATGGTTCTGGCTCGTGGACGAGGAAGGTGATTTTGTCGTGCGTTGCTTCTACCACTTCGATGTTGGGAGGGGTTTCACCTTCACAGTTTTCCTCCCAGTAATAGTTGATGGTGTTTTGCAGGATGTCCTCTACCACTTGCTTGTCGATTTGGAAGTCGATGAGCTTGTAGAGGTTGTTGTCAAACTCCCCAGGTTTTATTCTGTCCTTGCGGACCCAATTACCGTCTTCGTCGAGCTCGTAGGGGAACTCGTCGTCGGGTACCGTGGCCAACTTTCCATTCTCATCAAGTAGCATCGCTAAGCAATCCTCCAGGAGTAGGGCGATAAACAATAATAGACTGCTGTTCTTTAATCTCTAGCTCTCCGGGCCACCCCTTGAACGCTTGGTCCCAAACTTTACGGATAGCTCTTTTTACGTCAAGGTCGCCAAGAAACGGTGCGAGCAAATTCACGCCTCTTTTTGGATTTGCTACTGCGTGGTAAATATTTGCTAGTGCTAACGCTTCAGCTGCTGGACCTTGTTTGAGATCGCTCTTCGGATGCATGAGCACCCGTAGAATCTCGAAAGCTGCTCGCCTATTCTGCGGTAATAGTTGTGCAATCTCTTTGTTAAAACGCTCAGCATACTTTGTCATTTACAACTCCTCCAGTACCATCCAAGGGTATTTTTGTTTGTAGCAACACTCCGGGCAGTGGGCTGCTACCCCTTCAACAACGATCATGATCGTACCGCAGTTGGGGCACTCGGGCAAGTTTTCTGCGGTGGAGCAGTCGCCACCAACTAAAGACCCGGAAGGAAAGACGAATCTGGGAGGGGGCTTGGGCGGGAAGTCATCATGCGTCATTTTCTTTTCTGCCGCTCGAGCTCTTTAAGTCGCCACTCGGTGTCGTCGGTACTCACGTAGCAGCTGTAGTCCTTGTAGTCGTAGATATCGCTGACCTCCTCGAGGCGCACGGGCAGGATATCGAACAGGCATCGTTTGAGAAGGGTACGCGTTCTGGCTCGCATGGCTTTGTTGGCGCTTCGCCGGAAAATCTTCCCGTTACCAGGAGCGACGACGTCGATGAAGCGGCTTTTCTTACGGGACCTACTTATTAGATTCCTCCAGAGACTTCCTTAAATCTCTGATGCAACTGTCCAATTGATCGAAAGACATATCAACGTGACAATAGCACCGCTGCACCATGCACTGTGTACCTTCTTCGGAAGGTTCGCCTCGAGCTATCCACTCGAGTCCGCAATGCTCGCAAACGCCTACTACCTTGGCATTATATCGCATCGACGGGCTCGTCTGGTATGGCGTTCAGAAGGTAGTCGTCGAAACAGCCAGGGTGAAAACAGAGTACCGTGATGTATCCCTGGTCCGCACCGGGCATAGCCTTAGCTGTAGCTATAGCACCTTCCTTGGACTCTGTAAAGTCTCGCATGTCCACGGGCAGGTAGACTACTTTGCTAGCGGGTTCGGGAGTGTTTCTACGAAACTGAGTCATCGCGATTGTCGGGAAGACCTACTGCGGAGGGGTCGAAGTAAGGGGACCACTCACCGCTACAAATATCACGCATGATGGCAGCGAACCCGGCCACACAGCGCTCCCGGTCGTAGTTCACTTCATCAACTACATCAACTGAGAATGATTCCAGCAGATGCAACAACTGCTGCACAACTAATACTGCAGGCAAAGAGTAGGGAGCGCTCGACTCAGCGATAGATAGTGCGCGCACAAGTGTTTCCACGACGTCCTTCTGTGCCATTCGTTGCCAGTGGGCGAAGGGCTTACCGTTGAACTTCGCGGAGCAGTCGCAGAGCTCTTTCCCTTTGCTCGTGACGTACGCGCAGGTTTTGCGGTGCCGGGGTAGTTTGAAGTTGGTTTGCAGAAAAGGGTCAGCCATCAGTTTGCTCCTCATCGGTAATAAATTGCTGATTATACTCGTACCACACTTGAGAAACTGCCGAAGCAAGTACGCTAAGCAATACTGCAGCGAGCAAAAGGACTACCACTAACCGACTACTGTTCCTGCAAAAACACAACGTTACTCCAACGCCAGCTAGTAGTACACAGTATATTGCGAAAACAATCTTGGCCTCTTTAGTCATCGACTCGTTCCAGTTTCCCGAATATGGAATGTGGTCCGATCCAGCCGTTGATCCTACCACGATTATTTCCAATTTGGAAGCGATTTTGTTGGACGGCCTTCACAAGATGCAAGTACTCGTTGCCCCTCACCCGGCAGAGTACAATGTCCCCAGCTTTGAGAGTGGAGGGGTCGACAGGTGCCACGGTGCACAGCTGTCCCGACTTGATGATCGGTTTCATCGAGTTGCCCCGAGGGCGAAAGGAAACCGTCTCGCCCTGCTGGAGCTTGGCTATGTGTCCCGTGGCCCATCCCATGAAGCACGTGTAAAAGTAGCTGACCGGATGGGCATCAGGAGAACGGTTCCCCACAGTTAGGGCACTCGGTGGGGAGTTCTCCGAGCTCCACGAAGTCGAGTTCCACTTGACCGGTTGGATTGAGCCTGAGAACGTCGAGCTCCCCACCCGTGGTAACTCGACGGATGTCGAGCGGAACGTTGAAGACGTGGGAACAGTTGCTGCAGGAAACGGGGAGAGCGTAAATGATGTTGGCCATGGTTGGGCTCCTTTCTATTAAAGGTTAACCTGGTCCGCATGTGTAGTCGTGCACGAATGGTGGGGCGTCTGCGCGGACGCTATGGATTCCAGTGGACCTGCAGCGAGTTACACCGTCTAGGGCAGCTAGCCACTTGCAAAAACTGTCTCTGCCGCGAGGTGTTATCTCGTTTGAGTCCCCAACAATTTGGATGTATAGAGAACGCGGATCGCCCACGGCGTAGGTTATCCAACCGGCGGCTGCGGCTTCGTCATCTATCTGAAAAATTAGATCGTCGGGGTTGGCCTGGTCGGAAACTGTAAGTTCTACGTCGAAGCGGTAATCTTTGTAGTTGGTCATTTCACTGTCGTCCTTCGCCCCTTATACCCATCAGTAGCCCAACCACTCCCTTCCAACGTGAACGAGTTTTTCGATATTGTCAAGCTGGTCTTTCGGGAACCGCAGTGACTACAATCAACGGGGTCGTGTCGCTCAAGGTGCTTCCGCTCGAGCTCAGTCACTTCTTGGCAATCGTCACAAAGGTACTCGTAAATCGCCATCGCTACACCGCGGTGCCCCAGAGTCGATCGCAGAAGCCCGGCCTCTGCATTGTCTCGAAGATGTGGTCAGCAATCACGTCCGCCAAAGCAGCAAACTCAGAAGCTGGCGGGTTCTGAAGTTTCAGTTGCTTGACTTCGTGGACGACGAGCTCTTCCTTCTTAGCTCTCGCGAGGAGCTTCGGAGCAGCTGCCGTAGCAGCTACAGCCCCGAGGATTCGAAAGAAGCCTCGTCTGGTTATGCCTTTTTCGCCCATGGAATTTTCCTGGTAGTTATCAACTTGTGGAGTACGTCCACGCCTTCACGCACCACGATTTTCCCGCTCAGCTTGCCGGTGCGGCCAGCGGCGAAGAGGGCGTCGAGGATCTCTTGTTGTTCTTTCTCAGTGAGGTCACACTTTAGCACATAGGTGCCTTGAGACTCGTCCCACACCAACTTCTTGGCGTCTACTCCTTCGGAGGAAGGGCATGAACCTTCCCATACACGACGTGCAGTCTCCTGATGGAAGTCGGGTTCAATTGACTGCGTCTTGTCTCCGGGGACCGTAGCAGCTACTGTTGCCGCGCCGCAAGCCGTTAAAAATCCTCTTCGGTTGAATCCTTGGCTCATTGGTGTTTTCCTGTCAATCCAAAACAATCTTGGGTGGTGGTTTTCGGAAGACGTTCCGCAAAATAGGCTCCAGATACTGAATGCTCTTTTTGGAACGCTCCAGTGACTTCTCGATATCCTCGGGAGTTATCGTCGAAGGTCTATCCTTTGATTTCTTTTCATCAACCATCGAAGAACTCCTTCATGGCACGTTCGGCGGAGGGGCGCAATGAATGCTGTGCAGCACGTTCAGCAAGCTCCCACATGGAACTGAGCTTCTTCATTGGAATGTTAGTACGACCACTTACTATAAGCCTATCTGCTGGATAGGTTCTCGTAAAGACAAGCTTATCATAGTAAGGTCCAATCCCAGGCGCTACTGCACCACTCCTGTCGAGCAGCGCAAGATATTGGTAGAAAGTGCGCAAACTTGTCTCTTGCGCATAAGTGTACTCTGGCACAGTGATGTACGCACCAGGACGTACATACTTCGATACATCTATGTCATTGATGAACACCTTCGTTTTGGGAGTGCCACTCGCTTCCATTTCAGGGAGCACTGCAGCTGCAGCACCTGCTCCACAAAGCGCCAGAAAACCTCTTCTATTAACCATCCGTTTTCCTTCCCCGTCGGAACACCGACGTATCGAAAATCCACGCGTTGACTTTGTCCTGGGGCTCGAACTCGAGCCTCTCAAGCTGTTCGCGGAAACGGGGTGCCATCTTCTCGGAGACAGCGTCGAAGGGACCAACGATAAGTCGATCGTCATCGGCGCGCAGGAACGCTGAGATTCGGTGGTCTCTAGCTGTACGGTGGATGATCAATAGGCCTTCCATGGCGTCGTTGAACAGCTTGCTGGCGAGCCTGTCGTAGTCCTGCATGGGTCCCTCCCCTACGTTGGATGACCATCGGGCTCCTTCGTCAGATACCTCACGGGTACCCGATCTGTCAACCACACTTCGTTAGCAGACAGGAAAAAGCTGTGGCCATCGTTGTACATATCGAGTGCGTGCACACGGAACACAACAGGCTTGCCGTGACGTTGGCCTACTGTGTACGCCGTGTGAAAGTCTGCGGAAAGATGGACGTGTTGTCGGTTCATCTTGAGCAGACCCTTCTCAAATATGCTACCTAGGAAACGACGGGCGGTACCGTGCCAGAGGTGAACGGGAGGTTCGATGGGCTCGTAGCCCAGGTCGACGGGGAGGGAGTGGCCTTGACTGGCGCGTATTTTTCGGCCGTCTTCGCTAAACGCGAAACGTTTTTTGTTGTTGGTGGCGACGACTTCTTCGAGATCGGCTCGTGTGATATTTCGACCGCGGCGAGCTCGACCACACTTACGCAGGAGCTCGTCGACGTCGGCCCAGCCTCCTGGGTCGAGCTGGAGCCCGATGGTTTCTGGCTTGTGGCGCAGCACGAGGCTGAGGAACTTGCTAGTGCTGACTGATTTCTGGTGGTCCATGGCTGCTGTCTTTGCTGCTTTACGTGCTTCCTGTCGAGCTCTTTTCCTTCCGGCCTTGGACCAGGCCGGGTCCTCCGTGTTATCTCAGCACGGGCAATCGTAGCCGCGGTCGCGTTTGGAAAAGCCGTAGGGTTGCATTATCGTTCCTTTGGAATTTTCGGCAGGTCACCGGTAGCACGTTGTTTTCTGTTTCTTCGTACAAAGTCTTCCCACTGCTGTTCATCGCAATACACAAGTGTCTTGGGGCACGTATGATACAGCCACAGGCCATCTGGGTGATGAAGAGGCTTCTTGTGGCAGAGTGGGCACGGGGAAGCCTTTTCGCACACTGTCCAAGGTTTCTCAGTCATCTTCTAAATTGGCAGTCCAGTGAGGTGCACAGGCCCACCGCAAAATGGAGAAGGGAGCTTGCAGGCGCGTGAGGTGCCCTTTCGCACATTGGAGAAATTTGAATTCCTTGAAGCCCCAAGATGGCAGCGGAGGGTGGCTCGTCCCGATACTCGAGACGCGCATGGCTTCGTGCGGTGAAATGGTTTCGGTTGCCGCTCCGCACGTCTCGCACGAGTGGGGATACTTCGTCCACAGGAATTTGATGAGCTGGTAGAAATGTTCCACTTAATCCTCCTTCACCACCCTAATCAACCGAGCTTCCACGAGGTCTGCTAGACCGCGCAGCATATCGGGGATGCTGTACCCGAACGGCTCATCGGGCCAATCTTTGTCGTACTTTCTGTGCTCTTCTACGAGCTCGGAGAAGGTCAACGCTTCGTGCCCGTTGGCCATATGGAGAGAGAACGTGGCCGTGCGCACAGCCTTGTCTGCTACATCGGTGAGGGCTTCTTTGCGGACGTTGCCTTCCGCGTCGTGGGCATTACGCTGGAATTTGATGGTTGTCACTGTGCTACCTGTTTGGTTTGGAACGTGGCTTGTATGTATTCAATGGAGGCTGCCACTTCAGAGACGGTTAGGGCGCCTGTTTGATAATTCATCCGAGCGCTGAATTTCAGGCTCTCGAGGGCTCCGGTACCATCGTCGACGATTGTTTCCGCAAAGGTGTCGTCTACATATTTCACCTGTAGAGACAAGCTCCATGGCTCTAACTGTTGGCCACTGAATTGGAGGACTACAACGTCAATGGGTGTAAAAATTAGTGGATGGTCCAGGACAACTTGTTCCCAGAAGGTGGCCGCTGGTGCAGCTGGAGACCAGGTGGTGTTGGAGTTTGAGCTCGTCGTTTCGGGTGGAGTAATCTCTACAGGTGGCAGCTGCTGTCCTGGCAGCAGGATAGAGGAAGCTCTATTTTCTGCATCGGTGCCCATTGTGAACAGTATTTTACAAGACGCCGCTTCTGAAAGCAACTGTTTCAGCGACACTATTTTGGATGGAGCTAGCGGTTCCTGCGAGACTTCTCGTTGAGAATGGAGACGATCTGGATGGACGCTGCTTCTGCCTGAGCTCGAGCAGAAGCGTAGCCATTGTGCAGCAACTCAAGACTGATCACACCGTAGCACAGATTAGCCCCCCACACACCCAGAGTGGTACCAGATACAGCTTCGATGGGAGAAGCATTGAGGATGTAATCGTCGGAACGCAGGACCATGCGGTATAGGTCTGAGCCGATATACCACCAGGTAGGAAGAGGTGGTGTAGGGACGACGTCTGGATTGAAGTCCTCGCGGTTGTACGAGTACGTGAGCACCTGACCGTAATTCGGGGACACAGAGAACTCTAAGGGGTAGATGGGGATGTCGCCCGCTTCTACAGGTGTAGTGAGAGTGGGCCGAGGTGTAGCTCCTCGTACGGCGTCGATGATGTTGTCGGCCGCTGTCTTCCCAGCGCTGAACAACGTGATAAGGTCGTCACGCTGTGTGCTCCACAGCACGTTGATAAGCTTGTCCCGAGCGTGAACGTCTGCTCGAAACGTATCAACCTCACTGTAGTCTACAGCGATGTCGCAGACCTGCTGCCAAAAGTTGATCAGATACTCGTCTAGTACAGGAACGGCTGCCATGATGGAGCTCCTTCAAAAGTTACTGTGGTTGACATAGAGTAACTTGCTAGGAACGGGAAGGGGGCTCGGGAGCATCGTCAGTGGGGTCTTTGATACCTCGAGCACGAATAGCCGAGGTGACCCACTCACCGTGCGTTTTGCGTCGCTGGTTCCAGGCGTCTGATTTCGCGAAGCACTTGAAGCACAAACCGGATTGGTTGGTGGGCCCAAGAAGGTTGGTACAGCCTTCCATGCTGCACTGCTTACGAGAGGCGTCGGCCTTTTTCTTGGCGACGTTTCGTTGTTCGTTGTAGTGAACGATGCAGAGACCGCTCTTGTTCTTCCGGTCTATCTTCTTTCCACAAACGGAGCAGGTGCGTGGAGTAGCTTTGTCGTGGCGAACTTTCTTGGCGCGTTTGCTGGACTTCTTGCCACCTTTTTTACCGCTTGTCTTGGTGGTGGCTTTGGAAGCTTTTTTTCGATGCACCTTCTCTCGTTTGCAGAGAGTGCAGGAAGCGGAAGTGCCTTTGTGGATGTTGTGGTTGGGAGAAACGTGGTAGAAATACTTTTTAGTCATGAGTTTTTGCGAGCTCTCGCTACCGCTGCTGCCTTCCGACCCTGACGGGGTTCACGAGAGTATTAGCGGAGGGCGGGATCGAACCGCCGACCTCGTGGTTATGAGCCACGCGAGCTGCCTCTGCTCCACTCCGCAAGCAAACTAAAGTTTCAGCGAGCCTCGCTTAACGTCGCCCAATACGGCAACCTGAGACCGACGCATCCGGACAGCTGCGACTGCCCTTTGCGCCTCCTGCTCGGTGGTATCGCAGCACCGGTTGGGCAGGGCCGCTGACCCCGGTCGGCCAATCGACCTTCCGAGGATTTCCAGCAACCAACGTACAGGAATTTCTGGACTCTGTCAAGAACTTTTTGTTTGAGTCAGCCCGCGGTTGAAGGGGAGCGACTGGGAGGTGTAGAACGGGGTCCACCAGGACGCGCATCGCTACCCTCGGTGCGCACAGGTTCGGACGCTTCCAGAACCTCGAGGCGTGGCTCGTCGAACCACTGAACTGCGATTGGTTTGCCTTCGTGGAGCTCCTGGCTGCGGAGCCCCCATTGAGTGCAACCGTGCAGGTACTTTGTTTTCGAGATGGCAATGCCAGTGAAACCTGTGATGGCATCTTTGACTTTGTTGCCTAGTTTAATTGTCATCGTGGTCTCCTATTTGCAGTTGCCGCCGTAGCCCTTGAACCACATACGGACGGGGTCGGTGTACTTGTTGTACGGTGCGGGGACGAAGGCGAAAGCGTAGTAGCCGCTACAGGCACGGCCCTTAAAGGCTGCCATGTAGTCGAATTTTTTGACAAGCTCGCCCTTCTGGCACTTCTCGTACTCGTCTCCGGACTTGGCGGGGAAGACGGTATCACAGAACTGCTTGAGCTCCTCGGGTTTCTTGGTGGCAGATTCTTTGGCGATGTCGTATTGGACCTTGAGGTCGAGGATATCCTTGATGTCATTCAGGATAGATTGGCAGAGGGGAACAGCCTTGTCGATGATGGCTTCTGCTTGCCCGAGCTTTCCGTAGCACTTTTTGAACTCTGCGACGGCGGAGTGGTCCTGCGTCATGCAGGTTTTGTAGGCTTCGGATTTCTTGTCGGGGTGGAGTTTGACACAGACGAGGTCGTTGCACTCATTGTGTTTGATAGCTACGAAGCCCTTGAAGCCTGCGTGGGCGGTTTGGATAACGAACTTGCCGTAGGTGACGATGGTGTACCCTGCGGCGTACTTGGCCTTGGGGTCGTTAGGGTTGGGAGGTGGGCACGCTGCCAGGGTGGCGAGCATGAAAAGAGTTAAGGCGGGAGCTGCGATACGTTTCATGGTTTTCTCCTGTGATGGTGAAGGTCTTCCTGTAGTGTTTTACAAGATGGGAAGCTGTTTACACATTTCCATCGCGCATGTCGATGGCATCTTGGATTTGCTGAGCTCGAGCTCTGAGAAGGTTTACAGCGTCCTCGGTGAAGTACTGGGGGTCGCTGCCGTTGACGAACTCAGTGAGTACGTAGAATGCGGCGTTCCAGTTGAGCTCTACTTCGATGTCGGCGCTTCCTAGCTTCGCGGTAACTTTGACGCGAAGTGGATTATCGGTTTCAGTCCATTCCACGGTGCCCTCCTCTATGTGTTGTATCGAGTTTAATGTCGAAGCGGCTGCCTACCCAGCTGAGGTCTAGTGCCCAATCTACGATTTCGCTGCGGGCCCCAAAAATCTTGGAAACTTGTTGCAGATACCACACGGCTTCTTCTTGAGGCCACTCATTGATCGCCATCAAATGTGACAGTGCTACTTCTGCGCGGCCTACCATTTGAGCTCGCCCGAAATGTTTTACCTCATGGCAGCTGGGGCACAGGGCAATGAGGTATCGGAGCTTCTGTGTGTTGCCTTTGGGCAGGATATCGTACTGCCACATCTCGTGGCATTCGACGGGCCACTTGGGACCTTTACCGCCGCACACGGCGCAGCGGTGGCTGTAGTGTTTGTAGGTTGCTTTGCGTAGCGTGTCCCACTGGTCTTTGGTGGCGACGGTGCGGACGTTGGAGCACCAGCAGCTTCGGGGGACGAGCTCGACGGTGAGATTGGGCTTGCCGAGGCGGCGCTGGATTTCAGCTTCTGTATCGCGGACGAACTCGTAGATTTCTTTCATGCAGAATGTTTTACAAGATGGAGCCAGGGGGACTCGAACCCCCAACAGCTGGCTTGCAAAGCCAGGGCTCTCCCGAATTGAGCTATGGCCCCGTAAGAACAGCGAAAGTTCTGGACAGCGACGAGCCAGACGGGGGAAGGTGACCCGCTCATCGATACAACCAACGCTGTTCGATTCTGTTTAAAGTAAAGCCTCTTCTTCGCCGTAGCCGTTCCGTTTATCCCACTCGCTGGTCAACTCATTTTTGAGCTCCTCAAGGCGGTCCCAGACATCGCTGGGAGGGTCGATGTGGATGTCGTCTACCTGGAGCAGGACAGCACACCAGAGGGCGTGTACGGTGTTATCGTCGAGGGCTGTTACGTCGAAATCGTTACTCGTTGTCATCGTCGTTATCGTCCTTCGCGAAACGGATGTCGTATTGATCGTTGGATTTCTTCGTGGCTTCTTCTCTGAAAGGAGAGTCGGCTATCGGGTCGTACTTGTAGTAGTACTTGCGGAGCTCCGCGTAAACGTGTTTGTTGTAAAGAGCGTAGGTGTTGGGAAACTCGAGCCCGTAGACTTCCGCGATAAATTTGGCTACAGCGGCGGAGCGGGAGATACCCTGGGCGCAGTGAACGTGCACAACGGTTAGGATGTCCTCGTTCTCCTTCAACCAGTTGATGATACGCTTGGCGTACTTGTGGTTGAAGAGGATATAGTTCTGCCGGTGCTTATCGATATCGTGGAACCGGAGGCGCAGGAGGGCGCCCCATTTGTCTTTGTCGATGGGGGCTGTGCGGCTGGGTTCGGTAATGGAGATCATGCCGTGGAAGGTGTGGCCTTCAAGCTCGTAGGCACGTTTCTCGGAGATGAAACGAACTTGCTGGATGGTGGAGTTAGTCCCGAGCTCGGGAGGTTGCATCTCGGTATTCATAATAGGAAACACCTTCTCGCCAGCTAATAGGTATAGCGCGTAGTATTTTACCTTCTTGGTCGTCCCAGTAGACGGGGCGCAGGGGAAGGCCTGTCTTCTCGCAAGTAACTACGTCTTCCGGTTTTCGTTTGTCTGAAAGTTTGACTACTTTAGTGGAAATTTCGAGGTCGTCAAGGCTGTAGATGATGTTGGGCTGTCTTTCATTAGGTTTGGGGCGCCGGGGGTGACCGAGCTCGAGGTCCCAGCAAAGGAGGCGGACAACGGGAAGCTGGAGGAGCTTCGCTTGCTTTTTAGTGATCGACATTGGCGTATCTTTTACAAATAGTCGTTAAACAGCATAACCTCTCTGCCACATAGAGGGCAAACTGTGTAGGATTCCGATGCGTCATCAATGTCGTCGTCGTGGGCGTCGCTGCTGACTACGGTTACACACTGGTCACAAATCACCAGGTCGCATTTATAGCAGTACCATATATCGCCCTCTTTGGTACACACGGGACAGAGCACACCGCGGCAAACGTGGCAATCTGTGGTATCGGTTTCCTCTTCGAAACCGATGATAGTTTTGCAGTCTTTACAAATCATGGATCAAAACGGAATATCTGCACCGTCATCCGCGTTCACGACGTTGGGGTTGCCGCTATTTCCATCGAAAAGCGACTTGGCTTTGGAATCTTGCGGACCGTCTTCTTTCTTCTCAGTAGGACGCGCAACGTATGCAATGTAGTCTGGTTGCTTGTCTTCTTGCTTGAACTGGTTCTTGAAAACCAGAAGGACAGCGTCTCCCATTCTCCCAGTGAGACATCTGTTACCATTTCTGTCTGTGTTGGTCCACAACGCGCCGATTTTTACCAGGTCACCCTTCTTCTCTTCGCTCATAAGCTACCCTCTCTTGTCTGTTTGAGCAGTCGGTCGTACAGGATGATGTAGACCGCTGCTGCCAGGTTCACACAGTGTCTGGTTGGTATGGTGACGAAGCGGTGGCAGTGCCGCAGAGCTACCTGCGGGATGGAACCGTCTTCGGGGCCAAAAATATAAAGCGCGTTTTCGGGGTGCTCGAAGTGGACGAGGTTCTCACTGTTGGGCCGGAGCTCTACAGCAACAGGCGTCACGTCCGTGAACTGGTCGAAGAAGTAGTCGAATTGGATGAGCTCGACGTCCTTGTATCCCTTCATGCGTTCTTCGCGGGGAAGACGCTGGCCCTTCTCGGGCTCGAGCGAAACCCTGTTGCCGGTGAACCAGAGTTGCTGGACGCCGAAGCAGGAGGCTGCTCGCTGAGCGGCGCCGACGTTGTGGGCAAACTTCGGGTTGGTGAGCGCGATAGCGGGTGTGATACCTACAGGCTTCGCGTTCTTGCCGATGACGCTGCTCTGGGAGGACGCAGCTTTGCCTAATACTTCGGTAATAGTAGTCATGGTAATATTTCTTTCCACTCGTCTTCTAGTACTTCTGGTGCTGTAGTAGCCTCACAGGGAGGAAGCTCGAGCTCTTGCCGACACACCGCACACACCTTCAATGGAGTTGCGTTTCCTACAAGGAAGCCACACCCCATGCGGCACTCGGAGTAGTAATGTGCGCGGAGGTTCTTCGTAGGCATACTACACCAAGTCCCAGAAATTGTCCTCTACAACCTGAGCAAACTCAGGCTCAATATCGTGTATGTTGGTAAGCAACCGTTTAAGCCCTTCCAAGCTGGCGTCGTGTCGGTCAGCCAAGGATTGGCTGTACTCACGCAACATGGGCTCTGTCAATCTGGCAGCTTCTACTAAACGTTCAGGGAAGCTGTCTTCTTTCATGATTTACACCAAATGTACGACCACCGGGGTCCGCGTACCTACGTACGCACCGAGGGTGTTGAATTCGAGGTGCTCCACAGCTTCCTCGTACGACAGGCCATCATCCAGCAAGACGGTGATGCATTTTTCGTAGCTGTAGACGGCGCGGAGATCTCGAGAGTTTTCAGGTCCCCAACTGTCGGTGTAGCCGATGAGGGCGTCATCGAACCCATGAAAGGTCAGGATTTCGGGGTCGATTTCGGCCAGGGCTTCTCTCTTCTGTAGGGCCATCATTTAATTTCTCCACGTGGTAGGAGCGTCGTAATCTGGAGATCGTTTGGCCCTTGAACTTTTTGAAGATGGGAGCTCCATGGACGACTACACCATCTCTGGTTTGAAGGCCACCACAAGCCCAACGGGTGTCTATCCGCCACCATTCAATTTTTCCCATCGTCCTCGTCACCTGGAGGCTCTTCGACGTCTTCTACTAGATCGGCCAGCTCACCCTCCGTCATCAGAAGCTGGGCTGCTCGTGCGAACACATGGTAGACCAAGGCACCTCGTGCGGCCATGAGGAGGTCGGCGTTGTCCTTGACCTCTTCCTGGTTTTCCACCTGCATATCGTTGTCGTAACGCCCGTTGGTTGCGCGTTCGATAAAGTTCTCGAATTTCTCGAGGGTACTCAGATTACTGTGCAGCTGAGCGATTACGCTATCAATCGGGCTTACTGTCATCAGTTTTCTCTGACGCTTTGACGACGAGGGTTTCGTCTGCCCACTTCTCGGCGGCACGTATGGCTGCTGCGGCTGTTTCGTAGATACCGGGATCGTACTCGATTCGATCGTCATCGAGTCCCCACGTCCAACCACGTAGCTCGGGGTCTTCCTCTTCTCGAAGGAAGAACACCGTGATGGTGGTACCTCCGATGGTCCGGTGGTGCAGCTCGGTGGTTTCCCAGTGAGGGAAGGCGGTGGAATCCTGTTGTTGCTGAAGTGCTTCAACGGTAGTGCCGAGATCTTTGCACATCTGTTCGATGGCTGTCTTCTTGTTGTCGATGTAGTGTTGGTCTACTTCTGATACCCAGCTCTGTTTCGTTGGTACGTGATAGATGAGGCAGCCCGACCCTGAATCTCTGAGGTCTTCGTGGGCGAGGCGGAAACGTGTTTCCCGGAGATCTGATTTTTTGATCTGTTTAGCGGTCATTTTCTGACCCTCCTTGTTTATCGGGGACGTCCGATTTGAACGGCAATTCGTGCTCCCAAAGCACGTGTGTTACCAGATTACACCACATCCCCGTTACGTTGCTCGACTACAAATCATCAGTATCTGGATACGCACCCTCACCAGGGTTTCCTCGCGCCCCTCTCGTAACTCGTCTACTTTCCTCACTATAGAGAACGCGGCCCTGGCTGTAGACAGACAGTTTGCCTTCTCGTTCCGTAATAATCACTTCACCTTTGTCGCCTCGATCGATAATGATGCGGCGAACGTTCTCCAACGCTACGCCGTTACTTTCGCCTTGAAGGTCAACTTTCTTCAGCACGGTAATTCTCCTTCGTAATAAACAGGCGCTACTCGAGCTCCTGCAGCTGTTCCTTTTCCTTCAGCTCCGCGAGCTCTTCTTTTCTGGTTACGTGACCGAAGAATCTGCGCATGTAGTTACCGCTGCAACAGGTGCTGCACAATTTGGGCGTGTTGATGACGACACGCTTACTAGCTGAGCTAGCTGGCCATCCTGCTTCCAGGTCGAACTCGCAGCCGTAGTATCTGCGGCGCTTTCGCCAGAGGCGTTGGCGATGGTGTCTACGCAATGCTCGTCCCATTACAAATCCTTCCACACTTCAAAGGGCCAGTGAATCACCACCGGATCGTTCATCGGTTCGTAGCTCTCCGTGCACACTGAGGCGTTCACAAACAACGTATTTGCGTTACGGGCTTGCCCGTAGTCACTGTGGTTGTGCCCGAACACGTGCAACTTGGGCTGCACACGTTCTACGGCAGCGCGGAGCTCCTCGCAGCCCATGTACGTTTCACTGTAGTAGGACCAGTCACAGTAGCCAGCTGGCGGTCCGTGGGTTACGAGGATATCGATACCTTCGGGAATCAGGTCCCACTTGGCACGGATTTCGGGACCGCGGTCCAGCATGAAATACCAGTGATAGAAAGTCGGTGTCCAGGGGGAGCCGTAAATTCTGATACCCTCGACGGTTACCTCATCGTCCATAAGGTAAGTCGCGTTGGACAGACGTTCCTGTGAGCTCTCTTTGGGCATGTAGTAGAGTGCTTTGTCGTGGTTGCCCGCGATGACGATTTTGTGTTTGTGTGGCAGCTCCTCGAGCCAAGTGTTGAATCGGCGGTACTCTGACCGCTTGCCGTAGGCGGTAAGGTCTCCGGCTACGATCAGGATGTCGCCGTCCGGCACACGGAGGGCGCCCTGCCGACCGTGGGTGTCGCTTATGCAAACGATTTGCGTGAGCATGGTAATTCGTCTCTGGTAATTTTACAAGATGTGGCTACTTTTGGGAAGGTTTCTTTTTTCTCCAAGGTCGTAGAGCTAGCTCCTGGTAGTGTTTGTCCAACGCTTTCACTGCGGTGTTGTAGTTACTCGAGGTGCAGCTGTGGCAGGCGAATTTGTACTCCTGACGCTCAAGGGTGTACTTGCGGCGCTTCAGGAATTTCCATATCCATTGGCGCCGAAACTTCTGGCCGCAGATGGTGCAGGTTAAGTAGTTGAATATTGGCCACGTTTTGTACAACCTGGACTCCAAATAGTGGGAACCTAGCATAGGGACCTTAGTGGTCATCAGTTTTCCTCCGTACAGTATAGGAGTTAGTTAGAAAGGTCAAGTAAAATAGGCGTACATTGGAGGATAACTAGAGAGGAAAGCTGGCGGAGGTGCTCGAAACCCCAACCGGCTGATTACAAATCAGCTGCTCTACCAGTTGAGCTACGCCAGCAGAAACAATAGCTGCACTAAACAGTCTGCCCACCGCAATCCGTAATGCCCTTGTCGAACACTTTCCACACGTTGTCCTCGGGAACGTATTCGGGCTTGTCCGTAATTTCTAGCACGAGCTCGTCGGTTTCGTCGTCCCGACTGAAGGAGAGCTCGATGGTGACCAGCCCTCCATGCTGTACCACGAAGTCTCCACTGTCACCCGTAGGCATCTCTACGTGCTTCTTCGCAAGCAGGACGCGCAAGGAAGATAGAACATCTGAAGTCACTTCTGTGTAGACACGTGTGTCTGCCATTAATTTATCCTTTTTGCGCTACGTGTGCGTGCGCGTCAAGTCGTTAATCCAGGCTCTTGCTTCAGAAGGCGAAAGCTGGTCCAACCGCACTACCGGTCGTTCGAGCGCGTGAGCTATTCGCACACCTTGCATCGTTCCGCCACCGTGGGGGCTGGGGTAGGCGAGCACGAAGTCCACTGGGTGGTCGTCCTCCGGCACCACGATGCGATAGTTTCGCGCGTGCAGGCAGAGAGCGCCCCAACTGAGCCTCGTGGATGCAGGGTGATACTCGTCTACTGAATCGAAAGCAATATGGTCGCGCTCTTTCTTCTTCGACTGGAGCACGCGAACCTCGACGAACTGCTGGAGCTCCTTTGGTATGCTATCTCGAAACTCCTGCTCGTGCTTCGGCCACGGTAGATGCAGGACTACTCGGCCTCCAGCTTTGAGAGCTGCTCGAGTGAACAATTGGTCTACACCGGGAGCTGCTCCCGTGTGGAGCACATAGCCACGCACAGCCAGGTACGTACCAATCTTAGAACAGAGTGCTGCCTGTTCCTCGGAAGGGTACCGCGTGCCTATACCTGCGTAGTTCATGACAGTTTGATTAGTTTGGCGTTGCGCTTCAAGGACCGCCAAGGAGCTCGGTGATCACCTGCGTAGATGTAAGTATCAGTTTCCCAATCAGCTTCCACGCCGTAGACAGAAAAGTCCTCAGGTTCCCAATCAGGACAGTGGCCGTTGGGAAAGCTATCAACGAAAGCCTGAGCTTCCTCACGTGTCTTCCACACAGAACCTCCCGGGTAACCGTTGCTTCGTCCTAGCTTCTCGGGGAACATTGCCGTGCGCAGGTACTTATCGTAAGTGAATGTCCGTCCAAACGTGTAAATCATCGTCATCTCCCAGAACTTCAGGTGCAGCAGTAGCTTCGCAGGGAAAAGGAAGAAATGTGATTTTGCAATGGAAGTCGACGTAGCGCCCATCAGCAGACCACTCGGAGGGGGACACCTTCAACGATCCCATCTGGCAGCCAGGTGCCCACCGATCAATAGCCCTGAATGTTCCAACTGGTGCGTCAACCATACGTTTATACCTTGAACGTGTAAGTCTCGCCACACTCTGGACAGGTGTAAGTGGGGTAGCTGTACTCCAATTCTGCGTCGCACTTTGCACAGACGTGGATATTCATTTCCCTTACTACCTGTTTTCGTTTCGGCATCTTCCCGTCCACAAAGCTAGCAGGCTCAAACGGTACGGGCGCTGGTATCTGTGCTTGCATTATAAATCCTCCGGAAGAATTAATTCGCCGTCGCGCATTTTCTCCCACTGAGTCTTTCGACGTTTGAAAGCAATGCTTGGTCCATCTGGATCGTCGTGCTTCACTCGATTGACCATGCGTTTAAGATATTTAACAAAGTGATTGTGGTCGATTTTGCCCCACATGACAAGCGCTGAAACCAGCTGATAGTAGTCTTCCTTTACCAACCAGAACCAATCCTTTGGTTCCTCTGCTTCGGGAAGCCGCAAAATCCCGTAGCCTACATACACCATAGCAGCGTGGTAATCGGTTTCGTCGCACTCCCGCTCACGATCGCTCTCCACCGCGTGCAGAGCACTCTCGAAATAAGATAGTGCTTGCTCGACAGACATGGCACATTCACCCAGCAGCCACAGTGCTTGGCTCCCTGCCATGCACGAAATCCGCGTGCAGCTGAACACGGAGGCACCAATTCATGGCGTCCTCTCGTGTATCGTACGGACCTATCTGCCACACAGGCTCTGACTTCTTGTGAAAGCCGTACCAGAAACCGTCGTTAGAGCTCTTGTAGACCACCCATTGCATAGCTTCGTTATAGTAACCTTCCAGTTCGCCACCTTCCAACTGGAGCCAATTGTTGCTGTACACGCGTGACATTGTTACCTCTCTACTCTGTTTTACAAGACAGCTTTCCGCAGCGGGAGCTCAGTTCTTTCTAGTTATAGTATAAAGAACCTTCCCGTGTATGTTCAAAGAAGTAGAACTATGTCTCAGGAAAAGCTTCCCACACACATTCGTGTTCACGGTCGAGTATACCGACTCGTGTCCGCTCAGAACCAGCAGTACCGCAAGGCCCGACAGCGGGTAGGTGAGCTGGCGACCATCCTCGACATAGTAGCAGAAAGTGCGGACACCCTCAAGCGGGAAATCGACCATGGGGACCCTGAAGATGTAAAATCGTATGGGAGGGTGGCCAATCGACTAACAGGGCTCGCGGCTCCTATGGAAGCAGCCAACAAGATACTCCAACGTACTGTGCGTACTTTCTTGCGAGCTGGTATTCTCGACCCGGAGCTGGCCTCGAGCTACTTCCCCTGGTCGGTACGTGAGCGTGACGTGCAGCAGGAAAGTGAGGAAGGCAGAGAGCCAATCACTGGCGGCGACATCACCGACTGGAAGGGAGTTCCTGGAGCGGAAGGTCCGGAAGAGGCTATCTATCCACTAGGGCTGAAGACGCTTCATTGGTCCTCGAGCTCGGCTCCAACTGCTATCGAGTACAAAGGGCGTAAGTACACACGGAGAGGAAACGATGAGTAAAGAAGCACCCGATAAAATCAAGTACAGAGGCGCCACCTATCTCCGAACAGGTGCTGACAAAGAAACAGTGGAGAAAGGATACAAGTGGCTCCACGAAGACTTCAAAGCCCTCTTCGACGCTCACATGGATGTGTACCGCGCTCTGAGTGCGCTGAGCAAAGTGGCTCGAGAGATGGGCTTTGTAGATACAGCGCAGCGTGTGGAATTCCTGCGGGACGTGAAGCACGAAGCACAGAGTGATGAATTTCGTAAGGTGCAACATCGACTAGAGGAGCAGATCGGTGAAGCCTTGAACGCCAAGGTAGTCATCAACTGGTAGTCTGCAAAGAAGGTTCAGCATGGTGCGTAAAAACAAACCGACCAAAAAATTGATTTACAAGGGAGCCACGTACATCCTGCGCGAAGGTGACTACGGCGCCGTCGCCGTACCTATCAGCGACGAGCAGCCTCGCGAGAAGGGCGAGAACAAGAAGGTCCAGGACGCCATCAAGCAGAGCAAGGACATCTACTCACTCCCGCGGGAGAAGGCGGAAAAGAAGGTCAAGCACCCCAGTCAAATTGAGACTGGAGTGAATCCGGATATCGGTGAAGGCGATTACGCTGGAGCTCTAGGTGGTGATGGTGGCGCAGGAGCTGGTGGGGATGGGGGTGGTGGCGGAAACGGTGGAGGCAACGGCGGCGGTTAGCTGCTGAGAAATATTTCACACGACTTTTGAAAACGCAAAGGAAGAAGTCATGGCAGACGAGAAGAAACTAGAAGTGGACAACAACCTGCAGGGCAACCTGGGCGACTCTCCCGAAGTGGAAATTCCCAACGAGGGTGGACCGGAAGAGAAGGTTCCTACCAGTGAAATCAAGGATTGGGAGAAGAGTCTTCAGACACCGAACCTCACCGAGGTGAAGGGTCCGGAGAACACCGTCGAGAAGACGATGGACCTGCTGGCCGAGAAGGGCCAGGAAGCTGGCAAGGGCAAGAAGGAAGCGGGTGTGGTACCGGACCGCATCAAGGTCGGTGGTCACGTCTATAGGAAGGTGGAAGCTGCGCCGAAGCAGATCCGCTTTCGGGGCGCACTGTACGAGCTCGACGACTAGGCGCATGAAAATTCCTGCCTACATCAAAGTTGGGGGACATCTGTACCGCAAAGCGGATGAAGACTTTTCCGCGAAGCTGCGGCAGATAGACAAATCACTAGGAACAGCCCATCGCGAGATTTCGAACCTTCTCAATGGACTGCACAAAGCAGGAGAAACGAGTTCACCTGAGTACGCTATGGCTGAGCTCATGGAGAAGCTTGTGATGACAGCGACAGCTTTGGCAGCAGGTGACAAATCCTACCTATCCAGCGTGGTGCCCACCCTACCAAGTCGCCTCGAAGCACTTCTGGCAGCGCTAAAAGACGAGTAGAAAAACAAGGGTGGGGCGGCGCTCCAACAGCGAACGCCGTCGCCGCCCCACCCTCGGAGGGACTGCAGCCTTTCGGTTGGCAAGAAGGCTGCCGTATGAATCTGCTCACCCTCTCTTGACGTCCCACAGGTCCAGACGAATCCAGAATCTGGGTCTACGTCTCACCCGCAAACCAGCCTACCTACAACCTGGTCCCAACCTATCTACGCTGGCTCACTGGGTGTGAGCAACAAAAAAGCCACCTGGTTTCCCGGGTGGCTTTCTCGTGTATCCTTTTCTGCTTCTACACGGATTAGCCACCCGGATCTTCGGGGTCGGTGGAGATGCCGTACAGACTCTCCCAATTGGCCCCGAAGAGGCACGGATGTGCTGGGACGCAGCGCATCCGCGCTCCCAACACTGACGTTGCTGTCTGTTTCCGTGTTCTCATTGACTCAGCTAATCCTTCGATGGCCACAATGTAGCAGAGCGATGCTGGATGTCAAGAGCTACTTGGTCCATTGGCCCGGGATCAAAGCTAACTGGTAGTTGGTCTCTGCTACCTCTGCATCTTCGGGAATGTTCAAGCCTTGCGCCATAGAAGGAGCCCATCCGAGAAAGCGTCGGTCACCATCAAAGAAAAACACGTACTGTTTGGGACCCAAGGAAATCAGGAACTGATACTTGGTTTCCGGTGGAGCAGTATCCACAGGTTTGTAATGCGCAGCTTCCTTCTTCACACTTGCCAACTCGTAGACCTGCCCATTAACTTTGATCTTCTTTGGGGGCTTTGGCATGTTGGGCCCTTCCTTGTAATACGTAGCTCCCCGATACCGAATAATTTCAGCGGCTCTCGGAAGCTCCTTAGGGCTCCACTGGCTACCGATGAGCACGTCGAGCCTACCCTCGTCTGCGCGGAAGATAGCCTGGTAGGCGTGCTTCTGCTCAGGCGTCCACACGTTCAACATCACATCCGGGTGCTCAGGAGCGAGCTTGTGCACGAGCTCGACGGCTGCTTTGATGGTAGGCACACGCTGGTAGATGTGTACCGATGGATGGGTGCTGAACACCTCGAAGTCACCCGCGGCCGTACGAGCTCTCGAGGGACCCGCGAGGCGGCGCAGGAACTGCAGATGCTGTTGTAGAAGCGAGTGCTGATCCATAACGACCTCTAAAAGTAACCAGGATTACGATTAAAAAAGTACCTGGAAGTGTCAACGTAGTTGAGTGGATGCACGGGGTAGCGCACACCTCGGTTGGCCCAGGGGAGACCGGGAGCTACGCGCACGATTCGTCCTGGAGACGGTCTGCCTGGTGTGGCAGCGGGGCCGTAACCGTAGTTGACGTAGCGGATGGGGCTCCCGGAGTTTGCCCGGCATCGTCTTACTCTCACTCGGCTCATTGGTCTCCTTTCCCGAATCGGCGGTCTAGAGCTCGTTTCAATGCCACTCCATCATCCGATTTGATTCCCCACCGAAGTTGTTGGTAGGGGAGCTTGGTGTTGGAGATCATCGCTTGTACAAGGCGAGTAGCGAATCCTTGTCTACGAAAATTTGGGAACACGAAAACGTCTTGCACGTAGCATTTGTTTCCGTGAACGCGGAACAGGACGGTGCCTACTTTTTCGAGGGTATCTTTGTCGTAGGCTGTGATCCAATCGGTGCGACGCTGCTCGCGATCGTAGTAACCCTGTCCGTTACGAAACCCAACGTCCATGGTGCTACTCGCCTTCGAGGAAACTGGGATCCTTGTTGAACTTGGCTCGATACGCGATGACGCCTTCAATGAGCTGCTCGAGAATCTGTTCCATCTGAATGAGCGCTTCGCCGTACTGGCGTGCGATGCTCTTGGTGACACCGAGCCAGTCTTCTACGATGCCTAGATCTTTGAACTGGGAATCGGTGAGCTTCCTTCGAGTGAGCTCTCCAGAGAGGCTGTTCAGCTGACGACGAGCGCGCAACAGGTTCTCGTAGAGTGGGCGAAGCTGTTGGATGGCGAGCTCTTCGGAAGAAATGCCATCTTCTGCTACTGGAAGAGGCTGCTCTACTGGAACCGGGTCCCCTTCTGTTGCCTCGAGCTCTGGTTCTGCAGCCTGTCGAGGGAACTCTGCGAACCGCTGGCGCAGGCGGGCCTCGAGGTCCATGTTGAGTGGATCTGTGAGTGTTCTAGTAGGGCGCATAGGCAACCTCAAAGCGTTGGCACGTCGTCCGCGGGACTATCAGTCATCACCATGGGAGCGGTGAGCTCGCGGGACGTGTTAGGTGAATTCATTTCATCGAGAGCGGCGTGCCACTCATCTACCATCGTATCGACCTGCTCGATGCTGGTCTTGATAGCAGCGATGGCAGCGTCCACGGTGTAGTTGAGCATCCGGTTGGCCTTCTCCATGGAACGGAGAGGATTCATATACCCTTCTTGCCGTCCTTCCGGAGTGAGCAACCGAACCTCGCTGGGGTCTACCTCTCCGTCACTACGAAGAGACCGTAGCACCTCGTGAGCTCCGGTAGCGAGAGATTTTTGAAGCTTCTTCGCATCGTTGGTGACTTTTTCAGCGTCTGCGATCACTTCTGCAAGATGAGTTTGTGCAACCTCAAGCTCCGTGGCCAACGACTTCAACTCATCTCCGCTGACCGGATGTTGGGTGGCCTCTACTCTTTTGTAGAGGACGCCGCGGTATCTGAGGAGCTGCCTACTCACTGGGAAGCTCCTTTAAAGAATGCGCGATATCTCGAGCGTCCAGGATGAGCGGGAGTACTTCTTTGTATGTTCGTTTGGCAGCATCTGCGAGGAGAGGAGTAGCGTCTCCCTCTTCCGTTTGCAGCTGTTCCCCAGCGTCCACGAGGAGCTGATGAACGGTGGTTATCCCTTCTGTCACCTTCTCCATGATGCCAAAGAAAAGTGCTTTAGCCTTCTCGGGCGGGAGGTCTGCCAAAGAAGTTGCAGCTGCCCGTCTGTAGAGGCGCCCTTTGTACCGAATGGTACCGGGAGCATCTTCGGACTCGGCTGCTTTATCTAAAACGTAGATGGGGGCGGGCATCTGCACGATTGGGTCCTGCCACCACTTATAGGATTCCATGTTACCCTGCAGCGCGTCGTCGTACTCTTTTTCGCTCTTGGGCGTGAGACCTATAGGGGTTTCTCCGGAGAGAGCGCGCATCTTCTTAATGAGTAGTGTAGAATCTGCGCTCTCAAGCATTATGTCGCCATGAGAACGCGTAGTTCTTCCGGACAAGTAGCTCTCTACCCCGGAACGGTTTTCACACGTGAGAATTTTTTGACCACGTTCTCCATCAGGGAGGACGACAGCATGGTTGGGGTAGTACCTGAAAAACTTGTCCACCATCGCGGCGAGGGCTCCCGATGGCCCGCTGTTGGATTGCACAGCCTGGGAGAAGTTCCAAAACTGTGCCTTCCTCGGCGGTCCCTTACCGGGTTCGTAGTTGCGGACAGCCGTGATGGTAACGTTGTAGAAGTCTGGGCCGTGCTTGGCCATGACCTGGGCCTACGCTACACCGGACGCGAGCAGGTGCACCACGAGGGGTGGGAACGTCTTTCGCTCCGCGATCACGTTCGGATCGGTAGACGTCGCCCAGGCAACGGCTTCCTTGGTAATCGGGAGGAGAGGACGGTACTGCTCACCCTTGTGTGTGAAAAAGCCCGGCACGGTAGACGCGTGCAGCGGCTGAGGCTCATCCTTCTTCGGCGCGTGCTCTCCCCAATCGACGCTGGGCTTACCAGAAGGAGTGACGCCACCCGGGGTACCGAACTCGGCGCCGAGTCCTTCGGCTTTCTGGAGTTCGGAAAGGGCGGTATCGCTGTCCTGTAGCATCTTGGTGAGTGCACTGCTGAGTTTGGACAGCTGCGCTTTTTCGAGCTGTTGGGCGAACTGGGAAAGGCCCTTTTTGAGGTCTTCCCAGTTTTTCAACGCAGCGGACTTCGCCTCGAAGTCACCTTTGGCCAGCTTGGTAGCGAGGACACCGAGCTCTCCGTAAGCCTGTTGAAGCAATTTGGAGATCTGCTGGTCCTTTACGCTGTCGGCCATTTTCTTCGCCAGGTTTGACAGCTTGGTAAGTGCGTCGATAGCAGCGACGTTCTCTGCTCCCGTCTGTGCGAGCTTGTAGATCCAGCCGTCGTGCTTGACGAACGCAGGAATTTCCTCTTCACGCTGACGGTAAAGCTGCCCAGCTACACGGATGTACTTGGGAGTGGTCATTGATTGTCCTCTTTTTCCTTCTCGTATTCCCAGGCCTGAACCCAATCTCCATATGTCGTCAAGTAGATCTCATCATCTTCGATGTCGTGGAGAAGGGTTGCGTTGTACGTATCGCCAGTATTTACATATTCGGCAACGACGTCACCGTAGTAGGAATCCCACGCACCTTCAGAACGAACAGCTTCTACACCGAAACCGCCGATAGCGGTATCGGCCTTTTCCAAGAAAGCTGAGGCGTTCTTACCGTAGACACCTTTAGCATCTTCGGCAAGCTGGTTGACTACCCCTTCGGAAAGGTCTGGAAAAGCTTCCAGCAAAGAAGCTGCGCTGAAATTCTTCTCACCTTTAGAGGGTTCCCATACGGCCACCCGGCAGCGACGGCGATACGTAGCGCCTTTGTACTTGATGTGCGAAGGGGCGCTCATGAGAAGTCTCCCTCTAGTCACCCTTGGATACGAGTTCCTTGGCGAACGCCTTGTCACCGTAAGCGCGGGTGAAGAAGTCCTCCAAGAACCGCTTCTGCTCAGCCTGAGCTTTCGGAGCCTTCTCGGTCACGTCGACCACTGCGAGGCGGTCCACGGTGACAGACTTACCGTTGGCCTTGATGGTGACTGTATCCTTGCCGACGTTGCTCACTTCGCCCTGCTGAAGGATGCCCTCATAAGAGAAGGACACGCGGTCACCGGACTCGAGGCTATTGATACCAGCGGTCACGATGTCGGACAGGCGCAACCGGTGATGCATGGAAGCAGTGCGCTCGCGGGAGAGGCGTACGCGCATGATTTCCTCGAGGTCGTCCTTTTCAGCGCGGGCTAGGAAGCGCTCGTCCCCGTTGCTCATGACTTCCCAGATGACCTTCTCGTCGTCCATGTACTGGTTCTTGCCTACAGAAGCCATGCGGTACTTCTTGGTGTCCTCGAGCGGACGATACCGACGGTTCTTACGCACGAATGCAGTAACGACGTTGAGGTCCGGGTACAGACGCAGAGTCTCGAGTGTGAGGCTCACGTTTCCGTTGAAGGACGACGTGACCCACTGGTCGAGCTCGGAGCGTTTCGGCTGCCCCATTTCCGAAGTGAAAGCCACCATAACACGTGCCTCGTGGGGGCTCGTGATGGCGTAGTCAGCCAGCTTCAGGTCGAAGCGCCCACTGCGTGTGCTGGCTACTCGCTGCTGCAGGCGCTCGCTGAGTCGAGCAGCAATGTCATTTTTGTAATCCGACATCTGTTGTTTCTCCTACTTAACCACCTGGGTTTATCCGTGAGAATCCGAACGGCAAGGCACAAGAAGCAACGAACACACGAAGGCAACCTTGTGGCTTGAGCCGCAACTACGTATAGATATTAACCTTCAAACGGTGGAAGATAATGGCGGAGGGGGAGAAAAGATTGTAGGCTACTTAGAAATCTTGGCGGGAGGGATTATAACAGAATAGCGATCACACCAATTCGAGAACACGGAAGGCCCAACCCCCAACGCGGCGCACATGTTTTTCACACTGGAAAAGCGCTGCACACACAGGTCCAGCACCCGTTCAATAGGTAGCTCGAATTCCTGCTCCATCCGGATAACCTGGGGAGGTTTGTACGTTGCGCACCCTTTACTACAATAGGTGAAGCCAGATTTGGTAATAGTCTTGCGGCGAGCCTCTATTTTATGCTCACACACTACGCACACATTATCTGAGTGCACCCGCAGAACGAGCTCACTGTCCCCATCCCGAGCGATGGTTTCCTTGAGTGCTCCCTGGCTTAGTTGTCGAAAGGTGCGATTGAGGATGGACCGCAGCACCCCAACTTCCTTATTAAGTAAGAAGGAGAGCTCGTTCAGATTGAGTGTGTCGCGCTCGTAGCGTAACCGGTAGAACAGGATGCAGTTGAGTGCCCACGGGTCTGCGGTGTGGAACGCGCACGAAGTGGTCAGGCACGGCTGGTACATGTCTACATCGAGCTCGGGGCAGTGAAAAGGGGCATCTCCCGAATGTTGATCGAAGCGGCTGCTAACAAGTTGTTCGCGTTTTGCAAACAGGGGTGTGATGAACTCTAGTACCTCCGTAGCGTTAGAGGGAGAGATATTATCATAGAGCTGTCGCACATAGTGTAGCATTGCACTGCAGGGCCACGTAGCATCTGAGGTGTCACACAGCTCGGTCAGCTCTCCTTTAGGTACTTTAAACTTTAAAAGTAGGTTTCGGAGGTCTTGACAAACTTCGTAAGAGGCGCAATCGTGGCGCACTTTTTTTGTGGGCATGGGACTTCCCCAATACAGCAAATTGACGTAGAGGATGGCCGACGTAATGTCGGCGCAACGGTAATATTGGGGTAATTTTGAGGGGTAATGGAGGGGTAGCTACACTGCTAAGCTACTAGAAGCTCTCATCGAAAAGTGATGCAGCTTTATTCGCTTTGGCCGAACCGGCATCCTTGGACTTGTTCTTCGAGCCCTTAGGCCGACCACGCTTCTTCGGAGCAGCAGCACCTTCCTTGGGCTTGTTCTTGCTGCCCTTCGGACGACCACGCTTCTTCGGAGCAGCAGCACCTTCCTTGGACTTGTTCTTCGAGCCCTTAGGCCGACCACGCTTCTTCGGAGCAGCAGCACCTTCCTTGGGCTTGTTCTTGCTGCCCTTCGGACGACCACGCTTCTTCGGAGCAGCGGCCTTCTTCGCCACCTTCTTTTTCGCTGCGGGTTTCTTCGCCACCTTCTTTTTCGCTGCGGGTTTCTTGGCTGCCGCGCGAGGAGCAGCCTTCGCAGCCGCCACGGGGACACCGTCAACGTCACCCTCGATGTCCTCCTCCGAATAATAGTACTGCACCATCGACTTCGGCAGCACGTACGTGGCGAGCTTGTTCGCTGCACGCCCGCGTGTCTTCCGGACCGCCTGTACCACGTAGCTGTCAGCGTCCTCGCTTACCAACAGACACTCGGAGACAGGCAGCTTGGCTCCGCGAACTCCTACCAATGTTACTTGCTGGGCTTTCTTCCTCGGCATAATTTGCCTCCTTCTATGCGCTTTCTTCGCTGTTCTGCTGTTCCGTCAGGTCCCAACGAAGCCTCACGAAACTGTTAAACCTGGCCTTCGCTACTTTGACCTTGTCTCCTTGTAGCTTCACATCTATCTTAACGCCGACCAACTCTTCGCGACGTTGCCAGAACTCCATTCGCTCATCCTGCCCCGCCTTGTACTTGTACCCACCACCAATGTTCACCTCATCCTCACCCAACTTCACCACGAACGCACCCAACCGAGCACTGTAACGATAGGAAACAGCACCATCTATATGAGTGGTGATTCGACGATCTCTATCATCCTTCACCAACGTCCGCAAGTGCTCCGCTACCTCTTCAGGATTGTCCACGTAGCAATGGTAGTAGTACCCGTCATTCTCCGCCCCCTCGAAATCATCCACCATCGCGTTCCAAATGATTTCCTTGTCTCGAGGAGACGCTGCAGCGTTCTGCTTCTCCCCCGCTACAGCCCCCACGATAACACCCGTCTCCTCCTTCGTAGGCTTCAGCTTCAGAACGTACTTGTGCCTCCGATGGAAAACGTGCGGCGCGTCAAGCACCTTGATCATCGTCCCCTCAAAATCACCATCCAACGCCCACGCATGAAAAGCGTTGAGCTCCTCCTCACTATGTACAATACGATGACCCAGCACGTAGATGTTGTCCGCCGCCTGCATTACCTTCTCGTAAGGACCCTTGGCACCAGCCGCCCGCATGAGCAACTGCTTCCGGGGCTTCCACGGAACGTCGAACTTCTTTTTGATGTAGTCCTCGACAGGAGCCCAGTCGAACAAGAGAACCTTCACGTCCGCCAGGAACTCCTCCGCATCGAAGTTCGTCGTGCTACCCACCACACTCGAGGTGTCATTCCAAACCGTGGCCAGGAACTCCCCATCCAAAAACAACGGGGTGTTCTCAGGCTCCCCACGCAGCTCGTTCAGCTTCGCGGTCACCTGGATAAACTGGTCCACGAGCGCTTCCACACCCTCCACCTCGGTCTTCCGAAGCAGCCCACGGGTGTACACCTGGATCTCACGCTTGTCAGGAAACACGTACACCAAAGCGCGTTCGCCATCCAGCTTGAACTCGACGGCCACCGGGTAGGTGAGGGGCTTCTCCTCCGTGACCACTTTTTCGTAGTCTTTCGCAAGGCAGCACCCATGATAGTGAAACTCGTCCTCCTCCACTCCGAACCAGAAACCAGTCCCGTATATTTTGTTGATACTGGTACGGCCTACACCAATACGCAGATCGTGGTCGAGCACTCGCAGGTACCACTTCCGAAGGCGGGGATGGCATTTAGAAAGGAACGTAGTCACTCTCTCTCGAGCTTCATCTCCCGTAACCCTACGCTCGCACAATGCATTGAGAGCGGAGAGAAATTTCTTGTACGAATCGAGAGGAGAATAGCTCTCGGCGGCGGACAGGATTTCCTCTTTGAAACGAACGTAGTACTTCTCGGTCCCCAACGCACGCAAGAAGAACTCCTGAAGTACAGGGTTGGTCTTGTGCTTTTCGATGACCTGCTTGCGGGCTTTCGGGCCGGATGTCTCCTCCAGCTCCTCGAGGACAAGGATAGCTTCCTTGAGTGTATCGACTTCTAGAGTATCGAGATAACTGAGGTCTCGTTCCATCGTAATTTCCTCGTGATTGCAGGTCTACTCGACATCAGGAGAAGACGTCTTCCGGGTAATCTTGGGCTCGCACTTCTTTTTCCACTCCTTGAGCTTGAACGTGAACTTCTGCCCTGCGTGTACCTTGGTACCCGCGAAGTGGATATTACCAGCTCCCTTGGAAAGAAGGATGCCTTCTATCGTCTCACCTGTCTTCAAATCCTTCCACTCGATCCAATCACCTGGCTCGAACTTCGGGCGCGGGGGACGCTTGGTGTAGGCAGCACGCTTGGATGCTGCCTTGATGTACTCACGCATGAATCCTTCCGCCAAGAGTAGCTGCTCCAAGCTACTAAAAACTGTCACGAAACCCTTGGCGTTCGTGAACACCTCCCCCTTATCACCCTTGAAATCCTCACGCTCCGCCCACTTGTCGAGAAAATCAGCCGCGCGCAGAATCTTCTTGATGCCAGGCAGCATTGCGCGTACGGTCAGAATTTCAGGCACCGACATGTTGAGGAACGTAGTGAGCTCCGGGTCGTTCTCCTTGCAAATAAAGAAGGTCTCGCAAGAATAGCGCTCTGGATGCATCACAGTATCTTCGTCCAAACGACGTCCAGGACTACAACGTTTTTTGCCCAACCATTCTCGCTCCCACAAAGCACAGTGGCGACACTGAATAGGAATGACGTCCCCAGGATGGTACGTCTTTCCATTCGTATCTGTGAAACCGCGCTGTACCACATAAGTGGCCGCTATTGAATCTATGTCCGCAGGAGCGATTGGTTCCTCTTCCTTCGAAGGGTCCCCACCGTCCTCCCCTCCCCCATCACCCTTCTTGCTGGCCTCCTCAGGAGCACCATCGTTCTCCTCTGTATGCTTTTCCGTACTTTCGTCGGCTGTGCCCTCCTCAGTAGCCTCTTCAGACTCCGGGTCGTTCTCTTCCGAAACAGCCTCTTCCGGCACGTCGTCTTTTTGCTCCTCATCTTTGGACTCATCGGCTGCAGCTTCCTCGGAAGCCTCTTCCTCGGTAGGAGGAGCCTCTTCAGCAACGGAAGGGGTCTCCTCAGAGGGAGCTTCCTCCTCGGAGCTACCCTCCTCCGTAATCTCTTCTTTATCAGACTCGTCATCGTCGAGCCCCGCATCGAACAGATCAGGGTCGAGTCCCTTCGTAACGTCTTTCTTCGCCATCTGTTAATCTCCTCCAATAATGCGTGAACGCTGCTGGTTCTATTCGTCGTCTTCGGTTTCTGTCTCTGTTATCTGTCTGTAGCTGTTCGCCACCAAGGCCACGTCCTTCACATCCACCCCGTACTGCGTAGCCATCTCGTCCTCGGTGCGCTCCACATCATCATCTGTGAACAGCAACGCATCCACCGCTTTCCCAAGCTCGGGCCCGATGCCATCGATTCCCTCAACCCACTTGAAGAAGCTCTTCGCTGTCTCTTCGGGCACCCCACCGCGCTTAATCATCCCCTGACAAGCACTCTTGAAATCCGCCTGATTTGTGTCTCCCATCAACCGAAGCACCGCAGGAATAGCAGCCTCGTTGACAAAGTCAAAACCCTCAGCTCCAGAAGCTCGTACAGCATCACGAATGCCACGCATCTGGTCACGGAAAGTGGGCCCAGAATAAGCTGCGGACTCCTTTGCACGACGACGAGCACGCTTCACGGTAGAAAGGGACTTATCCACCTGTAATTCAACAGCTTCCTTCTCTATGCGCGCGAGAAGCTCATCACGGCTCTGACGAGGATGCCCCACCAGCTTACCGTCCTCATCGAACCCAGCATCCATCATAGGAATGCCAAGCTCCTGCAAGTCCGCTGCCTCCCCGAAGGCTACAATTAAATCGATTTTGTCCGCGTGAGGGATGAGCTGCCCCATGCGCTCCACCGCACGGAGAGCTACAACTTGACGCCGCTGCTCCCGCTGGAACACCAGAGGTTCGCTGTTTTTCTTTGCAGGGAACAAGTGAATGTGGTCCCGCTTGTGGTTTGCTACCAACACGAACGCTTCCGGACTGATAAATGCAAATCCGACTGCTTTCACCAAGGCAGGCTGGCTCATGAACCGTTCCTCCGAAGCCGCCCTAAAAGCAGGTCTCTCAATTCAGAACTGCTTAAAGGGAGTAACACGTGCATACTGTTTTTGTCAACCCGAAAAATCACCTGGCCAGAATTTTCTGGTTTACTCGTACATACAGACGGACTGCAAGCTGTAACGAGGTGGCCATCCGATAACTCGAACGGTACTGGCTCTAACTGGACTCCACTTACATGCTTCACGTAATCTCGCAACAAAATGTCGGTATCGTAATAAACGTCATGAAAACAAAGCAGTAGCCATACAACTGCCATGCCCAAAGGCGTATTGGCAGTACGTTCCAACGTTGCCAGAAGCTTTTTATCGTCCCAAAGAGGCTGCTGTTGCTCATCACCCTTACGGGCAATTATTCTTACCTCATCACCGCTAACTCCGGGAACTTCAACGGAGTCTGCGTTCAGGACGCCACACAGCCACTCCAACACCTCATCGGGTGACTGTTTGGATAACGAAACAAAAGCTCGAGTAAGCACACAGCCACCTATTATTGTTTTACAAGGTTGTTGGCAATTTGATGGTACCGCGCTGGTGGGTCTTCCAAATAAAGTGTCGCGTTGTTGTTTTCGCGAATGGCCCACCACGTCTGGTCCCACACTGGATGGGACAGAACTTCTGGTCTGTGACTGATGACGAAGACGGAACCGAACTTCTGTTTGAGCAGAGCGAAGATGGAAATGAGTCCTTCGGTTCCGAGAGGATCGAGGTTTCCGAAGGGCTCGTCCACGATAAGAACGTTGGACCGGCTGCCCGTGTAGAGCTCCTTGAGGTCGCGCAGCCCGAAAAGGAAAGCGAGCCCTGCTTTATGGCGTTCGCCGCCAGAGAGCATACTGCTTCTGGTGGCCACATTTCCCGACTGGCGCCCCAGCGCAAACTGGAGCGAGGAGCCATCTTCACCGGACAAGTCTAGGGAAACGTTACGGTTTGGCCACAGGATATCTGAGTATGCAGGGACTGTACGCTCAGCCGCATCGGATAGGATGGTGGCGAAGCGGTCTTGTTTCATACCGTTGGTGCCGAACGCTTTGTTCAGGGCTTCCAAGCACGTAATCTCGGAGACGATTGCTTTCTGCTTTTCCAACGTGCGCTTCAGGGTGGTCTCCCGCCGAAGTAGCTGACGCAGCTCGTTGACACGCTCTTTCAGGTGTGTTGCATCTGCGCTCGCCTGTGAAATTTTCGACGACATCCTCGTCATGCGTCCTTGAAGTTCTCGTAGTAGTCCTTGTGCTTCGTCCAAGCTTCCCTTGGGGAGGTTTTTCAACTCCTCCAACTTCTCCACAATGAACTTCCCCACCTCGTGGCGTTCCCTGGCGCGTTCGACACTGCGACGAAGCTTGCTGCACTTTTCGATGAGCTCATCTTTGCTCGCGGTGGGCATCGTCTCCAGTTCTGCTTCTATCCTGGTACGCTGGCGCGACGTCTCGAGTTCGGAGGCGAGCCTGCGCTCTTTACCTGAAAGCTCCCGAATATCTTCTGTCACTTCCTCGGGGGAGCGCTGCGTCTCGAACGCCTTGAGTCGCCCACGGATGTTTTTGATGTCGCGGGAGGCCTTGATTTCCTTCTTCAGCTTATGGATTGTTCGTGTAAGCTCCTGCAGTCTGTCCCGCGCAGTAGCTAAGCGTCCTCGCTTCTCCGCTAGCTCCTCAGCTGTCATATCAAAGGGGCGCTTGCAGTGTGGGCATACAGCTTCACGCACTTCGGCATCCAGGTCCTTCACGTCACGCTTGAGTTCTGTCTCTTCCTTTTGCTCAGCTTCCAACTCATCCTCAAGCTCTTCCAGCGGTGTAACGGGCTCCGTCAACCGCTGCAATTTGATGAGCAGGCTCTGACGTTCTTCCGATTGAGGGAGCTCGACCTGATTCATATAGGTGAGCTTCGTCTTGGTGTCGGTCAAGTCGTCCTGAATCTCTTCTGCATCACGGTCGCTCAGCTTCAATAGTTGGGCACGAAGGGCATCGCGTTTCTCGAGCTTCTCGAGGTCTGTCTGGGCAGCCATGTAGTCAGCGCTGAAGTTATCATAGCGACTCTTCCATCTTTTCACGTTGCGAATGGTAATATCCTTGGGGTGGTCGAACGTGTTTGTCAGGGAGCTGCCTTTGAACTTCGACATGATTTGCCGACGTCCTGTGGAGCGTTGCCGAAGTTTTGAGCAGAGATCGGCTACCTGCGTGTATTCCTGAGTATCCTCTTCGTGCTGCTCCTGCATATGGTTCAGGAGGGCTTCCGCTGTTTCGAACTCCGCTTCGAGGTCTACCAAGTCCGGTAGGGCGAAGATTTTCTGTTTTACCTCTCTAAGCTCGCTGCGGACTTCCTCGAAGTCCGACATGGAAGTAGTATGCATTGAGAGGGCCCGTTTAGCTAGTGCGCGGAGCTCATCGTAGATATCCAAATCGAACATCGCTGTCAAGCGATTGCGGCGCTCGTACTCCTTCCCGTGGATCATCACATTATTAAGCTCCTGCACCAGATAGATGAGATTGAAGAACGTAGTCTCATCGATACGCAGAAACTCATCACGCACCCATTTGAAGGGAGAGTGGCCACTGGAGCGGGGTCGGATGTCCTGTCCGGTCACGCGATCGATGACCAGTATTTTGTTGTGAAAACGGTGGTGCTGCTGGTACTGTCGTATTTCGTACGGATGGCCGTCGACGCGGAGCTTGAGGGAAGCTACCATATCTTCCCCGACGAACGAGTTCACCAGGTTGGTGCGGAAGTTGCCTTGGCGGCGCTCTCTTTTACCGCCTCTTCCCACCTGAAGGGAAGCAAACACCTCAAAGATAGAAGACTTGCCAGCACCCAGGTAGCCGCCATCGTCGACGTTGAGGCCGCGGACGAGCACGAGCCCCTGATTTTCCAGGGGGAAGCTACACTTCCGGTAGATGTAGGCGTTCTCGAAATCGAGGGATTCGTATTCGATGAGGGGCATTGTAGCTAGCTACGCTGGGGTTTGGGTGGCATCATTTTCATCACGCGGAGCGTGGCTGCTTCGAGCACAGCGAGAGGGTCTGTGGCGTAAGTTCGGAGCCGTTCCAGGGCGCCAACATACTCATCCAGGATGGCTGGGATGGTCTCCACAGTGTTGGATGGTGTGGGGACCCTTGGGACACCTTTGATGAGCCAGAGCTTACCGCGGTCGCAGAGGTCTTCGTCAATCCAGAAGTAGAAAATCTGTTGGAAGGCGATGATAACCTGCTGCGTAAAGTACACATCGTTTGTCACGTGACGCAGAGCTGAGAAGGCCGCTGGTATATCTCTGGTGACTACGGCTTTCATGTACGCACGGATGACTTCGCTAGTTTGCAGCTCGGTAGATTGTTTCACTACCTCAGTGAGTAGCTCCTGCCAGTCGGATGTTTTGCTTTTTGTGGCCTTGGCGTTGTTGATAACGGTGCTCAGCAGATTGAGGGCGTCGCGCAGGTGGCCATCGCTAACGGTGGCGATCTGGAGACAGAGCTGCTTCAGCTGCTCCTTGGGGGGCTTGAAGCCTTCTTGTGCGGCGACGTGAAAGAGGCGGCGTGCTACCAGCTCGGTTGGGAGTGGTTGCGTTGAGAAGATAGCTGATCGGCTACGAATAGTAGCGGGGAGCTTCTGGAACTCGGTGGTACACAGAATGTAGCGAGTGCGGCGCGGTGGGTCCTCGAACATCTTCTGAGCGGCTTGGAAAGCGGCAGCGGTGGTCTGGTGAGCTTCGTCCAGGATGAAGACGCGGAAGTTGTAACGGGGGGCTTGTGGTGCGATGGAGGAGAGGCGGCGGAACTCGTCGATGCCTCCGTGCAGTGCGATGTTGAGCTCAGTCACATCGGGGTGTTGGGAGCGCCCGAGGAGTACGGGCTGCATCTGTTTACAGCTGGGGCACTCTTTGCAGGGCTCGATGCCGTTGGGTTTCTGGCAGTTGATATAGTAGGCAACGAGTCTTGCGAGGGTAGTCTTGCCGGTACTGTAGGGACCGTGGAAGATGAGAACGGGGTCGATTTTCTTGCTGAGGATCATCCCTCGGAGGCTGTCCACAATTTCCTGTTGGCCTACGACTTCGTCGAAGGATTTGGGGCGCCACTTTGCTGCCAGGTGCAGGTTCTGTTCACTCATCGGATGTATCCTCGGTCTGGTATCTATCGGGTAGAGGTACTTCTACTCCGGCTGTTTTCGCTAATTTCACGGCGAGGCGCCACGCGAGTGGGAACAGGTCTTCGTGGAGTCGGGCGCGCTGCAATGCGGCGTCGAGTCCTTCGAAGATGCCTACGCGGATGGCGTTGCGGTCTCGTTCCTGGGTGTGGTGGAGGGCGACGACGCTAGGGTGAAACTCCACATTGAGTGGCAGGGCACGTTCGGGGAACGGTCCATCGGGCCGAAACTGGATAAGCGCTTCCTGTGGAGAGGGCCAATGGTCTGGTTCCTCGGTAACGATACGAAGGGGGATGGATGGAACAGGAACGAATTCCGGATATGCAGGGTTGTCGGTATCAACGATGAGCACCCCCTTATCTTCGACTTCATCGAAACGGGTTTGATGTGGCGACCCGGAGTAACGAGCGAAGTCGGAGATACGTTGTGGGAGGTGCATATCCCCGAGTGCCCAATAGGTTACTCGAGGAAAGCTGGTGTCGAGGCGGATTTGGTTTGACTTGGTAATAGTCATTCCGACATCCGTTTTACAACCGTACACAGCCTCGTGCATGACCACGATGACCGGGAGGGACTGGTTCGGGCAGTGGTCTGCGATGAGGGTTTGTAGGATGAGGAAGAGCTCCTGATCCATCCATCCCTGGAAAGGGAAGAGGGCGAAGTAGCAGCCGAAGCGCTCGTAGACGGAGGGAGGTCCATCGTAGACGTGGTGGTCACCCAAGCGGTGGGAGAAAGTGGAGAGGTAGCTGATGCAGGTATCTCCAATTTCTGCGGAGCGCTTGTCGTGGTTACCGCTAATCATGATAATGGGAATGTCACAATCAGCCAGCCACTCCGACAGGAGTAACCTTTCCGCGTGGGTGATATCACGTCGGTCGTAGATATCTCCTGCGACCACAATGAACTCTACGTGGTGCTCTTTGGCGATTTGGTGAATCGACCGAAGGCACTCCTGAGCGCGCTCCAGGTAGAACTGGCTGAAGCGCCTGAGGGCGTTGAGGTGCAGGTCTGCGGTGTGCAGAAACTTTGGCATACTACTTCGCTGTGGCCTACAGGTCTACCGGGCGCACGGTACCACGCTTGTTGCCAACGCAACGAAGGGCTGCGTTGAGCATCATCTCGGTGTACTTCCGCGCGAGCGACTCTGCCAACGTGCTGTCGACACGGAGGCCGAGGGAACCGTAGTACTCTTTCACACGCGAAGCCGTGATGACTTTAGGGCCGTACGTTTTGAAGAACTCGCCAGTGGCCTTCCTCATTTGCTGCTCGGTGAGAACCTTCTTACTTTTCTTTTTGGCTGCCATGATTTTCTCCTTTTCAGGCATCGGTTGTACACTGTTTCAGGTACACTGTTGCGGGACCGAACTGCGCCGGTTCCCAGTTTTTCCAGGGTCCATCTTTAATCCGCATCATCTGTCGGATGTTTGGATTCTGATTGTCGTACAGGGCTACAGAGCCTTCCTGCATATCCAGATGGGACAGCAGATCGTAGGTACCTGCGAGGTCGAGTGCTCCTGCCCCTTCGTGGGGAGGGTCTACCCAAAAGAGGGTTTTGTCCGAATCGTAAATTTTGAGCACTGCATCTATGATATTGTGCTCTATCTGCACACGGTACAAACGGTTGTGTATCCGCGGAAGCATGTAGTCTACGCTGTGGAGAGCTGCCATCACCTTTGCTGGTGTGCCGTCTGGTATTTCCTGCCGTTCTTCTGGTACAGATACCTCTGGGAACGCCTGGCGAACATAACAGTACCACGCGTAAGATGCAAGGGCCGCATCGCTGTCGCTGAGCAGTTCCCACGCGGAAAACAGATGGAACGCAGGGAGCTGCAGCGACGGTGGCAGAACACGCCCAAGGAGGTAGAAATCAGTGAACAGCTCAGGGTCTCGCAGAACGTGGAAAAAGGAGATGGCTGCTCGAGCGTAATCGTTGAAAACTTCGACGGGAGCTGGAGTGCGCGCCATCAAAAGTGGGGTGCGTCCTCCGAACACTTCTACGTAGATCTGGCATTCGGGAAGGTATTCGGCAATCTCCGCTAGATGTGGGTACGTGGGCTGTGCGCCCGCAAGAGGAGTCAGTTCACGTAGTGGCGTGAATTGTTCCTGTAAGCGCTCAAAGTTGAAAAAGTAGGTGATGTAGCCCAGCTTACGCAGCGCCATGGAAACCTGCTTCGCTTCATCGGCAGTCCAATGGAACCGGTACACACCGGGCTCTACTGCATCGAATGGGAGAGCGGGTCCGTGAAGGCTGGGCGCAGCGGTGATAGCCAGCGCCCCGTAGGTGCCATCGTCGCGACGTTTCAGCAAGACGAAAAGCGAGCTGAATACGTCGGTAATAGATGCGAGTCCTTCAGACATCAGAACGATTCGTCGAAGCTTACACTTTCGTGGTCTTCTCGCTTGCTTTTGCTGGCAGGCTTTTTACCAGCTTTGAGACGTTTTTGTCGACCCTCTGCGTACTCAGCTGCTTCGTCTTCTACCTGCTGCTTGAGATCATCTTCGGAAGGGTCGTCAGGGTCGTCATAGTCGGCGTCGTAGAAGTAGGTTGCTTCGTTGCTGTTCTCGAAGTACGTTTTGTACGTAGAGTTCTCCCGGAGCATCGCGAAGCACATATCGCGGAAACTGGGTTGCTCTACGGTGCGACGGAAATCTGCCCAACTGAGTACCTTGTTATCGTACCCATCGATATGGATCTTCTGCTTGCCAGCACGGATTTCGAGAAGCCCAAGGTGCTTCAAGAAGTAGAAGGCGTCGTACGATTTATCGAGTCCCCTACCAAGCATCAGACGCATGTCTGTACTGCGGAAGGGAGGGAACGCTTTGTTCTTCGTGGTACGCCAGATGACTGGCACTGTCTGAACACCAATCTTATCGGGTTCTACGCGCTTCACAGAGGAGCGGATTTTGTAGCCTGGCCAGAATCGAAGCGCTTTGCCGCCAGCTTCTTGTTGGGGGGCTCCGTAGCCACCGATATTAGTGCGCATCTGGTTTGTACCGATGAGGAGAGCTCCTCGTCGGCGCAGGCGGGGAACAACCCTTTTAAGGAAGTAGCTGTGCATACGGGCTTCATCTGCGATGCGTCCTCCATCGCCAACCTCATCGACTTCTTCGCTGCCCATACCGGCAAAGCTGTCTATGAGGAACAGCATACGGGGTGGTCCATCATCCACGATAGGCAGTTTGCTGAGCACTCGAAGGATGTGGCGGTAAACTGCTTCCCCTGTATCGGGCTGTGTGTAGAAGAAGCCTGAGCGGGTGTGGGTCTTTTTTCCTTCTTTGTATTTGATTTGGTAGTTGAGATCGATGCCCATCGTGCGCATGTACACGGGGTCCGAACCTGCTTCAGGGTCGTAGAGGCATGCAGGGATATTCAGCAGCTGCGAGCTGGCAAGGATGGAAAGCAGAAGCGTGGATTTGCCGCTACCTTCGGGACCGAAGATGGTGCCCATAAGACCTGGTTTAAAGCCACCTCCAAGAATCAGGTCTAGCGACAGGCTGCCGGTAGACAGAACATCTTTTACTCGCTGTCCCTGGCGTAGGTTGATACAGTCGAGTTCGGTCATCTCGTCGAATGCTGCGGACGCAGCTTCCGCTGGATGCACGATGACAGGCTTGGCTTTTTTCTTCGCGCCCATGCTGTGTTACTCCATCAAACCGATAAGACGGGAGAAGGTTTCGTAGGACGCCAATCCTCGATGACGTCCAATCTCCTCGCCATCTCGGTAGAAGCGCACTTGGGGTACGTACGTAACTCCCAAGTGCACTGCAGCGGTGGGGTCTTCAGCAACAGAAACTCTGGCCACGTACACCAATAGTTTCTGGTGCTGAAGGAACCCCAACAAAGTTTTCTCGAAGCGATCACACAAAGGACTATCATTAGACACAAGCAGGAAAAACTCAGCTCCCAGGTCACGGAGGGCCAGCGCGGCATCCCACGAAACGGGGTAAACATTCCCTGCGAAATCTCTGATAGTTCTATCGATGCACACTAGCTTGCTCGAGAAACCTGCTACCACCCATCAGGGTCGTCGCCCGAAGATTTACTGGAGGAGCCGCTAGAAGAGTCATCTCCCCACCCCTCGTCACTCCCGAAGAAGCTGTCGTCGTGTGTGGGAGCGCTATCGCCGCCACCAGAAGGAGCTTCGCCCCAGCTGTCATCAGAGGAAGACGCTTTGCTCTCCTCTCCCCACCCTTCATCGGAAGCGCCGTTTCCACCACTAGAAGAATCTTCGCCCCAACCTTCGTCGGAGGAAGAGGAGCTGCTCTCCTCTCCCCACCCTTCATTTGAAGAGGAGGAAGAAGCTTGGCTATCGTCGCCCCACCCTTCGTCAGCGGGAGCGGTCTCGAGCTCCTCAGAACCAGACGAGTCGTCACCCCAACCACTGTCGGAAGAGAACGATTCCTGCTTACTCCCACCCTTATTACCGGAGGAACGTTGTTGCCTCTGCCGACGGGGTTCCTCGGACTGCTCATTATCACCCCAGCCACCCGAAGAAGCATCCCGAGAAGCGTTCCCACGGCCACCCGTGTTCTCCTCCCGACTCGCCACCACCTCGAGCACCTCGTCCAGCTTCTTGTACAGACCCAACCGCTTCAGGTCGGCTCGGATATCGTCGGCGCTCTTCACTTCCACAATCTCGTCGAACGGCGTCGGGTTGCCCTCGAAGCGCATCCCTCCACCCTTCAGAACGAAAACTCCTTTGTCCTCGTCGAACCCGACCGGCAGCTTGTTGCCCTGATAGAAGCGCACGCGGTCCTTCGGGTCCTGTGCTTTATCGTTGTAGTGCCAGTGTACCGTGCAGCCGTTCTTGAGATCATCAACCTCGGCGCCCAGGATGTCCCCGATCGTTGCCAGGTCGTTCTTTCCATACTTGTTGGTGAAAACGACCCCGAAAAGACCGTCCTTGCGGCCTTCCTTCGCGGCAGACACATCGAAAACGTCCATGTAGTAACGGAAGGACCCTAGCAGGCGCAAATCCTGCGGAAGGTCATCCGCTTGGAAATCCGCGCACAGCGGGCACACCGCATCGGGCCCCTTACGAAATTCTCCAGTCTCCCAATCGAAATCCGGGCAAACCTCGTAAAAACCACCCTTGCTGCCGTCCTTGCGCTTGAAGCGGACGAAGTGCTGGAAAATGGTGAACAGCCCACCGACAATTCGAATCTCCTTCGGCTTCTTGTTCTTCGGCTTCTCCAAATAATCCAGCTTCTGATGCCACTTCTCGGCATAATTTCCGCCACCGGGGGCGTTAGAAATCGATCTGCGTCCTCTACCATACGGTGTTTTCTTTGCCATGCTCACTGGCTCCTTTCAGTATCCGGTAAACGGTAGTGATTCCGTGTCACAGCTCAGCAGTGTTCTGCCTTCTCGTATTTTACAAGAGAAGGTGTGGTTTCTACACGTCTGGGCTATTTTTGGTCGGCGGGAAGCTCCTCCACCCGGAGCATCGCTAGATGGCTGTTAGCACGCATCGACATCTTCTGCTGCAGCAAAGCTTTGCATGCAGCTTGGCGGAAGAGCTCACGTACCTCTTGACGAGGGTCAAGTTTAGATACCACGCGCTCAATGATTCCGTAACGCAGGCACACGAGGTTGCGTTGGCTTTCCTCTACATGACTGAGTACTTGAGAAACGAACTCGGAGGTGGCCTGAAGCGCCTCCTCTTCTTCCATTGACTCATCAAGCAGAGCTCGGTCGGCTGCCAGGTCACTTTCGTACCCCTCCTCGTTGCTGCTCACCATCGACTCTAGAGAGACCACACGGGTGCTGCGCACTTTTCGGAGTACAAGCTCGACGGACTTGGCTGTAGTTTTGCAACGTGCGGCTACATCTTCTATAGTATAAGAATCGCGGAGGTCGGGGTTGGATTCAAAGAAACGTTCAGCTTTCGTGATCTCCTGGTAGCGTTCGATTACGGAACCAGGTAACTTGATGAGGGAACCGCTGTGCTTCGCGCTCCCGAGTATTTTCTGACGTATCCACCAATTTGCGAAGGTAGGGAAGCTGGTGCCGCAGCGGAGATCGTACAAGGAGATGGCGCGTGAGAGGCCCAGGCTACCTGATTGAAACAGGTCAAGGGCCTCCATCTCTGTTTGTGCGCGGCCTTTCACTGGCTTCAGCACCAAACGGGAGTACGCTTTCAGAATGCGCTCTTGCAGAACGCGCACGCGCTTCAGGATGCGAACTACTGCGCGGATGGTGCCGTAGAGAAGATTGGGCTCAACGCACCCCATATCGAGCTCGAGGAGGTCCATTTGATCGATGAACTCTTCGGCCTGCTTGGTAAGCGCTGTTTCGGAAGCTGCTCCCTTTTTCGTAGCACGCTTCTCGTTTTTCTGGCGTTGGTTGATCAAGCGCAGGGTAGTGTGGGCGAGATCGTCGGATACTTCAATGTAGCGGGCGCCCACCTTAGCGAACGCGGTAAGGATGTTTTCGTAGTGGCTGGTAGAAATGCGGAGTGTGCGAATGATACGTTTGGAGAAGGGAACTGCGTGTTGGCGATCCATGCGTGAGAGTTTGAAGAGATCGAAGCCGATACCGAAGATCCGCTTGTTTTCAGCGCCCATTTCTATCTCGTCGTTCATGGCAACTCGTCGGCGGACCCGTTTCCCCTTGTAGACCTTCCGGCTCTTAATGACTCCAGACGCTATCTCTGCGAGAAGATAGCACAAATTGTCTTCCACGAACGTAGTAGCCATCAGGAGATAGTCTACACCCTTGAATATCAACTGTTCGATTTGGAGGAACGTCCGAGTTAGATCCTCTTTCACCAAAGGATCATATTCAAGAGTCCTCTTGGCTAAGTCATTAAAAGTACTCCAGTTTTCCGCTTGAGAATGATTTACCGCATGCATCCGCTTGACCTATCCAGCAGGGTTAGTTATCCTCTGAAGTAGGACCCTGATCCCAAATCTTGTATTAAATTTTACAAGAAGTCAAACAGAAACCGCAAGGTACAAATATTATGCCCAAGAAATACGCCGCTACACCTGTTCGGCGCATGAACCTCAAGCAGCTCATCTTCGCTACCAACGCGAGGTACCCTGAAGTCATCAAGCGAGCCAACCAACAGTGTCACACGATTCGTAAAGAGTACAACGTTGGCAGCCGTGACGGATTCAAAAGAGTTTACAGCCCAGACCGGATCTTCTACAACGAAGTACGCTTCTACTCCGTATGTACAGACGGAAAACGAATCAGCTACGTACGCTTTTACGGGCCCCCAGAACCCACTACACCCGTCTGGGTCTGGTGTTCCTGCCCAATGTTCTGCTTCTCGCTCGAAGTGTGCCTAACACGTTATAATAGTTCGTCTATTCTACAGTCAAATGGGCAACTGCCCATCGTACGAAACCGCCAGATGTTCCCCCACCTTTGCAAGCACCTGATAAACGCTTCCAAGTTCGCCCTGCAGCAAACAGACGACCTGGCAGCGCGACGCATGGAGGCCATGCAAGAGGCGAAAACAGCAGCTGCCAAACAACAGCTTACCCGGATGGCGCAGAAACCTGCCCACCAACGAATCCCACCCAAAAAATTCGTCTCCCCCGACCGAGGCGGCGACCTCGTTGAAATTCCCTAGCTATCGATTGTAGTGCCGACGGCGATCTGCACCACGATACCTGCGCCAGTTGTTGTGGTTCCCACGACGACGCCGGTTGCGCGCTGGGGGCTTCCCCTTCTCCAACGGCACGATGTCATACTCGATAGGTGATTCCCCAGCTGCGGAACGAGCTATCGAACGAATGGCGTCAATCGTGTGCCCGTACTTCCCGATGACCTTCCCCAAGTCGTCCTCGTGAACGTCCAACTCGATGACAGTCATCCTGCTCGCTCGAGTGATGTTCACACGCAGTTCATCCGGGTTGTCCACAATGCGCAACACTGTGAGTGTTACCAGCGCTTCCACACTCAAATCACTTATTGAACCATCGTCCAATAAGTCAATCTCAGCATCCACGAAATCCGCCGCGCACTGAAAACCCGGCGGCTGGAGCTCTTCGTCTGATCTCTCAATCTCTTCGTCGACTTCTTCAATGACCTGGTCCTGATCAGACATCTGTCTATCCTTTCTCTGCTAGTGCGATTCCAAAAACGATGCGAGAAGGAAAAGCTCGTGCTCAGACACCTCCTGAGGATGACCCTCAATCTCTACCTTCCTGCTCAGGATTCCCTCTACAGCAGGCGAAAAACAAACCGTGCGCCAAGGACAGTACTTAGCGTAATCGTCGGACGGTGCAGTGCACAAACCGCGAGGCACCTTGCCCGTCTTCAGACACTCCTGCGCAAGACGTATCCGCCCAAGCACATCGTTGTACACCTGACGGTTGATAGGTACCTGGAGTGGCAACCACGTCTTCCAAGGCGTGCCCCTGTCTACGTAGATAATAATTATCTTCCTCAGCTTTTCCTTTAACCCATACTCCGCCAGGTTGTCATTCACCACATTCGCGTACGCATTGATCTGCAGATAGTGAGACTCCTTCGGCCTCCCATCCGCTCGGAAATTACGTATCTTATCCAAACTTGAACCCTTGAAGTCAATCAGGTAGTTACAGGTACGCGTACGCAGAATACCATCAATGTGACCCGTGAATGGAACACTCTTCGTGCGCTTGATGGCGTATTCATGGTAGACCATCTCGCGGCCACACTTCTGACACTTCTGCATCCCCGTACAGTGCCGACGAATCAGCTTGCAATGCACGCACACCCAGTTCCCATGAAGCTGCCCCTCGAGCGCAAACCACTTCTGCAACGCCAAGTGCAACGCAGTTCCCATCCACGCCGAGCTCTCCGCAATGAACGTCTCCTCACGTCGAGGTCGCTTGCGTACTGGAAGACGACGGTATATAACGTACGCGCGAGGACAAATCGGGAAGCTGCTCGCACGAAGCTGAATGTACTCGGAATGCTCGACCTTCCGACGCATCCACTTAATTTCGTTGAAGCTTTTGTTGAGATCCCGGTCAAGTTTTTCAGCTCTGGGAACGTCGAAGATTGACAAAACAGGCTCCTAGTGATGTAAAATGAAGGGCACAAAGTAGCTGCCGCTACTATAGTTTTACAATATGGGCACCCCCACCGACCTCACCGACTTTATCGTCGCACAGCTCAATGCGAAAGGAATGCCTGTCTTCGGCGCGGACAGCACCAGAGACAACCTGAAGACCTACTGCTTCCGTGGCCACGACGCCAAGACCCCCAGCTTGTCCATCCGACGTTGGGACGGGATGTTCTGGTGCTTCGGCTGCCATGTGAAGGGACGCAACTGGAACGCTCTGGCAGCCCACATTAACGCCGACCAGCTGTCCGAAGAGGCGATGCCAGACCCCTTCATGCTGATGAACAAGCAGCTGGAGAAGCACATTCAGAAAGCAGTCGCATCGGTAGACATCCCCTGGGACGTGGAACCATGGAAGAAACCGTTCCGGCACGTCCCCAACGATACGCTGCGTAGGCTGGATGCGTTGCGGTGGTACGACGACTCGAATCCTCGGGACCGCTGTGAGCGTGTGCTGTTTCCCGTTCCCATGTACGGAGAAATAGAAGGATGGGTAGCACGACGTACGGACAAGGCTCCTCCGGGGCAGAAGCTGGATACACCCTACCGTAACGCCACCGATATGTCATCGTTGGATGTTCTGTACCCGTTAGATTACGTTATCAAAATGAAGCGTCGTGTGGTGGTGTTGGTGGAGGGGCCTTACGATGCTATCCGACTGGTGAACTATGGTATCCCCGCACTTTCCATCTTGGGGACGGGAAATTACCACGACGACAACAGGATACACATGATGAACGCTGGAGCTCGAGGGGTGATTTTAGCGATGGACTCGGATGAGGCGGGGGAATCGGCACGGCTGGAAATCGCCCCTAGCTTGCGAGAAATGTTTGACGTGAAGCACTTCGTGTGCCCGGACGGGAAGGACCCCGGCAACATGCCAAAGGAGTACTTGCACAGGTTGTGGGAAGTAGTACGGGAGCAGGAAAGGAAGCTCTAACTGAAGGCGCCGCTAAGGACCAGCGACACCGGATGGACCACTTGCTCCTTCAAGGCGACGGATCAGATCGCCGTAGCGCGCCTGGTCCTCTGGAAGCATATTCTGCTTCATCCACATTGCGGCAAACTCATTGACCTCGCTAACAGAAGGAGGTGGATCTTTGGGGTCTCTTCCGGCCAAGAATTCGTCCTGTATCGCCTGCTGTATGTCTGGCCAGTACTGCGTCTGTGCTATTGTTTTGCCAGCGTAGTCTCCCGGTGGCTCGTTTGCGCCTTCGTAAGAGCTGAGGATTTTCTTCGTGGCGAACACATTATCACTGGCTATAGCCTCGTTACTTAGAATCATTTTGTCTGCTGCCTTGGTAGCCGTCTTACCAGGAGTGGTAGCCACCAATCCAGCCTTCTTCTTTTTCCTACCAGTCTGAGAATCCAGTTTCGCTGTTTTATAGGGAAGGTCTGCATCCTCGAGATCCTCTCCACGAGTTTCTTCCCAATAACGCTGGAACTCCTCAAGATCAAAGTCACGAGGGACAACTTCACTCATCCCACCGTAGGAGCGTATTGCATCTGAGAAAGCCACTTTTAACGCAGTGGCGGACCAGAATTTGGGGTAGGAATCGTACACCATAAACGTGGCATTCCACGTAATCGTGTTTGCGTTGTCGGCGCTTTCCGTGAACGTGATCGGGTCCCCTGTGAAGTAGCCCTCCAACCGCATCCTGGGAAACACCCGCGTACGGTACAGCAAGATGTGCCTATTTTCCCCGTTGCCGCCACCAAGCATGGGTTGGTCTACTAACGACAAGAAGTCGTAGAAATTGTTCAATCCAGGAGGAACAGGAGGAGTTTGAAGCAAATGGGCTACTGCATCTGCGTTCTCCCCATACCGTATATTACGAGGGATTTGAGAACCATTATCTGCTGTATAATACTCAATACCACGACGCCCAAAAAGATGCGTTGGAATACCAGACCCAGGCATCAGGTTGCCTGTTTGGAAAGTGATGTTTATCGTGGGCTCATCGTAGTAGGTGCCACGGAAACGGTTTCGCCACGCGTTCCTGATCGAGCCAGCAGCTGTCTTTGACACGCTTTCACGCTTTGGCATGTTCCACGACATCTCTCGTGGATTCACATAAAGGACAATGTATTTGTTTTGATAAAGCCAATGGCTACTCGTCACCACCATAGCGCTGCGGTAACCCTGGAAAGCTCTCTCCCAGTAAGGAGGGGTGTCAAGCACAACATCGTGTGCCGCCTCCGTCAAACCTCCCGTAGCTCTACGGTTGGCTCGCGAAATTTTCCCTAGCGCCTTTAAACGGCTAACTTTCGCCATTGGCTTTCCTAAACTCCTACAGGTCGTCCTCATTCATGATGGAAGGGCCCTTGTTACCGCGCTTCCGACCGCGCTTCTTAGAAGTAGCCTTCGGCTTCTCCCCAGCCCGATCCGCCTTGATAGACCGCAGGTACGCACAGATGTTGTCGAACTCGCTCAAGTGAGACAGCATATACCCAACATCGTCGTCACTCAACGTCTCCTCATCCCATCCCTTGAGCTCCAACAGATAGTCCCCCTTCAAGGAAGGGTCCTCCTGCAGGTCCGCACAGAACTGCTGGAGCTTAGGATTAATCTTAATCGTCTCCGCTGACACCTCCAACGCACCCTGTGGCTTCGGTTGAGGCAAATCCATCCCCGGTGGCACACTGCTCTGGAAATCTGTCATGCTCAAACGTGCATCCGACAAATCTGCCACCGCGTGTGTCTCCCGAGAACCACCAGCCTTCACTGCGAACTGCGGCCGGTTTACCAACGCCTCCCCACGACGAGTGTCCAACTTCTTGTACGCGTGCGTAATAGAAGCCTGGACTTCCGGGTCCGACAGAATCTCCTTCGCCCGATCTACATCGATAATCTCCAACACCCCCTTGTTCACCCAATCAATGAACGCTGTGCTCAACGGAATGGCCTGCGGAGGTGCTACCCGGCGCGTCAGATTGATCGGATGCTTGATGGGAGGAATCTTCACCGTGCTGCCCCGCGCACCCGTCGGATGCGGAAACTCGATCACCAGCACGTGTGCCTTCCCCAACACTCGCGCACTGCGGTTCACTACGTAAATCGGAATGTTCTTGTCCACCATCTCCTGAATATCCATCTCGAAACTCCTTTGTGCTTGCTACCCAGTCCTACAGACCGAGCGAAGTCGCAAGCGCTGCTACATCGTAGGGCGACCCACTGCCCCAGTTATCCACGCGCCACACACGATTGTTGTAGCGCCAGTTCTTCGGACGTACACCAACGAGCCCCGGACCGTTGGCGATCCGGTAGATGTGCTGCTTGCTTTCCTTGAAGTTGTCCAGCAACCCGTTGATGAGCCCTAATATTCCCGAGTAATCGTGATTGTAAGTTAGCTGAACCGTCTGACCACCATGGTCGTACTGAAGCTCCACCTCCAATATCTGCTGAGAGATGAGGCCCCACGTAGCAGCGTAAAGTAACACCGCGCTAATTACGCCGCGAGACGATTTGAGCGGAAGGGAGCTCAACGTCCAATTCGTAGTTGGTTGTACGAAGTTGGCCGCGTCCATCCCACGTAATATGTACTCGTAGACATCACTGTCCGCATACGCTTGTACCCAACCGATGCGCTTCTGCAGCTTGTCAATGAGTATCCGTAACGGCTGTACCAATCGCCAGAAATTCATTTCTGGCACTCGTAATAGCTGCTGAATTTCATCCTCCGGAGACACGGACGTCTCGCGAATACGCCAGAAGACCAGGTACTCACCCATCTCCAACGGGTCTGTATCGAAAAAGTAGTGATACCTACCATCCCGAATAATGCGCCCGATTTTCCGACTAGCAAGAGCGGTCGCAGTCGAAGCAGCCTTCACGTCATCCGTTACCGTGTTCGTGCCTGGAGTGATGCTGACGTACATGTTGTTAGAGGCATCCAGAATGTCCAGTCCCATCTCTTCTGGCTGCGCGTCCAATGGGAGTAAGATGCGCTCGCTCTTCCCGGAACGCGTAAGATAGGTCCACTTGCGCTCCTCAGGCTCGGGTTCTACCTCGTCGACTACGTTGAAAGTCTCTTCGTAGTCCTTGTTGTGGCCTGTATCGGTAACGAAGAACCAAGTGATGGACCAGGGGCGATCCATCGTGTTGATTTCCGCATCCGCCGGAACAAACCACTGGAAGGAGTATTTTCCGCCTCCCAACGGCTTTCCAATGCCAGTAGCAACAGAAGTACCAGCTGGGTCCTTGATATCGACCGTCGGGGAGTTCGTTGTGTTCAAAGCGGGGATGGGCTCGCCATCCTGGTTTACAAAGGAAGCTTCAAACACTGCCGATGTAGCACGAGCATACTGCATTACTTGTTGTTCCTGTTTCCGCCGTTACTTATAAGGTAACAATAACGTTTCAGATTTAGGTTAGGTATAAACGGATATGTACGCCACGAAGGTGGAGTGCATTTTTGTGTGAATAAATGGCTACAAGAAGCTACAGGCCCACCCACAAAGCAGCTCCAGTGACTGATGGGTCACAAATACTGGAGAAGCATGCTCACGACATTGCGGTAGAGCAGCTCATTCCACGAATTGAGCAGCGGAACAAGATGGCTGTGAAAACAGTTCCCATCAGTATTTTCTTCTACCAGGCGATACGTGCAGGACGTCGGTGCAGCTGCTTTGATGTGGAGACGAGCCCGGACGGGATGTGTCGAGCGTGCTTTGGCACAGGAATTGTTGGTGGGTATCAGAAGTACGGCACGACGCTGCAGGTGGTGGATGTTACTTACCCGAATCTGCGTACGTCGAATGTTATTCCTGATTGGAAGAGGAGAAGGAAGCCGACTCCTTTGGTGCTGATCGATGGAGCTCGTTTCGGTTCTATTGAAGCGAGGATTCCTTTGACGTCTACTACAGGGGAGATTGACGCGCTGCACTCCGACTATCTGATTGAACCTGGGACAAGTATGAAGGCGTACGTGAAAGCTCCATCCGACCAGACGTGGGTGCTGCTTACTCGGGCCAACGTGCAGCAGCGGTTGTTCAATCCGTGGATAGATATTCGAGTGGAGATGAGTCGGGAGTCACCAAAGACCCCGTCGCCGTTTTTGAAGACGGTGTACCTACGTTACAAAAATATTCACAACAACGTGGTCAAGGCCAACATTCCTCGTACTGGGAAGAGTGATATGTTGGAAGAGTTGGGGCTGATTGACAACTGGGAGATCCAGTTGTTTTGGATGGATAGTACGCTCAAATCGATAACCACCGAAGATTTTCTGGCTTCTGTTGAGGGGGATTCCCGATGGAAGATCTTCGAGGCGAAAGAATTCGCACCACATGGGCAGCTCACGAGTTGGGACGTTCAGGCGAAGGTGGTCCAGGAGGGGCAGCCGTTCATGAAGGTGCCGCGGTAGGAAGTACACCATGGGAATGGTCGAAATTTTCAATCCGTCACAGTACAGGGTCGGCCTGTCCTCTAGCTACACAGGAGCACAGGGACGCCCACTTTACATAGGACTTGGCCCGTCAGAGTTGAAACGGCTGACGCAGGAGGAGCTGCGTAACTGGGGGGATGGGTCGAAGGCAGATCTCGCAGGCTACGTTCAGCGTGGAATCCTCCAGGTAACCCAGCTGACTGCGCTGCACATTGTGGACGATCTGGGGAACAAGCCAGCTCAGTTCGGAGCGTTTGACTTGCCGTCTGCCTGCGATACTGCAGATGACATTCGCAACGCCTACAACGGGCACATCGTCAGCGCTAACATTCACCTCGCGCCCGACCTTGCGAATCTGGAAACGTTGGGCAAACCTACCACATTACCTCTGCTTACCGCGTTTATTGTATCCCTGCAAGGAAACTTCAACACACATCTTGGCCTTGGGGCAGCCACCCATGTGGTAGCCGACATATGGAACACAGTAGCTGCTGCCACAGGCACACTAGCTCAGAACATCGATGCTCTCAAAGAGCTTGACTGGAAATTCAGACAGCACAAGCGCCAATGGAATCCGCCTGCAGGGGTCGTATTGAACCCGAACCAGATAATTACCTACTAACAACTGGAGCTCCTTCATGATCGAAATCCGAAATACATCTACCTACCGAGTTGGCGTTGCCTCCAGTTACATGGGTGCGCAGGGGCGTCCTATCTACATTGGTCTCGGTCCAGGGCAGACCAGACAGATTACGCAGGAGGAGCTCAAAAAATGGGGTGCTGGATCGAAATCAGACCTCGCCAGCTACATGCAAAGAGGGGAGCTCGAGGTGGTGGAGCTCACCAACGTACACATAGTGAACGACCTTGGCCACCTTCCTGCACCCTTTGGAGCCTTCGACCTTCCGTCTGCGCTTAGCACTGCAGACGACATCCGCAACGCCTACAATGCTCACATTGTCAGCCTCGCCGTGCACTCGTTGGCCGATACAGGCAACCTGGAGACGTCTGCTGCACCTACTAACCTTGCCGCCTTGGTAATATTCATTGGAGCCCTCCAAGGGAAATACGATGCGCACAGAACAGCTGCCGGAGTTCATCCAAACAACGACGTAGTAAACGCAACCACAGTAGTAGCGGCTACACTTCCACAGTGCATTGACGCTTTACGGGAGTTGCACGGACTTTTCCGGATGCACAAACACCAAATCATCTCAGGGATCGTACTGAACACCAACCAGGTTATCAATTACTGATGTTGTAAAATATATTACGAGGCAAATTACGGTGTCTGATTCAGCTATAGAAACTCCTGATTTTCGGGTGCTGGGCTGCGACCCTGGCAAAGTCAATTTCGCATGGGCCATCTACGGGGACGACGGTCTCGAGGAGACCGAAGTCATAGAAGGTGCTGAAACTATTGACAGATTGGACACCGTGGGTGTTTTCTTCGAGCGGGTAGTTCGGTATGCTGAAGCGGACATCTGTTGTATCGAGCGGTTTCATCAACGTCCTGGTCGTGGTTCTGTGAAGAACATGGAGCTCGTGAACTTGATGATTGGGCAGTGCCGGATGATCTGTCGTTTCCATGGCATAGGCTGCGAGCTTGTTACGGCAGCTGAGCACAAAGCGTGGCTCGCGCGGAATTTCGAGGTGGGGTATTCCAATAAAAAGGTGAAGGGGAAGATCAAAAAGAAGTACGACATCACAACGTACAAGGAGTGGCAGCATCTGAGCACTGAACATGAAGTGGATGCGGCCAATGTTGCCAAGTACGCACACGACTATAAATTGGTCCATCTTCGGACCGAATAGCAAAAGGGAAAAGACATGCGCAAGAACATGCAAAGACTTCGTCGTGGGGAGCTCAGCAGAATCAAGCCACAGAAAGCGCCACACACAGATGTACACATGGGGCCTCCGATGGGCCAGCAGGCACAGGAAGACGTAGGTGTGGAGAAGCTGCAGAAGAAAGTGGTGGAGCTGCGGGCGAAGAACGAGGAACTTCAGGTGGTGAAAGCGGAGGCGGAGAAGCTCGCGGATATGCGGAGTAGATGGGAGAAGGACCAGGAAGCTATCAACGAGAAGATCGAGGGGTTGGAGAGGAGGAATGCGGAGCTTGAGGGGAAATTGGAGGAGGCTCTTGACGGAGAGGGGCAGGATGATCAGGTTGATAAGTTGAAGGAGGAGCTCGAGGCGGTAAAGGGCAAGCATCAGGAGACGCAGGCTGAGCTGCTGCGTCAGCTGGATGGTGCGAAGGCTGAAAACGCCAAACTGGTTGCTGACCGAGAGGAGCTCGAGAAGCAGCTGGCAGAGCGTGCAGAGCTGGAGCCTGTAACGGGGTTGCGGGTGCTCAAGGTGTTGGAGGTAAACGAGACCGACGAGCTCATGCGTATTGACTGTGAGTTCAAGCCGACGAGCGGTCCTTTGGGCTCTACGGGTGCTATCGTGTTGCCGAGCTCTGAGGTGGACAAGCTGCTCGGTGAAGACTAGGAGGAAGAGGATGCCATCGGAGAAAGAGAACACGGATGCGGACGTCCAGAGAGAGTCGACCGTTCCGGGAGGAGCGAGTAGGAAGGTTGGGACTTCTGGTGGCTGCCCGAATTGTGGTGGTGGAATGAACCGGAAGATGTTCCGAACGGGGTCTACACAGCATCCTGGTCGGGACATGCAAGTCTGCCCTCGCTGCGGCTGCCGCCGTTAGCGTCAGAATCCAACGCTACCTTGTAAAACTGTTGTAAGGGGAAGCCGGGCCGTGGTGGTCGGCTTTCCTCCTCCTGCGCACAGCTGGTGCTAGAACGGAGAGCGCCACAATTATTGTCGAGTGCGCAAGGAGGGAATGGTTCGCAACACCTTGGAATCAGTTGTAAAAGGACAATCTATGCCATCGTCGAAGGACTACCAGGAGAGGATCCTAGCTGATCGCTACGCACAAAAAGACGCTACAGCAGAGGTGGAGATTGGAGCTCGGGTGGTGGTATCGATGAAGCGACGTTTTGAGAGGGATGGGGAGGAGATCGAATCGCGCGAGGTGGGGGTGGTAATGAAGAAGGAGGATGGCGGTGGGGCTCCTCTTTTCAGCGTCAAGCTGGTGGACCGTTCGTTACCGGAAGAGGAGTGGGAGGTGGCTACGGGGTTGGAACGGCACAAGATTGAGGTGCTCAAGGAGACCTGTTACGAGGACATCTGCAGGAGGGTGTCTGCGGGGGTGGTAGAGAACGAGCCTGACAACAAGGAGTTTCAGGACGCGGTTTACCAAGCGATGGTGAATCGGGAGTTTATTCCGGCTGGGCGTATCTTGGCGGGTCTGGGCTGCAAGGACCGGACGCTTACTTTTTTCAATTGCTACGTGTTTCCTCCTCCACACGATAGCCGCAGGGGCATTGCGAATCATTGGGCGCTCTTGTTTGACACCTTCAGTCTTGGCGGAGGTGTTGGGTGGGACAATAGCAGCCATCGACCTCGTGGTGCTGTGGTGAAAAAAGTGAACGGGAGGAGTAGTGGTGCAGTAAGTTGGATGGAGCAGTACTCACAGATCACTGGAGCCGTCGAACAAGGTGGCTCGAGAAGGGGTGCCGCATTATGTGGATTGTGGTGTTGGCATCCCGACATCGTCGAATTCATTCAAGCAAAATCGTTACGTGAAGAGTTTGTAGTCGATGGGAAAAAAATTTCCCGTAGCAAAGAGCTGCTGAAAAACGCGAACGTGTCCGTTCTAATTTCTGACTCCTTCATGGAAGCAGTAGAACGTGACGAAGATTGGGAACTTGTGTTTCCAGACACAACCCATCCTTCCTACGACAAAAGCTGGGACGGGGACCTAGACAAATGGAAAGAAGAGGGAAAGCCGGTCAACGTTCACAACGTGGTGAAAGCGAAATGGCTTTGGCAGCTGATCATCGATCATGCATGGGCGTCCGGAGAGCCGGGGCTGCTGTTCATGGAACGCTCCAACAAGATGTCGAACTCCTATTACTTCAATAGGCTTAGTTGTACAAATCCTTGTGGCGAGCAAAATTTGCCAAAGTTCGGCGTGTGCAATTTAGGGCACGTTAACCTAGCAAAGTTCGTAAAAAATGGAGTGGAGCATCTTCCGAAAAAAGGAGCGACCTGGGAAGACGCGTGGCAAGCATTTAACAAAGACCAGTTCAAAGCCGTGGTCTCTATGGTGGTGCGGTTCCTCGACAATGTAACAGACCTAAACAATTATCACATTAAAGAAAATGAGCAACAGCAGCACGATGAACGCCGTGTGGGGGTGGGCATTCTTGGATACGGTGAACTCCTCGTGCGATTAGGGCTTCGCTATGGCTCCGACGCTGCTATCAAGTTCACAGACGCCCTATTCCGTGAGTTAGCATATACGAGCTATTGTACATCAATACAGCTTGCGCAAGAACGTGGACCATTCCCAAAGTTTGATGCCAACAAGTATTTGCAGTCTAGGTTTGTACAAAAGCTCACAGAGGCGCACCCGGACCTCGTAGATAATATACGTAGCCATGGTATACGCAATGTAACGCTGAACACAATTGCCCCTACAGGTTCAGTAGGAACGTACTTAGGGACAACAACAAGTATCGAACCTTACTTCCTACCAGCATGGGTTGCGCGAAGCCGGATAGGATCAGCGGATGAAGAAGCCAATATCCTCACTGAGATGAGGAAGAAGTACGGTAACGAATTCCCCAATTACTTCGTAACGACGCAGGATATCACTCCAGAGGAACATGTGCGCACGCAGGCCGCAGCACAAAAATGGATAGATGCATCTATTTCCAAAACTGTTAATTTGCCCAACAGTGCTACGCGGGACGATGTAGCTCGAGCGTACAAGCTGATGTACGACCTCGGCTGCAAGGGTGGAACAGTCTACCGAGATGGTAGCCGAGACAAGCAGGTGCTCTACTACAAGGAAGAAGAGAAAAAGCGAAGCAAGCCGAAGGAAAGGGACATTCCAGTAGTGGTGGTGGACGAGTACAAGAAGCAGAACGGCATGGCGGTGCTGCGACCGAAAATCGAGAGTGGCATAGGGGTCACGATGAGCAAGCAGACCCCGGTTGGGCGTCTGCATGCGACGTTACGGATGCACCACAAGACAGGGAAGCCGTACGATCTGTTTTTGGTGAGTGGGAAGGGGGACGTATCCGCGGACGTGCAAGCGCTGGGTCGGCTGATATCGGTGATTTTGCGGATGCCAGACGGGGAAACTATTTCACAGGAGGCTCGCCTAGAGATTATCCGAGACCAACTACATCGGATACCGGGACGTGGGCAGGTAGGATTTGGCCCAGACAAGGTGATGTCGTTGCCGGATGGTATCGCTCAGATACTACACGAGTACCTGTCTGGGAACTTCCCGATGGCGAACGTTCCGATGGGGGAAGACCAAGTGGAACCATTCCTGAAGCAGTTGGCGGGCGACCAGGAGGTGGACCAGCAAGAAGTAACTGCTTGGATTACTAACGAGGACCGGGACGTGTTCAACGAAGAAGACACAGAAATCGACCACGTCGGGTTCGACTTCGACATCTGCCCAAAGTGTGGAAACGCTACGTACGTCAATATCCCGGGCAAGTGTCCCTACTGTGTAACCTGCATGCACACGGAGTGCTAAAAATGTTGACAAGAGAACCTGTACAGCATCTGAAGCACGCTTGTGATCCGGAAGAGTTCGAGCAGTACAAGAACGGTACGAAGACGTTCGACCTGAAGCTCAACGATGGGGTATTCTCGTTACGGGAAGGAGATTTGATCACCTTCGAAGAAGCAGACCCGAAAACAGGGGAGCTAACGGGCCGTAAGGAGTTGAAACGAGTAGGCACAGTGGTGAACACAGCAACGCTTGCCAACGTGGCCTCCGAAGAGGTAGCGGAAAAGGGGCTATCTGTTTTCAGCTTGGTTGATGAAAACCACCAAACGCTGTACGCGTTATACGCCAACGGATTTACAATAAGCGTCGAAATAGATAAACACGAAGAACACCCAGATAGTGTTGACGAACCTATTTGGGAGATAGTGGGGGCACCCGCGTTCACTCCAGCATTGAGCTGCCCAGATTTTATTCATGCTGGTGCACTGGACTCGTTGAATATCCACAAATGGCCCATAGGAAAATACTCTGTTACATTACTAATAGCAGCTAATTTCGAGTCGCAGGAACCACCGTACGAGATGAACATACTGGACGCGATTATTATGGTAGTGGTGCCTATAGAGGGGAATGACAATGACTTCATGTTTGTGGAGCTCAATGCGGAACTGCTTACGACCGGAATGGCTATTGCCTTGCACACGGGGAAGAAGGTGGAACCGCTACATCTGGACGACGTGTATCGAATTATGGCGCAACCTATATCAGAAGAAGAGCTTGAAGACTACCCAGACATAATATCAGATGCACAGATGCAACAGTTGCTGAAAGAGGCACGGCAACGGGGAGAGGACGTGGACGAGCTGGAGGAAGCATTCCTTGGCAACGATGAAGAGGAGGAAGAGGATGAGTAATGAGAGCAACGGGAGCGGGCCCACCCTAGCTGATATTGAAAACGCGCCTGCACCAGAGGAGTTCGATGCTGTCGAGGCTATGCTTCCCAACTGGGTCGAGTTCAGTCGTCTGGGCAACAAGAAGGAGATGGCGGACGCAGTGCAGAAGTTCTTCGCCAATGAAGCTGCTACGGTAGGCATGTTCTACGAACGATTCGGTGTGGACCTCACAAAGTTCCAGGGGTACTACCTGGAAACCGGCGTAGCGGATGCTCCTCAAGGTCCGCTGACGCCAACTCGAGTAACTCCTATTCTGGTACTCCGTGCGTCTCAATCAGGGGACAGCTACAGCGCGCACATCTTCAAGCACGATGGGTTGATGCACGATAGCCGCAGGCTAGCATGGATAGACCGTGAAGCCTGGGACAAGCTGGTAGATGACACATTCGCAGAGGAGTTGAAGAAGCGCGCTGCCAAACTACGGGAATCCAAGAAGCGTGCTGCGGAAATGCTGGCTGCTGAGCAAGACGAGGACACCGACGAGAAAAACGATGCCGAAAAAGAAGAGTAAGCAGCAACCTGCACCCATCGTTATCAACTTCGGTGGTGAAGAGGCTACCCCTGTCGAGTTTGACCCCGATAAGCGACAAGCGTTTGTTCTAGTGGGGTACCCGGGGCAGCTGTTGGTGGTAGCGTGGGACATCGACGAGTCTGGTTTCGGTGGCTGGCGTATCAAAGCGGTTGGGGTAGAGGGGGACGAGGTGGTAACGAAAGAGTTTGAAGCTGACAAGTCCGCACCTGCGTTCTACGGCGACATCTCGATAGTGGGAGCTGCGGAGACAGACCTGTACGCATCCTTCGGATACGAAGACATGGACGTGAAGGATGAAGACGGGAACGTGGTAAACAAGGCGAAAGAGATCAGAATCCGCCCGGTGCAGAAGTAGAATGGGGATTGACTATGACGCAGAACGACGACGCACAGAAAATACTGAACACCATGTCGGAGAAGGGCATCGGACGTGAGGTGAACGTACTGGGAGGTGGGGAGCTCAAACCACCAAAGGGGCACCCTATCCTCGAGCTGCCTCCATCTGCAAAAATCTACGAAGTAGGAATGCCCACGAAGCAGACGGACCTGCTAGTTGGGTATGAACGGCGCTACATCATCCCGATCGCCCTCCTGATAGCCCCCATCTTCGAAACTGAAGCCAAGCCCGATGACGTCTACCGAGCGATGCCAGAGTACGCGAAGAACCACTTACACGTCATCTACAGTCGATCGGGTATCACTCGCCACGACAACATCCTCAACTGGGATGCAGTAGTGGTGACCGTACAGAAGCTGTGTGTTGTTCGAGTGAACTGTGACCTCGCTCCTATGCAGGACCAGTTTGCAATCCGGAAGTTGATGTTGTGGTCGCGTAGGAAGCAGGACTACGAGGTGGTGCACGATCCGGATGGGCAACCTGTTGACCCCAGCGTTCTACCGTATATACTGGACCGGTACGCAGTGATCGAAGGCATCCGCAAGTAGCTTCCCATGGCTCGTAGCAACATTACCTTATCCAACCGACTTATTGTGCCTGCTGACCTGGTTACCAACCGTGACCTGCGGGCGTTTCACTACAAGTGGAAGGAGCGCAAGTACAGCCTGAAAGAAAATGAGTTTGGGGAAGTACTACACGACGAGTACGACGAGCCCATAAGGCAGAAGCAGGATGTAGAGGAGTCGTTCCTTACGTACCGGGAGTTGTTTGGCAAAGACGGAACGAGCTACATCTCCTTCCCCCGAGGCAACCTGGAGAAGCTGGAACCGTTTCTCCGGCAGGGCTACCAGGACCTGCGCCCAGTTGTTCCCCTCGAGGTGCAACTCGAAATGAGCGAGAGCACCCTCGAAGACCACCGCTGGGCAGACCAAGAACGCTGCATCCACGAGTACCTGAAACGGGGCTACGGCATCATCGAAGGGGACACCGGTAGCGGTAAGACGGTGATGGGAGTCGGTGTTATCGCCATGCTGGGGATGACGACGTTGATTCTCAGCTCCTTGACAGACGGAACAGATCAGTGGATAGAGGAGCTCGAAGAGCACACGAACATACGGGAACTTGAGGAAATTACAGGAAGAAAGCTCGTCGGCCCATTCAAAGCCAACAGAAAGAAAAACTTCTTCCCGATCACCGTTGGGACGGTCCAATCCTTCATCAAAACACGAGGGAAGAAATGGCTTCGCCAACATCGCAACGACTTCGGTCTCCTCGTGATAGACGAGGTACAGGACTTCGGGGCTGAACAATTCTCAAAAGTAGTGCAAGCTCTGAACCCTCTCGCGACACTGGGGCTTACTGCCACTGTGGATAGGAAGGACAACCGCCACCATCTCATCTTCGACATGGTAGGCCCGGTGGTAGCAAAAGGGAAGGCGAAACAGATGCCTCCCACCGTTCACTTCATCGAAACCGGATCGCAGTGCCCCACCTGGCAGTACAAGAAAAACTTCCCGCGACACTATCAGTGGAAAGTCATCATGGACCACCTCATCCAAGATGATGACCGCTACCGAATCATCCAAGAGTACCTTCGGAAGGACGCGGACGCGGGGCGGGTAATCGCTTGCGTTGCGCCCCAACGTACAGCAGTCGCAAAGAAGCTTCACCTTCTACTGTCTCAGGACGGTTATGACGTCCGGTACGTAGACGGGAAAGTGAAAAAGCCTGTTCGCAAGCTCATCTATAAAGAGGTGCGCGAAGGGAAGGTGCAGATACTGTTCGCTGGGAAGGTCCTGAACAAGCTCGTCAACCTGCCACGTGTGGACTGTTTGCACTATGTAACTCCAGCCAGCTCCAAAGGGGAGACGAAGCAGGCGTACGGGAGGGCGCGTCGTTGGTTGGCGGGAAAGAAGAAGCCCATCATTCGGGATTACGTGGATGAAGGTGGTGGGCAGCTATCCGGTGCGTACAACAACCGGATGAGGCTGTGTAGATCACATGGCTGGGATGTAAAAGTAGTACCAGTGGGAACTGAACAAGCAGGCAGAGTGGGAGTCTGGAAGAACTATGCGAAGCGGAAAAAGTAGCCCGGACGCGGCGATAGTCAAAACAGATCAGGAACGTCTGCTGTGCCGAATGCGCATTCCAGCCTACCTCTGGAATCCTCGAACAGAGCTCATCCACTTTCGGGCAACGAAATTCCGAGGAGTCTCCTTATCTGCTGTAGCGCAGAAGCAATGGGTGAAGAAGCTTGCGAAAAGCATTCCACGGAAAGCTCCTTTGGTAGTGATTGGGTCTGAGCCGACGGATACAGGTGGGCTGCACCTGGCTCTCTACATGCTGGTGGAGTACAACAAGTTGACGGGGCGTGACGTAGCTACGGTAGACACGGCTCAGGATGTGCCGAGGTTGGAGACGTATCCAGGGTGCATGATTCTTCACAACATCTTGGAGAAGGCAACTCCTGAACGGGTGCAGAGTGTGCGGGATATCATCGCGAGGTTTCACTACACAGTGAGGCTGGTGGTGATTAGTGGGACGAAAGAACCGGAACGGTGGGCGGTGTCGAAGGCGGGGCTGTACCCGGATGTGGTGCTTCGTGTGAAAGATTTGACTCCTGAACAACTGAGGGCTGAGTAGATGGCGCATCTGTACAACACGGAGCTCGAGCAGAAGATACTCATCTGTGCACTGGAGACGAGGAGCGAAACGATCCGTGCGATGGTACTAGCGGAGACGGACGAGGACACATACGGTTCGGAATACGGGCAGTTGATACGCAGGCGCATGAACGTGCTGCTCAGGGCTGGAAAGAGTTTTGGCACTGCAAGAGACTTTGCTTCGGACGCTGCTATCTCGAGTTCGAAGGGGGCGGTAGCGTTCCTGCAAGCTACGCCCGAGCGTCGACGGGCGGCTGGGAAATTTGACAAGAAGCGTGTAGCGGACCTGATTCAGAAGCTGAAGACCTACGAGCAGGTGCGCGCCATCTACAGCATTCAGCAGGAGGTCAACACTCTTGCTGAGGGGAATGTGAGCGAGGAGGAGATCGAGCAGATTCGTGCGGCGTGGGAGAAGGGGCTGGGAGAGCTACACGGAGGATACGAGAAGCAAACGCTGGTACACTTCGGCAGCAGGTCATCGGGGATGGAGGCGAAGCGGGAGTACGATGACCTTATGACGTACAGCCCGGCGCAATTCGTTTCTACGGGATTAAAGGGTCTGGACGATCACATACATGGATTCGAGCGGGGTAATCTAGTAACTATATCCGCTCCGCCAGCAGGGGGTAAAAGCACGCTGGCGATGCAGATGAGCATCAACCAGTACCTCAAAGCGAACCACAACGTTTGCTACGTTTCTATCGAGATGACGAAGAGGGAGTTCCTACGGCGTGTGATGTCAAACATCAGCCGGGTACCTCACGACAAGGTTCGTGTGACCAAGTACTTGAACGCTGAGGAGCGGAAGGAAACTGAGCGTGCGTTCCAAAAGTGGCAGAAGCATGGCAGTAACAATGAATGCTGCTACACAATCTGGCCTGTGAAGGACCCGATATTCACGCCTCAGAAGGTGGAGGCTACGACGGCGCCTCTGATGTACGACAGCATCATCGTCGACTACATCACGTTGATGCACACGCGCAATAACCAGAGCACATGGCAGATGCAGATGGAGTATTCTCGCTACTTGGCGATGTTGGCGAAGAGGCTCAACTGCGTGGTCATCCTGCTGTCACAGCTTTCGGAAGACGAGAAGGTGAAGTACGGTCGGGCTATCCAGGAGAACACAGATTACTGGATATGGTGGCCCTACGGTCCTGAGGAGGAGGAAAGTGGGAACGTGGAGATCCGCTTGGCCAAGGCACGGCATGGGCGCCCTAGACGGTTTAGCGCCAAATTCAAGTTGGACATCATGCGGATTGAGGTTTCTTCAGCTCAGGGAGGTCAAGGAGTGCAGCAAGGCAAGAAAAGGGAAACGGGAGCGATGAGCGCGAATAGTGAAGGTTGGACAAACTCCACGTACTAGCGACGGGTACCTCCCGGACGCACGAGGCGTACACCGTGGTTGCCGACAACGACACGAGTACCTCTACCCAGGCGCACGCCGAGCTGGCGCCAAACGCCGGGGTGGCGCGGGTAACGGTTGAGGGTCTGAAGCTGCGTTTGGCTCACTCGGAGATGACGATTTCGGTTTTGCATGGGTCAACTCCTTTCCAGTGTTAAAAGTACACTATACCCTAATTGTGGCAATGGGCCTTGACGCTGTCAAGTAAAAAATTAGCAGAAAAAGGATGATAAGTATTAAAAACCCAATGAAATCAGGCATGTCGCCTATATTTCCACAGCAAAAACAATATGTAATTGTGGACTGGGCGAACTTTGTTAGGCGCGCTTATCATTCAACGGACCGGCCCAAGGCGTTGGAATTGCTTATATTTATGTTGGCAAAATTGCGGCGCGAGTATCCTGGAGCTGAATTAGTTGTTGCTTTGGAGGGGGATGGCAGGGAGATCCGGGCTCGTATGTTTCCGGGGTATAAGGGGGACAGAAAAAGGGATCTGGAGTTCGAGGGGTTTATGGCTAAAACACTGAAGTTGCTAGATTTTATGCGTGGAAAGCTAATAAAAGCTCCTCATGGTGAAGCGGATGATGCGATAGCTTGTTTCGTTCAGAAGTTGGAAAAGGGTGAGCGGGCGTTCATGATCAGTGAAGACAGAGATCTCTGGCAACTAATCCGCGGGGAGCGGGTGTGCGCCGTAGTGCGTAAAGGAGGTCTAATAGATGCACACAAGTGCAAGGAAACACTGGGCGTTCCTCCGGAGAACGTGGCGTGCATGAAGGCGTTTCTGGGGGACTCGGACAACATTCCTCGAGGGGTGCCGAGGATGAAGACAGTGCTTCTGACGGAGCTCGCTGGGTGTGGGACATCCCCTGGAGCGGCATACAGGGTAGCGAAGGCCAAGGGGGTGTTGACGGGGAAACAGCTGGAACGTGTTGTAAAATACAGGGAGCAGATTGAGCTCAACTACCGATTGGTGAAGCTGCGCGATGGGTTACGTTTGCTCTCGAAGCGCCAGGATGGGAACCCGACTGGGCTGATGAAGTTCCTGGCTGAGCAGCAGTTGTACCGGGTAGACGTGCCAACGATAGACCGGCTCACACGAAAGGAGCCATCCTGATGAAAGTGCAAATAGCGGCGAAGGACCTGAAGAAGACGGTGAAGGCGTTACAGACGCTTCAGAAGCTGAGCACTGAAAGCACGAAGAAGACGGGGGACGGTGGGTTCAAGGGGCGTTTGAAGGTGGTAGAGGGGCTACTGCTGATCGATGTAGCTAACAACGGAGCGTACGTACAGAAAGCTGTGAAGGCGAAGACGTTGCGGGAGGGGAGCATCGGGGTAGATCTGGTGGAGGTAGCGAAGTACCGGTTGTCGGGGACGGTGACCATCGAGTACGACTACAACGTTCGATTGGTGCACTTTTCGACGAAGAAGACGAAGTATGACTTGCCCGCGGACCAGGAAGCGGCGGACGTGATAGAGAACACGAAGCCTACGGACTACGAGATGCCAATTGTGGCGCGGATACCGTCGGACGCGTTGGCACGGACGGCTGGGTTTGTGGCGATCAAGCCGGGGCTGAAGCAAGAAGAGATGCGGATGCAGTTCAAGCTTGGCCCGGCTGGTGGTGATGGGCGCGCGTTGCTGGAGATGGTGGGGCTCGACTTCTACAGTTACGGGCGCTGTCTTCTGCGGTCGACAGACATCAAGGTACGTACGAACGCTCGGTTCATACTGAAGGCGGTATCGTTGAGCACGATACTGGGGAGCATCGAGGGGTCTATGGTGGAGATTGGGGTGGAGCGTAACATAGAGGAGACTCGGATGGTGCGGTTCAAGTCTGCGGACGCGGACTTGTTCTACCCGACGATCGAGGCTCCATTCATGGATGCGGACGCGGTGTACAAGGAGACGGTGGAGGGGCAGATGGACTGCATGTTCACGGCGCTTCGGAAGAACATTCGGGAAGCGGTGTCGACGGTGGGGAAGGTAAGTTCGACGGCAACGGAGCCGTTGACGTTGAATGTGAAGGTGGAGAAGAGCGAGGTGCTGTTGGCGGCGCAGAAGGATGGGAAGACGGGGTTGTCGAAGATTCCTACATCGACGGCGAAGGCTCGTGGGGGCGGTCCGGTGATTATGTATCTCAACCAGCATTACTTCGAGAGCATTTTGAATCTGGCTCCTGAGGTAACGCCATTGACGGTAGAGCTATGGAACGGAAGAAAAGTAATCGTAAGGGCAGCGGAGAGCGACAACGGGAGGATCGAGTACTTCATGTCGCAGATCGACCTGGACATGCTAGAGGAGAGTCTAGCGAGTTAGAGGGAGTGTTGCGGACTGCGGTCGAGCAGTGGAACCTTTACGAGAGTGCGTTTATTACCCGTTGCGGTGACCACGGGTTTGTGTTAAAACTGAAGTCCATCGCCCATGATGAGCAGCCTCACCATGAAGTGATCAAGCAGCATGGAGACCGGGTATCTCTGGTGGGCGTGTATGGGAAGGCGGCGAAATTTTCTCGGGAGCGTCTACTAGGTTATATCTTGCTGTACGTTGGCACTCCTATTATACATCTGCATACCTGGTATCTGGCGATTGCGTACTCGGACGCGGACGACATACGTCGGAAGGACCCGGTACCGATAGCTGCGGACGACAACATCCGGCTGTGGAAGGCCGGAATAGGCGAGTGTGATTATCACCTCGTGTACAAGGGGAAGACGAAGGAACATGACGAAGCAGGATTCAGCGATGGAGCAACTCACCTCGAAACAGCAGGACAGTGGAAAGACGGACTCTAGTGGAGTGGTTCCACATTGGCATCAGGGGCCGAAGGAGCTGACGCGGTTGGAGAGTTTGCGTAGGCAGTACAAGAAGCTCTATGGATTTAAGCCTTGCGGTTGGTCGGAAAAAGCGATAGAACAGGGGATACAAGAAGCTGAGCTCAAGCGGGATTTGGCGCGGAGCTCACAGAACGAACTGGACCCGCAGGAGCGGGCTACTATTGGGGACGCGCTAGAGCGGCGCTGATTACTACGATGGAACAAGATTACTTAGAGCATCTTACACCACAGCAACGAGCAGCGACGACACACTTTGAGGGGGCGGCACTGGTGGTAAGCGGCCCCGGGTCAGGGAAAACCCGCTGCGCTACACATCGCATTGCGCACCTAATCAAACACCACAAGGTGAGCCCACGAAACATCGTAGCGATTACGTTTACTAACAAAGCAGCGGATGAGATGAGAGAACGTGTAGCCCAGATGTTACCTAAATCCGCAGCTCAGATGGTGCATGTCTCTACCTTCCATTCCCTATGTGCCAGACTGCTTCGGTACGAACACAAAGCAGCAGGGTTGCCTGAAAATTACACCATCTGTGATGACTCCGACTCAAAAGCGTATGTAGTGCAAGCTATTGCGTTGGAGACAGGGACCGATCCGAAAAAGGTTAAGGGACAGAAAAACTATCAATCACCCGACCGTGCAAAACGGTTTATCTCAAAAAAGAAACAGCAGCTTTATCTCCCTAATGACGTCTATGATGCGCTGGATGAAGGGTCTAGCAAAGAAGACGTCTTCTACGCGAAGGTATACAGACGCTACGCTGCTACGCTAGAAAAAACGCGTACGCTAGACTTTGATGACCTCATTATGAAAACAGTTCTACTACTTCGAGAAGATGAGGATGTCAGAACTAAATATGCTGAGCGGACTCAGTTCCTACTAGTAGACGAAGGTCAGGACACCAATCTCAGCCAATACGAATTGGTTAAACACCTAGCCAGTTCCCATGGCAATGTGTATGTTATCGGGGACGACGACCAGTCTATTTATGCCTTCCGAGGAGCACGACCTGAAAACATGAATGCAATGGAGCAGGACTTCCCGGATTTGAAGGTGTACTTCCTGGAAGACAACTTTCGCTCAACCCACCAGATTGCTGAAGTGGCCAACGAGCTCATCGAGCACAACGAAGGAAGGAAACCTAAGAAAATCCGAGCACGAGTAGATGGGGAACCTGTGCGCTGCCTTGAGTGCCTCGACCCTAAACAGGAAGCAGCTGTGGTGGTGGACCAAATCCTTACGGAGGTACGAAAAGAGAAAGCCAACTGGGGCGACTTTGCCATCCTGTACCGGATGCACACGAAGTCTCGTATCTTTGAAGAGCTCATGGTCACGAACAACGTTCCTCACCGAATCATTGGTGGTCTTGGATTCTACAATCGGTCGATTGTGAAGGACATCTTAGCGTACCTCAAGCTCGTCCTGAATGGTGCGGACGACGCTAGCTTCATCCGTATCTACAACAAGCCGCCCAGAGGCTTTGGGGAAACGAGCTACGCAAAGCTCTACAAGCTCAAAGAGGAGCTTGGTTGCCATATTCTGACGGTGTTCAAGAAGCGTGACTACGAAGGGGTGCTCAAGGGGCGCTCTTTGCGGGGGGCTGAGAACATCCGGGAGGTTCTGGCAGCGCTACATCAGATGCCGCGGGATTTGGTAGCCCCGATGATCGAGAAGGTGGTGGAGGTAACACGGTATCGGCAGGTGCTAGAAACAGACGGGGACGCCAAAAGTTTAGGGAAGCTCGAGCACATTGATGAGCTCATCCAAGCGGCGCAGGAATTCGATGAAGCGCATGGAAGCGGTCTTCTCCGCTTCATCGAGTGGACCGCTTTGATGCAATCTACTGATGAAGACGAAAACGACGACCGGGTGCATCTGATGACGTGCCACGCGGCGAAGGGGCTGGAGTTACCTCGTCTGTACGTGATTGGTGCTATTGATGGAGTAATGCCCATCGTGAGGCAAGAAGACGACTTTGGTCAACTCAAGTCTACTAAGCAGATGCAGAAAGACATCGAGGAGGAAAGGCGGATATTCTTCGTGGCGCTCACACGTGCGGAACGCTACTTAACAATCACGCACACGAGGGAGGAGTTTCGATACAACTCCGTGATTGATTGCACTCCTTCTCGATTCCTAGACGAACTTGGAGACAATATAGAGCATGAAACCCTGGCAGGTACATCAGCTGGAAGCTACCTGATAGGCACACTGAACAAGAAGCGGGGAGGGAATAAACGCGTGAATAAACGGCGCAGAGGTGGCTACAATCGTAACCAGAGCTACCGGCGCAGATAGCAATGGAGGAAGTGGAAATGTCTTCCCAACAGGTAAAACAGATTAGAGACAGGATTGATGAGATGCAGAATCGTCCCAAGATTGGGGTGTTTATCGACTTGGACGGTTTGTTGGCTGAGAGGGACGATTTGCAGGACGAAGTGATCGCCCGCGGCGTACAGAAGTTCGTGCAGTCCGTAGGAAGGTTCTGTAGTGGGACAGTCTACTACAGCCGGGACATCGTATCGGGCGATGGGGTGGACCACCGAGCGTGGCGTTCTCGAGGATTCGCAAAAGTCTACACGCAAGAAGATGGGTTCACGGAGGACGACCTGAACCTCAATCTTCTGTTCGACGCGCACGGCACGCTGGCGCGCAAGCAGTTCGACGTTGTAGTACTGGTAGTGGGCGGAGTGAACTACAACGAGCTCGCCAAGCGGCTGGTGCAGGAAGGGATGGGGGTGGTGATGGTGTGCAGGTACCAGCGTGCTCAACGTATCGTAGCCCCCGACAACTGCATCTACGTTCCCACCAGGACGCTGTTTGAGAACAAGTACCGTGACCAGTACAAAGAGTCTTCCTTCGATATGGACGGGTTCAACTACGCGAGCTTGATTCGGCTTCTGGCAGCGAGTGAGGGAATGATGCCCTTCGTTGGTGTCAAATATTTCATCACTCGAGTGATGTGGCGTTTGGGAGAGGAGTTCCGAGAGGTGCGGCTCTGCCAGGAGGTGTTCCAGGCGGCAAAGGAGCGTGGGTACCTGGAGGTCTACGAGCGAGACAACATCGACGAGTCCGAGAACAAGGTGAGCGCGTGCAGGTTGAACCAGGAGGATTCGCTGGTGCAGAAGGTGCTGGCGGAGCTCGAAGAGGTGTCGGGCGGTGTTGGCAAGATAGCTGAAACTACTCAAGAAATTCCTTCCAATGAGGTAAGCTCGACAGAATCTGCTCGCGCGTCTCTCTAGGCGCCCTCGAAGACAACGTGCACCTTGTAAAATAGGGGGAGGTGGGCCTGTCCCACTGAGGTAGAGCTGTGTCCTTGGACGTGAGAAGCGCCAGGTTTCTTCGAGCTGTAGAGTCGGACCGTTGGTATCACGGTCGACCCGAGCAGACGTGGGTTGGTGTGCAAGAACACCAAAGCACTCTGCTACTACAGCTGGCCAAGGGGCTACGGGTCACTGGTGGGCTCACCAAGCGTGGAATCAAGAAGCCTCACCGATTCAAGCAGACCACACGGGCGCTCTGCTACAACCTGGCGGACAAGGAGCATCTGAAAGCCTTCCTGACGACCTTCAGCCGATTGACTGCGATGGCAGCTGCGCTGGAGGGGTCCAACACGAAGGGCAAGATGTCCTACGGGGAGCGTCGGGTGCTGGGGCGTACGGAGCTGCGGCTTCGGGATACGATGGATGGTGTGGCGGGCACAGGCTCTGAAATCCTGGAGCTGCACTGCGAGAACGCGAACTACCGCAAGCCTTCCAACAAGCTGTTAGCCAGGAACGCAGCAATACGCGCGGAGGCGTGGCGAAGACGGCTGCGTCAATGTCATCCACGGAAGCAGTACACCTTCTACATCCGCAGGGTGGTAAACGACCACCGGGGGATGATAGTCAACGAGTGTACTGAGATTGGTATCCCGCTCGAAGCGGTGAAACGTCTGGCGCGGATGGTGGAGGATGTGCTGCGGGAGAGCTGGTCGTACCTGCTCCGGTATCCTTCTCAGGTAGAGCGGCGCTACGACCATCCTGATAGAGCTCGCTGGCAGTTGCACCATCCACCAGCTTTCGACTGGCTGATGCCTCGGTTGCAGACGGCTCTTCTGTACCAGCAGGAGTCTGCGCTGTTCAAGCAGCCTGAGCTCTACAGTCCGGTACCTCGGTTGCTGGGGGAGGGTGCTGAAGCGGTGGAGGACTTCCACCCTCGGTACGTGCGTCGGTTGCTAGCGTACGGGGACGGGGAGCTTCTGTGGCGTGGCCACTGGACAGTGTCGGAGTTCGAGGCGTGGGATGACCTGGTGCTGCTGCGGCGGCTACTATGGCGTGGTGTGCAGCAGAAGCTGCTGGAGATCACGCTGACCTGCTTGGTTCTGTGGACGCTGCGAAAGGAGCGCCTCCAGAATCCTGCCAACTTCGGTGCGGTGGTGCGGTACGAGGACTGCTGTAGCCGAGAGTCTGCGGTGGGCTGGTGGGCTCGAGGACCTCCTGAATAAATAGTGCGGCGTTGTTCTGAGGGGTATTTTCCTTGCAATTACGGCCAAGGGATGGGGTGGTGTATTCTTTTGGGCATTTTAGTCTATTTTCTGGTTGGAAGGTGGGGTAATTACTGGTGAACCGGTAGGAGAGGAAGGCGGAACTTTTTTGTACTTGGGGCGATTTTTTACTTGACTTTGCCGCGGAACGTGAGTAGAAACGGGAGACGTTGATCGTGTAGCTGGGTATCCACTGTTCGTTCATTCCATCGATCGGTCAAAGCACTTAGTGGGTACCATTGGTTGCATGATGACTTGAAGCGGGTCCACTGTGGAAGGTGGGCTCGCTTTTTTCTTTGAACGGGTCCCTGAAACACACAAAGACAATTTGAAACGTTGAGACGTTGGGGAGATTTGTGCTGGTGTATCTGTGACACATTTACGATGTGGTCTTTTTTTGGGTTTTTCTTTTTGTTCCAAAAGAGCCCCCCGTGTTGCGCGCGAGTGTTCGAGGGTATAAGGGGTTGTTTGTGCGTCTCTTTTGTGAGGGGTGTGAAGTCTTGTAAAATATGAGGGGAAGTTGTGATCGAGGTGTGATCGATGGCTAAGGAAGTTTTGGACGTAGATGGGATCCGTGATCGAGGTGGGGTGAGGGAGGTACTGGGGGAGCTGGAACGCAAGGCTGAAGTGCTGGAGATAGGTGGGGATTTGGTGGGTGAAGTGCGTTCGTATATGGATGTAGCGCGGTGGATACCTAAGCGAGTGAACAGTGGGGATGCTGATTCGGTGGGCCGGTCACAGGAGGCAGTGCATCGTTTGCAGGCTGGTGTGGACCGTATGATGGCGGTACAGATGAGTACGATGAAGGTGGTACGTGCGTTGGGGAAGTTGGAGGTGTTAGTGCGTCAGGAGTTGGCTCGGGTGGGGGTGATCAATGGGCGGACGAGTGGAGCGGGGGCTCGACAGGCTGTGGGGCTGGTGGTACCGGAGTTGGCTATTTATCAGCAGACGTGGGAATCGTTCGAGAAGTTGTGCGGGAATGTGCTGAAGCATTTGGGTGATGCGAAGGATACGGTGCGGTTGCAGATCAAATTGGATGAGAATGCAAATTGGACACGTAGATACAGCGGAAGCTAGTTAGATTTAAGGAGAAACCGCGTGGTAAGCGGTTTCGGTGGCGGAATTTATTCTGAGACAGGCTAGAGGAGCAGGAAAAAATGGGCATTCCTTACGTGCAGAGTCGAGTGGTGGACGGGATAATTCGGTCATTGCGTTACGCAACAGTATACGCAAACGATGGATCGGCACAGACACTTCGAGAGTTGGATGCCAATTTAACTGATGCTGAAGTGGACGCGATCGTAGCTGGGTTGGATTACGGAGCGGGGTTCGGTGGGAACGTGTTGTCTATGGACGACATGTATTTGATGGTGGATTCTGATAACCAGCCTGCAGCTGGGCATAAGAACTACCTGCGGATCACTCGAGGTATGGACACAAGACCTCTGGTGGATCCTCGGAAGCAACTAGCCACAGTATACTTTGACAGTAGTTCGGATACATCTACAAATGTTAGGGTGGACATGGTTTTGGGGGCGGACACGGTTCAGTTGGGTAGTAATGGAGAAAATGACACGTACAGCACAGGGCGGTTGTACATAGGTGGCCGTCGAGATAATTTGGGAGCGACGAATGGGTATAGCGTGATCGAGGGTGGTGAGCAGGTATTGGATGGGAATGAGAAGGGGTTGGTGTTACGGTCTGGGTACGGGATGGAGGTTCGCGCTAATCCTGCAGTGGAGTTTTGGTACGACACGACGGGGATCAAGAGTGGTGGGTACTCGGGGTTCATTCCTATAGGGACGACGGTGAAGCTTGGAGGATTCGTAAGCGGAGGAACTGAACCTACCCTTTTCATTGGTGACTACACATATGGGGTGACCAATACGAAAGCTCTATTGATCACAGGAAGCAACAGCACAGAAGATTTCGATATCGTATTGAATACTGAACTAGGTGATAAGACGATTCGTTTCGTTCCTCGAAATGCTAATTACGATATGCACTTGGAAGTGAACGCTGCTGCTACGGGGTCGGGTGCGGACCCAGGGCGCAGCATTCTGAGCAACTTCAATCCCAAGTTTATCGTGTACAGCGACTTGGTAAATGGATCTACCAACGATGCCATCTCGGCTATCCGTGGATTAATGAACGATTACCACGGTACTATGCTGCTGATGAGAAATCAGGATACTGAACAGGTAGCTAGCAAAAGTCACTTCATTCGATGTCAAGTAGAGTTTACTACCCCAGGTGTTTGGATTGACCAATTTACTGTTTTGAACAATGGGAACGTATGTACTCACGGAGACATTGAAGCACATGGATCTATCACTCCTATGGGTGGTTGCGACGTAGCCGAATGGATCGTAGTACCTGATGAGTGTGAATCCGGGAACGTGATCATCATGGATACAGATGGAGTGTACAAAAAGTCTACATCGGTAGCGGATGCGAAGGTGGTGGGAGTAATTGCTGAGGAGCCAGGAATTAATTTGGGGAGGAGTGTGGAGGTGGAGAATCAGTATCCGTTGTCGGTGTGTGGGATCGTGGATGTGTATTGCACGACGGGAGGAGGGGATGTGGTGCCTGGTGATTTGTTGGTAAGTGCTGATGAAGGGAAGGCACAGAAGGTTGGTGTGGAGGTGGTGACGGGGACGGTGATCGGGAAGGCGTTGGAGAGTGTAGAGCAGGAGGGTGAGGAGGTGGAGACGAAGGTGATCAAGATGTTGGCGATGCTGCAGTAGAGAGGAAAGGATTACGATGGAAAATCAAGAGAAGCCGGTGGTAGACCAACAGAAAGCGGAGAAGCTGGACGAGGCGGATTTCTGGAAGTTGCGGTTGTTGAATCGGAACGTAGATTTCTTCACGCTACAAATAGACACAGCTCAATTGCAGTTGATGGAGGCGAGTCGAACGTTGATGGCGTTTTCAAACGATTTGGCGACGCGGTACGGTTTGGTGGACCATCGACAGGTAGATGTGCACACGGGGGCTATTGAGCGAGACCCGGAAAAGTTAGGTGGGGCGAGGGAATCTGATGACGGAAAGTAGATCGTGGAAGACCTTCGAGGGAGAGGTGTTTCGGGTTCTAGAGGACGCGTTCACGCGTCAGGAATGTGCGGCTCGAGCTGCGGCTCGGTTAGAGCGGCTGGTGGTGGACCGGTACGAGGAGGAGCAACAGGAACCGGTGGCGGCTGGGGAAGGTGAAGCGGTAACTCGGTCTGCTGGTTCTTCAGCATCTCGAGAGTTCAGCGCGGACCAATTCTTGGAGCTCTTCACAAGCACCAACTTGTTGAAGTTGGTGCGGGAGCTTCTAGACGTGATGGAGATGACGGAGCTCGAAGAGGAGCTCACGACGCACCTGATTCGAGAGTCGTTTCGAAATGACGGTGCGAAAGGACGGGCGCGCGAGGGAGAGCAGTTCATAGGAACAGATGCAGACTTGGCGCTACACAACATGCGAGAAGCTGCAGCTCGAGCGCAGCGGACTAGAAATGGTGGGTAATAGTGGCTACACCTAAAACAGGCAAGAAGCAGCCAGAAAATAAGACCAAGAAGACGCCTCAAGGGAAGTCGCATGATTCTTCGACTTCTTTTCTAACTTTCACCAGGGCGAAGAAATCTTCTGATGTTAAAGGCGGCGTAATTTACTCTTACGGGACTCCTGGAGTTGTTGGCCACAAAGAACGTGCTAGACGAATAGCACAAAACAACGCCCAACGTAGAGCTAAACAAGTCATCGCCCAGTACAACACTCCTTCCTTCAACGCGATAGCGGCAAAGCGGAGAACATCGCCTCCGGGGGCAGAGTGCAAACCGGACCTAACTGTGTACACACCCGCGAGCCAAAGGCCAGCGGTGCGTAGAGGTGCGCAGGGAAAGTGGTTGTGTGAGAAGACTCTGGATGGGGTGATCAAATTTAGGGAGCGTAAGTACCAGAACCAGGAGAACGAGTTCCGGGTTTTTATTGAAGGCGCGGAGGTCACCCCTTACGTCGAAGGCTCGATCAGCTGGACCATAGAATCCACAGGCGGAGTGAATACCTGCAGATTCGTTCTGAACAATACCCAGGACGCTTTCATTGTCACACCAGAGAACGTTTGCGCTGGTCCGTACAACGTCGGCGCATGGAGACTGAATCGCTGGAAATCTCGTAAGGGTCGCCACTACGTCTACAAATCTGTCACCCGACACACCTGGCGTGTGGATGAGCTCGCTAAATGGCAAATCTACAAAAGTAAGTACGAGCGCGTCAACCCCACCGGAGGGAAAAAGCAAATAGATACCTTCACCGGTATGTGGCTATACCCCCTCAACCCGTTCAGCTGTATCTTCAACAAGAACGACGCTGTACGAGTTTTCGTTCGACTGCCCCACGTGCCTGCCGTCCTGAACAAAGGCATGAAAGAATGGTACGACCTTTGGATGCCCGCATTCACTGGCTTCATCGACAAGTATTCATGGAGCGACTACCCCATCGAAGGCAAGCGGTCCGTCAGCATCACTTGCTACGACTATCGAGCGTTGTTTGAGCGAATGCGTGTACGTGTCCATGCACTGCCCAACACAGGAGGAAGGGAATCTGGTACTGGAAAATCTACTCCGGAAGGAAGCGGCAAGCGTGAAGATGGAAAAACGAATAAACGCACAGGAACCAGGGAAGCGTCGCACAAAAAGTTTGCTTATCTAAGACGAGCTGTTCGTATTGGGGAAGCTTGGGGAAAGAAGCTCAAAGAAGTCTACGCTATCTCCTCTACCCAAGCACTCTACGCTAAAAATAGTAATCCATATATTTATGGACGTGATGGTTTCTATTTAGAAGATACTTATATCGACCTTCATCGTTTGTGGACTGCGAAAGAAATGAGCGGTGGTGGGAAAACAAAAGCGTGTTTAGGTCGCAAGGGTAAGCTCGATATTAGTAGAGGGGAATATTCAAAAGCTGGGGAAGACTACAATGATGCTTGTGCAAAGCAAGTGTTAGCCAAAGTGGACGTTTCTATGTCCAAGATTGCGGAGGACATTACTGATTCACTTGGGTACGTTCTTCAGGATATAATGGCTATCTACGATCTGGTAGGGGAGCCCTATTTGGTTAGGGGTAAAGCAAGCAAGATAAGGCCGTCTATTCAGAAAACTAGAAGGGTGTTAGAAGTAGAGCTAGCTCCCGTTGCTAATGTTCCTAAAGCTACTGCGGATAAGGCGGAGAAATCATCGGTCAAGTACTTGGCGCGCAAAGCGTACGAGGCTCTTACAAAAAACGCATTCAAAGACGGGAAGACAGTTAAACAGGTTTTCGTCAAAGACGCATCTATTTATTATGTAGCTGCGGCGTACTTAAATGCGGCAGTTATGAAGTATAAAGCTTATGGTAGTAATACTAGTGAATTGGCACGGTTTGCGTCATCTACTAAAACGAGTGGTTGGGAAAAGTGGGTGGATTCTGCACGTAGTAGCGGAAAAATAACAGCAGCCGAAGCAACGGATTTAAAGCAATCGGGTCCATTAGAGATAACCAAAGAATATGGAAAGAGGCTAACTGCGTACGTCAAATATGTAAATGACAATTTATACAGCATGGGAAACCGTCTGCTCAGCAAAGACGTGAAACCCATTCAGACGAAGAACTACGAAATTATACAAAAAAACCTGGCTTTTCTGAAAAAACATATAGCAGATTTGAACGCTGCAAAGGCGGCGGCTACTAGCGCTGCTCAGAAGCAGTGGTATGCAGAGCGAATCAAGGGAGCAGAGGACAGGCAGAAGCAGTTGAGGGAGCAGCGGGATAATCCAGCGAGTGCTAGCACGAAAAATTCTTGGCGCAAGCGGTTGGGATTTGCTGAAATTAGGGTAGACTGGTGGGTAGTTTTTCGTGGGGAGCGGTCGGTTCCGGCAACACAAGTGGAAGCAGTAACATCCCCTAACTTGGGTGTCGCTAAGTGGAACGAGATTGAGGCTGCGCTGGGTCCGAGGATGAACGAGTGGGAACAGTCATACCTTATTGCTAGTAACAAAGCGGACGGGGTAGCAAAGGAAATAAAGGGTCAGATATTCAATCAGCTGACTCCAAGTAAAAAGAACATTAATGGCAGCTACCAAGCGTACATCTCCACATTCACTGGTCAACAACGCGGAGTGAATATAAGCGAAGCGCTACGGTGGGTGAACTGGAAGCGGGAGCAGCTGCGGAACATGGTGAAGGGGTCTGCGACAATCGTCGGATTAGATCGCATAGGACGTTTTCTACAGCACCTACGACGTACAACGGAGAAGGGCAAAGAAGAAACGAAGCGCGTACACACCACAGCGGACGCACTGCTGAAGTTTGCTCACTTCGAGAAGAAGCACGCTGGGATTTTTGCAGACCTTTTGAGTAAAATGGGTGACCAACCGCATCCTTTAATGGGGAAGTCATTCGAGCAAGCGATAGAGTATCTGTGTTGTGAGCAGACACCTATATTTAGAGGATTCATTACAAAGCTAGCGTCTTACACAGACAAACGAAATACAGCGCAAGCATATAAAAATATTCCTGGAAGGCATTTGTTGGACAAGTGGAATCGGATAGTCTTGTTCGGTATAATGGGGAGACCGTTAACCTACCCAGAGGTTACGGAGGCGGGTCAGGGGACCACATCGGATATGGGTAGCGCGTTTTCTCCTTTGAATGCTTTTTACCATTTATTGATGCCTGCGGGTGGCACAGGCGCTTCTACAATTGTACAAAAGAACACTTCGAAGGTTACGCACAATTCACTTAATGTGGTGTACGAGACACGGAAGAAGTTGTTGGATGATATATGCTCGGTGATCGATTACCAGTATTGGATAAATGGGTGGGGAGACTTTGTTTTCGAGTTCCCTCATTATAATGCGTTCCCACGGGATTTCGGGAACATCGTACATCAGGCGTATACGTTAAGTCGTGATTGGTCTGACGCTACGATAGCGGAGGAGGCGCAGGAGATACCTACAGCTTGGGTAGTCAAGGGTATTCATATAGACAAGCAGCTCGAGAACCAAACGAAGGGAACGCTTAATGAGAACTTTTTTCGGACGCGTGTATTCATAGCGACTACTTTGGCGCGGCGTTTGGGCGTGCGGGTAGAGAACATCAATCTCAAGATCCCTGGATTGGGTGGTGCAGGTGATGTATCAAAGAAAAAGGGGAAAGATGGGAAGGTTCAGTTCACTAAGACTGAGCTGCAGCAGGCGGCTGACCAGCTGAAGATATATGCGCTGTTCCACATTCAGCGGCAGTTGGGGCAAGCGCACAGCATGCAGGTGTCGATGCCGTTCCGTCCTTACGTTGTTCCGAACCGTCCTATTTGGTTGGTACCAAGGCAGCGGATAGGGTTGGTGAAATCTGTTACGCATACGATGAATCCTCCTTTGGGAACTTGTAATACGGATACCAACCTGGCGTACACGCGATGGCTGTTCCGTGATGGAACTTTTAGGTTTATTGCGGGTGGGCCTAGGCAGCCGATTAATTACACGAACTTTTTTACGGGGCTATTTTCGCGGGATGGGAACAAGGTGCTAACACCTAAAGAGGGTCCGAAGGGTGGTGGGAAGGCGACGAAGGCGAGCACTACTGGTGCGGGGTGTTCTGGTGACTTGGCCACGGCGGCGCGGACGGCTAGTGCTTTTTCTGCAGCGGTAGCGACGCAATGGGGGGCTGCGTACGCAACTCCGGTCAATATGCGTCGTATGTCGATGCCTCGCGGGATGGCGGTGGAGACGGTTACAGCGGGTATTCGGTCTAAGTCTCCTGTCAAAACAAATCCAACAAGCCCACCCGACTTAACGAATGTCGAGGTTGGGAGGGCTACCGGGGACCCGATTCTGTACATGCGGGACGCTTGGAAGTATATTCCTTCTCCCGGTAGGCAGGTTGAGTATTCAGCCTTTGGATTTTTGCGTAGGTTTCAGAGGTGCGGTTACGAAGCGTATGAGGACCCTTACTTAACCAGGAAAAAATTTAAGAAGGGGCGTGGAGGGAGAGACGCTGCTCATTATGGGTGGGATTTACCCGCAGGTGTAGGAACTCCATGTCTTACTCCTATTGATGTGATCAAAGCGCATGCTTCTATGAAAGTAGGAAGGTGGGGAGAGTCGGGAATCAGTCGCATTGCGTGGGTGAAGATTGGTCGGGGGAGTAGTAGTAGAAGAGCGCTTAAACAGTTTGCGCTGGGTAGGATCAAGGAAGAAGTAAAGAAAGGCTATATGAAAATATATTTTGAGCCTTACGTAATATGGAAAAATCTTGGTGGGTGGCGCAGTGGTATTAAATTGGAACGTAAACATCAAAGTGGTGGGCTACGCTTGGATATTGAAGGTTGGGCATCACTGCCAAAGCATAAAGAGGGGAGCACTCAAATTTCCCTCAACAATGGTGGAAAGCTTTGGGTCAAACTTGCTTACATTCATCTATCCGATATCCGAAGGATGGGACCGAATAAAGATCAAACTTTAGGTGGGCATAAAAACTGGAAACGTGGCAGCCCAGACAAACCTTTGATGCGAGCTGGTGAACAGATTTGCTGGTCTGGGAACAGTGGGACTTCGAATGAGCACTTGCATTTTGGTATGCAGGTAAGAAATAGAAGTACAGGAAATGCTGCAGACGATGAGTCTTTACGAGTCACGTTGGCAGCGAACAAGCAGTACATAGATGCGCAGATACGGGCCAGGGCCACTTTTTATACTGGGTACACCGGGTCAGATCCACGGAAAGGCCCAAACAAAATACCTAATACAATGAACAAAGAAGCTAGAGGTTATTGGAATTCATACTGGCGCAGGCGGGGAATCAGGCGTTGGGTTAAAGGCAAAAAGAAGATTACAGTGAAAGATGTTATAGCGTACTATAAAAAAAGGAATACGTACAAAAAGTTTGTCGTCCCACCTGAAGGAATAGGTAGGGGGCAGCTATGGGTTTGGGTGAACGGGGCATTTTTCTTTTTGCCATCGCAGCTACTTATACCAAAACCTAACGGTAAAGTACAGAAGTACCACAGGGTTATGAGTGAGCAGGCGAATTTTGCCAGGTTAGACGCTGCATATAACAATGCGGCGGCTACATTTTGTCAACGCTTCAGCCAAAAACGAATAAACCAGCTAGAAGTACAGATTAAAAAGTGTAAACTGAAAGCGCGAGCGCGCGACATGTTCACTGGACAGTACCTCAAAATCAGTACTGGGTACGTGTACAATAAAGAAAAGCTCAAAAAATGTGCTGCAAAACCTGCTAAGGAGCTTGCTGCCTTGTACGAAGGAAAGGGATTTTTATATTCACGAAGAGGCAAAAAGTTTAAAAAGGGGCTGCAGATGCTGATGAGCAACAAATTTGTTGGCGAACAAACGAAGAAATATCTCAGAAACCAGGCAAAGCGCGGAAGAAGCTCAATGAAGGGGCTCGCCAGTGGAGATAAAGTTCTACCCATCCGATAGGATTGGCAATGCCAGCGAGCACACTTGCACATACAGAAGCACGACGCCACAAAGAGGTAGAGCAACGCCTACGCTTGCCTATCCGTGGCGTCGTCAAGCAGGTACTTCCCGATTTCGAAGCTATCGAAGTCGATATGGGTCTAGAGACCGGCTTCACCAGACTAGGAGTGCGACATCCTTATGTAGGACCTAACAGCTGGATGCGTGTGATGCCCGAAGCCAGCACCGAAGTGCTCACCCTCCAAAGAGGTGACACCCCTCTCAATACAATCGTCGGCTATTTCTCATCAGACCCCGACAGCAACGTGGCAAGCTTCGAAGCCGACCAACAGCTCTACCGTCCTCTCAATCCCGGCGAGATGGAAATGATGTCCAACGGTAGAGCCTACCTCTTCCTCGGAAAAGGAGGAGACGTAGAAACTCGAGGCGGCACCATCCGCCAGGAGCTCTCCCAAAGTAGACTCGAGCTCCGCAGCATCGCACCAACCTACGCACGAAAGCTCCACACCAGCCCTCCCTACACCGTCGCGAACGAGGAGCGCTTCGGTGTTGTGAAAAGACCCGACACCATCTTCAAAAACTCCATGCAGCAGTATATCAAGCTGCCTACCACCGAGTTCGCCGTAGAGTACAGTCGCTGGCTCAACAACAGACTGGGTGTCCCCATCATCGAACACCAGGAAGGCGATATCGTAGACGGGCTCGGGCTGTTTACCAAACAAAGCAGTACCAACTTCGACCTGCGCTACCACAAAAAAATTTACCACAAAGCCGCAGGCTACCTGCTTCATCAGGTAGACCAGAATCTGAACATCCTATTAAGCAACACATCAACCTCGATAGAAACCAAAGTAGACCTTGGAGCTAAAAACGTTCTTCGGTTGACTGCCCAAGATATCAAAACCAAGTTTGTTAAAGGAGGCTCCTACATATACGGAACATCTCTCACCACTACCGCACCAACTACCAAGTTCAACGCGTCTACACTGTTCACAGTTGAATCCGCTAAAGTGCACCTAAAAGCACCCATTACCCACTTTGGTAAAGCACCGCTGCTACCTATTGCCCTAGCAGCGCCCACAACTACTGCGTTTAATACCGCCTTCGGTGCCATGCAAGGACTCACCAGCGCGCTTACCGCAACCTTTCCTGCACCAAACCCTATTGGCGTGGCTGCAGCAGCGCTAGCAACAGCGTTGGCTGGTGCCCTCTCTACAGCTAACCAAATACCAAGCAAGCAAGTTTTTGCCAGCGGATAATACCAATGTCTCCATCCATTTACCTAGGCTGTGCAATCGAAGACGATATTGCGGAAGCCCTCAAAGAGGTCAACCAATCCCTTCGAGACATCGAAGCAGAAGGTGAAACCACACTGGCTGATCTGAGTACGGAGCTAACAAAAATAAATGCTACTACGAAATCCTACGCCGAGGTGACCATCGGTTCTACTGCCAACAACAAGGTTCTCTGGAAAGCAAAAGAACCTGGTCGGGATGGAAACGATATCCAAATCGGCTACATCTATGAAGGGCCTATCTACGCGAATGATGCCATCACTGGAACGCTTAGCGTAACCAACGGGGACACCAACGTCTACGGGGCCGGTACGCTATTCACTACAGAGATAAACGCAGGAGACCAACTTCAAATCACAGACTCCAGCAACGTCCTCAGAGCGTACACAGTATGGCGTATCTACAGCAACACTCATCTGATACTGGTCAACACCTACGACGGCATTACCGAAGCTGGCTTAAATGGGGTCATCACCGCCCGTTTGAGAGAACCATCCTCGAGTGTCAACGGAACAACCATCGTACTCTCGCTAGGGGTGGACGTAGATGGTGCAGTGTCTACTCGGTACAACATGGGAGCAACGTTAACTAAATGGCTCGCCAACACAGATGTCACCGATCTGGTCAGCGGAACTCTCGTCGGAAGTGGTGTCGACACTCCAGACATCGTAGAGTACACCTTCCTCGAAGGAGGCGCTGGCACCCCCGTTAAAGACGCCGAGGATACTTCTAACACCATTGCCAAGCAGTTCGGCTACAACACCTACCAGCAGCTGATGACTGCTATCGATATTCCTGTAGTGGAGTCGGCAGAGGAAGCCGCTGCCTACCTCGAGTCAACCGACGACGAAATCGTCATCATTAACAAAAAGCTTTTCCTGGTAGAAGGAACCAACCTCGTTGGCATCAGGCAACTCTACACCCTGTTAGGAAACGACCTCCAGCAGACTAAAGACTTTCTCACAAAAATGAACGAGACCCCCAATCTTCCGCACCTGTTCATCACGCAAAACGTGGAAGTCAATACATACGAAGAAGTCTGTGGAGAAATCGTAGCAACCCCAGTCATCCAAGAACAGTATCGTGCCTACAACCAATCTCTGCAAAGCACCGCAGACCTCTACACCAACGGAGACATCTCGCAGCTCAACGGCTACATCTTCTGGATTGGGGAGCTTGGAGAAACACAAACCACCATCTCCAGTTACAACAAGTTGTACGTGTGGGGCTACCCAGATCTGATGCTCACTGACATCCTCGCAGGAGAAACCCCTGTGCTGGATGAGGGAGACTTCGCGGGCTACGCTCAAATACCTGTTGTCAAAGTAATCGACGACCCAGAGCTCTTCACGAAGTTCCAGTTCACGGATGCTGAAATAGTAGAGCTGCTAGAAAAAGACATAGATGGTATTGCCGTACCAGACGCAAACGACCCATCTAACAAGCAGAGCAAGATAGCATCCATTGTCAGAGACAACAAGGAAATACTCCCGAATGGCATGCGCTCCAAAGTCAAGAAATCTTTAGCAGCCGCACAAGCCATCGACCTGTCCAAAACAGGAGAAGACAAAGACCTGGCAAAAGAAATGGCCACTCGAGGTAGGGGCTGCGCCCGCCAACTCAAAAATATGAGAACCAGTCTCGAGTCCCCCGTCTCAGACGTACTCAATCTGGCCACCGGAACAATATCCCAGGTCCCAGACTACCTGAGCTCAAACCTGAACACGGCCCAGGAAGCCCTCGCCAACCTACCTTCCCCAGAGCTGCCAGACGTGGCCAAGAAAGTGGAGGCGGCTTTCGGCGCGCTGTCTTCCGTTGTGACCACAGCTACTGGAGTGTTTGACCGACTCATTGATGGCATGATGAGCCTCGTAAAGCCCGTTCTGAATACCCTGCAAAATATCTTGTCACTTGCAGACAACCTCGTCAACAACAACCTCACCCAATGCCTGCTGGGTGCTGCTTCCGCCGCTACAGGAAGCATCAGTACGCCATCCCTCGGAGGAGGCTCCGTTAGCATCGGTGGTATCCCAATCCCCATGTCCCTGCTGGGAGATGCCCTTAAAGAGCTCAGCGCTGTCCTCGACGAGACTATTACTACAGCTTTCGAGAAAATGATTAGTATCATCGAGAAACCCCTCTGCATGATCACTGCCATCATGGACGACATCCTCGGCATCGACCTCGAAGGTGAGACTAACCCCTGCAAAGAAGGAACAGACCCCAACAACGAGTGTTCACCAGACGAGGTCCAACACACCATCAACGAATCGGAAGAGCTCTCCGCTGTGTACGATACACTACCTCAAGCAAGCTTGTTCCCCACAGAACCAGAGACAACTGAAATAAGCGAAGAAATAGAAGACTTCACTGGAGACGTCCTCAAAACTGCTACCACCACCTCCCAAGAAATATCTAGAGGCATCAAGGAAGTTATGGAGGATATCACCAAAAGTGTAGAGTCCAAAGTAGACGTGCTCAACGAGTTCGACAAAGCCATCAAAGAGCTGCTAGGTGAAGATGCGTCCGAACTGTCTCTGAAAATCGGTACTACGGTAACAACCCAAGAAAGCTGCGCCCCTGTATCAGTTGGCGCGCTCACAGATGCAATAACACAATTTATCTAATTAAGGCTTTGAAGTTATTTTATAACACTGCTTTTGGCACAAAGAAAGCAAACACATGGCACTCTCCGATAACCAACTGAAAAAACTAGTAGCCAACAGACGGCAGGTAACACCCTCCTACTACGATTCAGTGAATGGTGTATCGCAAGCTATCCCGGCGTCCACAGAAGATGCCCTAATTCTCCTATCCTCTACTACTAAAAAGAAGGCTGTCGCCTACCTGAAGCAGCTGACCAAAGGAGAATCAAGCCAACGTACGAAAGATTACAACGCGCTGCTCAAAGAAGTAACCGAGCAACAAGTTCTCTACAGCGAGCTCGTAGCTGCAGAATTGCTGACTATCACAGGAAAGTTCAACGACTTCCTCGATAGCTTCTCAGGAACCCTAGACAGCGGAGGATTATCTATCCAAACAGGTATGCAACCTGTCCTCCAAGCAATGACCAGGTCGCTTGGACGTCTCGTAGACATAGACCGAAATGAATACTTCCACCGCATGTTTGATGGCGTGATGGAAGCACAGTACAAACAAAAAGAAGAGAACGATGTCAGAAAAGAACTTCGGTCATGGATACGAGCCTTCGTGTCGTACCCATAACTAAAGGAGTACAGCGTGAGCTTGACACTCAAATGCGACGACGGCGACCTCATGGTAAGCACCGGGGGCCGCTTCATGATAGTTACAGGCATTGAAAAATGCGCCCAGGATATAGCAGAGTCTCTGCTGAACAACTGGGACCCAGAAACGTCTGTCTACTACAACGGCAGCGAGCTCTACCTTATCGACTCCGACCCAGTCTCCCTAGACGCTATCTCCGCTGAAGAACGTATACGGTTCGCTGTGGAAAGCTCTGTAGATCGCCTTATCGATCTCCAAGATGAAGACTCCTACGCAGAAGCAGACGAGCTTATCGAAGAAATACGAGAGCTCTGGGTGAGAAACCTAGGAAAATCTTCCTACGGATTTTTCCTGAGAGTAATCACTGAAAGCGAAGACGACGTTCCCCTCAATTTCACTATTAACCTTAGTCAACAACTTCCGTCTTCTCTCGAAGCACAAGATTTGTTGAACTTCATCACCACCCCAGAAAGCTCGGTAACCTACCTCTAAGGAAAAACCATGGCTACCGCTCCAAGAAATGTAGACGAAATTATCGAATCGATGGGAGAAACCTTCGAGGATATCGACCCCACTATCGATGTGGCCAAAGGCCCCCTCGGTGTGCTCATCTACGCCACAGCAACTGAACTCTCTGCTACTGAAACGCAAGCAGCTTACCTAACTACGGTGTACCAGCTAGAAAACACAGAAGACATCGACGATGACGATATAGAAGCGTTGGGGAATAACTACTCACTAGACCCCAATGTCGGAGAGCTCGCAGACGCTGTAGTAACGTTCTACAGAGAATCCAGACCAATAGCAGGAGAGGTATACGTCATCCCACAAGGCGCCCTCGTCGGTACCGAAGACCAAAGGTACACATTCATCACCACTGACGATATTGTGATGGATGGAAATAACCCGGACATCTACTACAATCCAACAGAAAGACGGTACGAGGTTCGCGGAGAAGTCGAAGCCGTTTCCATAGGCGACGACTTCAACCTGCCACCCGAAACTATCACCTCGATCATCAGCGGAGTCAACGACTTCGATGGAGTAACCAACTTCGAAGCGGCCCTCGGAGGATTCGACCCACTCGATAGAACCAGCTTCAGAAACCTCATCTGGAATAACCTGCAGGCCCTGGATACAGACCTCACTGGTAGGCTGGTAACCACCATCCTCGACTACGATGTAGCAGCTACCGATGTAGCCCTCGTTTCGTCCAGTGAGTTCGAGCTCTTCGAACGACAAGCTTACGTTAATGGCCGCACAGCCTACGACGTCTACGTGATTACAGACACCCTTGGGAATGAGCTCCAAACGTTCACCGCGTTAGGAGGAGAGCTGTCTATCCCGCTCGATAAGCCCCCAGTACAGTCAGTTCAGTATGTCATGGTTGATGGAGAACGGGCTACGTTCACCTTCACGCCAGACTCAGCACAAGCGTTTCGTAATTCGCCAAGGGCCAACGATCGAGTTACGTTGTCAACCGCGCTACAACCTGGGCAAACAGTTGAAATCAAATATTTCAACTACGAGGGTATTGTGGACGCGAACACCGCTCTGCAAGGTAGGGGAAAACCTTTCGGAAACGACGTCCTCGTACGACTAGGATACGCTGTCCCAGTTTTTGTACAAGCTCGAGCTGTAGCAACGTCTGCAGAAGACCAGGACGCTGTAAACGTCGCTATTCAGGAATACACGGAGTTCTACTTCAACGACCCCATTTCTCCATCTGCTACCAGAAAACGATTTGGAGCCACACTCGACCCACGCGATTACCAAGACACCGTCCTAGCTGCTGTGCCCGGATTGAGCACGTTTACCGTCCTCGTTTTCGCCCGGCTAGACGAAGGTGTCCAAGATGTGTCGCCCATCGAATTCGATGGAAGAACAGAGTACCCAGTGCTATCACCAGGGTCCATCTTCTCCGCACAGTAAACCATCATGTTGAACTTCTACCCAAGAATCTACCCGTGGACATTCTCCACAGATGATATGACCGCACAGGTCCCTCCAGGCTCCTTCTACCTGTTCGCGGATATCCGAGTGCCCAGGTCTTCAAAACCAACCGAATTTATTCTGACCACAGATAGAGAAGACCCAGTTCATATTACGATAAACGACGAGCCAATGGGAACGATTATCCCAAAATCGAACTCGCAGCCCGTTTACATCAATCTGTTCGAACCACCAGCTATAAACTTTCTTACAGCCTACAACGGTGTGGACGAGCCCGTACACCTGGCTATCGCTGCCACCTACATGACCTCCATCCTGGAGATGGGTAGTAGACAGCTCTACGAATACTCCGGACGCCAAGTAGAGAAATACTTCAACCTCCTGAATTCCAAATGGGCCTCCTTCATCGCAGAGTACCAGCTCCCATGGCGTAAATACCTGCCCTCCATCAGATCCCTTCGCATCCTCGCCGTCAAAGCGATGGCCATCAGCCTGTTCGCAGAAGGAGGCACCGAAGGCGGAGTTACCGATTACGTATCCGGATTCGTCTCGTCCACACCCGTGTTCAAAGAAACGCGCAACCCCGAGCTCTGGCAACCCGACCTCTACCAACCCGTGACCTCCGCAGACGATGTCTTCGGGTTCGAAGGACACGTCTGGCTGCCCAACCTCTGCGTAGCCCGCTGGGTCGCTTTCAGCAAGCTCGTCAATAACGTAGCAGACTACTACGACTTCGCCACCTACGGAGAAGACGTAATCACGGTAGCGCCAGCAGATACCACCGAATTCTCCGCACACCAGTTCGACACCCTCGATGACGTCTGCTCTGCACAAGCTCTCATCGAGTACATGGGCTGTATGGACAGCGTCTACGTTGTCGGCGCCATGCTCTTCAAAGCAGATATCCCCATCTGCGCCTACGCTACGCCCTTCGACCAGACCGTCGAGCATCCCGGCATCGGTAGTAGTCACTTCTTTGACAGCGGAGACACTCTGGATACAGAACCTGTTCCTCTTCCACCTACGCCACCATTCGATTCTATCTATGATATCGACCTCCTGACAGACTTCTGGGTGGGTACATCCACCAAGAAGATGTTCGACTTCAGCAGATGCCTCGACACGTACCCACTCCACGGAGTGCACGACGAGGACGCCAACTGCTGCATGAACGGGCCCGACACTGTAAAATTTACTACGATGGCGTGCGCAGATACAGCTACCGCTGTACACACGCCCAACAACCCCATCTTCGGAGGAGATACACCCGGACTGCTCGATAACCCCTACTTCGACGAACTGGTCTAACCCATGCCACGCATCATCGTACCTACAAGCGCTCCCGGAACAGCAGCAGATTGGAGCGTCTCCAACGCCCCCTCTGGTTGGGAAGCTGTGCTCAACACATCCGATGACAGCAGCTACGTCTACTCTGATACCGTAGCAGAAACCTCCAACTTCCACTGTGGCGCCGGATGGGCCCCCACTATGGGCCGCATCATGGCAGTGACACTCCACTACCGCATACGAGCAAACGTTGCCGGAACCAACCAGGTCGACTTCCAAATTACTCAAGGAGGCGCCCCGCACACCGTAGGAGCCACCGTGAACGTCAACCTAGGTTGGCAAAACGGCCTCATCCGCGTCCGCGAAGACTGGACCACACTGACCAGATTCACCCTCGCAGACACGAGCTCTCTCGGAGCTGGCGTGACCACTGTAGCAGCAGCAGGACGAATAGACATCAGCCAACTATGGCTCGAAATTGAATACGTGTACGGTCCCACCTTCTACGACCCCTTCGATGGAGTAACGCCTGATGCCATCGTTGGACCCCTAAATTGGATCACCGCTGGAGGAGGTGTACCAGGCGCCATCACTGGCAACAACTACCTCCGCGTGGACGACGTAGACCCACTGAACAGCTTCGCGTACATCGGTCCAATTTTGCTGCCGTATACCCCAGACGAGTTCCGAAACGACTACGTTACCGAAGCGGAAACACGTTTAATTATCACCAACCCAACAGCAGCTCCGGATGGCTACACCTGGCTGCTGTTCGATATGTTCGACACCACAGGCATTTCGTTAGCAGCTGTAAAGTTGGGAGGAGTCCTCCACTTGGGACTCATTGAAGACTCGGTAAACCCGCTTGACCCCAACAACTACGCTGCACTCGTCCCGTTTGACTACGTCAACAAAGACCTCCATGTGCGACTGAGAATCGACCGAAATCAAGTCCCCGGCGATTATGGACAGGTTGAAGTATTTATTGATTATGCAGAAACTCCCCTGCTCCAAGCTGGGTTCTGGCAAGACTTCCCGCACTACCTGCCGTTCTTCTCGTATCTCGCCTTCGGAACTTCGCCAGGACTCCCCTACGACATCGGACGAGCCGACATCGATTACCTATCTTGGAGACACTTCAAACGAGATGGAGGCATCTTCAAAAATTGGGACAACTGGGATTTCTCTTCCAACCAGATAGGGGTGGACTTCACAGACTCAGAAATAGTGCGTAAAGTGTTCATCGATCCCCCCGGTGTAACCGCAGGTCAAAGCCATCACGCCTGCGTTCTGGACGTAACAGACCCACCAGAACCATGCGCCATCTCACAGGTGGAAGGACTACCAGACCCCAACCCCACCCTCTACGACCTGAGTATCGACTACAAAATGGATATCGCGTTCACAGAGGGAGAGCTCATCCTGCAACGGTCTTCCGACCTGTGGTACTGGGATGAAATAGGAACCACCTGGTCCTCCACCTTCCAATCAGTAACACTACCCAACCAGATAACACGAACCACGCTAGCTGCCATGTCAAGTATCAGCTTAACCAGCGTGACAGATGACGTTCTGATTGTGACGATAGGTAGAAAAACTGCAGGCTTTCCCGCCTACAAGATCCTGATTTACAAGGTACATTTAGAGGAGCAATAAGCCCGTGAACACAATTTCGGCGCAAAAGGTGGAGTCTGCCCTGGTGCACACCAGGAAAAACCAAACGAAACAGGATTAATTACCCATGGCGTACGACTCCATCGCACTTCTCACCAACGAAGCCAAACGACGCGAAGCTGTAGGGTGGACCAACGGAAAGTCCTTCATAGTCAAGTACTTCTCGCTCGCAGCTACAGGACACGATTTCCTCGATCCCACAGTGTCACTCGCCATTGACCCCTCCGCAACAGATATTGGAGCTTCCGTCTTTGGACTGGAACCCATCGATGCGTACGAATGGGTAAACGACTTCTGCCCAGTATTCGTCTGCAACGTGCGGAAACACGAGGTCACAGGTCCCGTGAGCGCCTTGGGGTTATGGGCTGAAACGACTTGTGTTCCATCAGGGGACCCGGAACCAGAAGGCACCATATTCCTGTTCGCCATCCACCACCGACCTCTGGTCGTGTTCACTGGTTCCGATACAGCAGAATTTCGCGTCAGCGTGTTCTTGTAGCACACCGACGCTGGCACCTATTTTTAGGAGCATCGCATGACTCTCAGAGCTTCCTTCATCTGGAAGAACCCGGATTCCACCAGCAACCTCAACGAACGACTGGAACGAGTCGTCAACCGAGGCGTTATCTTCGGCGGCAACGTCGTACCAGGCATTGGCCTCAACGTCGTAGTGGACCCCTCCGTCGCCATCAGCTTCGATGGTATGACAGTAGTAGAGGATGCCCCACAAACGCTGCCTGTCCTCGCCAACGAAAAGAACTACATCGTTCTATGGGCGAAGTACAACGCTGGAGGAAGCCCAGCTACCCCAACCCTCGAGTGGCACTCCTACAAGGAAGCAGACTACCTCGTACATGCGCAAAAAGACTACCTCATCGTCTACTGCGTCGCGGATATCCCGCCCGCAGCTGTAAGCGTCACCCCGAACGACCTCTACTTCGACTACCGAGATGAAATCAACCCTCTCGGTCGCGATTGGTACCGCGGCACCGCAGCCACTCCAGCAGCTCTCCCCGTACCGCCACCGCACATCAACCGTGTGGGAGATTTCTACTTCGTCCTGTCCGATCGCACGTTCCACTTCTGGACCGGTACCGCCTGGAGCCCCCTCAACACCGGCTCCTACAACACCGAAACCACCCTCATGAATCACATGCTGGTAGAAAGCCAGCACGAGAGGAACGTCGAAGGCTCCGGTGTGGTCGCAGGACCACGACCCAACAGCGCTGGAAACTATGCCAGTGATACCGAAATTCTGATCGTTGAAACCCCAACCGTAGCCGACCAGATAGGCTTCGACTCCTTCACCGCAGATGTCAATGGACACCGCGTCGAGCTCCATGGCCAGTACGTCACCATGGACCCCAAACCCGGCATCGGGGAACGCTACGACATCATCTTCCTCGAAGTATGGCGAGAATACATCGACCCATCGGCGGCTGTTCCCGAAGATATCCGGTACGACAGGAACCCCGACGGAACTCTGAAGTACACCATCTCCGAAGTAGATGAGAAACTTCAGAAGCTCGAGTGGCAGCAGGGCATCCCAACAGCACCACCCGCAGACAACTTCAACCTCAATCCCATCGATGCCGATGATCACGGCTGGAACGTTCTTCGGTACCGACTCGGAACTGCGTCAAATCTTACAGCCACTACCCTGGCACTCTACAACCCAGGACACGCCAACGTCGCCAGTGATTGCACAAACATCGATGGCAACCCATTTACCGGACAGCCTGCTGGTAGTACAGCAGACGACCGCATTTGGGTAGCTCCCGCAGCTGTCTCGTCTGTCGACGGCTACAGCTGGGCTATTCCGCTCTTCGTTGTAAAGCGCACGAGCCTCGAAGTCATCCCCAACGCTATCCAGGTTTTCAGGGACGGTGTTCGGTTCGTTTTTCCCGTCTACCCTGTAGCCGACGTTTCCCACTCCGCTCGGAAGGCTATCGATTCCGTTTACCTGAAAGAGGAAACCCCCTTCGGCGTCAATCACTATCCCTACGACGAACCTAGCGGGTTCTTAACTGGGATGGACCACGTGATGCAGACGGGGGCCTTTCCCACCAACTTGGTGGTGTACGACGAGCAGGTTAAAGTACGCGTACGCGGCATCGAAGACTGGCTGGAGTTTCCGTGTGGACCTCAGTTGACGATGCCCAGCGCTCCCACTGCTGTTAATGGGTGGGCGAGGAATCTCGTCTACTTGAAAATGAATATCACACTGTACGACAACGCAGATGGTACGGCTAACTCGGAATACCTGGTAAGTAGACGCCACCGACCTTATATACCCTCCAACAGCAGCGGGACGATTAGAGGGCAAGGGTGGAAGCGTGGCTACGTACAGTGGCAATTGGTAGCGGAAGATCTGGGTAATAATGATTATCTAGACGAAGCGGATGCAATGGTGGCTGCAGGCTGGACCCGCGGTGATGTCACGATGGCTGGGTCTGGCGCGCAGTACGAGGACGGTGGTATCTGGTCCAAGTCTATCGCCATCGACGCGGACGATCGCATCCACCCCTTCCTGGCAGAGTGGGCCATTCCCATTGCTGTCATCCATCGTAAAAACACACAACCGTGGGCGTTTGATACCAACCCCAACGGAAGTGGTGCTGGACGCCCGGATGGTCTTACCGATCCGGATCGTGTGTATCCCGACGATCTGGTAGACCTGCGGCACGAAGTGGGCATCGAGGAGCACGAGCTCGAGGAGCGTCTCAAGCGGGACATCGATCGGATGATGAAAGGGCAGCTGCGCACACGACTGGCCAACAAGCACTTAGGTGCAGGGGGCACCACGGGTGAAGTGGCGGGAGCGAGAATTCTGCAGGCAGACGCTTTGGGCGCGGTGGGTGGGGCCGCGCAGCTGTCTGCTCCGGATGGGGTGCGGAAGATCTGGAGTGACGCTCGAGAGTTCTACCCGGTATCTATTGAGTTTGACATCCTAGCGAGCTCTTCCGGTGACCTCTACAATTACAACCACGCAGGCACGCAGGGAACACTGCAAATCAGGGCTCCTGGTTTTCCTACTGCGTACGCACAAATCGTGCGGCACACCCCTGCGATGCTATACACTGGGGCGGATGAAGGCTCAATCGCTTACCTCAAATTTTATGGTCCCCCCTGCTGGACTACCCAGCAGGAGAGGCTCCTCACCACGGGAAACCCTGTTCACCCATCACCTGCAGCAGCAAAATGGATTGACTCTTCCGGAACCCCTCCGGTAGTGGTACCACCGGTTCCTGCGGGGACCGAAGACGAGATATCTTTTTACTACTACCCCGACATCACGCGGCCCTATACTGGTGGTCAGGGGTTCGATGTAACCGTCACTGATGCAAAGGGGCGTGCTATCGAGATGACGGGGGAGATCGACACCACCGGCATCACAAGTGGAACGGCAGTCCTAACGTGGTGGGTGCACTTCGATAGGAGCTTCACCGGCAGCAACTATTCGGCCAACTACGGGCTATCTGGGATTCCGGATACTGTACACAAGGTGGTCAAGGACCCAGGTGGCACCGATGAGGAGCTTCATGTTGGGCCGATGTATACAACCGTGCGGAAGCCGATCGTGGGTACTTCGATTACTATCACAGACGCCGATGTGACTGCAGCGTCCGGAATATCCGGAACTGTCACTCTTATGGGCGTAGACCGACTGTCGGCTGTTGCCGAAGACCCAACTGTGCTTTTAGGCCCGGCTACTGTCACCATGAACGACGCGCGTGACACCATCGTCGTAGACTTTGGCGCAGGGGTTTTCACTGGCTCAGTCGACATGCCAGTTTTCTTCTCGACGAGTGATATGAACAAGTGGGTGGAAGTAGGCAGAGGAGGCAAATCGGTTCAGGCATACTTCGAGTGGGAAGAGCTTGACATCGACCACACAGTACCCGCTCCTAGTGGTGACTTCTCGTACAGCATCGGGGGAGCTACCTGGAGAAACGTCAGCGTAGGCGGAAACACCACCAGCGAGGCGATGCCTATTTGTTGGACACGGGCTGCTCTTGGTGCAGACTGGAACCTCGTACGAAACGTTCCCATCGGAGTTCTTCCAGAGACAACCGAAGCTGGGCATGAGCACAGCAACCTGGTGTCCTACAAATCGGATGACTTCTCCCAGTACGCCTTGGTTATCGTACCGGCGCACAAGGCGTTGAGTACAGCAGCATCCGATAGGTGTGTAATACATTACACGTATACACCTTACCAGGGACTGAGCTCTGATGGAGAGCAGCAAGCCACCATCGGTACAGCGCTGCCCAAGTGCAAAGAACTGCTGCATGGCAAGGTGGAAGCGAACAGCGATTTCTATGTGTCCCAATCAGGGGCGTGCTCGTACTTTTCTGGAGTTGACTCCTGGACAGGTATCCCAGCGAACCACGTTGGACTCGGAGCAGCTTCCGCACTACTCGGAAGTGCGCGCTTCGAAATGTACAACGAAACGATCGTTGTGAAAGGAATACAAGGAGGAGGAACTACAGATCTCACTTCGAGAGTACTAGCCAACCATACGTGTAACGCAGCTTCTATGTTGCGTATGCCGTTCCCCATTAACACTAGTATGTTCGCAAGCGCTTACCACACAGGCGCAATGAATTTCGACTTCGACCCTGCTAGAGCAGGAGTAGCTTCTGGGTACCGTTGCTACGCTCCCGGTTACGAACCGGTAGCGCCGCCATCCGTACCTGTCCCTCGTATAGACCAATTTGTGAACAGCCTCACACCCCTATGCACAGTAGGAGCACCCGCACAGCAAGAAGAGGGCGCTGTTATAACACCTTTTATGTACACTGCAGGGCCGTACACAACAGGTGAGCTCACTACAAGTAGGTGGGAAACTTCTGGAGCAGCACAGCAGCTAGACTTGTATATCGATCCCCGTGTTAAAGGATCGCAGGTAGTCAAACGGTTAGCGGTGTACGCCGACATAGATGAATTTCTTACATTGTGGTTTACTACCTTGTGGGAAAACAATGGAAAGCAGCTCCCTATATCCGGAGGGTCCACATTACCATCCAAATATCTGACCCCCGTAGGTTCAGCAGACCCTAAGTGGACGTCCTTGCAAGATTTAACGCTAGCAGGAGCTCGGCGAGATGTGTACTACACTGTTAATCCTGGTAGTATAATCGAGTGGTACCTAGCTAACAGTGACAATGCAAATCGAGTAAATACCGCAACGCTTGTTTCGTACGTGCAACCTGCTGCCAATGATGGGTACATCTATGGCAGCTATGCAGCTATAGATACGGAAGAGGTGTATAACAAAAATACAGGTACAGAAGCAGAGTTCCATGTAGGGAGAGTAACCGATATTGTCACTATACCATTTGGCTCGTCGGCCCACCGAAGACTACTTACATGGGCTACCGGAGCCGTTTTTTTCCCCGAACCAGCAACGCTTGAGGACTCCCAATCCATCGGTGTTACTTCGCTGAAGGGCCTCCAAATCGAGTATCCCGCATGGTCTCCTGCAACGATTGCAACGTTGGAAGGTCTGTTAACCGCAACCTCCGACAGCAGAAACGCGGGCCGAGGAATCTACCTCAGCGGAGTTGGCGGTGCCAGCATTTCGTATCGCTACAATATGCCGGTACTGGTACCCGGGACAGGCACCCCGTTGGCCGACGTGTGCAAGGATGCACACCTTCTGCTGGACAATAACGACCTGACGCCGGGAGCGTATCCCTACATGCCGGGAGAGCCGTTGTTCTCAGACAGCGGTCGAGTCTACTACAGCAGCGACCACGGAGGCCCGATGGCATATGTTTGCTTCGGGCTATTGGTCAACCCAACCGCAGATACATACAAAAATCAATTGGTGATCCAAATGTCCGGTGGGCCTACTGGAGGGGTGGGGGCTGCTTCGGGGGCCTACACACAGGACGATCTCGACGGCACCGCCATCGACGCCTTCTGGCCCAAGGGGCGCCCCCTTCTGAAATCGAAAAAGTAGCCACACCATCTTGTAAAATAGGTACAGACCGGTAGACCAACCGACAACAGCACAAGAGGTATTTGAAATGCCAACAAAGAAGAAAGCACCTAAGAAGAAATCTGCAGCCAAGAAAAAAGAATCCTCTCCTCAAGAGACGGTAGAGGTAGCGGACCGACTCGTTATCCAAGTAGCGATCGGCGCCCGTGACAACGCCGACCTGCAAATGCAGCTCGCACAGGCAAGAGTGGGAGAAAGGGAGCGCGAGAAGGAAGCTGCCGAAGCCCAACTGAGCCGCCTCATGTCTCAGCTGAACGAGAAGTACAACCTGACTCCGGGTAAAGACAAAGTGGACGTACAAACAGGCATCATCACTAGAGGTTAAAGAATGGACGAGAAAAACGCTGAAACTGAATACGATCCGAAGCAAGAGCAGCAGGAGCTGTTCGTGCTACAACTGAAGATGGCAGCACTCGCCAAACAGGTGGGTGTTTTCGAGGAGCGGCAAGCGAGGCTCAGCACGGAAGCGCAGCTGCTAGAAACCAACAAACTGTTGGTTAGTAGAGACCACGAAGAGCTTCGCGCTATCTACAAACCCCGATACGACAAACTCAAAAAGGTGTTGGAGGTACCGGAAGGGAAGGAGCTGAACCTCGAGACGGGCGACACGGTAGACGCGCCGCCTCAGCAGCAACAGCAATAGTTCCCTGCCCCCACCGTGAAGGCGCTCGCTCATGAGCACAAAATATCCTACTGACTTCGACGACGCAACGACTTTAGGCCCTACGAAAGTCGATGTGATTCCTCCCGCCGACCCTGCGCGCAACATTGCTGCGGAGTACCGTAACAACACAGATGATGCACTGGTAGCTGTGCAAACGCGTGTGGGGAAGCTAGACGACCCCGCTGTCACCTCTGTAGATTGGGGGCTGCTCACGGTGAGTGGTGTACCCAACCAGGGCGTCCGCATGGCAGGAAGCCACGCAGTGTGGCCAGGGTTGCAGGCGGAAGGTGGGATATTCATCGATAGCGGCACTGGGAACGTTTCTTACCACAAAGCGGGCGATCCGGTAGGAACGTTTACCGACCTGGCAGCCACCGGCATCAACAGTTGGGACGGTCTCTACGCACTGGACCAGGCGCTCGATATCAACGCATCTCCGTTGACGTACACGCAGACTGCTACGACCGACTACGGGTTCGTTGTAGACCGCGACCAAGCGGTAGCAGACTCCCCTATACTGCACGTCGAAAACAAGAACGCATCGGATACAGAAGGGGCTGCGTTGGTAACCTGCGCAGCATCTGGCCCTGCGTTGGAGGTGCTCCAGAACAACAGCTCTGGTCATGGAGTGAAAGTAACTAGTGACTGCAACTCAAGCTCGGGGAGCGCTCTTTACATAACCACCTTCAACTCATCTCTCACTGAAGGCAACCGCTACACCTTAATGCTGAGCTCTGTACGGCCGGTACGGATGTACCTCGACCCGGCTACCTACGTCACTCAGCACACCCTCGATGCAGGCACGTACGAACCAGACTTCTTCTACAATATCACAGACGACTCTGCACCAGTTTCTATTTATTGGCAGTGCACCGAAACTGGCTCCAACTCCTACGACAAACGCTTGGCTATCCCGCTCCCACTTCCCAATCGGGCTGTCCTGAAATCAGTGCAAGTGTGGGGCTACTGGGGAGGTGGAGTATTGCCAGGCGTTATAGGCCAGCGCCCCCGTTTGGAGCTTCTAGAAAAAGATACTGGAGTAGGAAGTAGCGTTACTGTGTTGTCCACTGCCTATGCTTCCGACATGGGAGTGAATACTATCACACTCTCCGGATCGTTCAACATCGACAGAACCGGCCACTCCTACTCTCTGAGGTTCCGTACAGCTACAGCCAACACTACAGGAGTTCCTTTTTTATATGCTGCTCTTATGAACTACGAAATGGACGACCTTGGAGCAGCCATCGGTACCAACGGCTAACATATGGGCATCTTCGGCACTTCAGAATTCGGTTCCGCAGTCTTCGGAGGAGACCCGAGCACCTTCCTGCTACTGGAAACAGACGCCGAAGTAACCTCCCGAGCTCGAGCTCTGCTCGCTCGTGGAAAGGTAGATGGAACGGGTTTCGAGACCATAGAGTTCTCCGTCGGCCAAGGAGGACTTGATCCCTTCGACTACCTCGTATCCACTCCCGTCAACCCCGATGCTGTGCAGCTCGAGCTCCCCATCAACATCGGAGGTAGTCCCACTAAAGCCATCACAGAGTACGAGCACCCCAACGACAACGCAGCCTGCGTGTACTGCTTACTCGATACTACCGAAGCCAACGAACGCCTCAGTGAAGTAGGCATCTGGGCCGAAATCAAATGCTCCCCCATCACATCCGAAGTGGGCACCGTCTTCCTTGCAGCCATCGCGCACTTCCCACTCATCTGCAAAAACAGCTCCATGAAGTACGCCTTTCGCGTCAACGTGCAGTTCTAAGGTAGTCCCTCATGGCGCTCCAAATCCTCAGACCAGACAACGTAGGACGGTACGCAACCTACTGGACGAGCAACAATGCAAATCCATTCTGGGCTAATCTCAATGAAGCGGACTCTGATGGAGATACTGCTTACGTCTACACAACTGAGCCTGGCGCTTTTACGGTCTGCTTTAGCGATACTTCTTCCGGATCGTACGTACGACCTACTCGAGTGGGCAGCGCAACTCTCATTGCAACAGTGCGTGTCAACGGCGCTCTTCCCACAAAATTTAAGCTTCGTGTCCGGCAACTAGGTGTAGACTACGATAGCGAAGAGATCACTATCTCCTCCAACACCTACATCGAAATACCAGCCACCTACTTTCAAGGCCCCAACGGAACCGCCTGGAACTCCACCAGCCTCAACGGTGTTGAAGCAGGACTTGTCTATGTAGAAGGATCAGAACTTCGCTGTACGAAGCTCGAAATTCAGGTCCACACCGAGCTCTATTCGCACCAAACCATGGCAGCCAACGGCATCAACCCTTCCTTCCAGGAGTGGCACAACTACCCAGGTACTGCCAGCGCCCACATGTCCGTCGGCAAATTCGACGGAGACGGCAGCTACATCTACTCTACTACCGCTTGGCAGGTGCTGGACACCGAAGTTACCGAGACACTCCGGGACGTGTACGGCTTCGCCAGCAACGATGTGTTCGCTGTGGGCGATGGCGGAACCATCCTCTACTGGGATGGCTCGACGTGGGATGAGCAAGATTCGGGTACCGAAAAAGACCTGTACGGAGTGTGGGGCACCGCGAACAACGACATGTTCGCCGTAGGAAACCTAGGCACTATCCTCCACTACGATGGTACCTCCTGGACAGATTTGACCTCGAACACCCTCGAGCAGCTGCGAGGAGTCTGGGGCACCGCAACCAACAACGTCTTCGCAGTGGGCAGAAACGGGCTCGTCACCAACTGGGATGGTGTTACCTGGGTTCCTATGGCATCGGGGTCTGCGCAAGACCTCTACGCCATCTGGGGTGCTGATGCGAACAACATCTTCGTCGTGGGTGACACGGGCGAAATCATCTACTACAACGGAGCCGTCTGGGCTCCTCTTGTTAGTGGAACCATCCGAGACCTGTTCGGTGTGTGGGGTACCGCCGCGTCGGATGTTTTCGCAGTCGGGTTCGCTGGAACAATCCTACACTGGAACGGTGCAGTCTGGGCACCGATGGCATCCGGTACAGTGGAATCCCTACAAGGTGTGTGGGGTGGCAGTAGCACCGACGTGCTCGTTGTGGGGGAGAACGGCTTGACCCTTCGCTGGGATGGCGCGCTGTGGCAGGAGAAGCCCTCCTTCCGTACGGAGCACCTCTACGGTATCTGGGGAAGCCTGGCAACCAACATCTTTGTGGTGGGCGACGACGGGTTATCCTTGGCGTACCAGGAGAACGGTTGGCTCCCCATATCCATTTTTACGCTCTCAAATTTTACGACGCCTACCTACCCTCCCAATATCGACCGGGTGCAGGCCAGCTGTCTGGTCAAAAACATGGGAGAGAACGTTGCGCGCTGTGCTGTGGTAAGTCGCTCAGCAGGAACGAACTATCTGGGAGCTCACAGTGATGAAGGTTGGGAAATCCCAGCAGATGGCAAGTGGCATCTGATTGAGGAGGAGTTCATCAACGACCCTTCTACTGGATGGCCATCTGGGTCCCCGGGGTACACGTCTTGGAACTCTGCGCAGGTGGACCTGCTCGAGGTAGGGGTGAAGAACCTGGACGGCGACTTGCGCGTCACCACGGTAGCTGCCGAGGTGTTCCAGAAACACACGCCCCTGAACACCTTCGATATGCTACCCACCGCTGATGGCTACCACCAAGACTACCCGGTACAGGTGCCCCCACAAGTTCCAGGCTCTCGTTGGCAGAACGTGGACGAAACTCCTCCCGATTACAACACGAGCTACCTGGGAGCGGACGCTACTGCAGTAGGGACCACCCAGTACGGCACGTTCACCGTAGGCCCACCAGTAGGAGCTTTCCCTCCAGGAGAGCAAGCGTACGCTGTGCAGGTACGTTGCATCGTGAGGCTGGGCGGAGCTACCACAACTGCGGTCGTGGCGCCGCTCATTCGCTATGGCGGCGAAACGTACGTGGGGAAGACCTTCTCCATCGGGAACACTGGTGGGAGCTGGTTCGAGCTCCGGGAAGAGTACTTCACCTCTCCCTTCAGCGGAGCTCCCTGGACCATCGCAGAAATTGATGGAGCCGAATACGGGATGGTGGTCCTCGAGGGAGAGGCGTTCCTTACCCAGGTTCGAGTACAGCTGCAAACAGCACCTATTCTATCGGGCACTCCGGGAGCGAGTGATCTGCAGCTTACCGACCTGGCGGACGATCCCTTCCCAGCCGGGTACATCGCCCGATCGGCAGTAGACGGCACCATCTACGCGATCACCGAATTCGCGGTGGGAACCGGCGGATTTGTGCCCACGGCCCCCACTACAGTTGTTCCGGTGAACACTGCAGACACCGCATTGATCAACGAGATATATCGAAGCCGCATAACACAAATTACGTACGATACCACCAACTACCCAATGGACCCGTGGGAAGTTACCTATTGGTGTAGAGTTCCAAAGGAAGTAGTAACCGCGCCCATAGGCGAGCTCGGGCTGTTCGCAGAAATTATTTGGTCACCCATCCCAGCAGAAATTGGTACGAGCTTCCTGTTCGCCATCTTGCACATGCCTTGCCAGTGCAGGCACAACAAAGCGGTCCACTTCTACCAGGTGACCATCGAGTATCCGTGAGGAGCGTGAGAATGTCGACTCCACAGAAACTGAAGGGCTGGAAAAAACAGCGGAAACGTGCTGACTACATTCGGAAGGACCCCGAGGTGGACGACCTCGTGGATTTCCTGAGCAATGTGGTGGTAGTTTCTGGTGGTGGCCAAATGGACCTCGATGACGACGACCCGGTGTACGTCGGGGTGATGGTAGATCACCGAAGTGGAGACCGCCCCAAAGCGGCGCTCATGATTTCGCAACTGGGCCACGAGACCCGGAACTCGATTCTGAATCGTGCTGACGACCTTCTGCGGGCTTGGTACCTCGAGCACAACCACGAGTTCGTTAGGAGTACTCAGGAGGTGGAGGGTGAGGAGTACGATTCGGGGTGGGAAGGGCACGTGTGGCACATGTCGGCACCTGCGGTAAACGAGGCTCTGGACAGGGTAGACGATGCTTCCTTCGACCAGGTCGCGGTGGAACGCGAGTCGGAAACGTAGCCTGCCAGAAATCCCTTCCTTTCCCTCCTCTCTATCCCACAAAAAACCAAGTTATTGTATAGCGAAACAGTGAAGGCTGGGTGTGTTCTTTTGCACCTGCTTCAGGATTTCACGGCAGTAAAACCAACCGTTTACAAACGGAAACAGTTCAGGGAGGCAGCCGCATGGCGAAATACAAAGTCAAAACCACGCTGATTACCGCGCTTACTGAAGCGGGGTTTATCGATGGCTCTGGAAACATCGAAGTGTTCTTTGCGTGGCGTGGGGATGTCGAAGACGTTACTAAGAGTAAAGTGTACAAGCTTACCTTCAATGCGTCCACAGACATTATTGAGACCACCAACCAACGGATGATGGATGCAATTGAAACGATGCCTCCTCCTGCCGTGAAAGTGAATGGTACTTGGATTATCGGCAACCCAAGTACAGAAAAGCTGTTCGAGGCGGCGACTGGAGATCCAACCATAGACCCCGCTGTTAGTGGGGTGGAACAGATTACGAGAAAAGAAAAAAATCTCGTTGTCCGATACGTGAACATGTCGGGCAACGGACCGGAACCAGCTGGCAGAGACAAGGCAACCCTCCAGCCGTGGGTTGAAAAGGCCAGCGCTTACTTCGCGAATCGTGGACTCTAAAAAGGAAAGGGGCAACCCATGGCAGACAGAGAAGCACTTTGGATTAACGCTGGATCAGTCACACAACTGGACTCCGACAACGATGGTCTTCTGGCAGCATCAGTTGACTTTGGTTCCGGTGGTGGCGTTCTGACAGTAGGTGGAACGAACGCGACTGCTGTCGAGTTCGGTGCAAACATCGATAAAGACGCAGCGGAAGCGCTGGTCATCGGTGGAACGAACGCAACGGTGGTGCAGTTCGGTGTAGGCATCGATACGGATGCTGTGCAAGCGTTTAATATCGGCGGAACGAACGCCACCGATATCAACATCGGACGCGTGGGGCAAACAGTTACTATCAAGGGTGACCTCGATGTGGACGGTGCGGAGACAGTAACAGGCTCTGCAACCTTCAATGGCGACACCGATATCGGTGACGCCTCTACTGATACACTGACCATCACAGCTAGTGTAGATCAGGCGATTAACTTCGCGGCTGCAGTTACATCCCACTTCACTACCACGAGTGGCGATCTGAAGATTGTTCCCGAAGGAACCACAATCGCGCAAGGTGGTTTGGGTGTAGCGCTCACGCGCGACAACTACACCACAAACGGGACAACACTAACCGCTACCAACTCGTCGTTCACCACAGAGCTACAGGTGGGCGATGCCATCGAAGTTGACCTCGATAACGGTACAACAATAGACATTAGAAGAGTCGACTCGATTACTAATGACACCTCACTCGAAGTCAACGCTGCGTTCACAGCAAACGTAGGACCCGTCAACTACGCGCTGAATACAGACGACAACCTATTCGAGGTGTACAACGGGTACGCAGACGCGCGCCTGACAATGAATAAAAATGGTGGCGCAACAATTACACGTGGCGCGACCGAACAGGCGATCCTAACACTCGCTGACGAAGAAGGTTCGATCAACGGATCCATCTTCGTGTACAACGGAGACCCGGATGGAAACGTCACTGGTACCACTGGTGACATATGCATGAGCACCGCTGCTGGTGGTAAAATCTACTTCTGTGATGCTGATGGAATGAACTGGACAGCTGTCGGTAGTTCCCTCGGTAACGACTTGCAGCAAGCCTACGATGCCTTCGGTGGTGGACCGGCAACAGTTACCCTCGATGCCACAGGGGACCTTACTTGGGAAGTTACAGCTGGTTCCGACTGGGACATTATCTGGACAGATGACAATGGTGACGATTTCCTGCGGGTCGACGAGACCAATGATGCGTTGATCCTTGGGTCCACTGGCGGCGTGAACGAGCGCGAAGTAAATTTCGCTGGCCTCGTAGGCACCAACATCACGTTCGACGGTACGGCTGGGCGCACGCTGACCAACGCGAACACCATGACGGTGTCGACTACAGGTGCGAACCTGCTCAGCCTCACAGGTGGTGGTGGTGTGACAGTCACCTCTACTGGAGGCACACTAACACTTGATGGTACTGGGCAAACAGTCGATCTCAACGCTACCACACTAGATGTGGACGGCGGCGATATGGACTTCGATGGCACAGCCTTCAACGTTGGTGCTGGCGGGGCCATCCCAGTAGGAGTAGCTGGTACAACAGTGGATATCGATGGAACCGGTGCAGTGTCCATCAATTCCTCTGGCGACGTAATTAACGTTGGTAACGATGCAGTAGCTCAAAACATCAACGTTGGTACTGGTGGCGCACGGACCATCCAAGTAGGTAGCAACGATGCTACGGAAGTCTACTTGGTAGCCGACGACATCGACATCGATTCGGACGGGGCAGTTGCAGCAACCTCCACAACGACAATGGATCTAGATGCTGGTGGCATACTCTCCATAAACTCGTCTGGAGGAGTCATTAACGTTGGTGATGATGCTGTAGCGCAGAATATCAACGTTGGTACTGGTGGCGCACGGACCATCCAAGTAGGTAGCAACGATGCTACGGAAGTCTACTTGGTAGCCGACGACATCGACATCGATTCGGATGGCGCTGTGGCTATTGACTCCACAACTAGCACCACAGTAACAGCTACCACCTCAATCGGTCTAGATGCCACAACTACGATGGACCTGGATGCTGGTACTACGTTATCGCTAAATTCCGATGGGGGTGCCATAAACATCGGTAACGATGATGATGACTTTGGTATCAACATCGGAACCGATGGCGACCGCACTATCACGATTGGTGTGAACGACGGAACTACCGACGTAGACCTCGTCGCTGGGGCAACTGGGGACATCACGTTCGAGGCACGTGGGTCCGCAGGAAACTCTCTCACCTACAACGACGCGGTCAACCAGGACATCACTGGTGGTACCTACATCGGAGCGGAAACATCCATAGTGAGTGCGCTGCTCGCGTTGGATACAGCTGTTGCTGGTGTTGGCGACACCACCATCACTTACCCAGCTGCAGAAGCCATCACCACAGGTGACCTCGTAGCCTTGGATAACGGTGCAGCTAATACGGTGTACCAGGCAGACCAGGGGGTGGCAGCAGCCAGCCGCGCTATTGGTGTAGCGCTGAACGGTGGCGCGATCGGTGTAGACATCGAAATCGCACTCGCTGGAGAGGTGACATCTAGTAGTGCATTGGCCGCTGCTGACACTGGCGAGTACGTGTACATGAATGCGGACGGAGCAGTTTCTACTACTCCTGGTGCCTCTGTTGTGCAGAAAGTCGGAGTCATCACCGCTGCCAACAAGTTCGTCATCCAGATTGGCACACGCGTCAGCCTGTAGTAGTTCGTAGTCTCTGAGAACGCGGGAGAGGGAAACAAACCTCCCTCTCCCGCGTTTGATTGGGGCTGCGAGCTGCAGTAGCCCACCTTCCAACTACTCACGCCTGAGGCTCTATTATGGCGAACAAAACACCAGTTTGGTTCGACGCTGGTTTTGGGGTGTACAGTGGTGACGACACCATCCACCACAATTACACCGAGGCTACCGGAAACGTTATCACGCTTGAAAGGGGAGGCACTGGGAACGAGGTCCTCCAAGTTCTGAACGGTGGTGAGACCAAGCTCAAAAGCCTCTCCTCGTTTTCCGAGTCCGCCCTCACAGTAGATGCATACGAAGCGCAAGACGCGCTCACCCTAAACGACGCGCACAACTCCGATCACCTGCTTACCGTTCGAAAGCTCACCAGCGGCACCGGTTGGATAACCGACTTCAAGGTCCGCGATTCCGGTAGCCCTACCGACGACGACATCGCGTTCCGTATCACCCACGACATTCAGACCAACAGCCCACCCCAGGAAGCAGACCTGTTCTCGATGGGCTACACCAATGCCGCCTTAGCTTACCAAGAACTCTTCCGCTTCAAGCAGAGCGGAGACTTCTACCTGGTGGGTAGCAGTGGAGCAGACCTGCTGTGGGACACTACGGGTGGCGGCAACATCGGATGGTCGGGAGGTAACAGCCCCGACTATATCTACGCGGTTACCCAGGTAGACGGTGGAGGCACCGTCATCAAAGCACAGAACCTCGAGCTCGGCCCCACAGCAGCCAATACGAAAACTATCACTGCTCTCCAAACAGGCTCCAACGATCCTGGCATCCGCTACAACAGCAGCACGAGCGAGTGGGAGCTCGCCCACGATGGCACCACGTGGGTGAAAATCAATACTGGGGACGGAAACGATCTAGATCAGGCCTACGACGCCTTCGGCGTATCCGCAGGATTAGTAACGATGGACGCCAGGAATCTGACCTGGCGGCTATCTTCCCCGTACAACTTTACTATCGACGATACAAATGGCAACACGTACTTCGATGCAGAAGCTGCAACAGGTGTCCTCAATCTGGGCACAGCTGCTATTAACGGGCACCTTTATTTAACTGCAGATGGTACAAACAGTACAGTTGCCATAACGTCCACCAATGGTATTTCTCACAATGCTGGTAGTAGCTCTACTTGGACACAAAGTAGTGGTAATTGGAATGTTAGTTGTAGTACAGGAAATATTAACTTTACCAACGCTAATGGAAGTGTCAATTTTAACCCCGGATTAAATTTTGTTGCCTCTGTAGATCGACAGGTGAACATTACCGCTGGTACTGATAACGGCGGTTACGGATTTGATATTAAAAATGAAGGTACTGGAGTTAGCTATATCCAAACCACCAACGGCGGCGCTATTTATATTTCTGCTGATACAGGCAGCTCCGCTCAATTAGTTATCCAAAGTGGCGGCAATACCACTATTAGTTCAGGCCGCACGCTCAACATGCATGTTGATACTGCTGCTTATGATTTAACTCTAAGTGTTCCTAATCACGCCAGCAGCGACATTCTGTTTGAAGCTCACGGGTCTGGAGATATCCCATTTAACTCTACCGCTGATGTCACGTTAGACACCACAACAAAAAATATTGTTGGTGCTATTAATGAACTTAATAGTGGTGGATTCATTACCTGGGATATGATCTACGCCAACGATAAACACCTGGATATTGATGGCGCTCCTCTCGTATTCGAGCAAACCTCTACCACTGGGTATGGACTGCACGTTTATCGTGGATTAGGTTCTGCTAGCACCAACTCTCCCATTCTCCAAGCTAAAAATTCTCCGGTTGGGTCTGTAGACGACCAGCCTTCTTTTGCTTCTGTTTATGAAGACGCAGTTGGCGGTAATTTAGGCACCATTACCATTTCTAAATCAGAATTTTCTTCTACTACAGGTGTGACTAATGCCGATGTTCACGCTTACTACGGCACTCTAAGCGCTGATGCTGCTGACAGTGGTGGTACATTTAGAGCTTTTAGTGCAGCGGGTACTACTGTTGGTAGTTGGACAAACCAGTATGGATTTTATGCAGACGCTAATTTCGATTATGGATTGTACAGTGAATCTTTAGCTGCTGTTGTGTTAGCTCCTGCCAGTTCTTCTGCTGGTTCCACACATGTTGTAGATAGTCAGTATACCTCTCCAGGATTAGCTAGCGGTGCAATAATTTATCATTATCGTGCCAAACCTACTGGAGATGCAGGTGATAATGCTGGTGGGTCATATTATGGTTATTTGGCTGAAGGTACTGCTACGGGAAGCGCTACCAAGCGAGCTTTTTATGCAGATCAAAATTGGGAAGAGAGTTTTTACGGATTAGCTAAAGCATATATCACAGATTCATTTACTACAGCTGATAGTTGCCTCCAAGTGGTTTCATCTTCTACCACTCTTGGGGCGGGTGTTGTTTTAAATGGTATAGAGTCTCAAATTAATGGGCATGCTAGTGATCCTGGTACTGCTTCTATTCGTGGATTTTATGCAAATGGGACTGCCACTGGATCAGCTGTAAAATATGGATTTTACGCAGATACAGCTTGGGATTACGGTCTTTATTCTGGCGCAAAAATCTACGCCACCTTAAGTAGTATTAGTTCCGGTGTAAATGTTTATGACGCTGTAGTAACCACTTCTGGCTTGGGTGCACCTGATTTAGTCGGTTTTAATTTTGATGTAACTGAAAGCGCTACCGACGCCAGTAAAATAAGAGGTGTAAATTTATCCCTTACTCCGGATGCTAGCGCTAGCAACGATACTATTGGTGTGTTGGTTGACGGTGATTGGGACTATGGATTAAACAGTGCTTCTCCAGTTTTTGTAGAGCCCACACCTAGCACTGCTACTGCTGGCCTCTATAGTGTTTATGGGGGCGGTTATGATGCTAGTGGTGCTGCGTTAGGAGCCACCAGTTCTGTTTTAGTTTACCACGCTACCATTACTCCCAATGCTGCTGATAATTCCAACGCTTATTACATGGGGTTTTATGCTGCCGGGTCTACTACAGGTTCAGCTAATAAAATTGCTTTCTTTACCGATTCCAATTGGGATTATGGACTATACACAACTGCACTTAGTTTTGTGGGGGTAACTCCGGGTAGTGCTCCTGGCGGAACTGTATCTGTTAGCGATAACCGTTATAGTGCTGCAAGTGCTGCTCTTGGTTTGGGAGATGCTGTTCGAGTTTTAAACGCAAATATTACTGCCAATGCTGCCGATAATGCTTCTTCAGGATACTACGGAGTTTATGCTGAAGGAAGTGCTACTGGTAGTTCTGTAAAGACAGGTTTCTATACAGATGATAATTGGGACTGGGGCGCATTTGTTAGCTCTTCCAGAAATTATTTTAAATCTGAGCCCGCAAATGGTGGCGGTAGCGCTGCATGGTGGACAGTAGAGAGTATTATTGCTACTGATGCCGCTGGATTGGCATCAAATGATAAAGTAGCTTGTTACAAAGCATCTATCACCGATGATAATAATGATGGTGGGGCATTTTATTACGGTTTGTATGTAACGACTACTGATAATGGATCCGCATCAAAACGAGGTATTTATTTTGATTCTACTTGGCCCGCAGACCACTACGCATTTTGGATTTCCTCCGGTTTGTGGTCGGGTACAGAGGATTTTGGTACCGTTACAAGCGATATTAATTATGTTGACCTCAATTTAAGTGGTCGTCTAAATAGCTCCATTGAAGGCAGGTGTATTAATTTAGACATTTCCCCAGATGCTAGCCAATCAGACGGCAGTAGTTGGTATGGCGTCCGTGCAAACATGCAGAACGCAAACGCCAACGATTCGGTTGGATCGTTCGCATTTCATGCCAACGACAATTGGCACTATGGTCTTTATGTAGGAAATGACCTTAGTAAACAGCAAGCTCCCGGTGAAGGCACGATCCATGTAGAGTCACTTTCCAGTTCCGCTGTTGCGAGCGGAACCTACTACGGCTACAGTTACTACCACACACGTCACGCCTCCGATACCGCTGGGGCTTTGAATTCTTTTTATGCTCAAGCAGACAGCGCATCGACCGATCTAGACATGTGCGCATTTAACGCGGGCAATAACTGTACTTATGGGGTGTACTCCAGTGCGGGGTCAAATCTGTTCCAACGGGGAAGTGGTGAGTGGACTGCACTAGGGGCGGCGGTTGTCAATATCAGTAATAGTAATAGCAGTAACACCTCCCCTGCGCTGTTCGTTGGTAGTCTTAACACAACTAGTAGCGGTAAGTGTTTAGAATTAAATCATGCTTATGCTGGCGGTAATACTGAAGATACCAGGCGGGCAATTGTATTTAATGCTACCAAGACAAACGTAAGACAGGCACCCACCAGTTCATTCCAAGAAAATATGACCAACACGACAACGTCGTATTGGCAATACCAATGCACTACTTCAGCACAACGGTGGTATACGTTAGGGACAGCTGCTAGAACAATTTGTGCTCCTCTTTATATACCACATGCTTCTACAATTAAAGAAATTGAGGTGGTTTGCTATCACCAAAATGTTCCTACTAGTGGAGCTAAGGTTACTCTTTATCGCCATCCAGTCAATGCGGGATCTCCTAGTATTAGTACCTCGCTGGGAACTACTACTGGAGCGTTATCTTCCGGTGTACAAACGATTACCCTATCTGGGCTAAGTTCTACCGTAGACAATACGCAATATTCGTATTATGTACAATTTTTAAACGGCGTTACAGCTTCCAGTAGTGCTAGCTATGTTTACATTGTGAGAGTAGAGTACGACATCACAGACTTCTCTGCTGGTTGCGGCTGGTAAGGAGCACAAAATGATCATCAATAAAGCAACTTCCGACGCTCTTTTAGTAGAATCTCTTTCGGTGTTGGAAGCCAATGGTAAACCGGTCAAGAATGTCACTGTATTTGATACGAGCACACGTGAAGCTACGCTTAGTGAGGGGGGACCCATAACTGCAGCTTCATTTTTGTTTACCACTGAAGCAGAAAACATAGAAGAGTTATTAGGGTTGCTGGACGAAGATCTAAAACCTTTGGTTGCCGTCAACAAGAAGTTTACTAGCAAAAAAGCGATGGACAGTGCAGCGTCTCCAGACGAATATTTACTTATCAATACTTTCGAGTCCCACCTTCGTCCTTACATAGCAACGTGTACCAACTGCTCTACATCGTTTTTAGTATACCTTGATGCAGACGACAATATTTGGGACGCGGATAGGGTCAACAACGGCGACACTTTCAAAACGCTTACACAGGTTAGTGGCAGTGAACTAACGTGTGACAATTGCAGCAGCGGTGTTTCTATTTGTGACCGAAACCCGCATTAGCATAGGAAAATAATATTATGGAGGGTAAAAAAAGTAAGCGCACGATAGAAATCTATAGAGACCTTCTACAAGTGGAAGTGCGTGCTCTTGTAGGACGAGTTGCTGAATTGACCTCAACCGTAAACGATTTGTTCACCGAAGTAAATAATATTGCACTGCAGCTAGAGGAATCTGTGGCGAAGTCGAGTAGGGTGAACAGTGGACTTTCGTACTGCCGGGAAGAGATGAGAGCTGTTCGAAAGGTGGCTGCAGAATCTAATAAGCAAATAAAGGATGTGCAAGCTCGAGTAGAAAATCTGGAAAAGCAGTTGAAGGCGCAGACCAGTGAGAACTAGAGGCAAGCAGGTTACCTTATAACAGGTCCAATTCAGCGAATTCCAGCACGGATTGAGGATATAACTCATGGGAACGATGTTTGACCAGTTCAAGGCTACACTCAAGCAGGCTGTATCCTCTGAAGATTTTCGTAGGAACAACTTGCTGTACCAAGACGATACATTTCTACAGGCGCAAATGGATCGGATCGACGCGCTCACGCCCGACATTTCTGTAGCACAAGGGTTCGGGGACGTGATTTCGGTGCTTGGGATGATCGAGCAGGATACGACTAACACCGCAATCAAGTTCGATACCAGAGGTTTCACTACCACCTTGTCCGCATTTCGTGAAGGGCTTATCAGCGACCCCCGTAAGTTCTGGAAACGAACGACAGCAGTAGGAGATCATGAACGCTACCTCCTTGCAGACCGGGTAGGTGGCGTACTTATACTCAACGAGGAAGTCGAAGTGCTACACCGCTTCCCGCACTTCGGAGCCAACCTGGTAGCCGACGAGTACGACGATGCAAGTGATTGCTGTACATTCACAGTGGGAACCACTGAATACGTGGCGATCACTATGCGCAGCCACCACATCTGCAACATCTATGAGTACTCTCTCGATGGCACCTTCCAGGCGAGAATTGGAACTATCGATACCCCAGGAGATACTTCTACACTGCTGAACAACCCGGTAGGCGTAGCCTGCGACGAAACGAATAGCATCCTCTACATTCTGTGCGCAGAAGGACAGCCAGCTGGAGCCACCCTAAACCGTGGGTACGTAATCTCTTTCGACATCACCGTACCCACAGCTCCTGTGTACATCGCACACGAAATGTTCTACGTGACCACTGGTAGCCTCCTGAGCGCTGAGGTCACCACCGCTACCGATATCTTCTTCCACGGTGGGCTGCTTTGGGTGTCCAACGGCAACAGTGAAGTCGGTGCTATTGATCTCTCCGGAACGTCCCCCAAATGCTTGAAGTATATCGAAGCATCCGGAGCCGGGTACTCCCTCTACTCACCAGCCCAAGTGTACGTGCACGACTTGCTAGGAGGTTTCAAACAAGTTTTCGTAGCTAACGGAGCCGCAGGCTTCATCGAGCAGTTCGACTACCTGACCCTGTCTCATCAGAAAACCTACGGCTATCGTGCGCTCGAAGACGAGCTCAATAGCTACAACAGGATGTCCACAGAAGTGTACGGTGCTGTGGGCTTCGCGCAAGGAGTTGTAGCAGACCGCGTAATGCTAGACGACGAGGAAACGGATGTCATGATCTGTGCAGACCCGCTCAATAAGCGGTTGCACCGGTTCAACCTCAACGCGTACACAACAGACAACTTCGCCAACTTCGGGCTGCTGCAATTCGACGTCCCTGTTTCCATTGAAGGCTGGACTGTAGCAGGAGATATCCCAACAGACATGCTACGTGTCTACTATCGCTTCGCAGAGACTGAACAATTTAGAGAGCTCAACTGCGCGTCGGCAAGTATCCCCTCCACCTCCACCGTGCAATTCCGCGTGTCCGTACAGCTAGACCCGCACAAGTTTGTACGAGATTGGTACATCAGGGAGCTCATCATACACGGTAAGCAAGCCTAAAGGAAAGCGCTATGGTTACCCAAATCGAAAAGCAACCAATCTCCAGCGGGCTGGTTGTTCTATCCATCACCACCTCGGTGATAAATAGCTCACCTGCTACAGTGAAGGTGACACTAGTTGCACGTGAGGAACTTCTGCCAACATCGACAGACTACATCACAGCGCAAAACATGCTGCCTGAAATAGTCAGCCGCGCTGGGCTCGAGGAGGACGTAGAGTTCACAACTATTACCGAAGAGTCCCACACGACTGCATCCAATGGCAACCACATCTACAAGATGCAGTTGGACGCAGCGAACAGCTAACCAAAGGCAATTAGCTGCACGATGGCTGTAGAAATCACCACCCAGGTGACGTCAGCAACACGCGTCTACGCAGTTCGCGTTACGCTGAAATCCCTCGACCCTATCGTAGACCCAGAACAGTACGTTCTGCAGGATGAGGAAAAAGCGAGAATAACTTCGCTCGCTGGCCTGCCTGAGAATACAGTCTTCCTGGGAAGCCGCCTACTCCAAGAAGGGTACATAGGGGACATCCAGTTCTACATTGTTCTGCTAACGCTGGAACAGGTCCCTACACCTGTCACTGCACACACGCACGACCACAATACCGTATTTATGCCGCTGCGGGAATCGTACCGCGATGGCCCCTACATCGACCTCGACCCCAACCTCGGACCCGTAGACATCTGGGCCACTCAAGGCACCGTGGATTACCTACGCGTTCGAGACGGCTCCACATACTTCCTCGAAGTCAACCAAGAAGGTCAACTGCGCATCGGTGGCCACGTAGAATTTACCACTGACACCGTCTACGACATCGGCTCCCTAGACGACGGAGTGCAACTACGTAGACCTCGAGACGTCTACATCGGTAGAGATAGCTGGACCGCACGAGATGGCTACTTCGGCACCTCTGCGAAGAGCCCCACCTACTACTTCGACCCGCAGCAAGCAACTACTCCCAGCACCGACCCGCTCGACCGTCTGATGTACTGGAACTCTGGTGACAACCTGGTACACGTTTGGGACGGTGCCACCGATTACCCATTAGGCGGCGGGGGAGGGCCCGACTACGACGGCGTGATCTTCATCTCCAACCTCACGCCCAACATCGGCAACATCGACGTCACCCTCACGGAGAATGGAACCCGCGTAGCCAGCGCAGCTGCTAGCCCGGACGTGACCGTGATCACGGTTCACGTCTTCGCCTACACCGGACACGTACAAGTCCGTCCAGACGTCGACGTGAATGGAGAACCCGTCGTCTGGAGTACCTCTCCAAACCAGGACCCAACAGCGTACCACGGAACAGCCGACCTAACAGGATTCACACTCCCGTACACAATCACAGCCACACACCAAGATGGAAACTCGTACACCATCATCGTGACCGAAGACGCAAAGCCACAAATAACCACCCTCGAATTCACGGGCGGCTACCCTGGGACGCAAACCGAGCTCAAGGCTACAGACACCTTCGACATCAATATCCAAACCGACCTGCAGTTTGTCAACGTCGAAGTGGAAAACAGCGGCGCCTGCGAAGCAATGAGCTTCAGCGTAGCACCCACAACCAACCATACCTTCGCCTCCGATATCGCAGACCGAGGTACCACCACCCAAGCACTCCCAGCACGTGTGAGAGTACAACGCTCCACGGGAACCTGGTCGGATTGGGTGTATACCAACGCAGGCGGCGGAACTGTAGACGGCAAGGACCTCGTCTTCCTCAACAACCTCTACCCAACAGTAGGGGCGATGGACCAGTCGGATATTACGTACCCGGCAACACAAGAGGCAATAAAAGACGCCGAAACAGTCACCGTGCACTCGATCTGCCTCAACTTCGACACAATCACTTACTTTTCGCCACTAGGACAACTCTCGATTCCCAGCCCCAACACATACGCTGCAAACAAAGCTGGAGTCGCACGCAGCGCTGGTGGCTACAACATCACCAGCCCGAACTACCAGATCTCCGCAAACCGAGCAGCCAACGATGCAACTACAACCGAGAATGTCGTAGTCTACATCGCACACGACTTCGCCCAAATCCAGATGACAGAACCCGCCACCAGATTGCGCACTGGCGGCAACGATGGCACGAGCACGCAAAACCACACAATCACGCTAACCGCCAACCAGCGCCTTATCACCGCCCCCACTATTGCCGCCCCACCTGCTGGCGGAGGAACCTGGCAGGGAGCTGGCTGGACCGGCGGACCCGAAGTGTGGACCAGAGACCTCCAGTGCCACGACAATGACACTGTGGGCACGTACGCCTATGGTACCCTAGCAGCCACCAATCTGGCAAACAGGGTGACCACCACCTACACAGGAGATAGCAACTACATTATAGGAGGATTCGTATCAAGAACGATCACGCTGCCCGCGTTCAACAACGAAACGACGTTCAATGCAGCAGTGGCCGACTACGCTAAATGCACGCTGGAGTGGGCGTTCAAAGACTTGCCCAACAAAAGAGCGTTCAACACCACGACGACACCAGACCCCAACAGCTGGTGCTTCGCAGGCACGATTGGTAGCAGCCCAACTACGGCGCGGATCCTCGATACAGCAGCAACCAGCTCGAGCTCAGACGATACAGATGTGACCGTGGAGGAGACTGTATAATGGCAGACCCGGTCCTTAATCAGTTTGAGATTGAGCGACGGGTCATCACGTGGTCCCCGTTGACCACGCTGAACGACAAGGTTACTCCTCTCGGCTACGACGGCGACCCCAACGCAGTAAATCCTCTCGGGACTCCAGGTGAACAGTGGCTGTACAACCTGCCCATCGGACAGTTCTATAAGCAAAGCAATGCCACTCTTTGGTGGAAGACCACCACCCCAAACACGTGGATAAATATCGCTGCCGGAGGTAGTACTGGCGCCGTCGTTGGTACCTACACAGGGCCCACCGTGAACGTGGCTGATGCCGTGTACGTGTCCGCAGCAAACACCGTTTCGCAGGCAGACGCATCGTCGCCAACAGGAGCCAACTTCACCGTCGGAATCTGTATCGCAAAACCCGACGTTGCTACAGCCACGGTCCAGTACGCTGGAGAAGCTGCCGTATTCAGCGGCACCCTCGTAGCTGGCGACACCTACTACCTTGATACTACTGCAGGGCAGATCACGAATAACGTTTCTGGACATGGTGCAGGAGACACCATTCAAATAATGGGAGTCGCTAAAGACAGCAACACTTTGGTAATTCATCCGCAGTTTATAGCGATTTTATAACAATGCAACGAATCACCTATAGAGGAAAAAGGTACATTCGCGTAGCCACCGATTTGTACGGTATCCAGTGGTTCGCCAGCAACGAAGTCGGACCCCTCATGCGTGTGCTTCAACAATGGGGCTCCAAAGACAACCCGAAGGTCGGTCGCGTCTTCTGGCACGACGAAAAGCACAAATGGGTCCTCGTTCCAGGAATGCCATCAGAAAATGAAGTGGCGAGGTATCTCGCGAAAGACGACCCTGAAAAGTTCAAAAAAGAGCAACGCTATCTGCGCTCAGTAAGCTACAAGGAGCTCGAGGATAAATGCAGACGCTGCATGGGCATCGATTGGAGCCTCGTGAAGAACGTCTTCAAGGAGCTCCAGTATAGGAAGCAGAACGACTAATGGCCAAGGACCTGCTGAAAAAAGCTATCCGTGCTGCTGGCATCGCTCGCGCTTTCGAGGTGCTCGACCCTGACGATTTCCTGGGAGCTATCGACCAGGCGAACGCTTACGACTCCCTAGCGAACGGGAGCTTCCATCGTTTCCTGGAGAGTATCATACGCCCCACAATCATGCCTGCTACCTGGCAAAAACTGGCTGACCTTGGATGGTCGGACGATGAGATCGCGGGCCTTGTAGATGGAGGCCTGATTACTGAAGCTCCGGCAACCCTCGTCTCCGCTATCAACGCAGGCGCACTTTCGAAGAACGAGTACGACGAGTTTGCTAATTACCCCAACCAAGAAGTGGAAATATTTTACTACGACAAACCTGCGTATATTATCAATTCTTGGCTACAGGGCAAAGTGATGCTTCCAAAGATAAACAAAGACGCGTATTACGAAGGGTAAACGATGGCAGTCAAAATCTGGAACAAAGGCTCGTTCAAACTTGTAGTGCCTGGTGTTGGTGGGCAAGCATTCAATATTGGGGAAGCACGCGTTTACCAAGACGTTGAGTACGACTCTCTGATTAACAATGGTAACGTGCAGTACCTCCTTCGTAAGGGAGTACTGAAAATAAAAAATCTGGATGATATGGACATCCAGTTTTCTGGGAGTTGGAACGAAACTCCGCACCTGACAATAGGAACCCACGAGTACTGGATTGACGCTACAGGTACTACACGGGTGGTAGATGGAACACCAACGTCGGACACAGACGGAGACCCGTTGGGTGCGGCAGACAAAGCTGTCTCGATTTACTCAGACACGATACCGGTTTCAGGACGTCCGTTCGCCCAGGTGCGGTCAGCGTTTTTCAGCTGGTTCGAAAACCGCGTCATGGGAACCTGGGACACCCTGTATAAGTATTGCTACTGGAGCTTGAAATATCCGGGAAGCACTTGGACGGAGTACCGAAGATTTGACGCAATCAACGATCTCTTCAGCTGGATGGAAACAGTAATCCCGTCTGCTGGAGGTGTCTACACTGCCAGTGTCATGAATTTCCGTACAGAAGAACGAGTTGATGTGAGTGACTCGTTCCCGCACAAGGTGGTGCATAGAAATTCATTGGTAGCTTCTGTTCTTGGAAAATACAAATACAACCGGCGCACGCAACCATATGGAGTTTCTAGTGCGTTTAACGCTCCTCAATACTACACCAACTATTACGGTGAGCTCGCTCAACGGATTGTACAAGCCGACACAGGAGTGCTCCCTATAGTCAATGAGGACAACGCTATTTGGCACACCATTCGGGTGCGCAGCAAACACGGGCTCCCAAAGGTTGGGTCTATTGTAAACGTGCCTCCAAACGCACGTGGTGCTGTATGGGATACAGCAGCAGTAAGTTGGGTAGTTCCGGCGCCTGCAGGAAGTTACGTTGTAGGAAACCCATTCATTCTACAAGAGTATGGCAGGAAAAGGATTCTACAGGTTGTGATACCGTCTGGCCCACGTGATTGGGGGCTTGCTGCCACGAGTGCTGTATCTGCAATCATATTTCCAGTAGATCTGTCCGGCCGTTGGCGTGCTTACTTGATGTACCCATACAACTACGATTCGTTTGCCACTGAATCTTTTGACTTGGGCACCTATGAGCTCACACTCAAGCTGGTTTACAGGAACACGTCGCGCCCAAAGTATGTTGTGGTGGCCGATCCATGGTACACTGTTGGAACGGACGACGAGCACTACATGTGGTCCCACTGGACCGTTGTAACCCCGAGCCCGTTAAAGCTCAGCTCGGTACTCGCACAGCGACAGCCAGGTTGCGTAGGGTACAATCCTGATAGCAACAGTTACCCGGACAAAGTGTACGTAGCTAGGAGAAACAAGCTTACGGGCATGAGATCTGCCTGGTATCCACTTTATTCTATAAGAAGGAGGGTACCGCATGCGACGTACCGATTGCTCCCTGCACGGTGCGCGCATTAAATTTAGCGAGGAGCCGTCCTGGTAGTAGGGATGGTTTAACGCGCTGCCCTGGTAGTAGGGGCGGCATAATGAGCAGCCCTGGTAGTAGGGGCTGCTTGCTAATGCGCATCGAACATTCTGTTGGGTGCTTATCAGCAAGCGGCACACAAGGAGACTAACGATGCCCCCAGTGAGCGCAGATGTTGGAGGGTTCAGTGTAAACACGAAGCACACAGCTACGCTACGTCTGCAGAGTGACGGGAGTCTCGATGTAGAGGTCACGGCTGATGGCGAAAAAACTGTATTGGAGATGCTGAAGGAGGTTGTAGCAGAGATTGGAAGTATAGAGCTGCCAGACCCGTTGCCTGCTGAATGGACGGAGATCGCTACGGTACCAGCAGATGGTGCTGAGCTCACCCTTTCAGTAGGGATTCTTGTACAGTACACTGAGCCCGCATAAATCTTTTCGCTTGCACAGGAGTTTTTAATTGGGTGTGCGGATCACAAATTTGTTGATGACGAGCCCGGTTGGGTTACCTAATCCAGTCGACGATAATCTTGGTCCGCGCCAAACAAAGGACTACCAGTATGTAGAATACGACAAGCTCACCAACGACTACAGGATACGCGATCTCCTTACCAAAAACATCATCAGAATTGTTAACCTGGATGAGGTGATCGATTACGTGTCGGAGTGGGACCAGGAGCCAAAACTACGCCTAGGTGGGTACACTTATTGGGTAGATGCTACAGGAGCACTGAGGCAGAAGTTTGGAGAACCCACACATGACCTGGACGGTGTAATAATTGGACCAGGTGGAATAGTTCCTGCACACGGCAGCACGCACGTCTTCGATGGAGCCGACCCCATCCCACAAATTGAACTGCTAGAAACAGAATGGGCATGCCCAGCTACAGTGGCAATTCGGGATGTAGTTTATCAAACGGGACCAGATAGTGTAGACAAAGCTCGTGCAAACACAACTGCTACAATGCCAAGCGTAGGAATAGTGCGAGCTAAACCCAACCCAACCACGTGTATCGTTGGGCGTTCAGGAGAAATGACCGGGTTTACTTTAACTGCTGATAACTACTACTACGTTTCAGCCACTACTGCGGGCGCTGTCACTATCACTCCACCATCCACAAGCGGGAATGTTATACAGCAAGTAGGCTACGCGAAAACTGCTTCTATTCTGGTCGTGGAGCTCAGTAGACCCCTGAAGAAGGCTTAGGAATGGCTAACTACCGTGCCATAGCATTTGATCCCACCCTGCCCCGAATCGACACCGAAATTGCCGATACTGATACACTACTCGTCGGTAACATCGCGCCTGCAACAGGAAGCCTCACTATAGGAAGTGATGTACTCGCAACAAACTATGATTTTGGAACCGCCGTCAACAGATTAGGAGATATCTACTGCAACAATCTAAACGCCAACAATATTATCGGGCCTATCAATACCGACGGAACAAACGCCAACGTCTGGGCGGTAAATCAGGACGCGGTTCCAGCGGTTGCTGAAAATGTGGGGGTTATGTGGGAGGCCACCGATGGCGTTACTACCCTCCACAATTGGAGGCAGCTAACCGTAACCAGTGGTCGAGAATTCCACGTTCAGTACAAGACCAACCCTACAGACCCCAAAGACCTTTCAGAAGGCGGCTATACTACAGCTATCGGTTACGACGGCCCAACCAACGTAACCACTGTTTATGGTAATCTGGATGCGAGCAGCGGAATAGACGTCCTCGCTGGTAACCTAACCCTTCCAGCAACGTCCGGTGCAGGAAACGGTGTAGTGGAGCTCGGTGGAACCCGATTCCTACACGCCTACAACAATAATCTTTTCTTGGGGCGAAACTCCGGCAACTTCACCACATCAGCTGGAGACATTCTTGGAGTAGGCAGCAACACGTTTAATTCGGTCACAGGCCCAACAAGCCGCTGTGTTGCTGTAGGAAATTACGCGCTAGAAAATATGACAGCAGCCGGTTTCAACACTGCTGTTGGTTACTACGCGTTAAATAGCACAACAACGGGTCAACGAAATACTGCTCTTGGTACCGGCGCTGGCAGTACGCAACAAACAGCCAACGATACAATAGCTATTGGTTTCAACACTCTCGACGCTCTGAACACAGCAAATGGCATCATTGCTATTGGTAGTGAAGCCTTTGGCGCCGCCACATCAGCAGAGTATGGCGTAGCAATTGGCTACGGAGCAGCCGCACAAACTACAAATGGTGACGCAAACACTGTTGTTGGTTACGAAGCACTCTATTCCAACACGCAAGGCCACGACAACATTGTTCTCGGGTACCACGCCCTCTACACAGCCACAAACGCTAGAGATTGCATTGCACTGGGGACAGATGCTCTACAGCTTAACCCCGGCGGTACTGGTAACATCGCAATTGGTAGGGCTGCACTACAAAACAATGTGAGCGGAACCGAAAATACAGTAGTCGGGTACAGAGCAGGATCTGTAGGAGCTTCTGGAAGCAACAATGTATTTATAGGTTTCCGCGCTGGCCAAAACGAAGCGGGAGACGACAAACTATATATCTCCAATAGCAGTACTAGCACCCCGCTAATTTACGGAGATTTTTCCTCGAGCGAATTGACAGTCAACGCAGACGTGCTCCAAACGTCTGCTGAGCCCTTCATTATCAACTATGATGCTGCTGGGGGAACCGCCGAAATAGCAGGGCACGTTGTGGCAGCTGGTGACGGATCAGGTAATATTGAGTCCTGGAGAACCCGCTTACTAGGTCCAACATCTGCTCTATGGTTTGAGCACAAAACAAACCCAACCGACCTAACGGATTTAACAGAGGCCGGGTATACTCAATTCCTGAGTTTGAATCCAGCTGGTCCTACTATAAATGTGCAGACGGATGTACTAGCAACCGGCCACGACTTTGGTACTGCCGCAAATAGATTGGGAGACGTCTACTGCACCACCATAGATTCAACAAACTTTAATTCTGACGGAACCAATTCTAATGTTTGGATAGTAAATGAAGATGCTGCTGCTGGGACACCAGAAGATACAGGGATAGCTTTACCCTCTGCAGATGCGTCGGATGTAGAAAATTGGCAGATAGTATCAGACGCATCTGCTCAAGATCTGCACTTCAAGTACAAACAGAATCCAACGGACCCAGGAGATCTTTCTGAACCAGGGTACCTCCTAGCTTTAGTGTTGGCACAAAATGGCGCGGCTCAGCTAGCAGGAAGCCTAGGCATCTCCGGAACTTCGCTTTTGTTCAGCGGCGGAGCTGGCACAGTAGTAACTTCTGGAGGAAACCTTAATTTAACTGCTGGCGGTTCCGGTGATGTAAATATTACTGCTGGGGGCACCACAGGGGATCTTGTGGTCACCGCTGACAATTGGAATTTAGCCTCCAATGGAAATGTCACTACTGATGGCACCGAATATGATTTCACCACCAACGGAATTGTAGAAGCTCAATCAGGACGTCTTGTTCTTAGGGCGTCTACATTCGTGCAGGGCGATGCTCCGCTGGTGGATTTGAGGACGTCTGTCACAGCATTAGACGTTCCTTCTGGAACTGCTTTTCGTATTGGCGGGGTTGCACTAACCACAGGTAACTGGACTGCACCAAATGTAGACACTCTACTTGATGGGTCAAACGCCGATGCACTTCATACCCACGCGCAAACGGGCGGAGTAGACATATACCCTCCCTCTGCGACCAATCCTACAACCCCACCACCAAGTGATGGGGATATGTACTATAATACTACATTCGAGTCGTGGCAGTACTACGATGCTACTCGTACCAAATGGCTTTCCATTACTGAATGCGTTTATAGTTGGGGGCATGATAATGCAGATGGAAACCAATTGAGGGGCCACGGAATTATCAATGCTGGTAGTGGTACAGGCATTCTAATTCCTAGAGACTGCACGGTGAAACGGATTACAGCTAGAACAAGAGCAGGCAACGCAACCAAACAATTCGATTTACTGGTAAATGGATCAAGCGTATTAAGCTTTTCATTGGCTGCTGGAACTTACAAAAATAACTCTGCCAATACAGACTTGAATGAAGATGACTACGTTTGGGTTGAGGCGTCTGCCACGGGAGCTGCTTCAAATGATGTAGCTATAATTATCTGGACCTCGTGGAGAACCTAGGACTAGGGCATCATGGCTGAATTCTGGATTCGAAATACTACTGGCGCAGGCTACGAGATAGAAGACTTAGGTCTGTCCCTTCCAGCCGGGGAAGAAATTGATCTGCACTCAGCATACTACTTCGAAGACATACGACGCAGTGTGAACTTGGACACTGGGCTGTCCACAGGAGATTTAGTTCGCCTTGATAGTGAGGGTGGATCGATAATCCCTTATGCCCAAGCTTACGATGATGCTGTTGCTCCACACGAGATTGGGGGCACTGCACATTATGGGCAACTGAGTACCGATGAAGTTACAGAAGGGTCTAATCTCTATTATACGGAAGGTAGAGTTTCAGCGAACAGTGACGTAGCTGCGAATACTACTCATCGGGGGCAGACAGACAATCCTCACGCAACAGATGTCGGTAATCTTGGTAGCGGTTCTTTAGCCGAACTAAACGCGGTTATTACAGATGCTACTCTAGATGATGTGGGAGATCCCAGAGACCCAAACGCGCACGCCTCTAGTCATATTGACGGTGGCACAGATATTATTCCCGACGTGACTGCCACCGAATCTGGGCTAATGCTCCCAGGAGACAAAACAAAGCTGGACGAGCTGAGTGAAGGCAGCATAATAGTTGGGTGCAGAAATGAAACAGGTAGTGTTATTCCAGCTGGCACTCTAGTAGCTTCAGGAGGGTGGAACGACACAGAAGATCTCCCGTTAATCGTAGTGGCGGACAAAGACGATCCAAATGCAAGGCCAGCAATTGGTTATATTGTCTCGGCGGTCAATGATGATACTAATGGGGAGATGTTAGTCCAGGGAGTTATCACGTCGGATACATCATCGTGGGCGGTAACGGACCAACTTGTGCTAGGTGACGCTGGTGATTTTCTGAGACCTCCGCCAGATCAGGACCCATTCACGGGAGAGGTACAAAACGTTGGGAGCGTTTTAAAGTCGGACGTAACAGACGGAAAAATATCTTTCAACGTATCTGGCCTTAACCCTGTAACAGCGTCACAAATATTCGCACTTGCTGGGGTAGGTGGTTCTCCTTCTGGCGCTAATCCTTACGTTACTGATTCGGACGACAGATTAAAGAACCCTGAAAAATATTTTAGGGTTTCTCCTACTGGTGGAGATTACACATCAATTAAAGCTGCGATAGACGCAGCAATAGCTGCTGGCGCGTCTGCTACTAATCCCTACGAGATTGCAGTTTTCCCTGGTACGTACACTGAAGATCCAATGACGGTTCAACCAGGAGTACTGGTAACCACTACGTCTGCAAGTAGGATGGATTCAGTTTACGTAGAAGCCAACAATTCAGCAGAAGATTTATTCACGTGTACTGGTGGGTCTATTTGTGGATTGGAGTGTTATGGAGTTACGGACCCAACAAAAGCGATTATTCGCGCTGCTACTGCAAATTCACTGGTGGTTTTACACGGAGTAGGATTAAAGGGCTGTGCTACGGGAGTAGCAGTTGAAAATGGTGCTAAGGTAATTGCCACTAATTTCTCGATCAATATTGATGCCGCTGGTATTGCAGTTACCACAGGTATTAGCGTTAGTGGTAGTGATTCCTACCTAGGAATGGTTGGAGGATTCTTCTCTGTACCATCTGCAGTCCTTCCCGCGTACGCCAATAACCCTTTACAAACCGGAATCATAGTAGATGATTCTGCGGAAGCATATATTGTAGGGGCTACATTTAGAATAGCTAACAAAGACAATACACCGGACGCGCTCCTAGCCGATAATGGTTCCAAATGCACACTTCTTGCTAGCGAAGTATCCAATTGCTACAGAGGAACTCGCATCGGGTCGACTGGGTCTGATACAACCTTTATTATCCAAAGTTGCGCTTACTTTGGAAATACTATTAATGGTCAGTGTGATAGCGCTACAGGAGTATTTTTAGTCAGTGCCTCCTCAGATGAGTTTAAATGGTCCGCTGTTCCTGGCTCAATTCTTTCAGGTATAGTGCAATCTACTTCCTTTGCCCGCACTTTCCTCGCCGGAGATTTTAGTTATTGGTTCACAACTTTCAAGTCTATGGCGTTGGAGAAGTGGTTCCACGACCAAACCTCCACTGGAATAACAGAAGACAGTGATGGCCTTGTCACCGATGGTGGTGGGCTAACTGTAGATGTCTCTGCTGGAAATGGATGGATTTCTAGACAGGCCAACGATGATGCTTTCGATGTTTTTTGGGACGCTGTTACTGGGCTTTCCCTAACTGCGGACGCTTCTAATTACATTGGTTACGATTCTGTCTCAGAAGCTATCACAGCTGCTACGTCGGAACCTGGCTCTACCACGTTGCTACTCGCTATCGTTGAAACCGGACCAACCAGCGTAAGATTCATTCACCAAACTAGAAGCATCAGTCACGGGTTTGGTGCGAAACTTCAGAATTATTTAAACACCACACGTAAGCTGCTTTTAAAGTCGGGATTAGCTGTTACAGCAGGAACTACTGGTACTAGATTTGAGCTGGGCAGCGGCAGTTACTACCGTGCCGTAGATATTATTACTTATGCTGGTAGCGGTGGTGATGCTACGTTCTCTTATTTTTATGGGACCAATGGTGCGACAGAAGTAGCGAGCCAGATTGACGTAGACACAACTAATTATGACGATTCGGGGACACTTACAGCGATGACTGCTGGGTATTTCCGGTCTGACACAGTGATCTTAACTTCCGATGGCCGTATATCAGTTATTTATGGAACTGAGGAGTTCTCCACCCAAACTTTGGCTGAAGCTGCTTCGCTAGAGAACAAACCCACATTCATAGAAGAGAGTGGTATTTATCTTTCGCGTTTAATTGTGGAACAGGGAAACGGTATAGTTTCGTTTGTAGATGAACGTCCTATTGGCGCTTCATCGGGGTCGGGTGGGACTGCAATCACTGTGCACGGAGATCTAGCTGGTTTAGGGTCGGATGACCACTCTCAGTATCTTCTGACCAGTGGGGCCCGCGCAATGGGTGGCTCCCTAAACATGGGGAGCAACAACATCTCCAATGTTGGTACGGTAGATGGCGTAGACGTATCATCTCATGCATCCAGGCATGTTCCAGGGGCTGCCGATTCACTATCTACTGGTACCCCAGTAGCCGTACAAGTAGGAGCTTCACCAGCGGAAGGAACTGCTAATAATTTTGCTCGTAGTGACCACCAGCATGGTATTACTACTGGAACGCCGGTAGCTGTTGGGGCAACGAACGCACCAGGAAGTGCTTCCACTGTTTCACGTTCAGACCACGTACATGCTGGCCTAGACAGGGAAGCGGCAGACTTTGATTCTTTTCCCTCGAGTGCTGACATTGGTGCAGACGATCTTTTCCTGATCGAAGACAGCAGCGACGGCTACAGCAAAAAGAAAATAAAGTTTAGCACAGTAGAGGGAGACGTTGATCACCTCACTATTCTAAATAGGGGGGTCAACAGTCATGCGCAGATTGACAACCACCTAGGTGATGTCACTACTAACCCGCACAGCGTAACTGCTGCCCAAGTAGGATTGGGAAACGTCACTAATGATGCTCAGGTGAAAGCTTCTCCTCCCAGCACCGACCACGCGTTAACTCGGTGGAATGGAACAGGAGGAGACTTGTTACAGGACACAGGCATCGTAGTAGATGACAATGATATTACTACGTGGCCTGGATCTACATTTACCAACATACTGAAAATTGACCCCACCAACGACGAAATTTCTATTGGAGGAGCAGCTGAATCTAACTACTGCCTCACGCTCCGTGGAGATACGGATAGGAGCGGACTGTATATTAAAACAGCCAACGATGCTAATACGTACCCGCTACACATAGAGAATAGCTCTGGTACCACAACCCAACTACTGCACCTCGATAAAGATGGCCCTATCGGGTTAGGAACAACCTCTCCTTCGTACGGTATAGACAATAGACACCCGGTTGCCAGCGGAACCGCCGACTACAACACAGCTGAAGGCCTGTACAGAATTGGCGGTGAACGTGCAAACGATGCTGTTACCGCCTACGACTCACTAGGTAACCAAGCATTTACCACACTAACTCAAATTAATTTAGACGCTACTACAGTGATTGGAAACCTGTACACACTAGCATCAGATGCAATCACTGTTAATGCGGATGGCAGATACAAAATTGTGTGCGAAACAACTATTGGTATAAATAGTGGTACTACGCGAACAGAAAGCGAAGCTTCTTTGTTTTTGGACACTGGATTAGGATTTATAGAAGTGGCAGGTACACGTGCACGGATGTATCATCGAAACGCTTCGCAGGGTGCCACTTCTTGTAGCGCCACAGTTGTTTTAGATCTCAACAACGGAGACAGTTTAGCCATTGGAGTTGAACGCCTGTCTGGCCCAAGTATATTGAGAACAATTGTCTATGGAACCAGATTGACAGTAATGAGGTTGAGCTGATGTTGGGACCTGGGTTTGAATACACGTACAGCATCTCTTCAGATTTCCCTCTTGGAGAAGTGAACATAGCACTGCTGGAAGAGGAAATAAGAGTAAGCACTATCAAAGCAGCCCTACGAGGTGTCAGTACAAAAGGGGATGTGTGCAACATAATATTTGTTACTGAGCTAGACACAGATGACAAGACTGTTTTAGACGGTAACACCTCCCCTCCTAGCGGCTCTAGTATTATTGGTAGCCATGATGGGAACCCAACACCAGAAGAAGAACTGTGGTTCGCGGAATCGGAAAAAGAGTACAAAACAAACAGAACTGAATATGTTGATACACTTACGCTCAACGTTCCTCTCATTCCCAGTGGAAGCTATTATATCCATTGGGGCTTCAATCTAAGCGCAGCCAAGTACAACAAAGATGTAAAATACAGAATTGTTTTGGACGGGGTTACCGTATTGTTAGAAAAAGAAGTAAGTCCAGCTTTGAGTATGGGTGATGGTGGTTGGAAGGGGGCCTCAATTGAGCATAGTTTTTTTACTAAGCGAGCTCTTACGGAAGGTTCACACAGTATAGCAATTCAGTTTGCCTCCTCGCATAAATCGCAAACAGCAAGCTTGAGCGCAGCTCGTATTGAGCTGATGCAGGTGTAGTAAAATGGCTGCAACAAAATACACATACTCAATCCAAAACGACTTTCCAAATCACAAGGTAGACATTCCTCGTTTAACTGAGGAGATAGAGGAAAGCGAAATCACTGTTGCCTTAGACTACATTGAGATTGTTGACGACGATTGCAATATCTGGTTCAAGAACGAACTAGATGGTGAAAACAGGAACAGACTAGACACTGTTGTTGCTAATCATAGTGGAGAGCCACTGGAAGACGACGCAGTAGAAGTTAAAATTGAAGGCGCTCGTTTCGACAGCGATGGGAAACAGGTGATTGTCCCAACACCAGCTCCAGGAGGATCTTACACGTGGTATACCTCTTGCGGAGACGATCTGGGACCACCCGTTAAACGTGGTGAAGGTACTGTTGCTCACATCGTCTACGCTGCTGAAGAGACTGGAGCAAAAAATATAGAACTCCAATTTGCGGAAGGCGTCTACCTCCACGATGGCGAGATAAATTGGAAGCCCGTCAGTGGCTTCAGTGGAATAGATCTCTTTTCGGTCTACGTAAAGTTTGCAGTCAGCTCTGTTACTCCCAACCCGGGCGGCACCGGTAACTGCAACCTGATGGATGCCCCGTACAATTACATCGTTATCCCAGCAGCAGGAGATGGAGAATACGATGTCGACCTCTCTGCTGCGGTTCCTATCCCAGACAGCTCCGGTCCGTGGGTGGTAAACGAAAGAACTGAAGAGATAACTATTTACACCGACTCTGCAGAACTCGGAAAGTACGATCAAAGAATCCAAATATTACTTGTAGAACCACCCCCCATTTACCTCTGTCGCAACGTTAGCCTAGGTTCACCTAGAGGCGTGTTTGAAATTGATGCATATTTAGTAGAATGGATAAGCCGTCACTGGAAACTAGGTATGGTTCTAGAGAAAAACTACGCAGGAACGGAACCGTGTGAGATGAACGGATTTATGATGCTCTTCCGATGGCATGCTACATCGGAGTAACGGGAGAAAGATAATGCGCGGTCTTGTTATGAGTGGGGGTGGAAGCAAAGGCGCTTTCACCCAAGGAGTACTAACCGAGCTGGTAAGGAATAACTACGAGTACGAGTTTGTTAGCGGAGTAAGCGTAGGAGCTCTCCAGGCATCAATGATTAGTCAGTACCCCATCGGGGTGCTGGATGACGCTGTCAATGCACTAGATGACATCTGGCTCGGACTCACCGGAAATAAGGACATCTACAAACGCTGGATCTGGGGAATGCTAGCTGGTCTGATAGCTAAAGACGCATTCTACAACTCCAAGGCTCTCCAAGAGCTAATCAAGGAACGCGTAAAAGATGAACTGGCCCAGGCTTCGGGTAGAGAGATACGAATTGGCTGTTGCGCGTATGGCGGTGGCCATTACTATGAAGCCGACCAAAATACTAAAAACCTGTGGAAGTGGGTTTGCGCATCCAGTGGCCTTGAACCATACCTACTTGGTAGATGGATTAAAGACGATTTCTGGATGGATGGTGGCTATCGTTGTGTGACTCCTCTTCAGAGTGCTATTGATGCTGGCTGTGAAGCCATAGACGTCATCCTCACTGGCCCTCCCGTAACGGGTAAGAAAGATCCTCACGACAACTGGTTAGGCACTAAACGTAATGCCGCCACCATTGGAATGCGTTGCGTTGACCTCATGAGCTCTGAAATATTCCTACGAGATGTGAAGTACGCACTGCTCTGCAACAAGCTTGTCGAAGCTGGACATCCCGACGCTGAAGGAAAGAAAAAACTAGACATCCGCATCTTCATGCCACCACATGGATTAGGAAGCGGGCTGGACTTCGATCCTAAACTAGTAAGGAAACGTAGAGATATTGGCATTGAAGTAGCAAAGCAGATACTGGAAGCTGAGGAGTAGCAGATGGGCAGCTCCACCGTACTGTGGGGTGCTCTCATGGGACTGTTTGTCCTGGGAGTATACCTCGCAGACAAGTTCAAAAACAAGGAAGAAGAGGAAAATCCATCTGCCACGTGGATGCAGCGGCATGCGGTTGTCATCGGAGCACTGGCTATCGTGATCCCCCTCATAGTTGGGGTTGTGATAGTGAGTACTGTCGACAATGGGAACGAAAAGGTCACCGAACAAAAAGTAGTATACAGTCCTGCAAAGGTCACGGCACCTGAGCCGCCAAAGCCAGAACCTGTCCTCAAGCTGGTCATCTCCGACGGTTCCAAAGAAACAGATGTAGCAGCGCTCAATCGTTGCGCGTCCGACGAGGTCACGCTTATCCAAAATGGGATTGTGCAATGTACGGGGCTTGAATCACCTGCGGTGAAAGCGTGGATGGCCGACGTTCGTGTACATGAAAAGCAGGCGATGGAGAAGTTCATCCGGTACCAGGCTAAGCAGAAGGTACGCGCACACATACGGAAGTTCCACCACAAGCATCTGCGGGTACATCCCAAGAAGCGGCCAAAGGTGATGCGGCAAAGTTTCTGGTGGCTTCAGGAGAAGCCTGGATCTGATGAGAAGGTGGTCACGAAGACCACGGTAAAGAAGAAGCCTTTCAAGGACAGGTATGCTGCGCTGTTCTACTTCCTGGCGTTGGTTCTGGGTGTGCTGGGGACGTACTACTGGGACTACGCAGACCAGAAGAGTAAAGGGCTGTCTGTCAAATTTCAGCCGCATCTCATTGTGATGAGCTTCATCATCGCCGCGATGGTGTATTACTCGATCCAGCAGGGTCTCGAGAAGGAGGCAGACAAGCTGTCCCTACGCGGAGTCATCTTCGCGTTCAACAACGGTCTGATGTGGCAGACGGTACTGACTAAGTATAGACAACGAGGCAAGAACGGGCAAGCGCCTGGAGCTCCAGCTACCGAGCAGCCTACAGCGTAGGAACCAGAGCTCATCTTGTAAAATCAGGGAAGAGGAGAACAATCCCATGAAGAAGATCACATTGATGTTTGCTACCCTAGGATTGGTAGCTGTACTGAGCGCTCCAGTCGACGCGCAGCCGATGGGAGCTCCGGCGCCTGCAATGCGAGCTGCTCCGATGGCTCCAGCAATGGCAGCTCCTGCGATGCGAGCTGCTCCCAAACCGCGCCCTCGTCCAGCAGTAAAGAAGCCGAAGACAGCGCCGAAACCAGCGGTAATGACTGCAGTAATGGCGCCTGCTGCCGCGATGGCTGCACCAGCAGTTATGGCTCCCGCGATGGCCGCTGTGCCGACTATGGCTGCCCCTGCTGCAATGGTGCCAGCTCAGCCTGCCAAGGCTGCTCCAGCGGCTAAGAAAGACTCGAAGGGTAGCGTCATCGGAGGATGGATCCTCCAGGTGATTCTCTACCTTCTAGGTGCCTTCCTGACCGTCTTCATCCCCATCTTCACTTCGTGGCTCTACAAGAAGTTCAAGATTTCAAATCTGCAGAGCAAGCAGATGGTTGACGACATGGTTTTGAAAGCGGCGATGTTCGGTATCGGGAAGGCCGAGGAAGCTGCTCACAAGCTCAAAGACAACCCGATGGACAGCGCTGAGAAGCTCGACCTGGCCATAAAGACAGCCAACAAGTACCTGGTAGACTCTGGGCTCGCGGAGAAGGGATCTGCCTACTTGGGTGATGTAATCGAGTCTGCGCTGGGACTCAAGCGGACTGAAGGAAACGGTGAGTCAAAGACGACCGCAGCGCCTGAGGAAAAGCCGGAAGAGAAACCAGAGGAGAAAAAAGACGAGCCCAAGAACGATAAGTAGCGGCTCTCTGGGGGACTACGAGCTCCCCTTACCAAAGGGAATATTACGATGCCTGACACATTAACCCCTCCCAAGACGGAAGAAACCCCTAAAACAGAAGAGAAGAAGGCTGATACGCCCAAGGTGAGCGAGGAGCTCAAGCAAGACCTCAAGAAAGCTACGGGGTCTACTGGCAAAAAAGTTCTTCTGTGGGTGGTGGGCATCATCACTGCTATTGGTGCTGCTGTTGCAGGAGTCTTCGGGATCCTTTATCTGTTGAAGGGGAAGGGTCCAGTGAAGGGCGTGAAGGACGTTATTGCGAAGACGAAGCATGAGACGGCGAAGGCGGACATCGAGGAGAAGATCAAAGTAGCTGAGGCCAAGAAGGCGGAGGAGGCTGTGGTCAAGAAGCTGGAGGAGATCAAGGAGATAGATGATGAGCAAGAGCGTCTGGAAGAGCTCAACAAGTTGCTGTAGGCAGTTTCTGTCTTGGTGGGCAGTAATTATCGCGTTTGCTGCTACGTTGGGTGTGGTGGGGTCGTCGGGGTGCGCGACAGTGAAGGTGCCTCCTGTCATGACGTACGAGCAAGCGAAGAAGGAAGTAGGAGCTCGCGGTTCATTGGTAAGTGGTCCTATTGAGAAACGAGAGGGCTACTCGGAGGGCAAGAGCAGCGTAGTAAAGAAGGGGGATCTGGCCCCGCATGCGGGGATAGTGATCGACGCAGACAAGGCCCGGTATTACGTAGCCATCAAGGCAGAAAGGGACCGGAGGCGTAAGGAGCTCGAGGCGGCGCGGCAGAATCTGGAGATACGGAAGCTCATCAACAAGTCCGCGCTCGAGCACATCGAGGCGAAGGTCCGAGCTCGGAACACGTGGTGGGAGCGCAACAAGGGGTTGATGGGGCTTGCAGTTGGGGTAACTATCGGTATTGGGCTTGTGGTGGGGGTGCTGTACGCGGTCACCAAGGGTGACGGGATGCAAACGAGCTCGAACGCTCACATCATGCGCTGGTAGAAGATGCCGGAAAACAAACAGTGGACAGCATGCTGTCGAGGACGCAATTGCCCTGAAGTGTTCGTTTCAGAGGACGAGGTGCTCATCAAGGATGACCACGGAGGGTCCGTGGCTCTCACTTGGAGAGACTTCGACCTGATCGTAGAAGTGGTCAACAACATCCGTGATAACCCAGCACCGCCTTCTCAATGACACTCTCGTTCCTGCTATTCGTTTTCCTTTCCTACGGATTGGCCTTCCTAGCTGCAGACGCCACCATCTTTGGTGTGTCTACCAAAGCCTTCCTCCAAGACCCCACCGACGAAAAGTACATCCGAGAATCTGGGGTCCTCCCTCTTCGACGCTGGCTTCTACAGTTTCCCTTGAGTTTCGTGCAGCAGTTCTTCCAGAAATTCATGAAGTGCTACTTCTGTATGGGTATCTGGACCGGCGCTGCTGCGCACCTCCTGCTAACCCTCCACGCCTACTGGAATCCAAGCTGGCGTAATAGTTACTTTCTTTGGGGTCCTGTTGACCTCAAAAACCTGGTGGTTGGCTCGATGATAGCTGCAACCGTAGGCGCTACAGGCACTTACACACTAGATCTCTTCATCGGCTACCTCGAACACCACCAGGACTAGAGCTGTACTTATGGGCATCATCAAGCTAACAAAGGACGCAGTCCAACGCCAGATGTACCAAGGGTTGGCGATGCATATCGTCCCCCGAGGGATCACGATGCCCCTCGACATCTTCGCAAAAGGTGACGTGCGCTACGGGAAAAAACTCACCGCTGTGATGCCCCTCTTCACACCCGATAACAGATTCCGCCTCGAAGAAGACGCTATATATCTTATAGACCGCATTACCCTCAACCGTGTCCCAACCTGGATAGAAGCTGGAGGATACATCTCCATAGGTGAACGTGAGCTCCACGAAGTGGCCGACGTCATCGATGACGTCCTTGTTCTTGGAAGTAGGCTTCTTGCAGACCACCCTGAAAGGGAACCCGTTTACCACTACTCCAACCCCATTAAAGTAGAAGGTGCCTACTCAGCAGATAAAAAAATAATCGTAATTGATAGCACCGACTACGTAGTGCGGGGAGACGTTATTGCAATATCTTCCACCCCTGAAATAACCACAGCTTTTAAAGAGTACACCATACTGGATTACAAGTTCGTTAGCTTGGTCAACGGAATTTACCAATACCAAGTTACTTTGGACCGCGGAATCCACCGCGACCTGGACGACGAAGAGATTATCCAAATCCGTGCGTATCTAGCATACAAGTCCAGAATTCTCCCTTTACCTGTTAATGCCAGCTTTGTAAAACAAGTACAAGGACCATTCCTTCTAGATTGGCGCTCCTCTCCCTTCATTACCGGTTTCACTATGAAGGAAACGCAGTATGTTCAAAAATACGATTCTTCTCTATCTGCTTTAGGTGTACCAATTGAAATCAAGAAGAACACTATATTTTTAGAGACCCCTATTAAAGCAGATCAGTTTCTTTTCTGGGACAGAGTAGACGGGGAAATAAACTACGACGCGGATATAGAAAAGTTCCTCGCTCTTTTAAACGATGAAGGAAAATGGTGGCTCAAGCATACTTGCGCTCCCATTATAGAAGTGCCGTTCACGTACGCTTCTGGTTCAATGGTTGCTGTCGACCCAGCAGGAATCGTGAACAACGATTGGTTCCGCATTGACGATGGTGAAAACGCTATGCTGTTCGAGTTCCAAACGAACAGCGCCTACGTCCCAACACCGACATCTGCTTCCACAGGCTGGATCACTGTAAGCCCTGCTGTTGGACTAATACTGAACAACGACAACTTTGTTCTCGATGATGGGTTTGGCACCAGCATCACGTTTGAGTACAAAATCGATTCCACCTTCGTCGCTACGAGTGGAGCTCGAGTAATAGACATCTCATCCGCGGTGTTTGCGGTTGATGTTGCTGTAGCAACGGAGGCAGCAATCAATGCGGTGGCTGCGCTGAAGATTACCGCAAGCAGAATGCTCACAACCGTAAACCTGACACACGATGAAATCAGCATCAAGGGCAACCAGCTCATCACGCTCACAGCAAACCTAATCGGCATCGGCTGGGTAGCATCCCCCGGAGTACCACCATTCACTATGAGTGGTGGTACAGACGACCTGGAAACCATCGATATAAGCGCTGCCACTACCGACGTTGAGGTGGCTATCCTTACCAGCGCTGCCATCAACCGCGCAAACCTCCTGGCTCGAGCAGAATACCCTGGCATCTTCAATTCGTTCCAAATTTTCAGTGAGCTTAGAGGCACAGATGGTAACAACCCCATCACGTATAGCATCACAGATCCCAACTTCCTTATTACTGGCATGGCTGGCGGTACTGGAGGAGCTCAATGGAGCTTCGAGATAAACTCGGACCAAGATATTTTACTGCGCATCAGGTTCTTTCCCAACGATTGGACCAACGTGAATATCACTGCAGGAGTACCCACTCTAGTCAACGCGACGTTGTCATCTACTGATGAACCAATAGAACGTATCGACATTCTCATGAAGGGTGCCGCTGCGGGCGAAGTACAGATGGGTGATTGGAATATCGCTACTCCTCGTGTGGCCGCAGTGTCTCATGAGTACGTTTCGCAAATGGTGGGAGATCACACCTACGCCGCGAACGGCCTCTTTATCAAACCACTATTCCCCTCTCTTAAAGATCTCGAAACCAAACTGGGCTTCTACGGTAAGCTCAACGGCGGCTACCTCCACGTCTAAGGACACGCGCCATGGCAAACATTCCAGGACTCACGTACACGATTCGACAGTCGCTCGACAGACTGCAGTATCAAGCCAACACCTACAATGAAGAATTCGTGCAGCGACTGCTGCTCATGATAGGGCATCCCGACTACTTCACCACACCCGCATACGGAATCGTAAGCGAACAGAACCCTGAAACAGCTGTTTCAGGTACAACTACCGTTCCCCTCACAGTCTCAGTAAATAATAACAACACAGAATCTGTTGATATTAGCCCAGGTATGGCGGTCACAAAAGACGGGATGTGGATCCTCATCCCCGACACAGTACGCCAAATCGAGCTGGACGACCCAGAAGTCGGCATCACAAACGTTGTCTACCTCCGGTACGTTCTCGACCCCGGAGATTCACAGCTGAATGATTACCTCGATCCGGTTATTCCAGTAACCTGGAGACCAGGTTCCCCTAACAGTGCGTCAGAAGCAGATGTACAAGTAGATATCGATACACTCGACGCGTATCAAAACTACGACGAGGATGTGCGCAACAGCTTAGTGCCGATTGCTATCGCCACTATGCAAAACGTGGAAGACCCTTTGACATCTACAGTTACCACACAGATGTCGATTGACCACACACGAGGAAACTACAGCTGGAACCGTCCCTGGTTCTCTGCTGTAGACGTAGAGCATCGAGGACAAATCGGAACCGGCGTATCCACCGCAACCAACCCCCACGCGCTATCACAAAACGATCTAACCGTTGGCGACTTCTCGCCGCTGCAGCTACAACTAGATCACGGGATGATTGTGGCCGACGATAGATCCATTGCCAAGATTCCCGGTGTCCGATGTGAAGTAGCAATCCCCTATGCTTCCATAAAAACCGATGATGGCGCCGGGTCAAAAACATCTGTCCCAAACGCACAATACGTCGAACTTACCAACTATCCTGTACGATTAGGCAAAGTCTGGGTAACAGACGGAATCACCGAAACCGACTACGCTGGAAGTATCGTAGTAGGCACCAACCGCGTAGTAATATGGGAAACCGTTCCAACCGATTGGGCGGTCCATATGTACTACACTAAAGTGGATGCCTGCGAGCCCCCAGTAGGAAGTAATGAAATTCTATTTTCTACCAAGAACCCCAGCGCAGAGGAGCTCATCATCGCGGGGGGCTCTGGGTTTACCGCGCTAACCAACACTCAGGAAGCGTTTGCGGATGCCCAGAAGTTCCCCATGATCTACGAGATCTTGGTAGACGGAACCGGAAGTTTAATCAAGTCCCCCCAAGTAATATACTGATACAAACTACTCACTCCTATAGCCACTTCCGACACGTTCGACATCGACCTCTACGGACCAGCTCGTATCATGTGTGGCCTCGCAGATGCCTCCGGTGCTGGCACCATGGTCGTGAAGGTCCACCTCTACGGCAAAGATGCAAACGGAAACTCAATTGAACACATCTTCGAGTTCGACTCAACATGGGTAGACCCAGGTCCGGTACCCAAAAATACTATCACACCACAAGCAGTTAACAGCAGTTCACAAGTGTTCTCTAGCCTCGACCAGATCGTTATCGATGAAGCAACCGACGCAGGACCCGGTGCCGCTATCATGATGTGGGCTTCCCACAATCCCTACGACACGTACGATAAACTAAAGGATGGATGCCACATCGCAGAAGTGATGTGGGATGGGCTCCGTCTAGCAGAAACACGGGACAAACGTATCATCTCTACAACCGTTCGAGACTTCCTGCTGAAAGCTCCAGCAAATGATTCGTTAATGTACATCGCCAACACGTTGGCAGGCGGAAACTCCACTGTCTACATGGAGGACTTCCGAGCTCCCAGCTTGCACGATATGGTCCCCAACAACGAACGATACGATACCCTGCCGTACGCGCTCCCGATGAACAATATCAGCAAACTGAGGGTGGGTTCCGAGGGGTGGTACCAAACTCGAGCGCTGGATGTGAAATCGGGGTCTGGTGCTACCTGGCGCGTAGTGATGGTTCCGTTGGAAGAGGTACGCTCGGAAATTTATTTCCAGTATCAGAACCCACCACTGGTGTACGCGTACATATCTGGAGTATGGGGTTCTCTAACAACGACCGCGGTGCCAGGGATGAGAAACACTTACGAGGTTACGTTCCCAAGTACACCAGACATGATCAAGGTTGCTGTCAACACAGTTGACTATATTGGGATGCTCGTTTTCGGCTAGGAGCTCGAGATGGCACAGCTGAGATACTACAACTACGGCGCAACACAAGACGACCTAAGCGAAAATACGATTCATTACGGATTGCATCCTAAAGGTGTTTACCGTGGATTCGACTTGTCTGTGAATACGGACAACAATCTGGTAATGGGAGAAGGGTACGGCCTTCAGCACAACGGCGTAATGTGGCGAGAGGATACGGAAACCACATTTAGCTTTACAGCTCCAGGAACAGCGACCTGGTACACATTAGTAGCCACGCACGAGAACCGGCGTTCGCTTGGAGGGGTTCCAGTAGAGTACGCGCTAGAAGAGGCGCAACTTTCCAATTCGGACATATTTGATGGAGTAGTAATTGGGTGGATAAATCATCCTGGTGGTGGGCTCCCCCTAGTGCAGGAATATATCATTGAAGCTCCAAAGTTGGCTGAAGACGACTACACACAACTCGTGGCTACCTCTTTGCCAGTAGAGCTTGTGCCTCCCTTCGAACGCTACGCCAACTCGGCTGTAGGTACAGATATCACGTTCACGGAAAACGAGTTCGATGCAGTAAGTTTCGTTGTGAACGAACGGGTAGAGAATTCCCCCACCGCGCTACCCAACATACAGCAGCTTGTACAGAATTTCAGCTTTTTCGTACAGGGGGACCTACGACCGGTATCCATCGATACCTACGTAGAATTTGCTACATCTCCCAACACGAAGTTGACGGTAGAGCTCTACGACACCAACCAAGCCCCTGTCACAGTTACAGGAGGAACCATTAACGGGTCTGGTGCATGGACAGACCACACGGTCACGGTAGACCAGACTTCAGGAACTTTCGATACTGGAAAGCCCTACACAGTGCGGCTCACCTTCGATGTGTATAAGGGTGAGTATATCCGTGTAGGAAGACTCAGAGTGCATTTCTGGAAGTACCTCTAACTCACGGAGTCATTACGTTGATCACATTAGTCAAATTCATGAAAAACAGGCAGGAAGACGCCCCTCCCAACAACAAGGTAATTTCCAAGACGTTGGGGAAGACGGGAGTTCTTTCTTGGGAGCACATTGAGGACCAGTCGCAAGCTCCTCAACCGGAAGAGTTCTGGTATGTAGAGATTGTGGCGGAGAAGGGAGCTGGTGGTCCTCGAGGTGTGTTTGTGTTGCGTCCTATCGAGAAAGTCCCTTCGAAGAATGCGAATGGGGACCCCGATATCATCCACATGATTCCTGGCACCTACACTACTGAGCGGTGTGGAAATACTATCCTGTTGCATCCGAAGATACTGGAGTACCCGGAGAAGCTGGGGCCGAACTGGATTTGCAGCTTGACCATGCGCAGGAAGTTGATGTACAAGTATCGTGAAGGCGACCATCACACAATAAATAGTATTATCGTAGTATTTGACGGCGTTAGTGATTGGCCGAAGGAGGCTTCTTTTGGAAAGAAGTCTCTTGCAGGCGAACAGGCGTAAAAACGATGGGATGCTGCAGAGGTAGGCAGAGAAGTAGTAACGCCCATCAAAACGGGCAGCCACCTTGTAAAATACTAGAGCAGGGTGGCGCCGGTATGCGATTCTGGGCGATGAACGTGCAAGGCGGCTACGGTTTGTTCATCCGAGGTGAGACTGGAAACTTCGTGAACGTAGCAAACTTTATTGCTACCTACGGATGCAACGGACCGACCGCACGTACAATCGCCAATAACCTTTCCCGCGTGCTCACGGCGATGAACCGAACTCCTGGACCTTTCCGGGACAAGGCGTCGACGGGTGTCTCCCTGGTAAAACTACTACGTATCACCGATTCGGTGCTACGTTCAGGGAGCTCACCGAATGACCGACGACCAGTTCATCCTTTCTCCTCTCGCAGATAACATCTGCAAACAGTACGAGTGCCCCCTGTTAGGCAACCGCTTCGTTCGTAAGCAGGTTCCCACCGAAGTTTACCGAGGAGGAAAGAATAGGAAGGGGATGGGTGTCGACGTGATGTTTATCGCGGAGGCCCCAGGACGGGTAGAGAATGATGTGGGTCGACCGATGGTGGGTGGAACGGGTCAGATCCTTCGGCAGTTAGTCCACAAAGTCAACGGAGGAACGCAAAAAGGGGTGGCCTACGGGAACGTGGTGCGGTGCAGACCTGTGCGCGAGGAAGACCCTCGCAAGGACCGACCGCCTACTTCGGCTGAGGTGCGGACGTGTCGACGCAATATTTTGCGCGACATCATGAAGGTCAAGCCTGCCTATATTGTGCTGCTTGGTAAATCAGCAGCAGTAGGGCTAGCGGTGGACAAGCAAACAGGCGAGCAGATTGACTCGGCTGCCAAAGTATTCGGGCTGCGGGGAAAAGAGGTAGTGGTAAAGACGCCGGACGGGGAGGAGTACCCGGCTATCATCACTTTTCATTTCGCCTTCGTCAGCAGAACGCCAGGAATGGGAGGGATGTTCGAGGAGGATATTTCTCGGGCGTTCTACAAAGCTCGAGGGGTAGTACCAGACTACAGTAAACGAGGGAAGCCGACAGTAGTAGTGCAGGAAGTAGATAAGGTGTACAAGTTGCTCAAGCATATGGTGAGCAACCTGGATAAGGATCGAGTGGTTGTGCTGGACTACGAAACAGCCAACTTACAGCGAGTGGGCAACAAGATATTGACAGTCGGGTTTGCCTACGGCCCCGACCGGGGATTCGTTATCCCTTACCGACACCCCGACAGTCCATGGAGTGGCAAAGAGTTCCGCGAGGTGAAGAAACTACTACACATGTTCTTCACTGCTCGCAACGTATCCTTTCGGTCTTTGGTAGCGCACAACCTCAAGTTCGAGTGCGCAGCTACACTGGACGAGTTTGGGATTCCATTGTGGAACCTCCCCCTCGAGGATACAATGCTGCGAGCGCACGCGCTGAACGAGAACAGAAAAGGCGTAACACAATACCCCTTCGGGCTGAAAACGCTGAGCGACGAGTGGCTCGGGTTCACTGGGTACGTGGATGAGGATATTGTACAAGCGTTGGCAATCCGTGGTAGTAAAAAACGCTCGATGGAAGAAGCCGACCTCTCCACACTGTGCGAGTACAACGGAATGGACTGCTACGTAACCTGGCGGCTGCATCACATGCAGGACCTGGTGGCAGCGCAGATGGAGTACCAGGAAAAACTCAAACGGTTGGGCGTGCATATGCATGGTCCCGTATCGATGTTCGCTGCTATCATGGAGCGAAACGGTATCAAAGCCAATAAGGAACAACTTCGTTACTTGCTGCGGAAAGATTCTCCTATCGTCGGAAGGTTGTTCCATATCGAAGACGAGTTACGGAACTTGGAAAGTGTAACGCACGCGAATCAGATACTGCTTCGGAAGGTGAAGAGAACTCGTGGCATGGCGGGTATCTGGGGAAGCCAAGCGAAAGAGCCGTGGCTCTTCCACATCAACAAGCCCGACTCGCAGAAAGCCTTGTTCGTCGATGTGCTTAGACTGCCAACACAGATAACAGAAAAGACACAGCGCCCAAAAATCGACAAGGCATTCTACAAAGAGAACAAGGGAGTAAAAGAAGTCGACCTGGCATCCGAGTGGAAGTCGCTCGACAAGCTGAGGGGAACGTACATCGAAGCTCCCTATCGAATGTTGCAGAACAGTCCGGAGATGCGCGACGGTCGTATTCGCGCGTCGTTCAACTTCCACATCGCAGCCACGGGGAGGACAAGCTCGAGCGAGCCCAACATGCAGAACATCCCCAAGGGGAAGACGGTCAACGCTCTGGCAGTGAAACGAGTGTACACCGTGGAGGAACGGCACCTGATGGTCTGCGCGGACTACAGCCAGGCAGAGGTACGGTGGCTAGCGCAGATCACGGGTGATCCCAATCTCAAAGCCGCTTTTGAAGCTGTTGCACGAGTTCAGAAAGCTTACTTGGAGAATCCTACGGAAGAGAATCGTCGACGGATGATCCAGGAAGGCGACTTCCATCGACAGACCGCTTCACAGATTTTTGGTAAACCTCCGCACGAAATTACAGATTTGGAAAGAGGTGGTTCGAAGCAGATCGTCTTCGGGATCATCTACGGTATGTCTGTGTTTGGAATTTCCGAGGCGCTTGGAATTTCTACGAGGGAGGCAGCTGACTTCCAAGACAAATTCATGCAACAATTTCCTCGAGCGCGCAAGTGGCTCACGTGGATTGAGGAGTATGGATTCAACCGGGGCTACGTCGAGTCACCTATTGGTCGTCGTCGGCATTTGGTGTCGGGATTTGTGGTTACCGACGACAACGAGTATTTCGAGATAGACGGACGACGCATTATAACAGATATTGGGAAGTATCGGTCTTACGAGGACCGGGTTTGTCGAAACGCGCCTATCCAAGCGATAGCTAGCGACACGAATCTGATGGCGTGCATCGCTATTCAGAAACACATTGATTTGTGTAAGAAGCCCTGGAAGCTGTTGAATATCGTGCACGACTCGATTATTGCGGAGATTCCAGTGGAGGATGTGCAGGAGTATATTGAGGTGGCGGATCGAATCATGGTGGACCCGGAGCTGATGAAGCCGTTCGGGGTGAAGATGTCGATTCCCTTCGTGGCGGATTTCTCGATTGGGCCTACGTGGGCGGACCAGGTGGATATTGACATCCAGGAGAAGTACGTTGTAAAGTGTCGTGCATGTGGGAAAGAACGCGAAGAGACTTCGTACCCCAAGAACAAGCGGTGCGAGGAGTGTGGGTCGAAGAACATCGAGCTGAAGCTGAAGTCTGGTCCGTTGGGGAAGGCGTTGAGCTATTGGGATTGGTGGCAGAAGCGAAACCTCCAAGCTAGCGTAGGATAGAGAAGTTGAGCAAGAAGCATTATGCCGGGGATAAAATAAAGATCCTCGAGAACCTAGAGCCCATCCGCCTGAGACCTGCCATGTACATCGGGGACACCGGCCCCGATGGATTACATCATGTTCTCGAGGAGGTGGTGTCCAACGCTATCGACGAGTTCATGGATGGGCACGTTACTGCGGTTGGTGTAAAAATTGACACGGCTAATCAGATAGCAGTGGTGATCGATAACGGGCGCGGGATACCTGTATCGAAGCACAAGAAGACCGGGCTGCCTTTGTTGACGGCGGTGCTCACGAAGCTACACTCGGGAGGGAAGTTTGGGCAGGGGGCGTACACGAGCGCGGTGGCGGGGCTGCACGGCATTGGTATCAAGGCGACAAACGCGTTGTCTGAGAAGCTGTCTGTGTGGACGGTGCAGAACGGGAAGGTGTATCACCAGACGTTCGAGCGAGGCGAACCAACGACGAAGGTGAATAGGGCGAAGGTGAAGATGCAGGCGGGGACGCGGATCATGTTCCGGCCGGACCCGAAGATATTCAAAGGAGCGAAGTTCGACGTTGGGCGCATTCGGAGAAGGCTACAATCGATTGCCTACTTGTGCCCTGGGTTGGTAGTGGAGTTCAAGGTGGACAATGAAGCGCCAGAGCGGTTTGTGGCAGACGGTGGGTTGGCGGACATGTTGCCGGTGTACATGGAGGAGCATCCGGATGTTGCTCAGCTACACGAGCCTATCGTGGTCGAAGAGGAGTTGGTGGAGGTGGCACTCGTCTGGACGGATGCTGGTACGGAGTGGTGGTCGTCTTTCGTGAACGTGACGAGCACGCCAGAGCACGGGAAGCACGTATCGGGGGTGAAGAAGGCCATTCAAAAGGTGCTGCAGGACCAGGCTGCCAGCGGCAAGTACGGTAAACTGAAGGGTGACTATCTGCGTGAAGGTGTAGTGGGGATTGTGCACGCGCACGTTTTGGAGCCAGAGTTTCGGGGGCAGACGAAGCGCAGTTTGCAGAATCGAGAGGTGGAGGAGCAGGTACAGGAGATTGTGGAGAGCGCGCTGCGAAAATTCGTAGCTGCGAATCCGGACGTGACGAAGCAGCTGCTCGAGCGGGCGGTGTTGCTGCGGGACGCGAAGAAGAAGTTGCGGGAGCAGCAAAAAGCGATCCGCGAGATGAAAGTCAAGCAGGGTGCCAAGAGTATTCTACCTGGCAAACTGTGTGAAGCTTCTGATTGCTCTCCGGATGAGCGGGAACTGTTTATCGTCGAGGGTACTTCGGCGTTCGGGAGTGCTCGGGATGCCCGGGTGACGTTGAAAGAGAACGTGCATTTCCAGGAGATTTTGCCTTTACGTGGGAAGGTGAAGAACGCTGCGGAGGTAGGCATCGACAAGATTCTAGCGAACGCGGAGCTTACGAGTGTTACGCAGGCGGTGGGTACTGGGATTGGTCCGGCGTTCAACCTGGCGAAGTGTCGCTACAAGGGAATCTACTTGTTGATGGATGCGGACTCGGATGGGAAGCATATTCAGGCGCTGCTATTAACTTTCTTTGCGGCGCACATGCCGCAGCTGATTGAGGATGGTCGGTTGTTTGTAGTGGAGAGTCCATTGTTCATGGGGGTGACGGCGAAGCAGCGGGTGTACGGGGATACGGTGGAGGAGGTACGGGAGCAGATAAAGGGGAACGTGAAGACGCGGATCACGCGGTTCAAGGGTTTGGGAGAGTCGGAAGCGGGGGACTTGCAGATTTACGCGATGAGCCCGAAGACGCGGAAGGTGTTCCAGGTATTATGGGGTGGCAAGAAGGACCAGGAATTGGTGTTGGCGTACATGGGGAAGGACCCCGTGCACCGGAAGAAGATCCTGGGCGTCGTGGAATAATGACAATTACGAGGAGCGACATTATCCGGGTGGAGATTTCTCCTGGGGAGATGAACGTGGTAGCGGCGCACGCGAAGCTGGCGTGTGTTGGTGGGAGGTCAAACATTCGGGGTGGGGATCGGCAAGCGACGTTGAAGAACGATCAACTGGTAGGTCAGGTGGGGCAGTACGTGGGGAGCTTGTGGTTGTTTGGGAGTCCAGATCCGTACTTGCGCTCGCGGTGGGTGGCGAACCAGAATCCTACAGTGGGAGATGGTGGAAGTGATTTCATCGGGTCGAACATTGATTTCAAAGCGAGCTTGGCTCGGAACCCGGATAGGGATTTGTTGGCGTACCGGTTGGCTGTGCGGCCGAAGGAGCGTCACGAGGATTGGGTGTACGTGTTGGTGTTGGTGACGGAGATGAAGCCTCCGAAGCCGGTGGTAGCTCATTTGATTGGTTGGGCGACGGATGCTATGTTGCCGAAGCGGCCGAACGACAGTGGGGTATTCAGCGGTGCGTTTACTATTCCGGCGAGGGATTTGAATCCGTTGCCACCGTTTACATGGTTCTGGAGGGTGAGATGAATTTCGATGTTAAAGACCATACTATTTTTAGAACGCTCACGGGTTCTCGGGTGTACGGAACACACAACAAGGATTCCGATTACGACTACCGCGGTGTGTGCATTCCGCCGCATCGGTACTGGTTGGGTTACGCCAGTCGGTTCGAGCAGTACGCACCGAAGGAAGTGGACGAGGTTATCTACGGGCTGTCGAAGTTTTTACACTTGGCAGCGCAGAACAATCCGAACATCATCGAGTTGATGTGGATACCGGAGAAGTACTGGACGGATAGCAGTGGATACTGGGAACGTTTGGTGGAACACCGGGACTGGTTCCTCTCGAAGAAGTGTTTCCATTCGTACAGAGGTTACTCCCACAGCCAGATGCGTAGAATGCGGAGTCACCGGGAATGGTTGATGAAGGGGGAGCTGAAGGAGCCTAAGCGGGAGGACTTCGGGCTGCGGGATAGGAGGGAGCTTCCTACGGAGACGGTCAACGCGGCGCAGGAGCTGATCCGTCGGCACTTGAACAAGTATCCTATCGAGGAGGAGTTGTCGGGAATTGCCAAGGATGCAGCGATGGGTGTGCGGCATATGCTACGTAACTTCTTGGAGCACACGTTGTCGTTGACGATGCAGGAAGTGGAGGAGAAAAGTTGGGTAGCAGCTGGGAAGGCGTTGGGATTCGACGACAACTTTCTTGAGGTGCTGCGGCAGGAGAAGCTCTATCAAAAGGCGCGCAAGGAGTACAAGTCATGGTTGCACTGGAAGAAGGAGCGTAATCCGCGGCGTAAGGAGTCAGAAGAGAAGTACGGTTATGATTCGAAGCACGCCACGCATCTGGCCAGGCTTCTAATTAACTGTAGGGAAATTTTGACCGAGAAGACGATCCACGTGGAGTGCGTGGAGGCTGAGAGTGTGTTGTTGCCGATCAAGCGGGGCGAGTGGAGCTACGAGAAGCTGATGCGGTGGGAGGGCGAGATTAGTGCGGAGCTCGAGGAGTTGCACCAGACTTCGGATTTGCAACACGCACCTCGACGGAACAAGATAGAAGAGCTGGGCATTCAGATTGTTTCTGGATATCTGGGGATAAGTTGATGGCGAAGTTGAAACAGAAGAAAGCGTCGGATATTGTACGCGAGGGGTACATACTCGAGTACGGAAGGTACGTGATCGAGGACCGGGCGATACCGGATGCGCGGGACGGATTGAAGCCGGTACAGCGTCGGCTGCTGTGGTCGTTGCACGAGTTGAAGCGGCACAGCAAGGACATACCGGTGAAGTCGGTGACAGCGGTGGGGCACACGCTGGGTCGGTACCATCCGCACGGTGACGAGGCGTGCTACGGTGCGTTGGTGAACATGGGTTGGTTGCGGCATCCGTTGGTGCAGAAGCACGGTAACTTCGGCATTCGGGAGTCGTTGATGGATGCTCCTCCGGCTGCGTACCGGTACACGGAGACGCGGTTGTCGAAGTTTGCGGACCGGGTGTTTGACGACATCAAGATCATGCCGTTGGTGAAGTCGTTCACCGAGGAGTACGAGGAGCCTTTCCTGTTGCCGGTGCGTGTACCGATGTTGCTGGTGAACGGCTGCAAGGGGGTAGCGCTGGCGATAGCCACAAATATTCCTCCGCACAATTTAGGGGAGATGGTGAACGCGGCGTTGGAGGTGTTGGAGAATCCGGAGTGTACGACGGATGATTTGTTGAAGCATGTGAAGGGGCCGGATTACGGTGGGGGGATTTTGTTGTCTCGGAAGGATGATTTGCGGACGGTGTACGGAACGGGGCGCGGTCGGTTGATGTACTCGTGTAACTACCACTTCGAGGATGGGAAGGGGGGCAAGCAGAAGTTGGTGGTCACAAGTTTCGGTCCGGGATTTGATGCGAAGAAGTTGGTACGGGTAACGGAGGAGTTGAAGGAAGCGAAGCTGTTGGAGTCGGCGGCGAACGATGAAAGCTCGAAGAAGATCGGGACGCGGGTGGTAGTGGAGTTCACGGACCCGAAGATAGTGAACGACCGGGTGTTGCCGTTGTTGCGGTCTTCGATGACGTACCAATTTTACGCGCTGGACAACAAGAAGCGTCCGGTGCTGTACAGCTTAAAGGAGCTGCTGCAAATATTTTTACGTTTTCGTCGGAAGGTGGAGCAGTTGGTATTGGAGGAGGAGCAGCGGCAGTTGGAGCGGAAGCGGGGGATGGAGGCGGCTCGGTTGGTAGCGGTGCGGGCTTTGCCGTTGGTGACGAAGATTTTGATGGAGGCGGAGTCGGAGGAGGATTTGATTAACAGGCTGCAGGAGGAGTTTGGTTTTGTGGGGAACGACCAGGCGAAGGTGATAGCGGAGACTCCGGTGCGGGGGTTGATGAGTATCAACAAGGAGAAGTTGGAGCAGCGGATTCAGGAGTACAGTGATCGAATTGACGAGGTGAAGGACGACTTAGGGAACCTGGACCGTGTAGTGGGACGTCGATTGCGGGAGATGCTGGAGTACGCGGACAAGCGGGGGACGCGGTTGCGGGGTGGGAAGGACGACTTGGATTTGACGGTAGCGGAGGCGACGTACTACGTGGGGGTAACGGAGGACGGCAAGGTGGACAGTTTTACAGAGCTACCGTTGAAGAGTCGGGCAGCGTGGGGATACGTGGACCTGGTGACTACGCCGGGGAAGTTTGCGGTAGTGTCGGAGGACAACGTGGGGCAGTCGGTGTCGATTTCTTTCATGGAGAAGTTCGACAAGAGTGTGGGGAAGGTGATCGGTGTGGCGTCGGAAGACCACGAATGCGTTGTGGTGCTATCGCGGAGCGGCAAGTATGTGGCGTTCCCGCCCGACCAGCGTCGTACGCAGTTCCCAGTGTTCAAGCAGCTGGAGGACGACGAGATAGTTTTCGTTGGGGGACTGCACGAGGAGGATAGACTTCTGGTGATGTTCGAGGACGAGACGCAGCAAGATTGCACGGTAAGCGACTTCAAGGTCACGCGTCCTAACGTGAAGCCAAAGCTGTTTTCGAAAAGACGGAAAGCAAGAGGCATCGAAGGAGCAGTTGTCATTCCAGCAGGTACTACTCTAATGGATAATGGTGCAGTCGAGATAGGTGACGCAGACATTACCCAAGCAGAGTGGCCGGTGTGGGCGGTGGGTGAACGTAACCTCGTCGTGCCGGAAGCGGGAGCCAAGAGGTGGGTAGCCTCCTATGAAGAAGTGGTGCAGCAGCTACGTAACCAAGAGAACACTCCGCTGGCAATCATTCCGCTCACGGATGAAGACTGATGGCAGTTCTTCGGTCCCCTATTAAAATCATCGGCGGAAAGGGTGTCCTGCGAAAGCGGATCCTCCCCTACTTCCCCAAGCACCGCGTGTACGTGGAACCTTTCGGAGGCGGTGGCAGCGTGCTGCTGGTGAAGGAGCACAGTGAGGTCGAGGTGTTCAACGACATCGACCCTCGCATTACAACACTGTTCGAGGTGATAGTGGACGACGCTCAGCGGGAGTTGCTCATAGAGCAGCTGATGCTGACGCCGTACAGCCGTGAGGAGCGGTTGCACAGTAAAGACCACTGGCACGATGCGAAGGATGATGTGGAGCGAGCTCGGATGTTCTTCGTGGATTGTCGGCAGTCGTTGGGTGGGATGATCGATAGGTCCTCGTGGGGGCTGGTAACGAACACGAGCGTGCGTGGGATGGCTCAGCCTATTAATGCGTACGTCGGGGCGATCAAGATGTTGCCGCGGGTGGCGGAGAGGATGAAGAGGGTGTTGATTCACAACGTCGACTACAAGGAGATGTTCTCTGCGTACGACGGTGAGGACACATTGTTCTATCTGGACCCTCCTTATCCTCGGGAGACACGTCGGGATGGCTGGTACTACTTCGAAATGACGAAGGAAGAGCAGGAGGAGATGGTGGAGGCGGCTAGGAAGCTGCAGGGGATGGTGGTGCTGTCGGGATACCCGAACGATACGTACAAGGAGCTCAAGAAGGACGGGTGGCAACTGGTGAGCTTCGACCGGTCCTGCAACGCAGCAGCGAGAACAAAGCATACCCAGCTACAGGGCGACGGAGTAATCAAGGTAACGCAAGGACGCACTGAATGCTTGTGGCTGAACCCCAAAGCACAAAAGGAAGCGACAGATGAGTCTACTGAGCAGACCTGAAATACTGGCTGAGCTCGAAGCGGGAAACATTTTAATCAGCCCTTTCGATGAAGAAAACGTGGGACCGAACAGCTACGACGTTACGTTCGGCCCACATGTGTGGCGTGAAGTTGCTCCCAGCAAAAGACTAGACCGTCTTCGCATAGTACGTAGCCAGTCTGATCACGTTGAAGTATCCGACCTCTACAATCCCTACGATGCACGGGATGTTGAGTACCTTTTTCAGAAGGACGAAGCAGTGCTCGCTAGCACGCCGTTTACCGCTAAGCAGCTACAGCAACTGAGCGGGATAAGTCCTACTGATAAAGTGGTGCTGATAGCTCCTGGTGAAAGTATCCTTGGGCACACGATCGAGTTCATCGGTGGCTGCTCCAATAATATTACCACGAAGATGTTTGCACGCTCGAGTATAGGACGAAACTTCCTTGAGATGTGCCGCTGTGCCGGTATGGGCGACATTGGTTATTGCACTCGCTGGACGATGGAGATCACGAACAACAGCCGCTACTATACACTGCCGTTGGTTGTAGGTAGAAGGATCGCTCAGATCGAGTTTAGTCGAACGGCTCCTGTCGAAAAGAAGTACACGAAGCAAGGAAAATATCAGACAGAGGACGACCCAGAAAAACTACAAGCAACTTGGGCTCCAGAAATGATGCTCCCTAAACTGTATCTTGACAGGGAGATACAGCAGTAATCAGAATTTTTTCTTGACAACGTAACGCAGAAAAGGTACGAGTTAACTGCGTGAAAAAAGCTTGCAGCATGGAAAAATGCTGCGAAGTATTACGGCCCGATTACGAAAGGAAAATCACCATGAGCAAGCCAGTCTCCATTCATTTGGTCATCATCGACCCGCAGAACGACTTTTGTGATCCCAACGGGTCACTCTACACTCCGGGAGCCGACAAGGACATGGAGCGTCTCGCAGCCATGATCAAGCGGATTCCCGACAAGCTCGACGACATCCACGTTACGCTCGACAGCCACCGTTTGGTGGACATCGCTCACCCCATTTGGTGGCGTGACTCTTCGGGTGCCAAGCCCGACCCCTTCACCATCATCACCGCAGCTGACGTCAAAGCAGGAAAGTGGACCACCAAGCTTCCCAGCCTGTACGACCGCACCCTCAAGTACCTGGAGGAGCTCGAGTCCCGAAACCGCTACCCGCACTGCATCTGGCCCCCGCACTGCCTCATCGGCAGTTGGGGCTACAGCATCTACCCCACCATGTTCGAGGCGCTTCAGGTGTGGGAAGGAAGCTTCGCCACGGTGGACTTCGTGACGAAGGGGAGCAACGTTTACACCGAGCACTTCAGCGCGGTGAAGGCAGAGGTTCCCGACCCCGAGGATCCCACCACGCAGCTGAACGCCCGCTTCGTGCAGACACTGGAAGATGCAGACATCATCCTGCTGGCGGGCGAGGCGCTGTCGCACTGCGTGGCCAATACCATGCGGGACACGGCGGATGCGTTCAGCGATCCGAAGTACGTGGAGAAGGTGCACCTGCTGACGGACGCTTCTTCGAGTGTGCCGGGGTTCGAGAACCTGGGCGAGGATTTCGTCAAGGAGCTTACCGCCAAGGGCATGAAGCTCACCACGACGGTCGATTTTCTGAAGTAAGCGTTCCCTACTGGAACGTGCAATATTACGAGGAGGTACATTATGCCGCGATTTGACAACAACGATCCGACGATGGAGACCCACCAGGTGGGCACGTCCAACTTCCAATTTTCTGCGAAGCGCATCGACGAGCTGGGGGCGAGCGAGTATACGCTGGCGCTGCTGGTGATCGATTGCAGCCCTTCCATCACCGACTTCGCGGACGACATGGAGAAGGTGGTGAAGGAGGTGGCGAGGGCTTGTCGGCGCAGTCCTCGGGCGGACAACCTGATGCTCCGGGTGATTACCTTCAACTCGAGCGTCGACGAGTACCACGGCTTCAAGCCGCTGTCGGAGTGCAACGAGGACGACTACGACGGGTGCATCCAGCCTGCGGGACTCACTGCGCTTTATGATGCCGTTTACAACGGTGTGCAGTCGATGACGCAGTACAGCCGTGATCTCGCTGAAAACGATTTCGACGTCAACGCCATTCTGGTGTGCGTGACCGACGGAATGGACAACAAGTCCAAGCTGACGCGGGGGATGGTGAAGGACGCCATGCGGGAAGCAGTGAAAACGGAATCGATGGAATCCATCGTTTCGGTGCTCGTTGGTGTGAACACGCTCGCGGACCAGCTGGGGAACTACCTGAAGGAGTTCACCGACGAAGCGGGGTTCACGCAGTACGTGGAGATTGCGGATGCCACAGAGAAGCAGCTGGCGAAGCTGGGTGGCTTTATTTCGCAAAGCATCAGCTCGCAGTCGCAGGCACTCGGCACGGGAGGTCCAAGTAAATCATTGGCCTTCTAGAGTTCGTGGGCTAAGCGTCCTCTAGTAGATGGAGGTATTATGCAGGAAGGTGTTTGCTCACGTTGTGGAAGGGAATTGCTGCCACTTTTCTCAGCAGCAACTGCTCTAGCATGGCACTGCGAGCATTGTGACGTCTATGAAAACGGCACCGCGGTTCATTCTGTTGTCGCCAAAGTAGACTCGGTAGAAGCTTGGTGCGTCGCTTATCTGAAAAGTAAGCGTAAAAGTAGCGGACCGAAAACAATTCAAACCTACTACACAGCAGCGTAAGGCAGCGTAGTCTGGGAGGCGCCCGTGTACTCCGATTTCTATTTTTCCATCGGCAGCAGTCACAAGGTTTGCCAGGACTACGCGTTGGCCGGGGAGGTCGATGGGAGTTTCTTCGCAGCGGTGGCTGATGGATGCTCGTCCTCTCCGCACACAGATTTGGGGGCTCGGTTTCTGTGCTTCGGCGCGGAGCAGTGCTTGCGGTCTTCCGACAACCGGTTTTTCTTCCGCGGCGTTTTGCCGATGGCCTGTCGGTTTCTGGGCGCGGGTCCTCAAGTGGAGTGCCTGGACTCCACCATTCTTTTCGTACACACTACACCAAAGTTGATTTACGTATTCGCTTGTGGGGATGGGGTCATTGCGGCGAGGCGTAGAGACGGCAGTGTTCTTGTGACAGAGCTGGAGTTTAACAATAACGCTCCAGCTTACCTAAGCTACCAGATAAACCAGCTTCGCATGGAAGCGTACACGAGTGGTTCGTTGAGTAGCGGAGCGGAGCTCGGAGAGTGTGGTTTACGAACAGAGCGGGGGTACGAGGCTAACGCGGACCTGACGGAGTGGGAGGAGATTCCAGAGCACAGGTTCACTGACAAGGTGACCAAGCATCCGGACGATTTCTGGTGGGTCAAGTGTTTCGACAGGAGAACGTTCGACCTGGTCACCGTGATGTCGGATGGTGTGCTGTCTTTCCAAAGAAAGCAGGACGGGGTTTTGGAGACGGTGCCTTTGCAGGCGGTGTTGCAGCAGCTACTGAAGTTCAAGACGGTGAAGGGGGAGTTCGTCACCCGACGGTGCAAGCGGTTTCTGGGAAAGTTCTGCAAGAAGAACGGGTGGTCGAATTACGACGATTTTAGTATGGGGGCGGTGTACGTAGGAGAATGAATGCCAACTGAAAACCGAAAAATTAAATTGCCTGTATACTGCTGTCCTCATACTTGCAAAACACGTGGAGGAGACGAGGAATGTGACCATGATTACCCACCGGAGTCTCAGAAGGAGCACGATGAGTGGGGAGGCTCGTGGGTAGAGTGGACGTGTAGCAAATGTGGGATGCGCGTCTCTTTCGAGGTGTACGACTAAGGAGAAAAAGAATGGCAGCTTACGTGTATAACCATGAGGGTTTCAAGCTGGAGATTTTCCGGGTGAACAAGCCTCGAGGAAGGTGGCTAGTGGTAGGGGAGCACGAAGCAGTTCCCGGCTTCACGGTACACACGTACGTGGACAAACTTCCGGAAGGCTGCGGCACCATGAGCAGGGAGGGCGCTCCTTATCGACAGATGGCTGCAGAGGACCGGTTAACTGGAACAGCACCAGCGTTTTCCAAATATTGGAAAGAGTAGATGCAAATCTACGTCAACGGACAAGCGGTACGCCTCGACAAGCGGCACTACCTCGGCCAGGGTGGAGAGGGTGCGGTGTACGCGCGAGGGAGCACAGCATACAAGATTTACGCGGACCGGAAGAAGATGATACCGGTGGCGAAAATCCAGGAGCTGAGCGCGTTGACGGACAAGCGGGTGGTGAAGCCGCTAGAAGTGATCACGAACGCGAAGGGAACCCCAGTGGGCTACACGATGGCGTTGGTGCGAGGTGGGTACGCCTTGTGCCAGCTGTTCCCTCGAGCGTTTAGGGAGCGGGAGGGGCTGGACCTGGCTCAGATTACCCACCTGGTTCGGGAGCTGCAGGAAGGTGTGGGGCACGTTCACCAGGCGAAAATTTTGATCGTCGACCTGAACGAAATGAATTTCCTGGTGAGTAAGAGCTTCGAGGAAATTCGTTTTATTGATGTGGACTCCTACCAAACGAAATCGTTCCCAGCAACGGCGTTGATGGAGAGTGTGCGCGACAGGCACATGAAGGGGCCGTTGGCGTTCACGGAGCTGACGGACTGGTTCGCGTTTGGGGTGGTGAGCTTCCAGATGTTCTGTGGTATTCATCCGTTCAAGGGGAAGCACAAGCAGCTGAAGGGACTGGACGCGCGCATGAAGGCGAACGTGTCAGTGTTTAGCTCGAGTGTGCGTGTGCCGAAGGCGGCGTACCCTGTGACGGTGATTCCGAGTGAGTATCGTGATTGGTATCGGGCGGTATTCGAGGATGGGAAGCGGGCGGCTCCTCCGGTTGCTCCGGGCATGGTGATGGTGCTGGTTCCGGACCTGCGGGAGATTGTGGGCACGGACTTGCTGGACATTGTGGAGGTGGGGTCGTACGGGGGTGAGAAGTGCGTAGTGCGGAGTGTGTGGGGTTTCGGGCAGCATGTGACGGTGGTGACGGACGACCTGGTGTGGCTGAACGGCCACTCGATTCCGGAAGCTGGGATGTCGGTGGACGCGGTAGCGTACAGTCCTGCACGTAACAAAGCGGTATCGGTGGAGAAGACGAGTCGGGGTGTGAAGCTGTACAACCTCACGGACCGTCGGGGCGTGGCGTTTTCTTTGGAGGCGTCGGACCTGATGGCCTACGATGGACGTGTGTACATGCGGGTACGGGACAGTGTGTATGAGTTGGTGTTGGCCGACATGGGCGCGGATTTGGTAGCGACGACGCGGTTGGCGTGTACTGTGATGGAGAATTCTACGCAGATGTTTCCGGGGGTAGTGATCCAGGATATGCTGGATACGATGGTGGTGTCGGTGTTTCCGAGGAGTGGTATCACAGTACAGTTGCTACCTGATGAGCTCAAGGGCTACCGGATTGTGGACGCCAGGTACGACCGCGGTGTTTTGATGGTGGTGGGTGAGAAGCAGGGGCAGTACGACCGGTTGGTGTTCCGTTTCGAGGACGCGGAGTACGACGTACGCGTGGTCGAAAATATTACACCAGCTGGACTGAACTTCGTGGTGCTCGATTCGGGTGTGGCTGTTTGTCTGAACGAGGATGAGAAGCTCGAGATGTTCAAAGCGGACCATCGTTCTCGGAAGCTGAGCTATCTGGAAGACCCGGTGCTGGGTGGTGACATGATGCTGGCCCGCGTGAAGGGGCAGCTGCACTTCTACCGTGGGAACAAGCTCTACAAGATGAGCATGAAGCCGGGCAAGTAATTCCTCCTTCAGCTATCCATCCCTTTCTCTAATTTCCAAAGTAAATAGTTAATCCTCTACTTGGAGGATTAACACCAATGCCCAAGCATTTCCGTTGTGGGGATGTGGTGGAGCTTGATTACGACCTTAGCATTACGGCTACGTTGTCAGTCGAGCACCCTGTAGCATCCTACCACAAGCAACCTTTGGAGCTCTCGCTTCCTGCGGGAGCTCAGGCAACCATAGAAAAACTGAACGGGGAAGAAGCGTACCTGTGCTTCGCTGCATCGGACGACGTAGAGGTGCGTCGTTGGGTGCAGAAGAAATGTCTGAAACGAGTTCCGTGAAGGAGACAAGATGATCGATTGGCAAGTAGGGGACGTCATACGCATCAAGCGTGCGTTCGACTTCGACGCAATGGGTACCGACCTGAACGTGAAAATTACGATTGGGGAGGGCCAGACTTTCGCAGTAACTGAAGTAGCTGGGGACAACCTCGTGGTTGAGATGAAGGTGGGTGGCAGGTTCGACGCCACGATTACCACGACCTGGCACATCTCTTTGATCGACGAGGAGGCAATCGAGCTCCTGCGCCCTCTCGAGGAGGAACCTGAAGAGCCCGAGCAACCAGAACAACCGAAACCACCAACAGGAGAGGAACCGATGGAGTATCAGAGGTACAGCAAGGCAACGATCAAAGCTACGACCAAGAGGCCCGAGGTGTTTCTCTACCAGGGAGCTCTGAAAGCTGTAGGCGCTTACGATGGGGAGGTCGACGGGTGGTTTGGGAATGGGTCTGCGGAAGCTGTCAAAGCGTTCCAGGAGAAGAACAACCTCGAACCGGTAGACGGAGTTATCGGGAAGGGCACAGCTTCTGTGTTACTACCTCAAGCGCACGCGGCGGGTTTCGTGCCGGACCTGAACACGCGTATCATGAGTGTCATCGCTTTCTACGAGGTGTCGAATCGACGGGATGCTTTCGGGATGGCCGAGAACGACATTGGTGATGGAGCCGGAGCGAACTACGGCATTTTCCAGTGCAACAGCTACGGGTCTGTTGTTTCGATGTTGAAGTTGGCCGGGCGTAGTGATTTGGTGAACGTGTACAACGGTGCGGACAAGAAGGTGGTGAATCCTACGATCCAGGATTGGTTTGGCTCGACTGAGGGCATCAAGACCCAGATGCGATATTTTGAGGAGAAGCTACTGAAGTTGGCGATGAAGGAGTTGCGGGCGTTTGGTGCGTTCGACGCTTGGGAAGACGATCCATCGATGAAGAAGTACTGGGAGCGTGCAGTGCTACTGTTCTGTGATTCGGTGGTGCAGAACGGTACTATGTGGAGCGGGAGTCGGAAGCCTTTCTGGAAGGGGATTGAGGATTGGGAGAAGAGCGACCCGAAGGGGTACAAGTGGCCCGAGCTCTATTATGGTACGTGGTGGAACGAGACGTTGGGGAAGTACATCGATTATGGGGAGGATGGGGAGAGTGGGATGAAGGCGCTTTGGTGGAAGCACTACGAGAAGCATGGTGGGAAAGACCGAAGTGATTTGGATAAGGGCGCGTGCAAAGCGGCTAACCAATCTGCGGCCCAGGAGATTGTGACTCAGCACTGTGCTGCGGACCCGGAAGCGCAGCTGCTGGTGGTAGCTCAGTTCCGCAGCCGTAGTAGCTGGGACAAGTACTGGTACCAAGCAGTTGCTAGTCGGCGCATCACGGACGCAGCGGGAACTTCTGCTGCACACCCTAGTGGAGTGGTGAACGGTGCCAAGCTGAAGTTGGCGGAGGATTACGCTATCTAGCATTTTCTACTTGACTTCCGTTTGGGCATCTGTTAGAAACTACAAAAATCCGGATAGCGCGGAGGTTGGTGGCCCAGCCTTTCCCCCTCCCCAGTCCCCCCAAGGTCTTCCTACCTCCGCGCACCTTTTTCTCTCCAAGAAATAATACGAAAAATCAGGTTAGGTTCTGGTAGCAACACAGGTCCATCTGGACTCCATTGCTACCTCACCACTGGGTGGGTTACACCGCTCCAACTGGTGGTGATTATTACGTGGCGACCCATTCTGCTTTCCTTGGACAGGCCCCCTGGCTTCCCTTCCATCGGCCAGGGGGCCAATTTTTTGTAGGCGGTCTAGTTAGCTTCTGTTAGGCCAACGAAACCGAGGACTTGGTATGCCTACAGACCTGGAAATTTACGATGCTACGGTGGCGACGTGCAAGGAGTTCGTCCCGAAGCTCAAAATTATCTCGAAGGAAGACTCGTGGCTACATCGAACCATCGGGAAACTCCTGAAAGTATTTGGCAATCCAGACTACATGGAGCGCTACTACACAACTCTCGGGTTCACAGTGGGATGTCCGGGGAAGGATAGGGCTGGCTGGCGCACGTTGTGGCACGAGGCTGGCCATGGGCTGCAGGCCAAGAAGCTCACACGGTTCCTCTTTGGTGCTCTGTACCTGCTGGGTACTCCGGTCTATTTGGTTCCAGCGCTGCTCTTTGGTTGGATGTTCTTCGTGTGGCTTCCTTGGTGGGCTGGGCTGATTTTCGTGCTGGGGTGTGCTCTGGTGTCTTTCCCACCCTTTGGGTTCTTCCGAGCTCACTGGGAATTTCAGATGTACGGTCTGTCCATAGCGGTTCGCCATTGGAACGGAGTGGCTATTGATGACGAGTACATCGAACGGCGCTCGAAGGAGTTCACCAAGAGCTTCTACTTTTGGATGTGCCCTTTCCCGAAGTATGTGAAGAAGAGACTGAAACAGAGTTTGGGTGACGCGAAAAGTGGAGCTCTCTTTACGAAGCGTGGTTACGGGAAGTACTACTCTGCCGCCTACCGAACAATGAAAGAGCTCTCGCTAGTGAAGAGCGCCCCCTCCACCGAGCCTGCGAACTAGATGTCGACTACGGACCTTCAACGAAAGCTGCCACACTTTATTCAGGTGGACGACCTAGACAGGTCGGCTATCGGTGGGCTGTACCACGGGGATATCTCCCAGTATCTCAAAATCACGAAGCTCACCCTCCAGAAGTACCTGGAAGCGTGTGTGCACGAGAAGGGGCAGTTCAGAAAGTTCTTCAAACACTTTGCGACTTTCATGGATGAGTTCGTGGTCAACGAGGTGCTGGACCGGGATTCTGACAAGCGGCATCTACAGATTGCTCGGTACTTCTCTGGGATGCGGAGAGCTCCGCCGCAGATATTCATTCAGGACGGCGGGTACGAATACAAGCCTGCATCGTTAGGAAGCTTGACGTCGGGGATAAACGCTCGGGACAGGAACCACACGCAGATAGTTCGTGTGATGGATGTGATACCGATTCCGATAGAGATTGTTTGCGCAGCAACGGATGAGCAGCAGATAGAAGACCTGGAAGCTTTTGTGAGTGCGGCGTTCGGGCAGTTTCAGCGGTTCACGTGTAATTATATTCTGCGGCCTCCGGACACGCGGCACGGGATTTATTGGGAGGTGCGAGTTCCGTTGACTCACTCGATGAGTGCAAAATCTCATTCATCGTTAGATGGAGATCCTCGGCGGCAGCTGTGGCAGGCGTCCTGCAGTATGACGGTGGAGTTCGAGAACAGCACGTATATTCAATACAGTGCTCACCCGAAGTATCTTCCGCAGCAGGGGTCTATTCAACTGAACGCTCCAGACAAGGTACGATTGAACAAGAAGTCGCGGTTTGGGATACAGCAGATGCCTTACCCGGTTCGGGTGTACAGCAACGATTCGAAGGTAGCGTTGATATATCAGGACAAGACGCATTGGGTAATTTGGCCGAAGAGGTTGGGGACGTTCAAGATCATGGTGGCGAAGGGGCAAACGGAAGTGAAGCCTGAGCCTACGAAGCCGCGTCATGTAGGAACGATAGTGGCTGAAAAGGAAGTGACGGTAGTGGCCCGTTGAATATCTAGGTAATGCGGTGTTTCTGATGGTGCAAACTAGTTATTCTATGTTGGACAAGCGGTCCAAGTTGTACTTCTACAACTTCCAGCCACGCAGACCTGAAACAGCTTTGCGTCAGAAGAAGTAAAAATCTGAAGGAGATCGATCATGGCGATTGGCGACTTCCGTCTAACAAATAGTCGGTGGGTACGACCGGGCGCGTACATTGGCTACGTAGCGATTCCGCGGCCCTCTACCGACCCTGGCAACCCGCGGTATCCTTGTTACGTGGGTGTGGGTAGCCGGTTGAAGCTCGAGGTGAACGTACCGCATCGTCGGTCGTACGTAGAGAACCAGCAGCTGTCTTTTTCTCTGACTCCTCCCTATCAAGCTGTGCTGCCGTACGCGGCGTTGAACGATCAGGAAATCGTGACCACGCTGTACAAGCAGAACAAAGAGGTAGTGCCAACGGACAAGTGGGCATTCCGGGAGTCGGTACCGGGTTCTGGTGTGTGGGACCGGGTGGAGATTCAGCTGACGAAGTTCGACAAGCACGCGACGTATCTGATCGATTATCAGAGCGTAGAGCGCGACGACATCAAGGACCCGTTGAACTTCGACCAGCTTCGCCAGATGATGCTGGTGGGGGACACGGAAGGTCAGGATCTCTATAAAGAGTTCACGGACTATCGTGTCGTCACGGAGATTTTGGGTGACGTGATTGGCGGGGACCCCGACGCCCTGATCTCGGACCCGAACAACTCGCAGCTGACGGGACGCAACACCATCGTCGCAAAGAGTGCTGGTACTGGTGTGGGGCTCGTGTCACACGACAGCACCTCCGCGTACTCGCGTGATTACTCGATGCAGTACACGCTGTACTGCCGTGCATTCAATGCAGGGGTGGACGCTACCTTTGAGCTCGTGGTCACTCCACTTTCGGGTGGAAATAGCCAAGTCAACAAGGTGCCAGAGCACTCTTCGTTTGTTGGCACCGCCGCCCTGCCTGCAGGCCGTTCTTACCAATTCACGGCTACCCGGCCCGGTGTTGCACCATTCACCGACACTATCACGCTGTCTACAGCAGTGAACTACGGGTTCAGCGACGACATAGTGCTGGTTTTCGATTTCACACCAGGCGACTACAACACGGACGACGTGTTCACTTGGGACAGCTTCGGTCCCGGGCTCATCGAGCTCTCGAGTGCGCACGACAACGACAATCAGTTCTCGGAGGTGTCGGAGCCTGCTGAGGGGCTCAACCATCTGACGGCGGCTGCAGCTAGTGGGTCGGGAGAGATCACGCTCAACGATTCCACGAATTACACAGGCGAATACGATCGTCACTACAAGCTGCAGGTGTACTACCCGTCTGGTCCCGGTCCGCAGGGTGATGGTCCTTCGGGTAACCGCGAGTTCAACGTAGTGTGGTCGGCGTGGGATGAGGACCCGTACACCGAGGGGCTCATTCAGATTCGGGAGAACAACGTAGCGCAGTACCCGTTGACGGGCATTCATCTCGAGGATGGAATTTACGTTGATTTCAATCTGGGTGCGGGCCACGTTGCAGTGGATGCTGTGAATGTTATCACAGCTGGTACTGCAGCGGACCTGGCTACCGCACTGGCGTTGTGTGCGGATGCGCAGACGCAGTACGATGCACACGACAACGACAGTAACCCCGGACCTCCTGTATTCCACTCTGGCGGTGTACCGGCAACGAGCCAGCACCAGACTACAGTAGCTGCTCCGACCAACTTGACGGAGCTTCTGGCAGCTTGCGTAGAGCTCCAAACGTTGTACACGGCTCACATCAGTGACGCAGTGATGCACATTCCGATTGACGATGTTTTCGTGCTGGACGACATCACTATCACGGACCTCACCAGTGCGATTAACTTCCTGAACGACTTCGCGGCGAAGTACGCACGGCATCGCCAGGCATTCAACTTCGTTGAGGGCGACACCTGGACGTTCGTGGCGCGGGCGGCTCGGAAGGACTACACAGCGAAGGACGACCGGCTGTACTCGTTGACGGTGGGGGCACTTACGCCGACGCCGGGCCCAGCTACCTCGATGGTGGTAGCGTGGTACACGAATACGTACGAGGGGAGCTTCGGTAGTTTCACGGTGGCGGCTGCGGACCCGTACGTGAGCATGTCGGACAACATTGATTTGTCCGTGCGAAATTTCCCGACGACGGACACGACAAACCAATTTGCCACCAACGACAAGTTCAATTTCACTACGGTGAATGAGGACTTGGTAGACTGGTCGCTGAGAACGCGGGCAACGGAAACTATTCCGGCGGATGAGGTGTACCAGGACCCGATGGGTCAAGTTACCGGGGTGCCCACGAGTTGGTACGTTATTCTCAGTGATACTCCGGAATCGGTGATCTGGGTCAAGAAGGCTACAGATGGGACGTTGTTGTCCTACACCATCGTTCAGGATGCTGGGGAGAACACTTCGTACCTGATGCTGTCTGGTGATCCGGGTGTAGATGTAGAGGTGAAGTACGAGCATCGAGGTAGGGAACCGGACCCGGGGAACATTTACTACGTGAGCGCTCAGCGGCTTCGGTTGACGAGCGAGTACGAGACTCCCACGCGTTACCTCACACGTGAGGACATGGAGCGTGGGTTGGGTCCGAAGGCGACGGACAACTTCATCTGGATAGCTGGGGACATCGCGTTCGACACGAGTTTCTTCGGCGCGTACTTCTGTCAGGTGCGGGATGCTGCGGGCAACCGGGTGTTCACGACGGCGGACTTCCGTCGGGCCATCCAGGCTACGGAGACGGTGAAGGACATCACCGATCTGGTAGTGGTGAACTTCTATCCGGCGCTGGCGGAGGCGAAGGCATCTATCGAGCGGATGGCGGACCCGTTTGAGAACGCGGAACGAATGCTGTGGCAGGGTGTGCCGATTGGAACTCCGTTGGGTGATTCGGACACTCCGGACACGCTAGTTTATCTGGCGACGAAGACGCTGCAGTTCAGCGGGGACAACCCTGGTCGGGGTCACATCGTTCTGCTGGGGAACACTTCGGTGGACCGGACGGTGATTCTGGACGATGGTACGGTGACGACGGTGACGTTGGACGGGTCGTTCTTGGCGGCGTACGCTGCGGCGTACAACGCGGCGTTCCGGGCTCCCTCGACTACGTTGTTGCGGAAGGATGTACCGGCGTTCGACGACATGCAGACGTGGAACGAGCAGGAGGAGATTATCCTGGGGAGCTCGTTGATTCTGTACTGCTCGTCTGTGGGTGGTGGGCTGTTCCGATTCGAGCAGTCTACGACGGTGACGCCGTCGCCGCAGGACTTGAAGGAAATCAGTGCGATGAACCAGAAGATCTATGTAACGCGCAAGATTGCGCGCGACATGGACGAAGCTCTGGTAGCCATTGTACCTCCGAGTGCTGCAGCGGGTGTAGCGATTGTGCGGTCTTTCCTGGCGGACGACCTTTCGCAGATAGTTTCTTCGAAGGTTATTTCGCGTTACGGGGACGAGCTGGACCCGCCAGCTCCGCGGCCGATCAATCCTGCGACGGACATTTACGTGTTTGTGGATGAGCAGGACCGAACGCTGTACCACTTCGGGTACTGGTACAACATCCGGTATCCGATCAAGCGGCTGTACGGTCTGTTCTCGGTGGACACGAAGTTCTGGGACGCGCGTCAGGACGAGGCGTAGTAGTTGGTAATTGAGGCGATAGCGACGTACCACGGCACGCAGGACATGGTGCAGGTGGCGGCTGTGCTTCAGGAGGAGGACGGTACCTCTCTTCATCGGATGTTGGAGTCTGGTCTGGTTTCTTTGACTAAGGGTGGCGAAGCCATTTTGACGAAGGAGCTCGAGGAGCGGGACTACAACGAGGGTGAAGAGGGGTACTGGATATTTTTCATCCATCCTCCTTTGCAGAACCATCTACGAGTTCGTTTTGAGGTGGAGCTCCAGGACGGTCGTACGGGATACACGGAGAACGAGGTATCGGTGAGTGACGAGCTTCCCTACCACGACATTGCGACGAATCCGATGTTGTCTGGGAAGCCTGTGAAGGACCACGCGAACACCTGGGACGAGGAAGGGCGCGAAAGGCACCCTGACTAGAGGCGAAACTATGAGCTTGGTTCCCGTTAAATTTTTGTGGCCGTACCGGCTCGACCCTGGCGAGACCATCTCGTTTACCGTCGAAGATGAAATGCAAACGGCGAAGTTCATTTTCGACCCGTTGATTCGTTTGTACAATTCGAGTGGGTCGAGTGTGCATCTAACGATCGTTCACGTTCTCGACCTGGGCTTCGGAGACAATCCTCTTTACAGCGGTACGTACCAGTACACTGTGGTAGACGAGGACGTTCCTTCTCCTGCTTTGCGGGACTATGATTTCACACCGCAGATCGATTTGGATACTACAGCGGCGACGAGGCATGTCGTTTCTGTGGAGAACCTGGATTTGGTGGAAGAAAAAATAGTTAGATTTATATTGTTCGGACAAACTGAGGTAAGTGTGCAACTGCCCGCTGGCCAGGAAATCATCAAAGCGACGACAGTCTAACGAGATTTGCTATGCAGAAAGCTGTTGCCTACAGAGAGTTGAAGGCCATCCAGCGCAAGCTTGCTTTGGCTGGTCATCACGAGGATGCCATCAAGTTGGGTGAAGAGCTGTCTGAACACGGTGTCAGGTTGGCGTGCACGTACCTTGGTGTGAAGGAGCTACCGGAGGGTCCGAACGGTACTCTGGTACGGGAGATTGCCCTGGCGCTCGCGGGGACGGAGCAGGACTCGAGCAAGGAGCTCAAGCTACGTAGTGTGTTGCGGATTGCCGCTTGGAGTGAGAGCGCGGCCACTACTAAGAAATTGGGAAACGCCAAAGCTGCATTGCCTGACCTGGCGAAGGTCCTCGAAGCGTTGCAGTAATCCTTGGAAGGATGTGATTCATGCCAGCACCGGCGGAACTAAACTACGAACCTTATGCTGGGAACCCGTACGGTCAAGAGTCTGCACCGCTCGACTACAGTCATGAGCATGCTCCAACGAGCAAAACGTACCACGGTATTTCGATTGCTGTGGACGGGAACGTGATTGGGCGTATCCAAAGCTGGGACACGTCGGGTGCCTGGGCACGTGGTGGTGAGCACGTCTACGAGCTCAGTGACCTCACGTGGGGCAAGCCGGTGGATTACGTGCCTGGTCGGTGGGAGGGCTTGACCATCGCGGCGACTGTGGCCGAGATGTGGGACAAGGAGATCGATATTCAGCTGGGTCTGAAGGGCCAGGGTCAGCTGAACGACCTCATCGAGCAGACGCATCCCTTCACCGCGCACGAGTTCTGGTGGCGCGGTGTTAGCGAGTACCGCATCTGGGTGTACCGTGGCTGCTGGCTAACCGACCGTAACGAAACAGCTTACGAGGCTGGAGGGAACGCGAGGGTCATCGCGAACTTCCAATTCAACTACGTCGCGCGGCAGATCATCGCCTAGCTGAGCTCCTCCTCTTTCCTGTAATTCTACAGGTGGACTGCATATCCTTGTAGTCTGGTCTACCTTTCGTCAAAAATATTGTGTTGTTTGGGTTGCGGATCTGGGGGCAGATCTGCTAAACTTTCACTGGTTCTCTGAAGCTATCACTCAAAATCAGTAGATCCATTGTAAAATAAACATGACGCTGTCAAGTTTATCAAGGAAGCGGGCGGCTAATGCGAACAACGAGATCTCGAACACCCACAACCTCTTATAAATTCAAGGACTACCACAAAACTACTCAACCAACTAGGAGCTCTCTGCGACGCGTGCGCACAGCTCAAGTGGTGGAGGGTGTGCTCCAGCTTGTATTGGACGCTGCAAATACTGCGGAAGAGTTATTAAATTTCTTATCGTTTGAGAGAACGCGGAAGCACATCCAAGCTGGCAAGCACCTTCCACAAACCATCACTCGCCGGGCGCACGTTTTGCAATCAAAGCTCGAGAGTGCCTCCATTTGTTTTCAGCAGGGAGCGAAGAAAGAGACGAGTGACCACGAAGCAGCTGGAATGCTGCAAGACCTGGCGCGTACAGCGGACGAAATTTTGCAGGTGGTGGATTCTCTGGCAGTCTTTGCCCGTGGCAGCATCACCAGCCGGGTAGCTCTCATACAGAACCGGCTGCAGCGTGTCGTTACTGATACAGAAGCAGCGCGCTTCAAGCTCATTCCCTACACGAAGATTGCTGCCGCTGTCACCCTTCCTACCAACCCCAACATCATTGCTGCCTCTCCGCGTGCGCTCTTCCACACAGAGGAGGACACAGCGCTTGCGCCTTTCCTTGAGAAAGCACAGAAGCGGGGGTGGCGTGTAACGGAGAAGCAGCTTGCGGAGGCGACGGAGAAGGCGGTGGATAGTGATTTGGAGGAGAGCTTCGATTTACTGACTCGGTTGCAGAAGCCTCGCGAGGGTTTGTTGGGGGAAGATGTTGTAGTAGGGGTAGCCAAGTTTCCCGTAATTTCTCATAGCGGGCGTAGGCTTCCGGAGTCTGTAATCAGGGAGTGTTTACACCCAGCGCTGGGTTACGCCTTCTACTTGATATTCGGAGCGTACACAGTAATCGACAACATGTGCCTGCTGGGTATCCACGAATCGATCATGCGCGTTCAAGGGGAAAACAATAAACCATGTTTGGACGTAGACAAATTTGTGGAGCTCCACCCGTACGTGAAATCGGAACAATCTGAGTGGGCTGATATTTTGAATCAAACACACCCTGTCCAACCAGCTAAACGAGAGGGGTCTCACTACTACTGTCCTTTGGTGCCACACGCGATCACGCGCAAGTGGGGCCGGGGCATTGGCAGATGGGATTTCCTGGCAGCGTAAAGAAAGGCTAACAGATGGGAACGCAGAAAACAGGCATCAACAGCGGTGGACCACCTGAAGGTCCGGATACTCCTTCGGGAGAAACGGGAGCGGTGGAGGAGGATCTGGGGCTTACGGAAGACTCGGGGAACATCGTGGATGACCCTTCGGGGTTTGTGGCGAACGCTCCCGTCCAGCAGATGATGGGGCGTCGGGTGCGCCCCGTATCGAACGAAGATCTCGAACGGGCGCATCGGATGCAGGCTGGTGAGGGTGTGCCGATGTTCGAGCCTAGTATGACGGACAAGGATGGGAAGAAGCCCGAGATGCAGAGGGGAGCTCAGCAAAGGGGACCGGCGGCGAATCCGGCAGCTCAAAGCAAAGCTGAGGAGATGATGCCGGATTACTTGCGGCAGTCACCTGCGGGGCCTCCTCCTGGTGAAGCCCAGGCGTACCAGCAGGTGCAGGAGGGAGCGCCACAGCAAGCTCCTGCTGCTGCGCAACCTACTGCTGCTGCATCAGCGGCGCAGCAGGCGCTGTTTGAGAACAGTGCCGAGATGCTTCGGCAGCTTCTGGACCAGGAGGTGGAGCTGCGCAATCGAGGTGACTACGGAGGTGCAGCGGAGGCGCGGCAGGTAGCGGAGAACATCGCAGAGGGGTACACGTTGGAGCGTGTGGTCCCGAAAAAGAAGGAGCACCCAGCGCTGGCGAAGTTGAAGGCCAATCTGGGGTTGGCTCAGATCAAACCAGCGGCTGTGGAATGGGCTGGGGTGAAGTGGCATTTCGCGCCAACGAACGGGCGGTTGGACAACTGGGTTGCGTTGAACCTGCGAGACGAGGGAATCAATGCTGCGGCGTTGATGGTGTCAGCGGGATTGGTGGGAGTGGACGGTGTACCCATCTACGAATTTTTGAGTATTCCCTTGGTGGAAGAGCACACGATCAGTCGTGCTGCTGAAAAGGGGGAAGTGGTAGACGCAAAGACAATCTCCGTAAACATCTTCCGCAAGTTCTGTACGTGTGGTGTGCAGGTTAGTGTAGATGAGAAAGAATGTTTTTCTTGTGGCGCGCAACTGGATCCATTTGATATGCCCACAGACCTCCGGTTACTTTGTGCGGAGAGGTTTAGCGAATTCCTGGAGGAAGAGTTCGGCCCGTACGAAGAGCTGCCTTTGTTGTTTGATAAGAAACGGGAGGTGATGAAGGACCGCCAGATGGATAAGGCGACTCTCTACCCTTTAGCCATGCCATCCCAAGAAGTAGAGACGACGACGAACTCGCAGTCTGGGGACGAGTCATAGCGCGAGCAGGCGTTCTTCCGACGGAGTCCAAAGCGAAGGATTTGTGGAAGAACAAGACCGCCTTGTTGTTCATGGACTACTGGCAGACGCTGGTAGAGGAGGAGAGGTTTAGAGATCTCAAGAAGGCTTTGGGGGTACTATGGGAGAGAGATGACATAGAAGCAATGCGGGACCGTGGTGGCGGCAAGCGTAGAATGGCTCCTGACGAACTGTTCATTCCGTTGGCGGCAATCATGGAACCCAATTTGCTGGACCACGTTCGGAAGTCGTTCGGTAGCAAGGTCGGCATCAACGCGCCGAAGTGGGTTAAGAGTAGTGACATCGTGGACCTGTATGAATCTACAGATCGGGACCAGTTCCTGGATTTCGTAGGAACCTTCATCCGACCAAAAGTAGTAGGAAAGTAGCGATATTCTTATTGGAACAATTGTAGGAACTTGTTATGGCTGACAACGATGATCTCTTTGGAGTAGACGACCTCAGTAAAAAAACCGAGGCGGTTACAAAAACCAGCGAAGGGATGTCTGCATCTCTGGACGAGGCTACCAAAGCGTCTAAGGAAATGGGGAGGGCGCTGAGCGAAAGTGCAGCTAACATACAGCGCTACAGCCAGACTATTGTTCCTGCTGCAGACAAGACACAGAACTTTGGCCGTCGTGCGAAGCGAGCTGCGGAAGAAGCACAGACACTCAACGACAAGTTGAAGGAAAGTTGGCAGCAGCTAAAGAAGTACACGGACGAAACCTTTGGTGCCACGCACGCTACCAATACAATGAAGCAAGCGGCTACAGGAGCAGTAGTCGAGTTCAAAAAGCTTACCAATGTAACTGCACAGTACAATCGCCATTTGAAAGTTCTCCGTGAAGGGCAAGAACTCTACACGAGATCTTTGTTGTACCACACGGGGATGCAGGAGAAAGCAAGCAAGGGTTTACAGAAGAGTGTTAATCTAGTTTGGCAGCAATATAAAATTACCAACGAACTTATGGACGAATTCTACATTTCCTCTGATGAGGGGATGAAGATTCAGGAGGCAGCCAGGAAACAATTTATCACACAGATCCAAGCATACAAAGATAGTCGGGGAGTGCTGAAGGACCTGTCGCGGGATGCACTGCTGCTGACGCGTCGGTTGGGGATGGATTTACCTAAGTTCATGGCATACACCGACGAACGTATGCGACGTACCAACAGGACGCTCAAAGAAGCACAGAATGAAACGATGTTGGTGGCAAAGGCGTATGATACGTATTTGAAGGAGCTCCGCAAGACGCCAGGTGAGTTAGAGAAGGCAAACCTCAAAGCACAGGACTGGATGGCTACCATGCAGGAAGCCAGTGAGGCGATGAAGTTTGGTGCTTTGAACACGGGGGCGTTTGCGGCTGCGCTGGTACCGTTGCAGAAGATAGGCAGGGAGGCGGGACTGAACGTAGAGGAAATCAAAAGTATGAACTCTGGGGTGGTGAAACTTCTGACCACCTTGCAGAGTACGCAGCTTAAAAATATTTTCGGTGTACAATCTGCACACGATATCATGAATCGAATAGATGAGTTTGCTGCAGCTGGAGATGAGCGTGTTAAGCGACGTTTGAAGTTTGTTAGTGAAGGGATCAAAAAAGGTACTCTGAACGAGATCCAAGCGATGCGGGAAGTTCTCCAGGCAGCTAAGGGGGACCCGCGTTTGATGGCGATGGTGCTAAAACGGTTTTCCGATCTGCCGACTCAGTTGCGCAATGAGATTATCCAGGGTAACGCGGAGCTTCAGAAGAATCCAATAGCGGCGCGTATTCTAGCGGAGCAGCTGGGACCGGGTAGCGGATTTATGAACAAGATGGAGGAGTTTGCTGGTGATGATAAAGCAGCAAACGAGGCAGCGAACAAGTATAGAGAAGAGCAAGCGGAGTTAGCGAAAAAGGCGTTAACGCCTACAGAGAAGACTTTCTTGTTCACGGCGAAGATTGCTAAGTGGACCGACCAGATAATTAATTGGTTGAAAGAAAATATCTATATAACATTGGCGGCTGCTGGTGCTAGTTTGATAGCGCTCGCACGTGCTCGGTGGAAAGAGTACAGTGCGCTCATCCGTATAGAAAGAGCTATTTATTCTAGTGGTGGAATAGGTGGACGGGGAGGAGGATTACCAGGAGGAGCTGGAAGGGGAGCTCGGAGAGGTACCTACGCATCAAGAAGAGCTGCTACAGCAGCTTCAGCTGCCAGATCGGGAATGCCTTTAACTCCCGCAGGAGCTGCCGCTACACCGGGGGGAGGACGATTTGGCAGGTACGGAGGTATGGCTGTACGAGGAGGGGGAATGGCAATGGGTGCGGCAGGAATGATGGGGTTGATGGGGCAGCAAGGAAGAGATGATATGACAGCCAATTTGGCGTTGCTGTCTGGTAACGTCTACGCTATGGTTGCAGCCGGGATATACAAAGGATTGGGAGCTATAAATGATGCACTGGTCTCGAAGAAGGAACAGCTCGCCTACCGCGCCGGTCCGGCATCAGAAAAAAGTTGGTGGGAAGATTTCGTGGTCAGACGCAAAAGTAAATCTGACGTTGAGCTAAGCAGCCAAATCGCAAAGCTACGCGCTGCGCAAAGGAAAAAGAACACAGAAGAAAAAACAAAAAAGGGGCCACCTGAAAAAACGGCTCCGGAAAAGAAGACTTCTAAAAGCCCATTACAACAGCGGTTAGAACGGGCCCAGAAAAAAGCGGATGAAGCGGTCATTGTTAAAGAGGGAGCGAAGAAGGAAGCGGAAGAAAAGCAGAAACAAGTGATGGCTGCAATGGGAGCTGGAACGCTAGGGGACATAGCGAAGCAAGCGCGGGAGCAGGTAACGGGAACGCAGGGAGCTCTTTCGAAGCGACTAGATGAGCTAAGCGCGAGGAGAGCAGAGGGGCGCCTTACAGACGTACAAGCTTACAAAGAGCTGATGCAGCAAGCAAGAGGAACACCGCTAGCAGTACAACTCATAGGGGAGCTCGCCCAAGGCAAGGAAACGCAGAGGGCACAAGAAGCAGCAGCAACAGCGCTCAATCTCAAGATAGAAGGAACTGGAGAAGGGGGCGAAGGGTTGGCCCAGGAAGGCAAGCTCAACTCAGTCAGCGGAACGATGGAGTACAACCTCCCTGCGCAAAAACTCGTGTTCAGCATAGCCAACCTGGTGAAAGGCATCGACCAGACCAGGGCGGACAACCCACCGATAACCAACACGTCGAAGACAGGATAAAAAACGATGAGCAAGAAACTAGCGAGAGCGATCGTCGAAGGAAAGGTCGTAGTGTACAACCCTCATCCCGGCCAGGCAATGGTCAAGATCCCGTTGGCAGAAGGCGGCGTACGAACGGTGCTGATCCCCGGGTTGAGCACGGTAGAGCTCGCCCCGAAGTATACGGAACCGGGGTTGATCAATCGGTCCAGCAATCTGTTTGGATTGCTACACAAAGGCATCCTGCGTGTGCAGTAGCCCTCTCTATACAAAATGTTGGTTGGTAAGAGATAGCGATGCCTGCTGAAAAATACCAAACCGCTCGCTGTTACGTGCACCAGGGAATGCCTGTCGACACACGGCTACTGCACGAGCACCACAAGCGGCCCCAAGGCTACGGTGGCGAGAAGGACGATCCGGAGAACCTGGTGTGGCTGTGTGGATCGTGCCACGACCTGGTGCACCGCCTAGCTCACTTCATGCGAGGTAGGAAGAAGGGTTTGGTATCGGACCTGGCGCAGCAGTACCAGGCATCCCAGAACCTGTCCCCCGCTGGCAAGCAGAGACTCCTCGAGCTCGCCAACCTCGTGGCCACCACGATAGACTCCTTCATCCCGGAGGATATGGAAGAGCTCGTGGAGGAGGACACGGTGCTAGTCCAAGTCCCTCTTCCTCGCTCGGTGCACAAGATGCTGAAGCACCTGGCAGCGCAGCACAAAAACCCGGGCAGCAAGCGCCAGCTAGGAATGTACAAGTATCTGCAGATACTGATCACGAACCACGTGAAACTAGCCACGTCCTCACGCATGCACGCCAAAGACCCCGAGAAATATTTCGGGGTCGACATAGATTGCACAGAGACTCCTACGCTTGCGAAAGACATGGGCGACCTCATTCCCTTCGAGTAGCTATGCGATACACTATTGCTGTGGGAGTTCTACTGGTAGCATCTCTCTATACAAAATCAGCAGTTCTCGCCACACCCCCTTCCGGATTACTCTGCCAAAAAATTTCTGTTCTGAAACACCCCCACAAGGTGTGCTGGACCGTCGACGACCATCCTAATAATTATACCCTTGCCATCCTCAAGATACTGCGCAAGCACAAGATACGAGCAACCTTCTTTGTGGTAGGATGGCCCCTGTACTACTACAGTAGGTACCCCAAAGACCCCGGATTCAAAAGACTGTACGGAGCATTCCTGGCCATCCTGAAAGACAAGCATGCTGTAGGGAACCATTCATTAACCCACAAGAACCTGTGCAAGCTATCAGCCAAGAAGGTCTACCGAGAGCTCAAACGAACACAGAAGCTAGTCTACCGCTACAGCAAAGCTAACCCTACACTCTGGCGAGCTCCCTTCCTATCTCGCTGCAAGAAAACCTGGCGCGCAGCACGCAGATTAAAATTGACACACGTCCCCGCGCACGTGCAGGACTACCGGTGGTCTGCCAAGAAAATGTGGCGTGCCTTGCGCCGCCGCGTCCTTCGTGGTAAAAAGTATTCCATAGTGCTGCTCCACTCCAACCCGCGGAAGTTGCGTCAATTTTTGCAACTGATTCAGCAGCATCCGTAAATTCCCAACCGTTTGAAATTTCGCTGCAATTCCCGATTGCCGCTTGACAACGGCAAGCGGAATTGCTATGTTTGATGTGCGATGCGAAACGGAGGTGTTACAACGGATGAAGTCTCAAACAGTACATAAGCTCAGACGCATCTTCGACGGAGTAGTGGTCCGCAAGGCACTCGTACGCGATGCCGGGCTCCCCCGCATCCCCCAGTACGTTGTCGAATATTTGATCGCCAACCACGTCAAAGAATCTCAAGCGCAAGCTGATATGAAACGCATGCGCGAACACGTGGCCAAGATCTTCCCCGAAGCCGATACCCGCGAAGTCGTTAAGGCCAAGCTCGTCAAGGAACACGAGGTTGTCATCATCGACAAAGCGATGGTAACCGTCAACCTCAAAACAGGTGCGCTCGTGTGCGCGCTCACTTTCCTCGGGGAGAACCGTGCAGAAATCCTGGAGCAGATCGTGGATGACTATCCCCGGCTGCTAACGGGAGGACTGTGGGGCGCGTACCGCCTGAAGTATCTTCCACCCGCTGGCCCGCGGAGCCCGAACAGAGTAGTGGTGGTCGGCGTGATGCCCTTCCAAGCAGACTGCCCCAGCGCGGAAGACTTTGCCCAGCGGCGGGGGAAGTTTACGACGGAGGAGTGGATCGACGTTCTGCTGACGTCGGTTGGGTACGAGACGGATAGGCTGAGCGAGCGGGAGAAGCTGCTGTACCTGGTGCGGCTGGCGCCCGCTGTGGAGCCCAACCTGAACGTGATGGAGCTGGGTCCTCGGCAGACTGGTAAAACGTTTCTGCTGCGTAACGTATCCCCGTCTGTGTACACTGCCTCGGGAGCGAACGTGTCGGCGGCGAGCCTGTTTGCCAACGTAACTACGGGAACGATGGGCATCCTGGGGTCGTACAAGATTGTGCAGCTGGACGAGATTGCAAGCACGAGGTTCGACAACATCTCGACTATTTCCATGCTGAAGGATTTCATGGAGTCGGGGCAGTTTGCTCGAGGGGGCAAGACGTACTCTTCAGATTCCTCTATGGTTCTAGCAGGGAACCTGGATGTGGTGGGGAAGGAACCGGATGGTAGGTACGGACATCTGTTCGAGCCGTTGCCCGCGATGCTGCAGGACACCGCTTTTCTGGACAGGGTGCACGGGTATCTACCAGGATGGGAAATTCCGAAACTGAGTCCGACCTCGATTAGCCAGGGATACGGCCTGGTGGTGGACTATCTGGGCCAGGTGCTGGGAACGTTGCGGACGCGGGACCGGCGTGACGTGGCACATCAGGTTTCGTTGGCGTCAAATATGACACGGCGTGACGTGGTGGCGGTGGAGAAGCTGGTGTCTGGGCTGGTGAAGCTCGTGTATCCTCACGACCAGTACACGGATGCGGAGCTGGAGCAGCTGGTAAACTTTGCTGCGGAGCTTCGGCAGCGAGTGAATAATGAGTTGGCGAAGATGGCGCCGGGAGAGTTTACTACGAAAGACTTCTCGGTGGGTCGGCGGAAGCTAGCTCTGGTACCTTAATGGGAGGAGGGAATAATGCCTAGAGGAGAACATCTTAAAAACTACAAAGGCCCTCGTGGAAAGCGTGCCAGCAAAGATGAGATGGATGGCTTTTCCATTGGGAACATGGTGGAGTTTGAGTGGGAGGGTGTACAAGCGTTCGGGAAGGTCATCGACTTCAAGCGAAAGGATGGAAAGCTGCGCGCTGAGGTTTCGGTAAAAGCTGTGCTGGAAGACGACGAAGAGTGGACACGCTACTTCGACTACTACGACTTCAAGTACGTTCTGCCACGGGACTTGACACGGGCGCCGAAGGGAGTGCTGGAAGAGCGGACCAAGCGGCGCGTGCGGAGGGAGATTTCCAATGAGCCATAGCACAGAGATACAGCCCTTGGCGAAACTGGAAGACGGGCACACGCTGTGCACGACTCCTGCACAGGACAAGTATTTCGTCGTAGACAGAGCTGGTAGGCGTGACGGTATCGACCTGGCGCAAGCTTGCCAGTTGTACATGGGTGCGACGGAGATTGTGTGGGGGAAGCGGCGTAAGGCCCCGGGAAAGAAAGCGTATCAGGAGAAGCCTCGTTCTACGAAGAAGTGGCAACGCAAGATGCAAGAAGCGCTGGACCGTATCGAAAAAGACCGCAAATCTGCTGGCTAAGAATCTCCAGGCTATCTTGTAAAATGCGAGGGGAGACTTACGTACACGGAGGTTTGCTGTGGAACAGGAAAAGTTCGTCGTGATAGATTTCATCATCCGCGTAAAGGAATTCCCAAAGGGTGTGGATAAGCTAGCGTTTCGTCCTATCGCTGAGCGTGCTACGAAGCGTATGAAGAAAAAGATGGTAGTAGCGTTGGACGACGCGAGGGGTAGGGTGACAGCTGAGCACCTGGGGAGGACGGACAAGGTGAACAAGCGAATCACAGAAATGGGTTCTATTGTCATCCGGAAGCCAACCATGAAGGATGTCATGCGGGTGGAAGACGTTCTGCGCAGGGCAGAGGTAGACAAGGGAAAGAGTGTGGTGCTCAAGATGCGGGACGCTAACTCGAATAAATATTTAGAGGTAGAGGTGGGAGACTTTCGGATGAGTGGTCCGAAGGGTGGAGCGTGGAAACCCTTTACCGAATGGTACAAGGGAACCAAAGAATTGGGCCTTCCGCAGTAGCTCTCCGTTAGTTGTTTTCGCATTTTTTTCTTGACGACGTATTGATGCGTCGTTATTATGTGAGAGCAATTGAAACGGAGAAGCAAAATGGATTTTCAGAAATTTCTCGATCAACTGAGTGACCGCAGCCGCGACGTAGTGGCTGAGGTGGGGGATTACCTTGAGGGGTGGGGCTGCGACCTGAAGGGACGTAAGCCTCGGCAGTTCGAGGGTGAGGATGGGACTACCACGATGGAGCTGGACCTGCCTGCCCTCATCATGGAGCTGGTGAAGGGTAATACCGTCATCAACATCCCGACCTACCGGGCAGCTGGTCCTCGGGTGGAGCGCAGCAACGAAATCGTTCTGTCGCGGGACAACCGTCATGGGGAAGTGCTGGCACCGTCGTGCCATAAGCATCTTCCGAACCTGGGGCTGCTGATCAAGGATGCTCAGGTCATCAAGGACGGAGGGGTGGGAGCGTTTCGCGCTTTCAACTTCTGTGGAGCGGACGGGGAGTTCCGGGACGAGGATGCGTGGCAGACCATCGAGATCTTCGGAGACAGCGGAGAGCTGGCCGACGAAATCAAGCTGACCTACACTGTGAACCCTGGGCGTTGGTCGAGTATTTACGGTCGTCCGTATCTCGTGGCCAAGGCTGCTGTGCTTCGTCTGCAGGACGAGAGTCAGCACTACGGGGCTGTGGTGCGGAAGCTTCGGAAGAAGTTCCCCGTAGAAAAGGGGTCTTACTTTTCCAAGGAAACGGGAGCGAAGCTGGAAGTCGAGGTCATGGCCTTCGAGGCGGAGCTGGAAGGTTTCGAGCTGGAAGGGGACTACCTGGAAGTGGCGGAGACTCGAGCTGGGATGGAAGCTGCTGAGGAGCATCTGTCGAAGCTTCGGGCTCTCATCAAGCGTCTGAACTTCCCTATCCGGGTGAGCGAGGCTGCGTTCATCAAGCACGGGCTGAAGGGTATGGACCCGGTAGCCTGGTGTAACGGTGACGAGGATACTGGAGTGGAAGTTCCTGTTTGGGCTTTCTGGGGTAAGCCGTGGGAGACGGCCTACAAGCCTAGCAAGCGGCACAAGAACTACTGGGCCCGCAGGGAGATGACCCTCGGCCTTACGCTGAAGGTGCGCGCCTGGAAGCAAAAAGTGAAGCTGGCCGAAGAGGAAGCTAAGCGTATCCTGAGCGAGCGTGAAGCGGAGGCGGCGTAGCAACATACTTAATAGAAGTAGCTGTATGAGTAACGCTAAAAATAAGCTGCTGGAGATGGCTCCCCTGAACTACCAGACCTCCCTTACAGGAGAAGACTGGAAGGGCGCCGAAGGAGACAAGTGGCGAGACATAGCCGTGGACTCCTCTAGCACGTCAGCCCTGGTGTGGGTGCGACGACGCATGAAAGATGATAAATATTTCATAGTCATCAGCATCATCAAGGGGCACATCCTGGCGTGCCAAATCTCCCGCGCAGAAGCCAAAGAGCTCTACGCAGAGATGCCTTGCCGAGCACCCTACGACAAGTCGTTTAAGCGTACGAAAAGAAAGAAGAAAAATAATCCGAGGAAAGACTTGACATCCAATAACGAGTAGTTATACTTGAACATAGGAGCGAAGGATTTGGCTATCGGGTAGCGGTTTCCGTCCGACAACTGATCCCGCCTAGGCTGCTTGCCTTTCATCTCCGTTTCGCAAGCTCCGTACCCGATCCAGGTTCGATCCCTGGCGCTCCACTACCAACCCAACACCAATGAAACGGAGGCAACCAATGACAGCGTATGAAAAGCATCTAAGGGATTCTTTCACCGAGTACACCGACGAGGAAATCGTCAAGGTGCTTGAAGCAGGAAACCTTCTACGACCACTGACAGACCACTTCGACGGAAAGCTCCTGGCTATCCATGTTGCGAAAGAGGAGCTCCAACGTCGAAGCGACTCCCACCTTTCCCTCTTCTTCGGCCTCTAAAAATTCCGTTTCCACTTGACGTCGTAATGCGGATTTGCTACGTTCGATGTAGCGAAACGGAGGTCGCACATGTCGAAAAAGAAACGCGCCTATAAAGGCGCAGCCGTAGAAAAGGGTGCCACGTCTATCAGTGGCAAAGCATCCCCAGCCATCCGCTGGCTCGCGAAGAAAGGCTTCTTCAAAAAAGGTACGCGCGTGCTCGACTGGGGCGCAGGTAAATCCGGGCGCAACGCAGACTACCTGCGTGCATTGGGCTGTAAGGTCTACGCTTACGATCCCAACCATCGTACTCATGGCAACGGGTGGCAGCAGGGTAGCGTCACTACACAGGAACCGAAGCTGGGTGAAAAATTTGATATCGCCTTCAGTTCGTTCGTCCTGAACGTCGTGCGCCTGAAAGATGAACGTCTGATCATTCGGAAGCTCAAGGCTCGAGCTGACAAAATAATCCACATCGTGCGGAGCAAGATGACCTAGTAAAGATGCTGCGCAACGCCCTCACTGGTGAAACGCAGAACCAATGGATTGTGGACTGGTACTACCAGCAACATCTCGGGCTTACGTTTACTCCCACACCGGGCTCCTTTCTATGGCCTCCACGCTTTATGCGTGATGACCTGAACGATATGTGCGACTTCGGGTTCCAGACTGGCAAGGAAAAGTTCCAGCGCCTGGTCAACACACGCACGATGAAACATCGTGGTTATCGTCCTGTAAGCCAAACAAAAAGCTTCACTGTCTACGCGGACCTTCCTTCTCGGCGTATTCTCGCCGCCAAATAATCTGCACAGAAAATTCGATTTTTTACTTGACGTTGTATTGTTCGGCAATTATATTTGATTGCGTGAACGGACGGAAAACAAATTACCGGAGGTGATTAAATGTCGATGAGAAAGTTGGATGGTGTGTTTCGGTCGAATGCGTACTCGGTGGACAGCCCCGAGCGCATTCAGGTGGTCGATGGTTTCAACCCGCGAACGGTGTTCGAGGGGATCGAGGATCTGGCGGAGGACATCAAGGAGAACGGGGTACTGGACCCGCTGTGGGTGCGGCGTGACCGGGCGAACCCGGAGCAGCCTTTCATCCTGATTGCGGGTGAGCGGCGCATTCGTGCTCTACGCAAGATTTTCTCCGAGGACCCGGAGATGGAGATGCGCATTCCTGTCATCGTGCATGACGTGGACGAGGACGAGGCGCTCGACCTGGCGGTGAAGGAGAATCTGAACCGAGAGGACTTCACCTTGACGGACAAGGTGGCGCTGGTGCGCGAGTACAAGAAGCGCGGGTTTTCGGGGAAGGAGATCAGCGTGAAGGTCAACAAGAGTGTCGGCTGGGTGGACCAGATGACGACGATGGCCGGAGCGTGCAAGGCTCTGAAGGACGCGGTGGACACGGGGAAGGTGACTCTCGAGGCTGGGCTGATCATCGCTCGGAAGGTGAAGGCTGCGGACCAGAAGAGGATGCTGGACAAGGTGCTCGTGGTTTCGGGTGGCAAGCGGCGCAAGACGGCCAAGGCTGCCGCGCAGGTGACGGGGATGGCCCGTCGTCCTGGGAAGCGTGACATCGTGAAGATCATGCGGGGGCTGAACCAGTCCGAGATGAAGGGTGACACGGTGCCCACGGGGGATGCTCGGAAGCTGGTGATCATGGCGCTCACGTTCGCCGCGGGTGAGGCTGACGGGGAGGCGCTGCTGAAGGCGTGTACTCGGAAGCTGAAGCTGAAGCTGACCGAGGTTGCGGACGGCGAGTAGGCTTGCCCAAGAATCGCCGTATAGAAGTTGTCAATCGACAGCTGTTCAAGCATACCCATCTAACGACAGACGAGGGGGATATTGTTTTATCGCGGACGCTACAGCGAGCTGTACGTCGCGTGGAAGCCTCCTTGTACACAGATTGTCATTTCTACTGGAACGACGTGGAAGTAGTATTCCATCTGGTGAAGTACGATATGGCGGAGCTCCGCGTGAAAAAGGATGGGAGGGTGCTGTCTGAGTATATTGCTCAGGAAACTACTTGACAATGTAATGTCCTTTATTATCATGGAGGGAGCTAGGCAATATTACGAGGAGTCGATTACGTGCAGAATAATCAAGCCATATCCATGCGTATTCCTTTGTTGACCAGACGAATGGTGAAGCAAGCTGCTGAGAAGACAGGTAAAAGGATTGGTGAATATTACGTCTCGGCAGCTAACGCAGCGGCACACGGAATCCTTGAGCACGAGAAGAGTCTGAAGCTACTCCCAGAATGGGTAACGGATGAGCGTGAGCGCAAGACGGTTTCCGTCCAGATAGATAGAGACGAGCTAATAGCTGGACGCCGCGCAGCCAAACGGCTGATGGCTACTCACACACATTTCGTGATTTGGTCTGTTTTGCTGGTAGCGTTGGGGGACCTGGGTCACCTAGAAGCGAAAATGGTAGTCAGACAAGTGAACCGCGAACTCAACGGGACCCACTAAGTACCTGTAATCACGTGAGCCAGCTGGCCGAGCAGGGCAAAATTGAGCAATGACCGATTTTATTGGTTCGGATAACCAAGCCCTGTTGTAGTACCAGCTACGGGTATGTAGCTGCTATTTGCGTGATATTTCGCACTCGAACTAATAAAATTCGATTTCACTTGACAACGTAAAGTTGCTGTGCATAATATGTGTTGTCGGACGGCGAACTGCTGGAGGTTGTGATGAGCACAGTGGAAGTAGCGGACATTAAAGGATTCGAGGAAGGCAAAGGAACTTCTACTCCCTGGGGTCGTGCGCAATATTCCCAACAATTGGAGCGCGGGGTAACGTGGTATGGGACCGCGGAACATGGTGGGTTGAGCGTTTCACTTTCCTGGGCCGAAGGCAATCTTACGCGGCACGCGATGTACCTGGGAAAGTTCTGGGGAGGGAAGCTGTGGTACGAAAAGAATCGTGCGTGCAGCATTGTTTTCCTGGAGCACCCGAAGCTTGGCCAGCGTAGAGACGGCCGTCCTGTAGACAACACCAAGGCTGAAGCAGTCGTCCGGCGTTGGCATTCTATCTACTTTGACAAGGAGTTTCAAGAAGCTGCTGCCAAAGCTGGTTCAGTACCGTTGGCGGAAGATTTGGAGAAGGGGGACAAGCTCGTGCTCTCGTGCTTTGGCGGGATGGGCAACGAAGAAGTCCTCACGTTACTGGGAGTGTACAACAACGGCAAAAGTGCGTTAGTGGAAGATGATTGTCTTGGGCGCAGCAAGCTACCGCGTCCTCAGATGTACAACTACCTTTTACGTGTGGAGCGCGACGGCGAAGTAATTTGGAAGCGGCCGTGAAAAATACTTGACGACGTCAAGTCGATTTGATATTTTGTGATCACGATTTTTGAAACGGAGAAACGAGATGAATGACCCGACTCTCTACGAACTTCTGTGCTTGGACCGCAAGGCGATTGTTGTCATCGGGACAGGTGACAACTTGGGCAAGGCGGCGATCATGGTGGCGTTCGAGAATGAGTACGACATACTCGTGAAGGCACTTTTCGCCAGTGGGTGCAGGACAGTCCGCAAGGAGCCTGTTGTGTGTACCTGTGAAAAAGGCTACGCCGATGAAGAGGAGATGGAGAAAGCTCGCGAGTGGCGTAAGCGTGAGAGCCCTCTCTGGCTGGACGAGGCCCCGTGCATAGTGCATGATTGGAAGGGCTACCGGGCATTCCTGGCCAAAGCGTACAAGGACCGGCAGTAGCCGGGGAAACGGAGAAACGGCATGGCACTGGAACTTTTCTTTTATCGTGAGGCGGTAGAACTCGAGGAGATCAAGGAGCTCGTGCTTCGCGCGGTAATCTCGGACCTCGACAGCTACGACACGTCGGCACTCGTCAGGGCGCTGCTGAAGGCGTACTGGGAGATTGCCGAGGTCATGGAGGATGAGGGCGCTCCCGAGATCAAAGCGCTGGACGGGAGGGAGTTCGAGGACTTCTACCGAAAGGTGTACGTCAAGGCGTTCGAGAAGCGCATCCCGGGTTACCTTGACAAAGAGGACCCGGACATCACTTGGCCCGAGCCGGTCCCGTACTACGAGAGTGGTAGCGGCTACGTGTCGTACAAGCTGTTCCCGGTGTGGTTCGCAAAGACTGTGGCACTGGCTACGGTCGAGCGGGACGTGGCGATGCTCAAGGAAATGCAACGCTATGCCGAGGCGGTCGAGACTCCGGGTACTCCCGAGCATGAGGATCTGAAGGCTCGTTATGGAGAAGAGCGAGCCGCAGAGATGGTAGCCCGAGGGAAAGAACGTCGGGCTGCGGAAGCGGGCGCACAATGAGTGACGACATCCTACAGGTCATCATCGACTTACAAGCGCAGCAGTTTTCCGGGACTGTCTACCCGGTGGTCATGGTGACACTACCGGAGCACCTGTGGTCTACCCTGGAGATCCTCTCACTCGATCCCCAAAACATGATCATCCTACCAGACGAATCCACAGGAGAACTCCAGCTACACATCAACGGACTTCGAGCTGCCTCTATCGACAACAGGAACGGCAACCTGGAAAGGTTCCAAAGGCTGCTCGAAGAGAGCCACCTCTTCGCCCTCACCATGACCTCGTGCGATACAGGTAGCAAGGATGGCGAGCTCTACATCCTGACGCGGACAGCTATGGCAGATAACCGTACAGGCCGCGTAGTGTCGGACACAGGCCCGTGCAAAATGTCGTACCAAGAAGCCTGTGCAGAGGACGCTGCCGCGCCTGAAAGCTACGTCACTGAACGTTCTTTCCGAGACGCTGTAGCCATCGCTGTAGCTATCAAAGACGACGACGTGGAAGACGGCTCCCGCAAAGCCCCTTCCCTTTCTCTCGTCAATTAAAGGGTAGCTCTCTCTATACAAAATAGGGAGGGCAATAGCTTATCGTGCGCAATGGAAAATACCCTGGAGTATCCGTGAAGCGTGTGATATTTTGCACCGAAATAATCGGACCCGATTCGTCCAATTTGAATTTCTTGACAAGCTGGTTCCACCGAATTAAATTGATTGGTGGAGCAACGAAACGGAGAAACAAAAATGGAGCATCCCGACAAAGAACTATTTATTCTCACCCCGAAATCTGGCAACAGCAAGACTGGAAAACTTCCCGTATCCATGTCACACAAGGGTACGTGTCCTTCCTCTTGCCGCATGCGCGAAGCGTGCTACGCCAGGGTGGGACGGCTTGGGCTCGTGTGGCACAAGTTGGGGAAAGGCTGGCTCGTAAACGGCACGAGCTTCACGGAGTTCTGCGAGCGCGTAAAAGCCTTGGGTGATGACGTAACTACGTGGCGGCACAATCAGTCTGGTGACCTGACGGGGTACAATAACAGACTGCATCGTGGGCGATGCCTGCAGCTGGCCAGGGCCAACTGTTCGGGTGGGCGTAACCGTGGCGGCTACACGTACACGCATTACTCCCCCCTCCCCGTCAAGGGGATGGTCGCCCCTGCGGTGGCCCAGCATAACCTGGAAGTGATCCGGGATATGAATGCCCTGGGCTTCGTGGTGAATCTGTCGGGGGATAACCTCGAGCACGCAGACGCTCTGGCAGACCTGGACATCGGCCCCGTGGTTACCGTCCTTCCGATGGATTCCCCTCGCCGCCTGAAGACTCCGAAAGGTCGACACGTCATTACGTGCCCTGCGATCCTCGACGAGAACATTCAGTGTATCGACTGCAAGGTCTGTGGCAAGGGCAACCGCAAAGCAATCATCGGCTTCCCGGCGCACGGTAGCCTGGCGAAGAAAGCGGACAAGATCGTGAAAGGAGAAAGCCTGTGAAATTTATCGAGTGGATGCCCGGCAACGGTAGCAGGTACGAGTGCTACATCGGAGAAGTGGAGCGCGGCGATGGCTGGCCGATGATTTTATTCTGTTGGACTAACAGAGGAAGTCGTGGTGGAAAGTCCATGGTTATGCAACCCGAAGGTTACTTGACTGCCTCCTACTTCAAAGAGAAGATGGGCATCGGTAACGACGAGGATGCTGCTGCACTCATGGCACTCGTGGCCAAGGAAACCAAACGCATGTGTGTGCTCCCCCGCTGCTACAATAAGTGTGGCTGTTACGACTCGAAATATTCTGACGAGGGTCTGGTCCTCTGCGCTGAGTAACTCTCTCTATACAAAATAAGGGGTGGTCTACTAACCTAGAGCGAGCTCAGGTTTCCTCTGAGGCTTCGTAAAGCGTGTGATATTTTACACCGAAATAATCGGACCCGATTTGTCCGAATTCGGAAATGGATATTTGGTTAAACCGAACGTCGAAGGGGAGGGGTAGTAGGTGGAAGGTTGCGGGTGTGATAGTTTAGTAGGGGGAGTAAGGGGCAAAAAAATTCGTGATCGAAAATATTTGATTGACGAAAAAACGCGGCGGCATTATATTTGATGCGTGATTGAGAAACGGAAACAGAGACCACAGGAGAAAGAAAATGCCGTGTGACGTGATTGCAAGAAAGATGGCAGAGGCTGAGAGGCAGAGGCTGGAAGAGGAGCGTAAGCGAGCGCTCCGGGAGATCGAGGATGCTTTGGCCCGGGGGCAGGCTCGTATCGTGAAGCAGCCCGACGGTACGTTCCGCGTGGTGGGGGCGCAACTTCCGCAGGGGATGTATGACCTGTGTGTGTTGGCGAAGCTCCAGGAGCGTAACAGTGCTGCGTTCCGCCAGGCGATGGGTCAGGCGCAGACGCAGGCCAACTTCGTACACCAGCACAACATGGCCCATCTGATGGGTGGTGGTGGTGGGCATCATGGGCATGGGCACTAGGCTTGACGTTGTCAAGTAGGGAAAGAAACGGAGAAAAGAAATGTCTCAGAAATTCATGAAAACTCTTAGCAAGCTGATTCGAGCGCGGTCTGGTTTGCTTTGGGCGCGGACCAACGAAGAGGCTCGGGCGGAGGTTTTGCTCAAGGGTGCGGCTCAGGATATCGGGTTCAAGAAGGTTCTGCGTTGGCGCTGTTCCACGGGGCTGGTCAACGAGTCGGACAAAGGGGAGAACCGAGACGACCTGGCGGTGCTGTGCAAGTCTCCCTTCATGCCCCCGGCTGGGCAGCCTGATGGGGTGCTGGAGTATCTGGGGAACTACGATGATGGTCCTGCTCTGGTGATCATGGAAGACATGGCAGATCACCTGGGGGAGAACTCTCCTCTACGTGTGCCTGCGATGCGGCTGCTGAAGGACCTGAATCGGCGGTCCCAGTCATCGAAGGGGAATCAGTGGGTGCAGGTTGTGGTAGTGGATCGAAACAAGCCGGTGGACGGTTTCCTACCTGTGGAGCTGGACCTTCCTACTCGTGAGGAGTTGGGGTTGGTGGTGAAAGGGATGGCGAAGTCTCTGGCGGCTAGCTCGATGGAGATCGTTTACCATCTGCTAGGAGCGGAGACGGACGAGGACAAGGCTGCGGTGGACGCGGACATGGACGAGGGGAAGATCGATCCGGACCGAGCGGCGAACTCCGAGGTTTACAACAAGGTACTGGATGCTCTGCTGGGGCTGGAGGATCAGCAGGCCCAGCAGGCTTGTGCGGTGTCTCTAGCGGAGACTGGCCGTTTCGAGCCTGCGGTTCTCATTCAGTCGAAAAAGGCTTTGATCTCGAGCCCGGCGGTGAAGTGGATCGAGACTATTCCGCAGGGGCTGGGCGCCATTGGTGGTCTGGATAATCTGAAGGAATATCTGATGATCACCTACAAGACGTTCCTGGACGCGCAGCGTTTCGAGTACACTCCTCGCCCGCAGGGGATCGTGATCGCGGGTATTCCGGGTGGTGGAAAGTCTCTGACGGCGAAGTGCGTGGGCACGGCTTGGGAGCTTCCGGTGGTGCAGCTTTCGATGGGTGCGCTGATGGGGAAGTACGTGGGCGAGTCGGAGCAGGGGTGGTACAAGGCGCGGGATGTGGTGGAGGCTATTTCTCCGTGCATTCTGTGGATCGACGAGATCGAAAAAGGGTTCGCCGGATTCTCTGGTGGTGGCGATACGGATGGTGGAACGTCTCGGCGGATTGGCCAGGATATTCTGGGTTGGTTGCAGGACTGCGACAAGCCGGTGTTTATCGTGGCGACGTGCAACGACCCGATGGCTCTGGACGCGGAGTTTCTGCGGGCTGGTCGTTTCGATGACCAGTTCTGGGTGGACGTGCCCAACACGGCAGACCGGGTGAAGGTTCTGAAGGTGGTGGCCCGGAAGTTCAAGAGTCTGGCAGCTGACGAGTTCGTGTCGGACATGGACATCGACTGGAAGGCTGTAGCGGAGGCGACGAAGAACTTCACGGGTGCAGAGCTGGAGCAGGCAGTGATCAACGCGATCAAGCGTAGTAATTACGAGGAGCGCGCGATCGAGACTGCGGACATCGTGAGTGAGGCGAAGCAGATTCGTCCGGTGGTGGAAGGTTGGAGTGAGGGCAAGCTGGCGCGTCAGCGTGAGTGGGGTAAGGGAGCGCGGCAGGCGTCGAAGAGTGAGGAGAAGGATCAGCCGTCTGGTGAGGAAATGTTCCGCCCGGTGATGATGGGTGGGATCGGCGGTAAGTCTGGAAGCAACTAAGCCTTATTGGAAGGCGTAGGATAAACTCGAAAGAGAGAAACGGAGAAAGAGTATGCCGACGAAGATTGAGGATCTGAAGAATTGTTTTCTGGTAGTGTTCAAGTGCGGAGTGCATGGTGGGCTGAGCTACCGGCATTCGGACGGGAAGACGGAGCGCCAGGGTAAGCGCGAGGACTCGGAGTGGAAGACACAGAAGACGGTCAACGACAAAGAGGAGCGCAACAAGGGTGTGAGTCTGGCCGGTCGAGTGAAGCGTGCGGTGGAGCGTCTGGGGCGGGCGAACGAGCTGGGGACGATTGTTCCTGTGGACCGCGAGGCTGAGCTGGAGGAGATGATCGAGAAGTGTAAGCGAGACGTGCGGGAATTCAATGCTACGTCGACTTACACGAACCTTCGGTTTCGTGCGCTGAAGTTTGCCATTTCTGGCGAGAACGAAGTGGCTCTGGGAGATATGCTGTCGGAGCTTCGGGAGCTTCTGGACGCACTGAGGGACGCGGTGAAAGCTGCGGACGTCAAGGGTATCCGGGACGTGGCGAAGCAGTTGAAGGGCTTCGATGCTGTGCTGCCGGAGGATGCAGCGGACTATCTTCAGCGTGCGGTGGCGGACGCCAAGAAGCAGGCTGGGCTGGCGCGGAAGTCTCTGGAGGAGCGCGGGATGCAGCTGGAGGATGTGCAGCGGGAGATGAACGCTTCCACGGTGGACTTTGCTCGTTTCGCTGTGATGCAGCCTGGCGAGGAGCTGGAGGATGTGGAGAGTCCTCTGGTGCAGAAGCTGATGGAAGCGCAGAGTGAGGAGCGCGCTGCTGGCATCATTCCGTTCCCGATGAAGGGGAACGGCCAGGCGTAAGAGTTTCCGGGGGCCGTTCGAGCCCCCACCCCTTCCCACCTTTCCTGTCGAATATTTCTCACACAACAGAATAAAAACTTGACAAGGGGGAAGGTGGGTTGGGACGTTCGGTTTAACCGAATATTGGAGGGAGCGGTCGGTGCGATTTTTTTCTTGACGGATTTTTTCGCATTTGTTAAATTCGTTTTCGATTGGTGAATTGGAAACGGAGAAAAAAGATGCAGGGTAGCAACAGGAATTTCGAGCGGCGCCGGAAGCGTAGACGGTACGATGACGAAGAGGAGCGCAAGCCTCGCGCGAGTATTCGGGGCAGGCGTCGTAGGGGTCGCAGGATGGTACGCAAGGGCATGTGTCCTGACTGTGGAGCTCCTCTGGTGCGGACGCACGGGGAGTACCATTGTACGGAGTGCCCTGGGGTATCCATTGGACGCGCGCTGAGCGTGTAAGGAGTAAAGGGAATGACGAAAGCACAAGTACGCGCGTTGGCGCGCAAGCTGGGCCGGGAAGTGAATGATGCGTTGTTCCGCCTGGCGGATATTCTCTGGGTAGTTCACCGCAACAGCTTCCACCAGAACTGGGGCTGGAAGACTTGGAAGGACTACGTGGAGAGCGAGGTAGGAGTTCCGGTGGGTGCGTCTTACGAGCTGCTGGTAATTGCTCGGTGGACGAGTCGTTACGGTATCACGAAGTCTCAGCGGGAGCGTCTGGCTACGTTGGGGCGTTGCAAGGTAGCGGCGTTGACGAAGCTCGCGCGGAAAGACAACGTGGGCGAGTGGTTGGAGTATGCTCTGGACGAGCCGGTGAGCAAACTCCGTGCGATGGCCAAGGGGGTACACGATGCGAACGCCCCGAAAACTGTAGCTGTTTGGCTGCACGCGGAGCATCGTAGGGAGTACCGCGAGGCGATGACGTTGGCGAAGCAGAAGCTGGGATACGACGTTATCCAGGGTGAGCTGCTCCACGAAATCTGTGCGTTCTACGTGCAGCACAAGCGGCGCAAGAAGACTGCGAAGGTGCGCAAGACCAAGAAGTAGCCCCGCCTTTTCTTTCCCGTTCAAAAAATTTTTTAATTCGATTTTTCTTGACCGTGCGGTGGCGCGTTGTTATATTTGACACGTCGGATGGAAACGAGCGAAACGGAGAAACATCATGAGTATGACAGCATACGTTGGTCAGGGTGGTAACATCGAAATCAAAAAGGAAAACGTGGGAGCGATGGTGGAGCACCTGCGTTCGCTGGGGGAGGAGTTTGCGAAAGGTGAGGACGTCCATGACGTCTGTGCAAACTTCGGCATCGAGTTGAGCATGACGAAGGATGGAGATATTGTGGACGCCTATCCGAATAGCTTAAATTGGTCGTCGAACTACGAGGAAAAGTTCTACGAGGAGATTGCGCCTTTTGTGGAAGATGGGTCCTACCAGACCTTCTACTGCGAGGGGTTTCTTTTCTCTTATGTTTACCGGGGCGGTGAGGTAGACGAGGTAAGCTTGGACGATCTGGCGAAGGCTATCGCAGAGGAGCCTGTGCTTACGTGCAGCAATCCTGCGTGCGGAAGAAACCGGTGGCCGGTAGGCAAGCTGAAGTATCGTTGGCCCGACCCGCTGGTGGTAGATCGGGTTTCTCCTGGGGACACGGTCCCGCAGGGGATTTGTCCCAACTGCAATTCTCTGGTGTATCAGAACGAAACGGAGGTAGTAGGATGGCACCCATGATCAGGATCGAGAGGGTCCATCGAGAAACGGTGGAGAGGGAGCTCAAGCCTTACGAGCGGTGGGGTATGTTCACCAGTAAGGGGAACAAGCGGCTCAAGGCTATCGCTCAGGATGCGATAGACAAACTCGAAAAGGCGAAGGAGAAAGAAGGGCGCGTCTCGACGCAGAAGCGTCGGCAGGTACTCGTCACCTACATTGTCAAGTGGCTGCGTATGCAACGCACCAAGAGCTACGGCGAAGCGGGAGATACCGCAGTCCGTGAGGTTGTAGGGGATTTCCACGACAAGCTGTACGAGGCTACGGGTGGTAGTCGCTTCGACGCGATGGATGCGTGGGAACGTCACCTGGAGGAAGCTTACGAAAGGGTGAGGTGCTAACATGGGTGCTAACATTTTCTACACGTATGCTTTCGGCAAGACGGCCAAAGACGCCTTTCGGGATGCGGTACACCAAGCTCAGTGGGAGCACGGGCATGGCGGCTACACGGGAACTATTGCGGAGAAGCATGACTTTGTGATGCTTCCGAAGCCCGACACGCGCCTGTCTATCCGTGACCTGGCAGGCTGCTCTATCAACAACGAGGAGCACTACTGGGTCTGGCGTAGGCTCAAAGAGCACGAGGACGCGAAAGACTTCGACCGGACTACAAGCTGCATGAACCGGGACGGCGAGTGGTACACTCAGGTAGCGGAGCGTAAGAAGCTCCCGGAAAAGCTGGTGCCGTGGATCAGGAAAGCTCACCAGGCAGTGGACAACAAGTGGGGGCCTGCGGGATGCGTGGAAATCACGGGTAAGGACGCGCAGGAATTCCGCAAGCGGGAAGGGTACAAGGGGAAGCAGGGTAAGGTCTTTCTCTTTTTCGGCTGGGCGAGCAGCTAGTCGTCGAATATTTTTCTTGACAACGTAAAGTTCGGTGTGATATTTTTGTCGCACGAATTGAGAAACGGAGAAAACGATGAAACATTCAGACGACGTGGCAATTGTTGACGGTGGTGACGTTCGTGCTAAGCTGTCTCCTGGTAAGGAAGTAGCTGACTACACCTGGCGCGGGTGGAAGATCTGGAAAGCAGGAAACGTTTCCAATCTGAATCTGAACGGCAAAGAGGGGTACTACGCGGAGCACGAGGGAAGGGGGATCTGGTTTACCGGGGAGCGTCTTTCCTACGTGCGTATGGTCCTTCCCGATCGGGACTCCATTTCGTCTGAGCGGGGTGGCAAGCGAGTTCCGGAAGGTTGTCACAAGACTGCGGAGCGGAAGCGTCGTGAGGTAGAGGATCGTCCGATGGCGGAGAAGATTGCAGCTGCTCACCCGGAGGTCGTAGCGATTCTCCAGTGGGAAGTGGATGCCAATGAGAAGCTCAAGCGTAAGTTTCTGCTAGAAGCTGAGGAGAATTTGTCACACACTATCAGGTGGGCATACGATGCCGTGATGCACGACATGCTTGGGAGGCTCTGCAAAGATTTGCTGTGTGCTCCTGCTGACAAGCTTCCGAATGCGGTGGTCAACCGGCGCAGGGTATACGCAGAGGCTATGCTGGAGCATACGTATTCTGCGGATAGCAGTGGAAACCTGCCCAGGGCAGTGAGTGCTATCGAGGCGGATGCTGTCAAGTATTTCATCAAAGCCTGCGATGCCTGCATCAAGGCTTACGAACGGCAGGGGATCAAGTTCGACAAAGAGGACTACCGCGTGTAGTGGTAGGCAACAGAAGAAACGGAGAAAAGGGAATGAGTACACGGTGTCACATTTTCATTGAGGACCCGGAGTTCGGGGATTTCAGGGTTATCCTGTATCGTCACAGTGACGGTTACCCGGAGTTTCCCGGGGTGGTCCCGGACCTGGCGGAGTTTCTGGGGAAGTTCATGGCGTACCGTGGCTGGGATCCGGAGTACATCGCGGCGCAGCTGATGCACTTCATGATTGCGAAGGCTTCGGCGCATATGCTGGAAGTCATGGAACGTTGTTACGTGAAGGATGACGAGAAGCCCTCCCTATTCATGCAGCGGATTCTCGACAACGATGGCAACGATTTTCTGGGCTACGGTGTGTGTACTGAAGTCCACTGGGATATCGAGTACGCCTACGTGATCAAGAAGACGGGCGTGGAAGTCTACGAGGTAGGCGAGGCTGCGGATCGTTCGACGTGGAAGCGACTGAACACGGATCGCCAGGCGAAGCGTATCTTGGAGGGGAAGTGTCCGCGCAAGTGGAAGGAAAAGAAAGACAAGCAGGCAGCGTAGCCTTTTCTGGTCAGAAAAATACCACAAAAAGTAGTTGACAGGGGATAGGTGGAGCCCGAGGGCTCCCCGGACGTTCGGTTTAACCCGGAAACGCGGAGGGGTGGCCCGCGTAACTCCGCGTAATCACTAGACCGCGTGTGGCGGAAAGCGCAAAATTGAGTAAGGATAGAATTTTTTGGTTCGAGTTTAACGCGCAGTTACCCAACCTTCACAGCTATTATCCTGTTGCTAGTGGCGGCGAAACCATCGGAAACCATTAAATAAATCAACTCGAACCAATAAAACGATATTTAACTTGACAACGTATTGTTCGATTGGTTATTGTGGTGAGATGCCAAGAGGACCAGTGAAACCACGTTGCATGTATTGTGGAGAGCGGCCGGTAGAGTGGCCAAAGGAGCGGCCTATGTTCTGCACGGTAAAGTGTGCGGCATTGTACGGTGCGGAAAAGGGTAGGGAGCAGGAATGGTGCCGCGAGCACAAGTGCTGGTATTATTTTGACGAGGGTTGTCCGGTTTGTGACGAGAGTAGGCCAGTCCATCCAGCGCTCCGCTGAAAAATATTTTGTCGAATTTTCTTGACGGCGCGCGGCGGTTTTGATATTTTTGATCGCGTCGGATGGAAACAACTAGGAGCTGCTGAAATGTCACGAACGATTCAAATCGAAGTGTACGAATATTCGGATTTGTCCCCCGAAGCGCAGAAGGCTGCGCGGGAGGAGTGGTCCGATACGGAAAGGCAGAACGGGGACGAGGGTGCGTGCTTCTGGGTGGAGGACCATTTTCAGCACCACGTAGGGGAAGCTGGGTATCCTACGAGGGATATTCGTTGGCGTCTGTCCTATTGTCAGGGTGACGGGATGGCGTTTTACGGTAGCTGTGATGTGGGGCTCGCACTCTTCGACCGAGTAGTGCGGGAGCAATTCGCGGAGGCTGACCAGCGTAGGAGCATCACAAAGAAGGCCCGCGCACTGCTGGAGAAAGAGGAACTTTCCTTTGCCCTGCATATCTCGCCCAACAGCTTCGGGAGTCACTACGCTCACTACAACACCATGAGCGTGGAGGTCGAGTTGGTAGACTGTCCCGACGAGCACGAGGAAGAGATGGAACGCATGGCCAATGCTCTGGCAGGTGCAATCCAGGAAGACGTGAGAGCACTTTCCCGCAAGTTGGCGGACGAGGGCTACGATCTGATCGACGACTTCCACGAGGACGATCACGTCGAGGAGATACTCATCAACAACGAGTACGAATTCACCAAGGATGGAAGCATCTGGAGTGAGCATTTCGAGAAAAGAGTGACCACATGACAGACGACGACCACAAGTGGCCCTCATGCGAAAGGTGCGAACGGGACGACTGCGTTGTCCCGCGCAAGGATAGCGACGGTGAGTTCTGGTATTGTACTATGTGCGAAGCCAGGTATACACCGGAGGAGATCGGACTGGGCAGACCGTCGTCGCACGGTACAGCCTACTGGATGGATCCCTGATGGCCAAAGCAGACTACCAACTCCTAGCCAATACTTTCGGAGACGGCTCTCCAGTTGTCCCGAAATATCGCACGCTCCGTATCCGGTTGCAGGAGATCGCTTTGCGCAACCAGGCAATGCTGGAGCGCGAGGGAAAAGGTTGGGTACTGTGGGTGTTGGGGGAGGGTGAATGGTGGGAGCCTAACTTGGTGGGAGTAGAGAAGGTAATGCGGGATTTGTGGCCGTTTGAATTTTCTACTTGACGTTGTCAAGTGCGGTGTGATATTTTCGGTGGGTGATTTGCGAAACGGAGAAACAAGATGGCAGATTACTACAGTGAGTTTGCGGAGAGCTATCTGGTAACGCCGGAGCAGGCGAAGGTGGCTCAGGGTATTTTCGCGGCGATCAATTTCGTTGCTGACAATCCGGACAAGGAATTGCCGGAGGAGGTTGACGCTGTCTACAGGGATCTCTCGGAAGACCTACAGGAATCTATCCACGACTACGGGGTGGGTTTCTATCTGAAGATCCAGGAGGATGATGGGAAGACCTATCTGACTGTGATGTCGGACGAGGGTGTTGCCGTGGAGACGGTGCTTTATTTTCTGTCGGACGTTCTGGAGACGACAGACGACCACACTATCTGGACGATGACCTGGAGCGCTGGGTGTACCAGACCGCGTAGTGGGGAGTTTGGTGGTGGGGCTGCGGCTATCAGCATGACGGGTGTGGAGATGAAACACACTTGGGATGTGGCTGAGGAGCTGGTCGAAAAGATGCGCAAGGCTGAGGAGCCTATTCGATAGAAACGGAGGGCAGAATGAGCTACGATACCCTGAGTAAGTACGCGGAGCAGTGCGGGTGGAATCTGGATACGCAGATCGATTTGCTCTGCGAGTACATTATCAACCAACTCGACGACGCAGCCTTCGAGGATTTCTTGAAGGGGAAGGCTGACGAAGAGTTCGAGTCTGCGGACGAGTGCTGCTGGTGTGGCTGTGACCTGGACGACAGGGGCTGGTGTATGGACGACACCTGCACCTACTCCGACTGGCCGCAGAACACCCCGCGCAACGCTCCCTACGAGATGTCCAAGCGTGAGGTCGAGAAAACCTATGGTGTCAAGCGGCGCAAGAGAGGGGCAGGCGAATGACGAAGTACAAGCTGGAAACCTGTGCAGGTGAGATTCGCATTACGGTCAACGAGGGGTCTGGCCGTATGCACTCGGAGATTCCCCGGGACCGCGAGGACGATGAGTACGACGCGATGCTCGACGGTATCGAAGCGTTGATACTGGCACACGCTTGCGCGGGGATCAACGTCGAGGAAGACTCCTACGTGGAAGGTGTGGAGAGTGCATTGCAGGGTATCGCGAACAACTAGCGGGAGGAGTAGGCCATGACACTAGCAGAAGCGGAAGAACTGAAAGCCGGGGACGAAGTGTACTGGGCTGATCCTGATGCGGACGCATGCAGTAGGCTGATCACTATCAAGTACGTCGAGATCAAAGGCGACGTTGTCCACCTGGTAGACGATCAGGAGAGTAGCGTGGAGGTCTTCGCGCACGAGCTATCGTTTGTCAACTGAGTTGTGTGAATATTCACACGAGAAAAGGAGATAAGGGAAATGGGAACGCGAGGATTGACAGTGGTGGTGCTGAACGGTGAGCATCGGGTGGCGCAGTACGGGCAGTGGGATCACTATCCGGCGGGCCAGGGTGTAACGGCGCTGAAGTTCTGCTGTAAGCACCTGAGTACGCCGGAGGGTAGAGAGAAGTTCCGGGCTGCGGTGGCTGCGACTCGGTACATTGACAGGAACGAGTACGAGCTTCTGTGGAAGTCGTTGGGAGTGAACCTGAACGAAAATGGGGGTTTCGTATCGTGCGCTGACTCCAACAGGTTCAGTGAGAAGTTTCCGCACCTTCACCGTGACTGTGGAGCGAAGGTGTTGGAGTGTGTGCTGAATGGGGCTACGGAGCTACAGGGGGAGATCGAGTTCGGGTTTGGTGGAGAGGGTGGATTCTTGTGCGAGGGGATTTACCTAGTAAACCTGGACAACAGGAATCTGGAGGTTTACTACGGGGAGAGTCCGGTTGACTACAAGGGGGCGATGCACAGGCTGGGTGGTAAGGGTAGTGCGGTGCCTCTGGTAGCTGTTTTCGACCTGGACGATCTGCCACCTGTGAGCAAGGTTGGGGAAATCATGGAGCGGTTGGAGTCGATGCTCTACCGTATGAATTATCCTGCTGAGTTCGATGGGCCGAAGGATACTCCGGAGATGACGGGGAAAGACCCGCGGGAGACGGCTTTGCTGGCGATGGGACGCGAGTGCAAGGACATGAGCATCCATCGGGGTGCTGCGCGTAAGCGGATCGTGGACCTGTTGAACGGGGAGTGTCCCTACGACCCTTCGATGGTAGCGGACTTGAACGTCACGGAGATGTTGACGGACCTTCGGCACTACTGCGATACTCAGGGTCTGGACTTCGCGAAGCTGAGCCGGGCGTCTAGCAGGCGCTACAAAGCGCAGGCGGAGCGGGACGCGGAGTACGAGACGGCTTAGTCCCGTCGAAAATATCATACAGTGTTGGAAGTGCGGAAGGGGGCGCCGGGAAGGCTGGGCGCTCCTGGACGTTTGGTTAAACCGGGGAGCGCGGAAGTCTAGCCCTCGAGTCCTACGACACCGGCCATAGTATTGCTGAGCTCCGCGAGCTCGTTAATTTTATCGCAGGTAATCTGCTGGAGGATAGAGCTAGCTCGGTCGAACTGTTTGCCCATGGCAGCTTTGTGAGCGTCGGTCAAACCTTTGGTAATAGCTTGGGTGAGTGTCTCGAATTGTTGGAGTAGGTGCTGAAGTTGGGCGGTCCTTTCCATTGCTCCCTGTCGTGCTCGTTTGCCGATGCGTTTCATTTTCGATCCACACTGTGGGCACGTTTCGTCTACGCAAGATACACCGGTTTTGTGCTGCGTTTCCGTTCCACATTTGGGACAGGTGCAAACGCCACCAGGCCCAAGCCCTTTAGCTTCAGGTCCTCGGGGCTCTGCAAGTCTATATAATGAGCCGTTGACACGGATGTAGTTGGGAAGTTCTTTAGCCATGATAGAAATCTCCTGTGTGGATAGGAATGTCTGCTAGAGAATAAGTAAGAAAAGGCTGCTGAAAAATTCCGAATTTTGTTGACGCGGCGGCGCGCGGTTGTTATATTTTCCGTGCAATGCGAAACGGAGAAACAAATGTGGTTGTTCGAGTGTAGTGACTGTAAAAGAGAGATCGAGGATAAGGACTTCAAGGTAAGGTTTCCCAACATCCCCAATCTGTTGGAACGCCTCTCACCTGGGGAGCCCGTGCCCTACGGGGAGTGTCCCGACTGTGGTGCGCTGGTGCATGAAGCGCAGGCCATCCCGGGCAAACGTGCTTTCCTTACTATCGTGGATGGTAAGTTCCAGGTGACTTGTCCCTTCGTGCCAAACCGGGAGCCCGACCTGACCACGGACGATCCCGAGGAAGTGCGGACGTTCCTACGTCAAGCCCGAGTAGAAAGCGTCAGCTGCTCAAGCTCGGTAGACTTCCCAGAAGAGTACGGGATGGACCCTAAGAAGGTTGCACAGCTTCTCGGAGAAGATGATGAGTAAACCCACCACAGGAAAAGAAGTGGCCGAAGTCCTGATGGAAGTGTCGCAGGGCTACGCTATCTTGGGAGACAAGAGGCGCGCGATGGCTTTCGAGAATGCTGCTACCGGACTCATGGAGTGGTGTGAAGACGAGGACGTGTCCTCGAAGACATTGACTGCGCTCCAGAAGATTCCCATGATCGGCAAGAGCACAGCCAAAGCTGTCAAGGAAATTACGCAGACTGGAACCTGTGGACGCCTCAAGTCTATCCGAGCGAAAGGGCTTCCGTCGATGGCGGACATCCTGAGCTTGCCTGGCGTGGGACCAGCTACCGCTCGGAAGCTGTGGGCAGACTACAACATCACCAGTAGGGAGCAGCTGGAGCGTGCGCTGGATAACGGGGACATCCGTTACAACCCGAAGCTACGTAAGCAGTTGAAGCACGCCCTCGAAAATATTCCCCGCGAGATCCCCCAGCCGATTAAGGAAGTCAAGAGTGACGCGCCTGTCCAAGCGGATGTCGCGGCTCGGTTCTCGTCTATCATCCTACCGGAGTAAGGCGGCGAATTTTTTTCTTGACAACGTAAAGTTGTTTTGATATTTTGAACGCAGCGAAACGGAGAAAAGAAAAATGGGATACACGCATTATTGGAATCAACACCGGAGCTTCACGGACGAGGAGTGGAAGCTGGTTTGTGCGGCTGCTCGTCTGGTGGCGAAGCGGTTCGAGGGCGTGCTTTGTTACGAGTACGACAAGCCTGACAAGGGACCGGAGATTTCCAAGAAGATGATTCGGTTCAACGGGAAGGACGAGGACAGTCACGAGACTTTCCTGATTCGGGTGGCGAAGCGGAAGAAGTACGACTACGAGGACGCGGGGCGGTTCAAGCGGGAGGGGGCTTTCGATTTTTGCAAGACGGCCTACAAGCCTTACGATGGGGCGGTAGTGCTGATGCTGGCGGCGATTCGGAGGTTGGCGCCGGGGGTGCTGGATATTTCGTCGGATGGTGGTGCGGAGGCTTTCGAGCTGGGGGAGCTGCTGGATTCTCTGGTGCGGGAAGCCAAGGGCGAGTCTGTTTCGGGGGATGGGTATCCGAAGGAGACTGTGGTCAAGCTGGAGACGGGCTGTGAGCTTCGCAGTCCTGCGTACCCGGAGCCTTGTGGGTACGTGCGCATCGTGGATCCGATGGTGGGTGAAGTAGCCTACTGGGATGCCGCGGAGTGGAAGGAAGACCCGGAAGGCGTCATGGGTGCGATCCTCGGAGCGATGTCGAGCAAGAGCGAGGACTAGACGAAACGGAGAGCACAATGGCGAAGCCTAAGAAAAAAGAAGTTGACACGCTGCTCGGGTCTTTGAACGACAAGCAGACTCACGCGCTTATTGCGTTTCATGAGAACGGTGAGGTTGCATCGAAGTATGAACCTCCTGATCTAGTGGGGAGGATGACGCTACACCGTGAATACGCACACATGGCATCGGTGAAGGTACTAGTCAAGCATGGTGTATTCAAAGAGTGGGGCACACACTACAACGTGTACGTCTTCGATTTTTCTCCGCTGGGTAAAGCTGCGGCGCAGGAAGCTGTGGAGCGTCGGGACCGCGTGAAGGCAGAAGAGGAAGCGGCACGGGCAGCGGAGCGGGAAGAGCTTCGGGTGAGTCCGGAGGGGCGTAAGCGTCGGATGTCGGAGATCCGGTTACTGCGCACCAGTCTTCAGCGGTACGAGAAAGATGGTCACATTGCTATCAACAATGCCACGAGGCAGGTGGACGAAGCGTGGAGTGTAATCCAGCGAGCGATCCGTGCGGTGGCAGCTATCCGGCAAATCTACAACTCGCAACGCTTCTACTACGAGGAAGCGATCAAGAAGCTGGAGGAAGAGGTTGGGCTGTGCCACGAGGAGTTGGCGCTGGGGACGGAGGAGGAAGTGCGGGAGTCGTTGCAGCCTTTCCCGCCGAAGGAAGAGGACGAGGAGTAGGTTCTCTCTATACAAAATTCTGGATAGTCTACCAGTCGAGCACCGTCGAAAATATTTTGCGAGGGTCTGGATAGCCTAAAAGGTCGAGGAGACGTCGGGCCGACGCGGCGCGTCGAGGCAGGACGTTCGGTTTAACCGAACGATGAGGGGTAGGGCTACGTCTGCTTAAAGAAAGCGTCCTGGTTCAAGGAGGCTGCCATGAGAACATCATGGGCTTCTTCCAACTCCGTTGCCATAACATCTAGGTAATGTTCGAGGTCAGAGTCTCGATCTACTATGCGCATTAGTTCAGGTATCCCACGGCGGAAAGCGTTTAGGGCTTTCACAACATGTGAACGTGCGAGGCTGGCCATCTGCGCACGGGTTAGTCTGTCGTCCGCAACGCGCGTGTCAGCTTGCAACCGTTGGGGTACTTGCTCCAAGGCAGACATAAACCCGTCCACTTTCAATGCTGTTTCCTGTACGTAGCGTAGCGCGTCCTGAATGTACGCAGGGTCACGCACGGGCGCCATTATTTCGCGCAACCCTACGATGACTCCAGGCAGGGCATCGCGGGCGTCCTTCCATGTGGAAGCAGCTTCTGCTGGGGAACTCGTTAGCAGATCGTAGCGTGTGTCGAGTAGCTTATTTACAACAGGACGCAGGGTAGTCTGCGCCTGCTCAGCCACTTCATATTTAAGCTGAGAATCGCTGGGGAGAGCAACTAGAGCACCAATGAGTTCCCTGAGCTCATTGGCAGCGTTACTCTTTACCTCTGCTTCACCGCCAAGTTTATAGAGAGCTCCGCCAACTCTGATGTAGGTTGGGAGGTCAGACATAGTTCACCTTTTCCTTGGGGTACAGTAGAAGATAACATACTCGCTCACTCGACGCGCCGATTTTTGTTGACAAATTTTTTCGCGTTTGATATTTTTGATCGCGTCGGACGGAAACAATTTGCGAGGAGAATCCCCATGTTCAAGCATTGGAGCGTCAAGCGTAAGGCGAAGCACGCGCAGAAGAAAGCCAAGAAGGTCAGCGCAGACGAAAAGACTAAGGTGCGTAAGCGTCTGGACAAGACGGACTGGCTCAAGGTACTGAATCGTATCGAGGAGCACAAGAGTTACTACGTGGGTGGTGGTCTGTTCGTGGACATGCCGGAAGGGTGCTTCGGCATTCACCTGAGCGGGCGCGTGACGGAGTTCGCTACGGGTGTGACTCGACCCCTGTCGAAGCGGGCGCACCGCAAGGCTTTCGAGGTTTACCGGCAGTACAAGGGGGAGACTTGTTTCTACCGGACGAACCTGGACCTGTGCCCGGAGGAGTAGAGATGCACTACCACGACAAGAGCGTCAAGAAGATCCAGGAGTGCGCCGACGAGTTCTACCTGTCGTCGGACAACGATCCAGCTACCATCGTGCGCGACATGCTGGCAGACCTGCGGCACTACTGTGACGAGCACAGGCTTTGCCTGGGAGACTTGGACCGGGTGGCCCACGAGTATTACCAGGAAGAGCTGGCAATGGACAAAGAAGGAGTAGTGTAGCCGTCGAAATTTTTTCTTGACAACGTCAAGTTGATTTGATATTCTCGATTGCGTCGGATGGAAAAACGCATCGGAGGACAAGCAGATGACGATGACCGAAGAGTTCCAGGGACAGGTACTGACTGTCGAGCACGAGCCGGGCAACGGCACACGATACTTCTGTGTGCTCGCAGAGGTCAGCATGACCAAGTGGCTGATCTCCTGGCTGGGCAACAGCGACAACGGTGGCACGTCTTTCCTGTACGATCTGGGCAGCTACGTGACGGTGGACTACATCATGGAGAAGATGAAGCTCCGTCACGAGGGAGACGCCGTGGCCCTGATGATTCTGATGCACCAGCAGACGGGTGTGTCGGTGGTCATTCCCCGAGGATTCAACAGCCAGACGGCTCGCTGGGATGGCGAGTCGGAGCAGGTGACGCTGCGATGAAATTCAAAACCCCATGGCAAACCTGCACGCACCCGCTGAGTGAGCGGTCGAAGCTCGCCCCGATTCCCGAGGACGACGAGGGACCGGAGAGCAGCGGACGAGCCTACCAGCAGTACGACTGTTTGTGCTGCGGCTCGATGCTCACAGAGTACGTGGATCACGATGGGACGGTGCTCAAGACTTTCGCTTGGGTTCCGCCCGAGGATGGAGATGGAGTGCTACCATGAAAGCTCGATGCCTGAAGAATCCCGAACACAAACGTTTCGAGACGGTGATCCACATTACCGAGTATTGGGAAGTGGACGAGGAAGGGAACTTCATAGACCACCGTGGAAACGGGGAAGTAACGCACGGCCCGGACAAAGGCAACACCTGGATTTGTCTGGAGTGCGAAACGGAAGCCGTGGTGGAGGACTAATCATGACGACGAAAACTCGTAAGCAGTACCTTGTGGTCCGCTGCTTCCCTTGCTCGCAGGACTTTGAGTTCACTACTCCAACGCTGTTGCTGGAGGTGGATGACCGTCTGCGCGCAGACGTGGCAAAGCGCGCACGCAGCGCACAGGTTATGGAGGACGCGCACGGTACGTCGTTCAACAACCTGACGTTCTTCGACTACCGGGGAACGTGGTTCGACCTGTATAGTCTGGACGAGGAGCGGGAAGAGGTACAGGAGTTCATCGAAGTGTTGGAGCGGGAAGAGTATGTGGAGGTGGTGGAGGGCAACTCTGTGCTGGAGCATATCCTGGAGCGCTGCGCGGAAGAGAAGTGGAGCTACCAGGGGGGCACGCAGATCCGGTCGGAGCTAGACCAGATGGTTGTCTCCACGGAGTCTTTCCACTTCAAGATGAATCTGAAGCACACTTCGTTCGAGGTGGAATCCCTGGGTGTCCTGGCAAGTGTAGTGCTGAAAGGATCAGAGTAGGATGACTGTGGATATCTACTGCGCCATCCCGGGGCAGTACGACGATTTGCGAAACGGAGAAACGCGATGGCAGATACTTTTATCCAGTGGTCGGAGACGTTCACATTCGAGAAGGAAGAAGCCGCAGACTTGTTCCTGAAGCTTCAGCGGGTGTGTGAGAAGGTCCACGACCAGGAGTTCGACGAGGACACTCTGGCCGGGGAGGGTTACTTCGACGAGCTCGAAGGGGAAGAGCGGGAGATGGTGGAAGCCTGGCAGCGCGTGCCGCGCAGGATGCAGAACACTATCCTGGACGCGGTGGATCACTTCGGTACGTTCTGCGCGGAGCCGGAAGGGAACTCCAAGACGGAGGTGTGGGTACACTCGGATGAGGGTGACAGTCTGGACACGCTGGGCGCGTGTGCGGAAGCTGCGCTAGCGGTGACCGAGGACGACGCTATCCTTTCTCTCACGTGGTCCTCGACGTGCTCCAGTCCTCGGGAGGGCGCTTTCGGTGGAGGGTTCCTGGTTATCCATGCGAACGGTCAGGTGTTCAAGGATGCCTGGTCGATGGCACGTTGGGCGGAGGGGCTCGTGGAAGCTCACCGCAAGACTGGAAAGCTGGGGGAGAAGCTGGACGCGCTGCTCGACAACATGGGATAACCGCGATGACAAAGCCACGGTTTAAAATCAATTACGTCCTACACCCAGCAGTGGTGCTCCCTGCCTTTGGGACCGGGATGGTGTTGATGGGCGGGCTGTTGTTGGGGAACTACGTAGTGACAGCCGTTGCTACTGCTGTAACAGCCTACGTATTCTGGCGCATAGGTGGCTGGCGCCCGTAGCCGCTCGCGATTTTTTCTTGACAACGTAAATTCCGTTTGATATTTTTGAACAGTCGGACGGAAAAACAACTTGCGAGGAAAAGCAAATGCCGAAGTATCTGGTCTACGTCGAGAGAATGGTGCCGCAGTATCGGACTGTGGTGGTGGACGCTGCAACCTACGCGGAGGTCGAGGACCCGGAGAATCAGCAAAAGATTTTCGACGCGGCCTGTCAACTGGACTCGTGGGAGTACGACGACGACTGTCCCCGGAGCCAGAAGTTCAGTAGCGTGTGCGTCGTGGAGCCCAGCGACGACGAAGAGGATATTCGGCTGTAGGAGGAAGCGATGCCCAAGTACCATGTGAACGTCCCCGAGGTCCACTACCAGACGGTCGAGGTACACGCGAGCAGCCCCGAGGAAGCGGCGCAGCTTGTGAAGGATGGGGATGGGGATTACCTGGACGGTGCGCTGGAGTACAGTCACACACTGGAGGACTGTGCGTGGATGGTGCTCGACGTGGAGAAGGGTGTCGCTGTCCCGGTCGAGGAGGAGTAGTAGAAAATGAAACTCGATATCGACAAGACACTCAACCTGTCCACGGCGCACATTACGGAGCAGGATAACACCCTGTTGCTGGACGTGCTGGAGAACGGGCACCCGGATGCGGGTTGGGTAATTCCTCTGGAGGACTACGGGTTCATGGTTTTCGTGCCCGAAGGCAACCCCGAGGAAGTGGAGCAGCACGTCCACGGGTTCAAGCGGGTGGGGATGAGCGAGGCGTTCGTCAACATCTACAGGCTGACGGCGGAGCAGGGCTGTACGTGGATGCGACTGGACTGCGATATTCCCGTGGTCCCCGAGCTTCAACAATTCGACTGGTAGGAGCGAACGATGAACATGGACAAGCTGGAAATCTATCGGGTGCTGGTGCTGTCCACGGCGCACGTTACGTTCGAGGACAACGAGAAGCTGACCGAGCTTGCGCTGGAAGACCCGGCGGACCAGGACTACAGTGTGCTGGACACGGGGTACGGCTGGCTCGTGCAGGTACTCCAGCAGTTCACGAGTGAGCAGAAACAGGCTTACCGGGAGATGGGCATGAGCCCGGAGTTCGTGAAGCTGCTAGACTTCGCCGCGCAGAACGATATTCAGTGGCTGCACTTCGACCGGGACGGAAATGCCTACGAGGAATTCCCGCAGTTCGATTGGTAGGAGCGAGAGACGATGACGCACAGTGAGACGGTAAACCTGATTCGGGACATCTTCGGCAGTACCCCGGACAACCGGGTGAACGACGTGATGACGGAAGGTCAGGGAGACGACGAGCACATTATCGTGACGGTGGACGAGGGCCACGGGTATCGGTGTGTGCGTGTGGATGTGGTGGACCTGGGACCTGACTACCTGGACCACGAAGCGGGGTAGGCTGATGAAGAAAGTCTACACGTCGCCCAAGTGGTTAATGGAAGCCAAGGTGCTGCCTCGGCTGTGCCCGGCGTGCGGTAGCTGCGTGAAAGCTCTGAGCTACGATTACTCTATTCCGTGGCAGAAGCGGAGCCCTCACGCTACGTGTGCGGAGTGTGGGGAAGTGCTGGAGTATCGAAACGACCACCCGGCGTAAGGAAAAGGAAATGTCCTACGAAGGCTACGAAATATATCTGTGTGTCAACGGGCACAAGAACGTCGCGGACGCCCACGACTACGAGGGGTACGAGGAGTGCCCGGACTGTGACGGGGCGATGGCGTGGGTGTGCAGCGTGGACCAGACGAACGATTCGGGCGTAGCCCCGGTACTGGTGGAGCACGAGCCTGCGCAGACGGAGACGTGTGAGTGTTGTGGTCACACGCGGGAGCTTGCGCCGGAAACCTACGCCATCCCCTCGAACGCTGGTCAGTTGCTGGAAGCTGCGGACGACCGGACGGTTCCGGTGGTCAACGTGAAGTTTCGTGACCTGGTGGACGGGAAAGAATACGAGACGGAAGAGGCGGCGTGGGCGGCGCAGGGGTACGTGTGAGGGTGAGTAAAAGCTACCCGGGGTAGTTGAGCAAGGAGAATACTGATGGGAGCGAAGTATGAATTTAGTGGAGTGACGCAGAGGGTGGGTAGTGTGGAATTGCGACAGATCCGGGCGCTTCGGGATATTCCTAAGTTTGGTGTGAAGGCTGGAGATCTGGGAGGTTGGGTGGAGAAGGAGGGGAATCTGGAGCAGGCTGGGGATGCTTGGGTGTCCGGGGATGCTCGGGTGTCCGGGGATGCTCGGGTGTACGGGGATGCTCGGGTGTACGGGGATGCTCGGGTGTACGGGGATGCTCGGGTGTACGGGGATGCTCGGG